TGGTAGCCAGTTAACTGGCATAGCCGCAAGTTATGGCAATGCCAATGTGTCCACCTTCCTGGCTGCATTTGGCAGCAATGCCATCAGCACCACAGGCAACGTCACTGCCAGCAACTTTGTAGGCAATATTTCAATCACCGGCAATGTTGTGGGCACACAGCCAAATGTTACTCTGGTTGCCGGCAGTTATTCAACTGTGTTTGACAACACAGGAAATCTAACACTACCCGGCAACACATTCTCTGTAAACTATGCCAACAACACACCAGTGGATGTTGTCACCAGGGCCGAAGGAACTTGGACGGTGACTGCAGGTACCAACAACTACAGTTTCACAGTGCCAATCAACAACACGTATCAACTATGGATCAACGGCAACATACCCAACGGTATCATAGTCTACAATGCCACGGTCAGTGTGTCCAACACCAACGTGCCAGCAATAGGATATCAGTATGCCTGGAACTATACAGGCGGTGGCAACATATTGATGTTTACCAGCATCCCTGCTCAAATCATAGGCACAGCCGGCGCTATCAGCAATGCCTCTCCTGCGGTGGCCAATACCAATGTGTTCTCTTTTGGTATCGACAATACCAGCGGCAACACTGTAACTGTGAATTACGGTTGGATACAAATTAGTTAATGGATCAACCATGATTATACAAGGCGTAAAACTCAGCAACACCGTTGTGTACGATGCATCGTTTAATTCAACGGGTGCGCTACTGTACCTAGATCCAGGAAATGTTGCCAGTTATCCTGGTTCTGGAACCACATGGACTGATCTGTCAGGCAACAACAACACAGCCACCTTGGTTGGTAGTCCAACTTGGACTAGTGCTGGGCCAGCCAGTTATTTCTCACTCAACGGCACCGGTTCACAGTATGCGTCCACTGTCTCTAACAAGTACAATCAAACCTACACTGGCAAAACTGTCATGGCAGCCATACAAATCAATGCCAGTGCTTGGACTCCGGGAGTTGATTTTTACCGGGGGATATTTGGCACAAACACTGGCCTTAGAAACTTTAACACTTATATACACCACGATGTTTCGAATAATTTACAAATACATTACAGTGCAAACAGTTTTGGCGGACTCAGCGACAATGTGTCAATTCCCGCAAACACCTGGGTGATTGTTGCTGTGACACAGACCACAGGCGGTGTAGTAACTTTTTATTTCAACGGACAAGCAGTAGGAACTGTGGCAGGGCAAACATTTAGTCAGTATCTGAGCAGTTCAACTGAAAATGTAGGTAGACTTGACAACTTCTGGTATGGCAACATTGGTGTCACTGCGGTATACGGACGAGCCCTGACTGCTGACCAAATAAAACAAAACTCCAACGCACTACAATTAAAGTACGGAATATAAAAACAAAGAAAAACCCGCCTAGGCGGGTTTTCTATTCTATAGACTGCTAGTCTATCACTTGCCTCGGGTGAATGACATGTACAACACTGCCACTGCAACTAAACCAACTAGACCCTGGCTGCCCAACGAGGCAACAATCTTTGTGATATTAGCAATTACATCCAGACCCAAAAATGGCACTGCTGCGCCAAAAAGAATTTGAAGTACCACTGCAACAGAAATCAACTTGATACCCACATCGGTAATGTTAGTGATTAGACTGCTGAATACGCTTAATGCTTTGTCCATATAATAGACTCCTTTTAAAATACGCCAGTCGACGACTCACGGACAAATATTTAAGTACTATCGCCAAAGACCACAAATTCCCACGGGGTTTCTGGGCACTTTTGCCATTATCCTGGGTTATTTCGGCATGCTGTTTACAAAGGCATTCATCATGGTCATGGCCTGTTTCATGGCCTCTTCCGCCGATGGTTGCTGAACGCACCCGGCCTTGACACCCTGCGCTTGCCATTCTTTAGCAGAGGTTTGGCAGGCCTGTTGTGTTGCAAATGTTCCAACCGGCGCAGGTGCAGCGTTGATTGCTGTCACTAACAATAATGTCCACATTATGCTGTCTCCTTGATGTGTTTGCAAGCGCCACGAAACTTGAATCCCGGGCAAGAACAGGTTTGTTCGCCCTGGTACTCGGTCACAGTGTATTCTGCACCTTTTGAGCCGGCTACGGTCCAACTACGACCCTGCGGTGTTTCCAGATCTTTTGGAACAAAATTCCACAAATTCGGCACTTCCCGAAACCGGCGTCCTGTGGTGTAAAAACTGATGGGCTTTTTGAACTCCTGTATTTGTGTAGTACCCCAACGAACATACGCAACCATTTTGTTACGGGCATCGTTGAGGAAATACACATGATTGGGATGAGTCCACTCAGTGGTTTCTTGTACCACTTTCACGCTGGATCCTGTTGGTCGTATCGCACACCAAACTCATTCAACACAGACACAATCTTGCCAATGCTGATTTTTAATTTGCTGGCAATTTCGTGCGGCTCGTATCCGTCAAGGTACAGCTCTTGAATGTCGTAGTGCAGTTCGCTAAAATAACCCATGATGATTTCCTATTGTTAAATTTTACGAATGTATTCGCCAGCGCGGCCAAGGTCTTGTCCTGCTCCGGACACTGCGCCGCCAATGGTGCCGCAGCCAGTTACGCTGATCAAAATCAATGCCAACGCAATTTTACGCATGTTCAGTCTCCCCAATTGCAGCCAAGGCCTCTGAGAGAGCCACCAGCTTACTACCCTTGTCAGGGCTACCACAGTACCACACACCGTCCTTCATGATGTAGTAGTACTCTGCGCCACAGCCCTCAACCTGATCTAGGAAGGCAGCAAAGGTGTGTGCCACTTTGAAGTCCACGCCTTCTTCGCCACGGTCACGACCGTAAAAAGTGGTCATGTTGCCGTAGAGTTTCTCATACGCTTCGTCTGACATGTCAGTGTCAAATCGACTGAACGGATGCTTCTCACCAATCTCTTTGTCCAGACTACTGATGTCGCCCAGTGCTACAAGATGATTTGCTTTAGGAGATTGATCTGAGCCATAATGCTCTTGCAGGATCCGGCCATTGTGCTCCAGGTAGCCATCCCAATGACAGTAAACACTCTTAACAACGTCACCGTGCATGACACCAATTCGACTTCGTGTACCCATTTTCGACTCCTTGTTGCTGTTTAAGTATTAATTATAGCAGAATGGCAATTATTGGTCAACCAGAAGCTGTGTCATCTTTTGTGCGTTCATTGCACAGATTTCGCTCATGATCTTGAGTATTTTGATGGTGTTGGCGTCACTGGCTTGGCCAGACTCCAGCACTTCCATTGCAGTTTTTAAATAATCCCAATGTTGAATAGTCATACGGTTTACTCTTGTAATTGTTTGGCATGTTTGACCCGACGAGTGTACACTGTTCGTGACTGCTCAACACGGGATTTGAACGGCGTGTCGCGGCTGTACAGTTCCACAGCTCGGCGACGCTGACGCGGTAGTTGTATAACAAAAGACACGGGTTTCATAATTGCCTCAACCAAATTCTGCGTAGATTTCTTGTTCAATTTCGCGGTTCAGCGCATGAGCCAGGTCGCGGGCCTGTTCCTGCCCCGCAGGGGTGGGGTCAAATTCAGCACGGATATCGCTGGTGCGATTGCCTTCGCCGTCGTCCGCCAGCACTTCAGTCACCAGCCAGCTGGAAGATGCTGCATCTTCACTACGAAAAAAACGAACTTCAAACTTGCTCATTTGGCTCTCCTGTTTGCTGTTTATGTGTATATTATAGCAGAATGGGAATTAATGGTCAATCGTTGGCTAACTCACGCAATTTTTCAGAAATAGCAGCCTGCTTGATAAAAATGTTGCCACCGTAACGACCGTTACAGCTGATGAGAGTCAGCCACTCGTATTCAGCTGTCAAACGCTCAATCTCTACTGCCTTCTGTTCCGGTGTCATCTGCATGTCTGCTCCGTTTGCTGTTTATGTGTATATTATAGCAGAACGGGAATTAATGGTCAACCAGAGCAAAATCGTCTTTTCTCCTGGTGTGTTATTTTAATATTACTTGATCAATATGTCAATGATGTTTGGTTCATTGTGCCGGGTCACAACTGCACGGTTATCATACACTTCAATGCTGTTGTGATAAATCCTGGTGACCGTGGCACCATTGGGATAAGTGGTCTGTTGCCAACTTTCCTGTTTGACAACACCTTTGCCCACAGTGGCAATGGGCAGCACGCCAGTGAAGCTGGTAGCAAACTGAGTTACGGGTATGATGGAGTCACTCATTCTTCCACACCAAAATGTTCTATTAAGTTTGGAATATTGGTAATATCGTCTTTTGTGATATTGAACCATTCTCCCCTCACCCATTTCTTTTCAAAATGTTTGTGTAATTTTTTTTCAATAATATCTGCTCGGTACAACAAGTCTGATTTCCAAACTTCTTTAAGATCCATCCAGTGTGCTGTTTGTAATGCTGCTTTTCTTTTTCGAGTATCTGATCCCGAAGTTATTCCAATTTTATAAGGAGCTCCGGGACTATCAGTACCGATAACATACACGGTTCCTGTAACTGCACCTGCTAATGCTATTGTTGTCTTTTGACTACGAACTAATCCTTTGGCCTTAATGTCACTACGCCATTTTGTAGCATATTGTTTGGCGCAGGCTTTACATTGTCCAATAACTGTTAAATTACTATTATTAGATACTTTTTTAAGACTGTGAGTAAAAAAATGTTTGTCACCTGCTTCTAACAACAGGTTACATTTTCCGCAGGTATAATGTGATTTCATTCTTCAACTCCGAAATGTTGTTTAATCATGTCTACGGCCTGGCCGCGACTGATCATGTCACGCAACATGGGATTCAATGCTCGACCACATTCCTGCACAATCAACTGGGCGAACTTTGCCATCTCATCTTCCCAACATTCCACAAAAGCTCGCATAGGAGTCTCAGTTGGGTCATAGGTAAATTCAATTCCAGCCTGTTCGGCAAGTTCTCGAATTCGTTCGTTCATAAAAACCACTCCCGGATGTGCCAAACCGCAATGGCAACAATATTAAACCATAAAGCAAACAACGCCGTATAGAGATATATCATAGCCCAGCGTCCTGCTCGTTCTCCTTCGGTCATGATTCAACTCCAAAGTGTTTCAAAATCAAATCGCTGGTTTGATAGGGCTCTGCTGTGTCAGCAATCCGGGCACATTCCTGCACAATCAAGTCAATAAAATCAAGCATGTTGTTGTGTTCAAACACGAATCGCGGAGTTTGGTTGCCAGGAGAAATGTAAAATTGTCCATTGGCCTGTTCAAACAATTTTTTAATCCGAGGATTTATGTATTTTTCTAGATATTCTTGTTCAATTGTCATGATCCACTCCTACGCCATACAATGTCAAATGTGTTGGGATTTAGAAAAACTACCCAACCCTGGGGAATGTGTTCAGGAAATAGACTTGTTTTACCGTTGCTGTGCTTGTAGACTTTCATGGTTCGATTCCTTCAATTTCATGTTCCTCTACGGCTTGGTTGGGAATGTTGTCTGCATCACCGGGTTGTGCAAATACAAATCCCAAGCCCAACAATGCGTCAATCTCTGCGGGTGTGCAGTTGGGCCAGCCGCGATGAACAAAAATCCTACGGGTCAGGTTGTCCTGGGAATAATAAATCCTGTAGCTGACTCGAGGCGCATTGACTGCGGCTGCAATCACAGACTGTGATATCTCGTCATCCCATGTGTCGGTCACAGTGACTCGAGTTTGCTCATACATGAAATCTTGCATCATGGTTCAACTCCGTGTTAGTATAATACAGGTTCCACAGCATGCTCATTCCGTAGAATCTTGAACACTTCTTCATGCTGGGTATAGATCAGCCCCTGACGTTCAAGGATCGCTCGGCGAGTCCCAGCATCAAGCTGACACCACTGTCGAACAGTTTCGTAGCTGCCGAATGCTTCACGAGGCATAGTATCTTGGATCCAACCAGACAAGGCCTTGAATGCTTCCACAGTGTTACTGGGATGGCTGGATCCAATTGCTCTAAAAAAGTCATTGGCCAACACCGCAGAGAAACAACTACCTGGCGCATAACCATACACCAGATAGTTCAGCATGGGGTCGGCAAAGTCTCTGGGCACCGACCAACGCTCACAGGATTCTTTTAGTAGATTCCAGCTGTATACAGTTATGTTCACGATTCAACTCCCAAATGCTTTTTCAATTGGCTTGTAATACTCAACCCCAAACTTGGCTTTGATCCTTTGAATTTCTGGTCTTTGCATTGGTCCATCACCCACTGCATCCATACATTCCCGCACAATCAACTGGGCGAACTTTTCGTTATACTCGGCAATATAGTTCCATCCGGTTAGATGCATTTTGGATTCAGCATATTGCCTAGCCTGTTCGGCAAGTTGTTGAATTCGTAAGTTCATTCTTCAACTCCGTAAAAATGTCGTTTAATCTGCTCTACCGCATCAGAAATTTCTCCCCACGCTTCTGTGCCTATATCTGTGGTAATGACTGTGTTCTGGCTTTCACATTGAGCGATACATTCCTTCACAATCATGTCAACGAACTTTTCAAGATCATCTTCCCAACACTCGACAAATGCTCTGACAGGTGTCTCTGTTGGGTCATAGGTAAACTCAATGTTTGCTTTTTCAGCAAGAGCTCGAATTCGTTGATTCATTCTTCAACTCCAAAATGTTTATCAATCTGATATACAGCAAATTCCGTTCCCATCTTCCACATTCTTTCATATTCATCTTCAACAGGAACTTCGGTAGCCTTAGTATTAATAACTGATATACATTCCTGAACAATCAATTCGGCGAATTTTTCGTTGTCAAAATGTAATTGGCCTTCTGGACGCTTGTCCCAGCATTGTTCAGCCAGTTGTTTAATTCGTAGGTTCATAGTTCAACTTCCCAATGTTTAGCAGCCATCGCTACTCGCTCTGGACTCGCCCCGTGTAAATTCATCACATCGTAAGAGTATTCCCGCACAATCAACTCGGCGAACTTGTCTGCAAATGCATCTAACATATACGCACTGTTATGTTCAAGTGTGAACGGAAGATTCTGTTCCATACAGACTTGTGTATAAAGTTCTTTAATTCGTTCGTTCATTAGTCTTTCCATTCTGATGGATGAAGTTTTGGGACATATCCGTATCTGCTGGCAACCTTTTTATCCTCTGCGGCAATAAATTCAGCTGCTTCTTGATCCCAGTCTGACTGGGGTTTCGCAACTCCAAAATGGTCGGCAATCGACCGGGCCACCCAGGCCACTGCCGCATGTTGTGCAGGCTCATCTTCCAACATGTCATCCACCCGGGCAACCTGTGCCAAACATTCAGCCACAATCAGTTCAGCGAACTTTTCTTTATCAAAAAGCCAACCATCACTGTTATTGTAAGATGTAGCCTGTTCGGCAAGTTGTTGAATTCGTTTGTTCATGCATTTTCTCCTGTGTAGCCCCAGAACTCGGTGTAGGATTCGCCCACCTTGTATCTGCCTTTATCTCGCAAAAAAACAGTTTGAGCATCCAGACGTATGACCAGATCGCCTTTGTTTATCTCTCCAACCGCCCAGGCTGGCACTCGGGCCACAACATCAATACGCCGCTTTATCAAGGTGTAGGGATGGGTCACTTTCACGATTCAACTCCGAAATGTTCTTTCATGTTACTAAACACATGATCAAGTGCATCGTCGTATGAAAAATTATCTGCATTGCCTTCGTTGTGTGTAAGCATAACAATATTCAAACATTCTTTCACAATCAGTTCGGCGAACTTTTCTGCCACAATCATATCAAAATTGCGGTCAATATCTTTGTTGTCATCGGTGTTGGCAAGTTTAGATGCCTGTTTCAACAGTTCTAGAATTCGTTCGTTCATTTCGCAACTCCAACAGCGTCAGCGTCAGCATCATCCAGTCGTTCAGCAATGTTCAGGAAGTTTTCGCAGTATTCTCGCATGAGATCGTAGCTGCGTTTTTCGTCGCGGCTCAGTTCCAGTTCAGCCAGGGTCTCGGCTGCATCCATGCTCTCAAGACAGTGCCGCAGATCAGTTGCGGTATTTTGAAACATACAATAGCTCATGTTCATTCTAATTCTCCTGTGGCATCATTGACCCTGCCGTAGTACACGGCCTCAACACCGTCTTTTGCGTGAGCATTGAAGTGTTCAACATACCCCATTGCCTGTTTCCAAGTGTCAAATTCTTGTTCCGACTTGACCTTCGACAGGTTGGGCAGACCAAGTTCTACGGGGTGGACATAAACAATGTGAACATATCGTGTCATAGTCGATTCCTTGTTGCTGTTCAAGTGTTAATTATAGCACTTTGGTGAATATTAGTCAACCGTTTTAGACACGGCTCAGATTCATCACACGACCCGGAAAGTCGTTGTAGGCCACTGCCACAGGCACAAAGATGACTTTGCCAAAACGACCTTTGTCTTCAGCATCTGACCAGGAGTCCCGAGTCACACGGATTTTATAAGCATCGTAACCTTGCTCGGCAGTGGCTTCGATTACCATACCTTCCACAAAGCAATCTTCACGACCCAGCATGGGTTTGAAATCGTAACTGCGAATCACATCACCTGTTTTAACAATCATTGTCTGCTCCTGTTTACTTACTATGCCACTATTATAACCGATTGGGAATTATTAGTCAACTGCGGGCAATACGATAAGTGATGCCTTGTGCGGTAATTACTTTGCTAATGTTGCCTTGTGCAGTATAATCTTGTTCCAGCAAAGCCAGTGTCTTACGGTCGCGCACTTGAGCTTGATCCAATTTAATAGTCACAAACTTCTTGCGATAAGTGAGGAAAGCACTCTTAACGGAGTACACCATCTCCAGTCCCAACTTCATGCGCTCTGCACGAATTTTTTGAGCTTCAGTGTACAATGTGCTGGCAGCATAACTTTTTATTGCTGCATCTCTGGCGGCGAGCCATGCAAACGGTGCGGCTTTAGAGTCCAGTTCAGTTGCGTTCATATTGACATCCTTTTTACTTACTATGCCACTATTATAGCACTTTGGGAATTATTGGTCAACTGGCGCCAGCAATTGGCCAAAGCCTGCCATCAATTCACGCACGGCCAGGCGCTCGTCGCGGTGCAGTTCGTCTGACCCACATGCCTGCATGGCCTGTAAAGTTTCCAGCATGCCGCCCTGGATGTTGTGGTACATGCCCCAATTGGTGACAAGTTCCAGGTGTTTGGTGTAGTCCATTTCACGCTCCTTTTTACTTACTATACCACTATTATAGCAAAAAGAGCATTTTGAGTCAACCAAAACAAAACCCGCCAATCAGACGGGTTTTTTAGTAGTAAAAAGTATTACTTTTTTGGTGGTTTTTCCAGTGCAGCAATTTTTCCAGAATATGCGCCATTGGAGCGATGAATCAGCCCTGTTTTGGTATAGGTAATTGTGCCGCCAGTGGCAGTGCGGATTGTGGTAGGAACAGTCATGGTTTTCTTTCTAGGATTAATAATGGGATTGAAAATCATTTAATAGATTTCTTTGGTTACTTGATACTGTTCGGGAGGATATTTTGCTTTGAATTCATCAGTTTTCACAAAATCATTAAGGTCGGCCATTTTAAAAAACATTCGGTTCAACACAGTTTTCCTGGTGTCAATTTGAGTTACCGAAAGATAACATGATTTTGCTTTGCCTGCCATACGACTCCTTGTTGCTAAGTGTTAATTATACGACAAATGGATTTATTGGTCAACTGTTATTTCAGCGCTTTTCCACAATTTTATCAATCAACCCATAATCCAGCGCTTCCGCTGCACTCATAAAGGTGTCTCGGTCCATGTCGCGCTCAAATTCCTCATAGGTTTTGCCACGGCTGTTGTGCTTGACATACAGATCGGTCAGCATCTTTTTCATATGCATGATTTCTTTGTAGCTGATTTCAATGTCACTGGCCATGCCACGGGCACCACCCGACGGTTGGTGTATCATGTGTCGTGCATGTGGCAGCATCAGTCGTTTGCCCGCTGTGCCAGCCTGTGCCAAAAATGACCCCATTGAGCAGGCTTGTCCCATCACAATGGTGCTGACATCGCATTTGATAAAGTTCATTGTGTCATAAATGCTCATACCTGCGGTAATAACACCGCCTGGGCTGTTGATGTAAAACAGGATATCTGCGTCGGGATTTTCACTCTCCAAAAATAACATTTGTGCAACGATCAAGCTGGCACTGTGATCACTGACTTCGGTATCCAACATCACAATACGATCTTTGAGCAGACGGCTGTAGATGTCGTAACTGCGCTCGCCTTTGGAGGTTTGCTCGATTACCATTGGGACTAGATGGGGCATGAAATTCCTTGTTGTTGTTCAATAAACAATTGTAACATCAAACTGTGCAATAGTCAACTGAGCAATTTGCTCGTATACAGGCAATTGAGATAAGTACAAGATGAGAGATTTAATCAACATACTAGATGATTTGCTTCAGGAAGCAACTCTGAGCCCGGGTGAGATCACCAAGTATCCCGAACGCTTTGACGCATTTATTGCGCACATTCAAAATAAACGGCCATTCTATACCGAAAAAGAAGGCGCCGAAGTTGTGTTGGCTCCCGCCGAAGCTGACAGATTCTTAAAGATGAAAGCAGCCGGCGAATTCCAAGGCAGCATCAAAGCAGTCGACGCCGATGGAAAACAATGGCCGCTTTCGAACTTTAGAAAAACTGCTGAATTTGGTGGCAGCAGCGCCAAGCCCGGAGCGCAAGCACCTGGGCAGACCAGCAAAGAAGGTGTATTGGTCAAACCAGCACAGATTGGTATTACTGATCAGGCCATTCCAGCAGATGAGTTTGGTGCGGCCATTGTGAATAATCCAGTGCTACAATCAACTGAATACGGACAAGCAGTCATCGTCATGGCACAGAATATCATGGCTGGCAATCCTGCTGTGATGCCTGACGAAATTCGCAAAAACGACAAGCTAAAAAAAGCCATTGTGGATTACGCAGGGGAATATCTTGGTGTGCTGGCATTGGTCTACAATCAATCCAAATTTGCATCGCGTGACCAGTTTTTAGCCTGGTTGGGCACAGATATGATGAGCCTGGTATTGAGCTTTCCCAGTGAACAAAATAATCCCATTGCTGACAGTTTTGCTTCAGTTACCAATCCAGAAAATGCACACACACTAAACATCAGCAGCAAGGGCACCGGCGGCGGCGCTGCACCCAGTGTGAGCAGCTTAAAGATTCCTGATCATCTGCGTTCAAAGACTCAATACCAAACAGCAATTGATTTGATTGAGCTGTGTCAAAACGAAAATTTACCCAAGCCATGGACTGTGAGTCAAGTGTTCCAGGTCATGAATTTGTTGAACCAGCGGTTGGGACCTGACGCGATCCCTGCAGACTTTCAACCATTCCTTCCTTGGTCAAAAGATATTGTGGCCCAGGTGTCAGACAGTTTAAAAAATGGCACAGCCATGCCCAAGTACGAGCCACTGTTTGCCAAGTTAGACAGCAAAGGCAGTGACGGTGGAAAACTTACCTATGTGACCAAAGCTGCTGTGATGAACATTGTGAACAGCGGAGCAGTCCCTGAATTTCAAGCTGTTGTGCTGGAAGTGTTGGATTACAATTTCATTCAGCAGTATACCACAGCATCTGGCAACACGCTGATTTTCAACACTCAATGGCCTGCAAAACTTGATGGCGAAGTTACTATAGAATCAAAATCTGGCGGCGTTAACCCTACCAAAGGCGGATTCAGTTTCAAACTCAAACCCAAAGGTGCCAGGTCTGAACCCAGTATGGAACCGTATGATGCGGATGCCGCTGGGACTGGGCAAGAACCTGCAAATCTAAATGCTGCCGACCTAGATGCAGTGACACAAAAACGCTCAAGAGTTACTGCTAGAGCCGGCGGCGACGAAGACGAGACAGAAGTTGTGAAACCTCCGAGAGATAATGTGCCAATGTTTGGCCGTAAACGTCAGCGCTGAAGTATTGAAATGCTATCGCAGATGCGGAGTCTTAATGCATCTTCGGCAGTGAGCCATACATCATGTGGTGGTAGTAAATTTTTACGAATGTTTTCTTCATCAAGCCCAGTGCATTCTTGATAGTGCTTGACCATACGGTGTTGAGTCAGTTCAAACTCTTTCATAGTGGCAAATAACTCATGAACCTTGCCTTCGTTGTACCAAGAGAATTGATGACTCAGTATCGAAGTGTTTGGAGTCAACACACGGCGTCCAGCACTGCCAGCAAGAAAAATCAACAGTCCCGAACTGGCAATCATTCCCAAGCCCACTGTCTTTACAGGAATAAGACTGCTGCGCATCACATCAATCAAGGCAAATGCATCTTGTACATCGCCGCCCTCACTACAGATCATCAACAAGAGTTCTTTGCGTTTTTTCTTGGACACAAAGTTTTCGTGTAAAATCCATTCAATCACCGGTTTGACTGTTTCAGCATTGATTTCTCCCATCAGCACATACATGCCTATGTCGGCCAAGGCCTGTGTGTGGTCTTTGTTGAATTCTGTATCTGTTTGGTTTGCCATGATGTGATCTAATTAAAGTTATAGTAGTTAGCATTGTACAGCTAACCAAATTGGTACACAACTACTTATGGCACTATTGTGCCATAATCCAAATTAACAACCAGGTCCGCGAACCAGGGATATTTCCACTTTGTCCAGCCGGTTTGCCGGCACAGAACCAAGATTGATCAATGTGCTGAATCTCTTGCTGGCCTGGCCGTTTATGGACACTTTGTTGTGGTCCAGCGTTACATAATACCAGGCCGCGTACTCGCGATAATCCAGTTCTTTGGCATAAAAGCACTGTTTGAACTGTTCATTGCCGTTCACATCCATAATGGCCACACGAACGGTGGGCTGGCTTTGCACCATTTCTTTTCGTATCAATTCCTGTGCATTGCGATCATCAAAATATGCTGTGGTGGTGGATCCAAATCCACGCCGTTTAACAGTCACTTCCGAAGTCACATTGGTACAGCCGGGAAATCTACCGCAGTCGGGTCTTTGATTTATTGCAGCAACAGCTTCGGCTATGCTGTCAATGTACAACTTGTTCCAGGACAGATGAAATGCCACTTCCAACTGTCCATTTCTGTTGGCATCGAAAAATACTCGAGTCGGTGCCAATTCAATATCAAACGCTCTGCGTGGATAGTCTGCTAGCACAGATTGCAACAATCGATCGCCGGACACTCGTTCTCGTTGCAGAGACTGTATCTGTGCGCTGATACGCCCACCGTCGATGGTGCCGGCTGTTTCAGATTGGTTCAACAATCTATTGGCCAACTTGCTGTGCTTGACCCATATTTTCATACTGACCTGAACTCTATTGCCCGCCTGCTGTTGTTTGACAATTTCAAATCGATCCACATAGCCCGAAGAGTAGGTGATGATCTCGTCCCGTACTATACGACTGTTGCGCACAGCAGTTTCGCTCACAATCACAGTGCCCACAGCATGTTCCACCGCCAGTGCAAATCCCTGTTGTCTTGCTTGATCCACAGTGGCGCCTTCGCCAACAACTTCTACATAAAGAATTTTTTCTTGGCCTTCAGCCAGCCATCGAACTAACCCAATGCCCACAGTCCACGGCGTTGGTAAAAATATAGAAAGCACATCAGCATGAGCAGTTGTCAGCACTGTGGCAGTGCTGATGGCCAGCAGTAAACGCTTGAACATGTTACTGCATCATTGCAGAACGCACAGTGGGACGAACAGCATTGCTCCGAGCGTCCCAGCGATAGACGGTCATTACAGTTTTGCCGCTGTTGATCACTTTACCTTCGACCAGGTACAGCCCGCCCAGGATACCCGAAGCTTTCACAGTGATTGTGTTGTTCACAGTGCTGGCAATTTTCAATGCGTCATTGCGTACAGCAGTGTTGGTTTCGTTGTTGTTGATACGATTGGGATTGACAGCCGTTTCAACTTCGGCAAACTCGTCAGTGGACTTGACCACATTGCTTACAAAGTTGTTTTTCTTGTTGTCTGTGGCCTGCTCCAGATTATGACTGATCATTTTGACCGAAGTGCTGCTGGTGATGTTTTCACGATTGATAAAATCGTTAAGACTTTTCTTGGCTTCGAGTTCGGCCACACGGAATGATTCTCGCACTGCGGATGCACTGTTGCCCCAGACTGGAGCATATCCAGTGGCTTCAATGCTTTCAAGCTCACCTGTGATCAATTTATATTTGATACGCACTCCGATGCGGGTAAAGTCGTTCACTGCCACTTGTTCACTGATGGCAGTGGTAGCACTGGCACCGGGGTCTGCGCCGCTGCCGGGTTTGAGCGGATTGTTGCTGCATCCTGTGGTCATCATAGCAGCAGCCAATGCCACAGCAGTTAAAATACGATGTTTCATTTCAATACCCTTAAATGTTGATGGTGTATTACCACTGAACTTGATTGGTCAACCAGAATTGGTTTGTGTAAATCCAAAAAAATCCAGCTCATGTATCTAGTGTACACGAACTGGATTAATTGGTCAAGTGCAGGCAACCCAAATGGTCAATTGTGTTGCTGTTGTCACACTTGTTGCAGTCCTGTTGTGGAAATGTTGGCCAACCGTTCTTTGGGAGCAACCAACATGTTTTGGTAATCAACCAAATAAAAAGAATAATCGGTAAGGTCTGCCAGGGCTGCTTTGATTGGTTCAGTTCCGGTGATGAAATACTCAACCCAAATCCACGGACGATATTGTTTGATTGTGTTGAGAGCTCCGGTCAACGCTGGAACTTCGTATCCTTCAACATCCAATTTGAAGAAATCCAGTCTGGGCAAATGCATGTCATCAATGCTTACAATGTCAACCAAACGGTCTGCCATCCAGCTGTCTTCAATGAGTTTGGTTTGATCGTTCAAAGACACTGTGCCAAAATCTTCTATGCGACTGTAATCCACTTTGGGCAAAGTGCCGATGCCGGGTTTGGCGCCAAGTCCACGGTTGTGTAGATACACATGATCGTATCCGTTCAAGGCCAAACTGCCACCCAAGGCATGGAACAATTGTCGTTGTGGTTCAAACGAAATGATCCTAATGCCGCGGCCCTGTGTTTTGTGGGCCACAGGCACAGTGAAGAATCCAATGTTGGCTCCACCATCCACAATCACTGCATCATCGGACAGTGTGTTGATCAATGCAAAAATATTGGCCAACTCACTTTCGATGTGGGTACGGCCGGTCTTGACCAAGGCTTCGGCCTGGAACAAACAGGTTCTGGCCACAATAAATTTACCATACACACTGTCTAACACTACAAAATTATCTACAGACACATCGACTCCATTTGTTTGTTTGTGTACACTCAAGAAAAAATCCAGTTCATGCACCTAGTGTACACGAACTGGATCCATTGGTCAAGCGGTTTTGAACTGGATATTACTTGGCTTTGGCTGTGCTTTGAGCAGAGTAGGCCTTCATGATACCTTCACCAAATTTGGAATAGTCAAACTTGGCAGCAGCCTGTGCAGCTTTGACTGTTTCAGCAGCAATTTCTTGTGCAGCATCAGTGGTTGCTTTGAATGCTTTTTTGGTGTAGTCAGCTTGACTGTCAACAAAATGATTCATTGACTCGGCAATGTGATTGTTTGTGATGAAAGTTTTGATCCAGGTTTTTTTGGCTGTTTGGACGGTGTCCACGAATGAGTCGGTTGTAAACATAATTTTCTCCTAATTTAAGCGAGTTTACTGAAAATAAGACCCGCCTTATTGCGGCATCCTATGGTTGTTATTATAACACACTTATTTATGATTTTTGTGCAACGCAGCAATTTTTGCTGATCTATCTCTTCAAAAAGTTCTAGTTAGGACAAATTAGTTGGATGGTTGATTAAACCATGCTTCCCATTCTTCGTCAGTTACAGGCCACATGTTACAATTTCCCAATCAAATGCAGAGTGTTGACTGTTACCAGTCCAAACGCAACAACAGCCACACTCAGCGCTACTGCCACATGAATGATGCTGTCTTTCATGTATGTGCCTTTTCATATATTTCTCTAGCCTGTTTAATGTGTCCGCGGCGTGTCAGCCAAGCAGCGCGATTAGCAGAGCTGATTATGTCCGATAGATCATATATGATTTTAAAAAAATTTTTCATTACCAATTTCCTTTGTGCTGATATACTCTCATCCAATGTTCAACATCGCCTGCATTTTTGGGATTCTTACTTGAAACGAACATTTCAATATCCGAAGGCCGATAGAAAACTTGTTGTAAGAGCTGTTTGATAGATTTTAACATTGTGTGTTTTTCTTTCTCATGGTTTCTACTGAGTTATTTAGTGTCTCTCAGTAGAAACCATTAGTATTCTTCAACATTTTTTACACTTGTTTTGGCAGTTTGAGTAAATATGTTTAACATAACCAAAAGGAAACTTTATGTCATTTTTATCAGCGATTAAGAACTTTTTTGTCACCGCGCCAAAACAAGAACCAACAGTAGAATCAGCACCATACAAGATTCCAGAGCCGGCTGCAACTACTCCAATTCCATTGGTGGCGGAAGTTGCTCCTGCGGTGGTTGAAAAGAAAAAGCCGGCTGCAAAGAAACCGGCGGTGGCCAAGGCTGTTGCTCGCAAGCCACGAGCACCCAAAGTTTAATTCTGCAACAGGTATCGGATCAAGCCGACACCATCGATCACAACCAGGAACACGGAATTGGCCATCAAGCCAAAACTCCGTCTGGTCCAACATGCCCAGGCGCTGGCAAAACAGCCTGCAATAAAAATCGTATACAGTGGCACCACTGGAATATTGGGCACTGTGGCTGCAAACATCACAGCAGAAACTACGCTGCAAGCCCAGGCAAATACTTCTGTACAAAAACGCACACGATTGCTGGCCCAGTCAGTACGAATATATTGACGCACACTGCCGACTGCTTTTGAAATAAAATTCATTATGCCAATCCCAATTCAACAGCACGACGGTAAACTTGTTCACTGGACAAGTTTTTGCCTTTGGATTCGCACTGTATATCAAACTGATCCCAAAAGGTCAGAGCCCAATCAGTAACAGGTTGATTCCAATAAAAATCACTGTGTGCTCGCATCTTTTGTTTTTTGTAGCCGGCCTCTAACAACACAGCATGATCCGGAATGATATCCGCAGCATGATCCACCAGCACATCTTCACGACTCACACTGTAATGCAGTGCAGGTCTAACACCGCGCCAGCTGTCAACTATGCCTTTGACCCTATCGTCGGTGGCCTGGATGTATTCTCCAGTACGGATCCAATGATGATGTATGTCCAGCACAAGAGCACAGTCTTTGGCCAGTTCAAGACTTGAGTCAACACCCCAGGCGTTTTCGTCGTTTTCGATTGTGATTGAACTTCTTGCTTCAGGCGACAGTCGTTTGAGTGCATCTCGAATACCAGCTGGTCCGCGTTTGCCTGAGATGTGTACATTGATCTTAAAGTCCTGGAAGGTTCGGCCATAGCCCATCCAACGCACCATGTCTGCATGATATTCGAATTCTTCTATACTGCGTTCTACAATGCCAGGATTCTCACTTGCCAACACGCAAAACTGTCCGGGATGAAAGCTGAGTCTAACATCCAGTCTACGAGCAGTTTCACCAATGGGTGCAAATATACGAGCCAGATGATCTTGTATCTCTGGTCGTTGCCACCAGGCCTTCCAACTGGGTTCAGTGTAGCCTTGCAACATTTCACTGCCTAACCGCACCATTCTGCGATTGGCCGGCAGTGTGGCCACACGCTCGATCATTCGCACAGCAGCAGCAGTGTTGTGATTCATGATGTCCCACTGGCGCTGTTCAGCTTCGGCAGGATGTTCGCGCAGCCAGCGCATGGTGGTTGATCGGCCGTTGAGTTCACGGTCCACAGCATTGACTTTCATGCCGCCGCATTCGGACGGATCATTGAGCCATTTGCAACAGAAACCAATACGCTTTAGTGTAGTCATACAGAGTATTGTACACTGATCATTGGACATTGTCAAGTGGACAGTAGTTCCATTACATTTTGTAGGGTATCTTGTGTCAAGTTATCAAAATCAGCCAATTCGGGCATGACATCGCCTTCGTGGTCTACCAAAACCCATTGCACTTGGGGATTGTTTTGTACAGCGTCCACAACAAATTTACGATAGTTGTTTGCTCTGTGTGCTATTAACCGATCACTGCTGATGGGCTTTTCGGTCCAATCAAATCCCATCAGTAACACAATATCGCTTTGGCCAGATACCAATTGTATAGCAATCAGTTCATCTTGATTGTCTACTGCAAATGTAAACTGGCCACCAAACAACCGAACCGATCGAGGTCTATCCAATTCAGCATACATGGACTCAGGAATATACATGTTGCACATTTCTTGCATGTTGCGTTTTAACAATTCGCGAGCTTTGCCGGCGTCATTGCACACCACATTGTCGGTGCTGCATCCACGCCAGGTGCGCCAGCTGCCCCAAATGCTGGCAATGTCTTTGACAGCAGCAATGTCCACATCTGGTGCAATCACAGTGGCGTCGGCCACAACCCAGTTGATTCTCATTCCGCTGCCCGAAGCACTTTCCAGTTGTGACCACCCAGGCATACCCAGGCAAATGCACTGTTGGGCACAGGATTCACATTGAACACAAGGTCGCCTTTGGTACCAGCGTAGCCAGGTACTGAGATACCGTGCCCAATCAGGTACTGTGCTACTCGCAATTTTTTAATGCTGGTGATGCCGTCAGTACCAATGGTAATGTGCGGAAGTTTATTGACGCCGATGTTCAAGGCTTGATCGCGGTTGGTTCCAAAATATGCTTCATGATTTTTATATTTGCCTGCGGAAATGCTGACTTCCTCGTCCCATAGATTCAGCGCAGCATCCGGTTGTTCTGTGTTGATGCCCACTCGTTTCTTTACCACTATCACTGTTTCATTCAAACTTGTTTCACCATCCACTATCAAGTCCTGCAGTCGACCTACCTTGCGTAAACTGCTCTGTGTCACAGTTCTGGCCAGCTCGGCACCAGATACCAATGGATATCCATCAACTTTTACATTGGCAAAATCAATCCCATTGGCTTTAATTTCATCTGCTACCTGAGCAACCAGCCGGTGTTTCCAATCTTGATCCAGCTGGGTCAATGTCTTGGCACTGATGTCGGCAGCCAAGGCATTCCAACTGTGGTTGTCTGTGTTGATAGAACCTGTTACTGCCAGATCTTTTACTGTGACAGATTCTACAAAATTTGCAGACCGAGCAGTCAATGTATTTTCAATCACAGTGGCATCGTCCATAATGGTCAACTGACACGCAGTTGCTTTGTCATCTATGCCAGTGCTTGAAAAACTTTCTAGCAATTCACGCTTGAACACAGCCATGTTTTCATCCACACGCTGATGAATAATAGTGGCAATATCAATTGACCCAATGGTCATCACTGTTCGACGAACAACTGCCTGGTTAACTAATTTTTCAATTTTTTCTAACCATGCTGGGTCTTTGAACAGTTCTATCACAGTTAATTGTGTTAGATTTTCTACTCCTTTATCCACTGTGGTTTGTATGAGATCGTTGTCAACAAATGCAGATACTCCAGGTATGTGCCCATTGGCAAATAACTCACCCACACTTGCCTTGACAGCTTCGATGATTTCGGGCATTGCAGTTGAATTAGCAAACTTGGAAAGTATACGATCTTGAGTGTATTTTAATATTTTTTCTTCAATTGGCTGAGCCCATTCGTTGGATGTGAGTACGCCCGACACATGACTGCCAACAGTTTCAGCAATCTGTCGTTCTATCATTCGTTTTAGTACTTCAGTGTCAATCATGTTTTCTCCGTGTGTCAAGTGTTACGCAGTGGAATCCGCCGCCCAAGGTACGACTGTGACTGAGTGTATGTGGAACAGCATCAACTCCCTTTGATTTTAACAATGTAATTAGCTCAGTTTGTTGCGAATCAACAATAACTGTCTTGGGATCCAATACCAGCATGTTCAGCGCAATCCATTTGGATGCGTACGGATATTCAAAAAAGCCTTGCGGAACCACATCATTGATGTAGATTTTTTCCCAAGAGTCAAACGCCCGTGGACAGTTTGACTCGTTCACTCTGCTGCCATTCAACAGCACGAGACCTTCGCGTACAGGCACAATGGTGGAGTCAATGTGTACTCCAGCATAAAAGTTACATAACTCAATGTTGATTTCAGGAAATTGTTCACACAACCAATTGTATGCAGCACGGTTGCCGCTGTGACTTTCCAGATATAACCATGTGTTGCCCAGTCTGCACACATTGGCAGCGTCCAATGTCATGCCTTGATCTCGTGGCATTGTTTTGATAATTCTGGCCTGATCCAAGACTGTGCGCAGAGCTTGAGATTCTTGATTTCTACAAGGATACATCATGTTGCAATCTACCACAGTGTCCCCGGCCACAATAAGTCGATCTCTAGGACAGTAGTTGTACATGCCTTTTCGTGCCACAAAGTCCATTGGTATCGGTCTGTACACAACAGCACCGTAATCCACTAATATTTCTGTCAGCTTGTCCAACTCAATATTGGCTTCTTCTACTATCCAGCCGGGCACGGGCCCACTGGGCACAGGAGTTTCGGTCCACAGTGTTCGAGATGCTTCTTTGGCAAACACTGGGTCTGAGCTGGGCCAGTTGGCCATTGATGCACTGCCAACCATGATTGCTTGCAATGGATCCCATTCGTTGCGACTGTCAATCATACATGACCTGTGATCTGCAAAGTGTATCTGGGCGTCAGTCCCAGATTAGCTGCCATGTGCGGAGTGTCATAACTCCATTCCACAGTGGCGCCGGCTGACCAATTTACAAATGCCTGGTCACTGTATTCGGCATAATGACCGGGTGCCCAGTCATCTAAAAATACTATGGCACGCCGTATGGTTGTCTGTTTTTTGTGTAGGTCAAACAGGTCGATATACCGCAAATATAGATCACTGTGTGTGGGCAAAACTGTTCCGGTATTCATGCGATAATAACTGGTGCCAATGTCTCGCCACCCTTGGGCAGCAAAGATATCAACAAATCGTTGATTCCATGATGGCTGCGGATGTCGCATGTCACACATGTCGCCGGTGAACCGGTTGGGATATCCTTGTGTCACCCAGCGAGCCGACAACTCAACATCATTGAAGTTTTCATTAGCATACGCTAAATTTTTATACTCGTCATCCCAGAACTTGTACAGTTGATATTTTTTTATGTTGTTCATTTTAAGAATATTCCATAGTTTTCTGTTTTAATTTTATCCGAAACAACATCATATAATAATTCACAATCTACTGTATTATACACATCGACTATTGACCAAAATCTTTCTGATTCTTTCAAAGACAATTGTTCCTCTTTTTCAAGACACAATTTTAAAATTGATGTGCTATGATTTTTTTCAATTGTTATAGAATTCAACTGATTAGTTTGCAGTAACATATCTATTTCTGCTGCGGTTGGTGATTTGTTATTAATTTGTTGAAATAAATCAATCATACATTGTGTATCAAATGTATCTTCAAAATTTATAATGTAATCGTATACGGAATAATTCAACTGTGCATCATTCTCAAACAATTCTTGTGCAAAATGCGTTAGTTTAGTAAATGTGTCTAGACAAAATTCATCTCGTGTAAAATCTGGAAGTTGAACATGCACATTCTTTCTTAAAAATAATAAACAATGTAAGTCAATCATTTTTAATGTTGGACGAATTCTTATTTTTATTCCACTAAAATTTGTAATTTGTTGTGTATTATCTAAGTCATGTATTTTATAAAATTGTGGTTTAAGTTCTTCGCCCGAATCAAATGTTAATTTGGTTAATTTTTGAGTAAGCCATGCAGCCACGAATCCAGACCTAGCTCCAGGATCAGCATGTATAAGCAAACTTAATTTAGTTTCCACTGTATGCCAGTCTGACTGTCATATCAAAATAAATTATTTTTACTGTCATCCCGATTGATGTCAAGCGTGAAACAATGCCGACTGCTGTTCTAAAAATCAAATTGTCAGAGAGAAGGTGCAAGATAAACATATATGATAACATATATATGATATTTATCCTCGATAAGTACATAATGAATGTATTAATCCTTACCCCCGATCGAGTGGGAAGTACCTTATTGCAACGGCTAATCACAGTGTACATGAATTTTCACGATTTTTTTGATCGTCCTGTGATCAACTTGCACGAACTCAGCAATGGCCTGATCAAATATTACAATCCTGCTTATCAGCGTGAAGTACTGGGCAAGCCAAATGGAAGATCTTGGGGTTATTATCAGAGCCTTGATGACATAACTGAATTGCTGAATTCTGTTGATCACTACAAAACGTCTAGACTGGCGCACTATCACATTCAAGGCCGTGCAGACTCACTGGAGCAGCAGATACCTTTTTACAACTATCTAAACGAAAACTTTTTCATTATTCAAGCCCGACGTCATAATCTATTAGAACATGCATTGAGCTGGTGCATTTACAATGAAACCAAACGATTGAATGTGTACAGCCACGCAGAAAAAATACAAACACTGGGCGCACTGTATCGTGATAGAATCACAGTTGATACAGGGATAATGATCAATTACCTATTCAAATACAAGGCCTATCTGGAATGGGTAGATCAACACTTTGTGGTCAGCAGTCATTTTGAATACGAGCAGCACTTGCCCAATATAGAACAGTACATACTGAATCTTGGAATATTTCGCGGCCAGTCTAAAAAAATCAATTGGAACGAACATTTTGGCATTGATTTTCAGCAGTGGAATCGCTGTCATTATTTGTTGAGCGATTTGAGTGGCATAAGTCAACAATTGCCTGCACCCGATAAAATGTTGCAGCTAGAACATTCTCACAGCAGCCACACGAATATGCAACTACAAAGCATTGCACACAACGACATCTCGCTCAGTCTCAGCAGTGCTGATCGGGACTTTTTATTAACACACGGACCCAAATATCAATTAGTTCAACAGGCCATTGATGAATTAGTAGAAAGAAAAACACTCACCACACCAATACCCATCAAATTAAACACTCTGTTGGAAAAACGTTTGTTGATCAAGAACTTTGATCAGTGCGTAGCAGTTTACAATCAATGGATGACTGATCAACACAGTAAAATATGCGGGTTAGGCGATGTTTATTCAGACCAGGATATTGATCAACAAACAGAAACAGAGATGAATCAGTGGCACACTCGTCCACAATTAACGCAACCTGTGTGAAATTTTGTCCACAAACCAGTTGGCAGTTTGAATATCATAATGAAACCCGTCTCTAGCACGGTCTTTTTGTTGCACTAAAATTACATTATAATCTGACAGAATAGATTGCAGTTGCCAATGTTGATCAAACTGCTGTGGCACTGTGATATCTTTGGGCGGTAAATTGGGTAAAATTTCTGGCCAATTGTCTTGTCGCAGATTCCACCACCAACCTTCTGCTTCTGAGCGACTGATTCCCGGAGCAGCGTCGGGTATGACACTTTGAACAACATTGGGATAGCAAGCAAACTCTGCACACAGCTCGCGCCATTGCGGTATATTGTGTTCAGAGTCTGCACTCAGCGCAGTGTGATGCATCTTTTTGAAACTTTTGTTTTCTGTTCTATGTAAAAAACTCCACTGTATCACACAGTAGTGCGGTCGAATATGATTCAATATCAATCTTGCTTGTCGTGCAATCCAGGCGTTGCTGGCACCATCCATACTGATATTGATAGTGCTACATTTATTTTTTTGTGCTAATACTTTAGGCCAAGTGTGCGACTCGGGACTTCCAATTCCTACAGTAAAGCTATCACCAATACACCATACGGCATTGGCCAGATTCACTGGCCATTCTTGATCACGAAATCCTCTAGTGTTATATTTGTACTCAATCGGGTGTGACCAATGAATGAATAATTCTTTATCCAAACAACTGTTTAAAGTATCTATTCCGGAGTAAGCAAATTGTTTGTTGGCTAATTCTGGCACTGTTAATAAATCAATGACTGCATTCATATTCAGTACTGATCACTAATCCATATTTGTCTCAATGGCGTAAATCCAAAATCAGAATTAATCATGTTGTTTTACGAGTATTTCCGTAGTGTATTACTGTAATGTCATTCATGGTCTTGGACAGTTTACGCCACGGATCAACAATGACACTGCCGGGATGAATTGTACAGTACGGTTGAGTGTCCTGCTGATCACCGGTGTATTCGTAAGTGATCTTGCGATTGTGAGCCCATAAAAATACCGCGGGCCCGTCAACTGTGGCCACCACATCAGCAAGGTCGTCGGCCAATGGGTCAACATACTTGACCAATACTCCCAGTTCTTTCAAGTAGTGTCCAACCAGGGTGCTGTAGCTGCCAATGCAGTATGGTACATCGGGTTTGTAGGCTTTGCCGTGAATCACAATGGGTAAAAGACCAAAGGCTTTTCCGTCCTGAAGGGCTGTGTCAAACAAAAACTGAGCAAGATTCTTTGCCTGCACTTCTCTAGCACTCATCACAGTGTCAAACAGATCGTAGCCAATGTCGTATTCTTCGGCCAGCCACCGCAGTGCAATGTTGTCACGGGGATGGCAAGCACCGGCATCGCCCATGCCTGCTGTCATGTACTTTGGACCCATGATACGCATGGTGCTACGAGCCAAGGCATCAGTTACTACATCCACATTGATATTGCCAATCTTCATGGCAAAGTCCTGTATCATGTTGACCAGTCCAACTTTGGCCGAAATGAATGTGTTGTAAAAAATCTTTATTGCTTCGCATTCGTCCCAGGTGCCAATTTCGTAGCGTGGATTGTTGGCCATAATCTGTTTGTAAATGTCTACCAGTTCAGATGCTACCCCGTTCCAGTTGCCATCTTCGGTTCCGATCATGACCATTTCTGGATGAGCCATGTCCCATTTGACCGAACCCATGGCAATCAAGTAAGGATTGTATAAAAATTGATGTTGCTTGTCTAGTAGATTAACAAAATGCCTGCGAGTGGTTCCGGGCAGCACTGTGCTGATCAACACAATCTTTTTAGGCTCTGTGGCGTATTGATTTATTTTGGCAATGGCATCTTTGACAGCATCATGTCCAAAATCTTTTGGCGTCATATGACTGCTGGGAACCGAACCGTCGTATCCAGCTTCGTGCGGTGTAGGAACAGCAATAAAAATCCATTCACTTTCATTTACAGTTTCTTCAATGCCGCAAACTTTTATCAGGTCACTGGTTCTTGGGTAAATATCATAACCCCGCACTGTGAACTTTTCTGCCATGACTTCGGCACAATCCAGCCCCAATTTTCCAATGCCAATAAAGCCTATATTTTTCATTTTATGAGTATTCCTTTAGATCGATTGTATCACTACATTCATAGTATTGCCGAACAGGTGCGCGGCGACTATGTATTAATTTATCGCTTTTTCCCACATGGCTCAAAAAATATTGAAGATTTAGATATGGTGTGTGATCATGTCGGAGCCTATGCATCGCCAACTTACCGAATATATCCAGAGATAGTGTGCCACGATCAAGAACCATTGGATTATGATTTTTATCAATCCAGTAACTTTGTTCGCACTCACCACTGGATTACCGAGCATCTTAACGGCGGCCCTGTGCCATACGCACAGCCACCAAATCTAAGAATATACATGGATAATATATATGATAAATGTATCCTGTTACACAGTGAACAACAATCTACAAATGTTCAAAAATACCAACACAGTCACTTTATCCCGGTATATTATTGGGCACATGCTGTGATCGCACAAGACTGGTTTCGTTTTGCAAAACATATGGATATCACACCTAACAAATTACAAAAACAATTTCTTATTTACAATCGTGCCTGGGCAGGAACAAGAGAATACAGACTTAAATTTGTAGAACTACTACAACAACATCAATTGGTCGACGATTGTCAAACATCATTCAATCCTATTGACCCCGAACACAGTGTACACTACGCTGCGCATGAGTTTAAGAATGCAGTATTTAAACCAGTTCACATTCAAGACACATTACCCACTACCGCAGCATCAAGCAGTTCTAGTGCAGATTTTACTGTTGACGACTATGCCAATACAAAATTTGAAGTGGTGTTAGAAACACTGTTTGACGACGATAGAATACAGTTGACTGAAAAAATACTCAGACCCATTGCTTGTGGACACCCGTTTATATTGGCGGCAACCCCGGGCAGCTTGGCATATCTTCAAAATTACGGCTTTAAAACATTTGCCGGCATCATCGACGAATCGTATGACACTGTGACAGATCCGGTTGATCGATTAAATTCAATTGTTGCTGCAATGAAAACTATCACAGAGTGGACGCCCGAAGAACAATTGATCAATTGGGCAAAGATTAAAGAAATTACAAATCACAATAAGCAACATTTTTTTAGTGAACAGTTTTTTAATTTGATCGTCAATGAATTAAAACACAACTTGGCCGTGGCATTTGCTGAAATGGAAGAAACCAATACCAGTAAAACTTTTTTTGATTTTAAAAAAACTATTAGAAAGATACCAGGACTTTATAAAAGTGAAAGAGAGAGTAGAAGAAATGATATCAGCGAAACAATGGTTGTAACGCTTAAGGCCAGAAGCTATTACAAGAGATATTTGAAATCGCTTAAAAAGTAAATATTCACAAATTTGTAACAAAACTGTAATATATTAACACTTAAATAACTGTGCAAGAGCATTCTGCATTGCACAATTATTTAAGGAACATACAAAATGAACAAACTATTAGCTATTTTGCTAGCGGCCATAACTGTCACAGCTCACGCAGACATCACTGGCGCAGGCGCAACATTCCCCTATCCCATCTATGCCAAGTGGGCAGAAGCCTACAAGAAAGAAACAGGCATTGGACTCAACTATCAGTCAATTGGTAGTTCAGGTGGCATACGCCAGATCAACAACAAAACAGTGACCTTTGGTGCCAGCGATGCTCCAGTAGCAGGTGCAGAGCTAGACAAGCTAGCACAAGTACAGTTTCCCGCCATCATTGGTGGCACAGTGCCTATTGTGAACTTGGAAGGGTTTAAACCTGGAGAGTTGCGAATCACTGGCACAGTGTTGGCAGAAGTGTTTCTGGGTGACATCACTCGTTGGAATGATGCCAGACTGGCAGCACTGAACCCTGGCAAGAAGCTGCCTGATCAACCAATCACCGTGGTTCATCGTGCAGACGGGTCGGGCACAACATTCAACTGGACTGACTACTTGACTGTGGCCAGCACCGAGTGGGCCAAGCGTGTGGGTCGTGGTGCAGCAATCAAATGGCCTGCTGTGAGCAGTATTGGTGGCAAAGGCAACGAAGGTGTTGCAGCCATTGTGAATCGTACCAAGGGCGGCATTGGTTATGTTGAGTATGCTTATGTAAAGAAAAACAACATGACTTTTATGCAGCTACAGAACAAAAACGGTAAATTTGTCAGCCCTGATGATGTGACATTTGCGGCCGCAGCCGCAGGTGCTGATTGGTTCAGTGTGCCGGGCATGGGCTTGAGCATTGTGGATCAAAAGGGTGATGCGGTCTGGCCAATAAGCACTGCCAGCTTTATTATCATGTACAAAGATCCAGCAGATAAAAAATCTTCAGCTGAAGTGCTCAAGTTCTTTGACTGGGCATTCCGCAACGGCAAGAAGGATGCTGCTGACCTTGACTATGTGTCATTGCCCGACAGCTTGACTAAACAAATTCGTGAACGAGTTTGGACACAGATCAAATAAACCGGCCGCAAGATTGAGCGGAGGCTGGAACTCGTAACCAGCACTAAGGGCCGCAAGGCTCTTTTTTATTGGCTAATTATTGCGGCCGTCTTGTGGTCAGCGTTGCTAGTCCTATGGATTTAAGCACAGTAATATACATCCAACCTATGTCAAATTCAAACCAACGTCTGCTCAGTCGAGGGTTAGCAGGATCCAAATGATGGTTATTATGCAGGCATTCCCCACCAATAACAATACCCCAAGGCATAATGTTTCTACTGTGATCTTTGGTTTCGCCATTTCTGTATCCTATCCAGTGTCCTACACCGTTGACTATTCCTGCTGCCCAAAACGGTATCCAGATCATCTGTATGCCCCAAATCAGCAGCCCCCACCAGCCAAACACCGCTAGGTTGAACACAAAGAGAATGCCAATGCCAAGTCTACTGTGAGCAGTGTATATGTTGCGCTCCATCCAATCAGCAGGAGTACCAACGCCGTATGAATCAACCATGACTTTATCTTTGCTTGCTGCATGATATAACATTGCTCCTCGAAATAGCACACGCCTGATGCCATACACATGTGGTGTATGCGGATCACCTTGTTGATCACTAAATCTATGATGCTTGCGATGTATTGCAACCCATTGTTTGGTGACCATGCCTGTGGTCAACCACAACCAAAATCTCATGGCATGAGCAATCACAGGATGAAAAGTCACGCCACGATGTGCTTGGCTACGGTGCAAAAACAAAGTCACGCACACTATGGTAATGTGCGTGACTATCAAGGTGTAAATTAAATATGTCATTACATACTTAGCGGAGCCCACAGCCATAGGCCTTGACTCATGAGTACCAGACCTAGTGCTCCTACTCCTATTGAACCCCAATACATACGCATGTTAACTGCTAAAATACTGGCAGATAACAGCACAATGGCCAACTGAAACAGCATGCCCGAAAAGTTCAGCCACGGACTGTGTAGTCTAGCTTCATCTCTTGCAGCTTCTTGTGCTCGTGCTCGGACCAATAACTCTCGTTTGCCTTCGCCTGTGTCGGGTTCTGACTCGTAGCGATCAATTTTGGCCTGCAGTTTTTCCATGCGTTCTTTGTTGCCAACAATCCGGGCTTCTTCCAGTTGTCCTTCAGCCAGAGTTTGCTTGATACTTTTGGACTGATAAAATCCGTAGGTGTTGCTGGCCTTCAGCAGATTGGTTTGTGCTACACTGCTGAAGTTGTTGGCAATGTATGTATTTGCTGCTAGGAACAAGGCCATGAAAACAATTACTAAGCCTGCTTTGTCCTTGATTTGTGCTTCACGTTCTGATCTTGATAGGGGTTTCTTTTCTTCTGCCATGTTAACTCCTTTGAATTATTTACCAGCCAAGGGATTATCAATGGCTCGCTGAATTTTTTGATCAAGTTCTTTCTTCAATGCTTCCACTTCTCTATTGACTTCTCTCTTGAGTGATTGAGTTTCAGAATTGATCTCTCTACGAGCATCAGCCATTTCTTTGCGTATAGTATTGACTTCAGCACGAGCCTTGTCAAGGTCTTCACGCACATCTTTGCGGGCTGCTCGCATTTCAGCTTCAGTCTCACGCTGAGCAGTTTTTACACTGCGCTCCACTTGTTCTGTCACAGTTTCGTTGCGGCGAATATCGTTCTTTAGATCATTTTTGATGTCACGAGTGTAGTCGCTGGTCTTGCCTGAATTTTCTTCAATCACGGCCAGCCTTTTGTCAAAGCCACTCAAGTCTGGTGCTGAATATTCAGCAATCTTTTTCTTCATGCCCTGATAGTCCTTGTACACTTCAAACGCACCATATAAGCCGCCTAGTGTTGAACTCACAATGGTAGCTGCTACCATGAGCTTGGCTGGAGTAAATTCATACCCGCCAATGCTGATCACAGTGTCTTTGCTGGCATACTTCTTTACAGCTTTTTCAGCTTCGTCAATTTTGGCATTGACATCTTTAATTTCTTCTGACATTTTGGTCTCCTTTATTTTTTGTATTGACTGTCCACCATGTCTTGGTGGATTCTATCACTGCGCACCAGCAGCAATCTTGCTGCAGGTGAGTCTATGTTGCGCTGCCCAGGATAGATATCAAATGGCTTGTATCCCACAGCGTCGGGTATGGTGCTGCGGCTGTATGTATCAAATCCTGCTACAAATCCCATTGCACCTAGTACCACGGATTGCAGTTCAACCTGTTGTTCCATGCTGCCTGCTGCGTCCATTTGTGCTGCCATTGCAGCAGGATTTTGTTTGGCCGCGGCTGTTGCTTTTTCACGGGCTGCTTCCATTCTGCGTTCGGCCAAGGCTTGCCGATTGGTTTTGGGCTGTTCTTTTGAACCGCTGCTGTTGGAGGTGCCGGAGGTGCTGCTGGTTGCATCAGCAGTGGCCTTGGTTTCTTTTTTGCTTTCTGCAGGTGCTGCTGCGGCCACGGGTGCAGGTGGTGGCACAAGTTGCACAGGGGCAGTGGCAGACTCTGCAGGCGATGCTGTGGCCATTGGTGCAGGTGCTGCTGGAGGTGCTGGTTCGGCTGCTGCCGGAGCGGTGTTTGCTATGGCCATGACTCCGACTGACACTGTTTCTTCTGCCTTGGGTTTTTCAATCACAATGTATTTCAAAGCATAAGCTTCACGATAGCCTGTACACTGCGAATTGTAGAGTGGATCCAGGCCGCACTGTTGATCAAAGTAGGCTTGAGCATATCCTGTACATCCTGAATCATACAGTGGACTGCCAGTGCATTGTTGTACATAATAGGCATCAGCATACCCAGGACACTGCGAATTGTAAAGTGTGTTCAAGCTGCACTGTTGGTCAAAATAGGCCTGTGCATATCCTGTACAGCCTGTGTGGTATAATGGGTTGGCCGAACACTGATAATTGTAGTAGGCAGTGGCATATCCTGGACAGGCAGTGCTGTACAAGGAATTGGCTGTGCATTGTTGGTTGAAATAGGCCTGAGTATAGCCTGGACACTGTGAGCTGTATAACGCATTGTTCGAGCACTGTTGATCAAAATAGGCCTGTGCATAGCCAGCACACTGTGAGTTGTATAGGGGATTAGCACCGCACTGTTGGTCAAAGTAGGCCTGTGCATAGCCCGAGCAGGTGGTTGAACTAAGTGGGTTGACCACGCACTCGTCTATGGTATAAGCAGCCTGGCTATACATACCAAAAATTGTAGAATTACCTGCAGTCGTAGCTGAGTATCCAATGTTGCCCAGTTCAGTGATTGATCGGGGATTGGCAAATCTGTATTGATAATCTCTACTGCGATTGCCGGTATTATTGCCAGTTTCGCTGTGAGTAACATCATACAACAGGCTATTGGTGTTGCTGCGAATTTTAAAGTTCACATCCACTCGCGGATTAAATGTCATGGTCCATGAGCAACTGCCGTCTTGATTGAACGCTGTACACTGAGAGTATGAGCTGCCCAGATTGTATTGATAGCCATAATTGAAACCGTGGATCACAACACCAGCGCCCACTGAACTCAGGGCCTGGTTGATGGCATAGGTCTGATTGATGCCTTGGCCGGCAGTGGTCCAGTGGTTGGGAAATGGCACCAGGTTGTCTGAAATAATTGTGTAGCCCGGGCATGAAGGCGAACTCTGAGGATTGGCCACACAAGGATCCGGCGGTGCCGAGGTATAGTTCACAGTCATCTCAACATCGCGCACCTGAGGGCCGTAATATCCACCCCAGTTACCGCTGTCGTTGGCCACAAACTGAATGCCCAGGGAACCACTATCTGCCAGGCTCACACTAGTGGGCAATCCCACTGTGCCAGAAAATCTAGTCCAGTCAAACTGTGTGTTGTAGTGTCGGTCATCTTGCGCTAGAAACTGATTGAACCGATTGGTCATGAATGTGGTGGCCACAATAGAGTCAGTTCCGGTTTGCACACCACGCACACCGTTCATGTTTCTCAAATCATAGCCCCAGTTGTACCCATTGATTTGTACACCAGAACCAGACAGTGCTTGATTGATGGCTATGACTCTATGCACTGCGGTCAGAGTGTAGGAGAAATGTATGGTGTTGGTTGCAGGATCATACAGAGGTTGTGGACCGCCCCAGCAACACTCATTGGCACCGGGATGAGTGCCGGTCACTACATTGTTCCAACTGCCTGTGAGTGGAGCACTGGTTCCTGTGGTCTGTGCTGACACAGTCAACCCTGAGATTGACACAGCCAATGCCACAAGCAGTTGACTGATCAGTTTCATTTGACCTCAGGAGTCTCAGACACAACAGCAGCAGGTGCTTTTTTGGGCGGTACGCCGTAGAAGCCAATGGCCTTTTTGTCATTTGCTAGCACACCGCGACTGTCCCATTCAGCCTTGGCCTGTACACCAATTTTGCCGTCTATGGGGCAAGGTGTTCCTGCTGCAATCATGGCAGCAAACACACGCTCGTCTTGGCACAAGGTGGCCACGGCTGCTACTTTCATGCCCATGTCAAACAAGTTCTTGCTGAGTTTGATGCGTTCGCAGTTCATGTCCCGCATGGTACCGCCCATGCTGAATCCAAAAATCTGTGTTTGCACAGCACCTGATGCTACCACAGCGCACACATCATTGTTGATGGTTGTGACTGCTGGTGCCACGGCCGTGGGTGGTGGCGACCGTAGAGTCTGAGTGCTGTCACTCACACTACGACTGTCACTGATGTTGGTATTGGTATTGTTGCTGGTGCTGGTACTACGACTGGTACTGTCAGTCACAATTGGGTCTGACTGTGCAAACGCAGAAACGGCAACAAACCCCAAAATTGCCGCCAGGTAATTTAATTTTTTCATTTCACTGGCCTTTATAATCGCAGCCAATCTTTGTTGGCTTGTTGATATTTATCGCACCAGTGTCCAATACAATTATGCTGTGTGTTTTTCTATAATGCCGTCCCATTGCGGCCCGGGATCATTTTCCATAAACACATTGATTCTGTTGCGTACATCATCGTAGAATGAATCTAATTCGCCATTCCAACTGCCGATCAAATGGTCCAGGGCCTGATGGCAGTAGTTCCAGTCGCGTTTGCGATAGTTTTCCAATAGACCATTGTGTAGATTTCGCTTGCTTTCTGTCAAATGCAATTCCAAAATAGGAATTGATTCAACCACACAGTAGGCCGTCACTTGTTTGTTTTCTGGCACCATGCGAATAGTGTCCAGTTCCAACACAGTGTATTTTTCCTGATATGTTTTCAGCTGATCTGGGTCAATAATAATGTTCATGTTGTAAATCCTTTTAAATATGTATCATGCAAATGACCTTTGATTTAATTTCCGACCTGCATTTGGATCCGCATGAGACCCTGGACTGGATGGGGCAAGCTACCAGTCCTATTTGTATAGTTGCCGGAGACATTTCCCGTGATGTAGAAGTGGTAAGAGAAACTCTTGAGCACTTGGGCAAATGCTATCAAGCAGTGTTTTATATAGATGGCAACAACGAACACAGATACAATTTAGATGTGATTGAACAAAGTTATTCCATACTGGAAGAAGCAATAACTGACATTCCAAATGTTGTGTTTTTACAAAACAACTGTGTGATCATCAATGGTGTTGCTATCATTGGCACCAATGGATGGTGGACCTGGGACTTTGATCGCAACATAGACGAACAACAGTGCAAGCTGTGGTGGACTGATGTGATGAAAACCAATTACGATACCACCGCAGAAATAGAGTCTTTTGCATTTGATGATGTTGCTTATCTAATCAACAGTGTTAAAAAACTACAAACACATTCAGATGTCAAACGCATTGTTGTGGTCACGCACACTGTGCCTGCCATGGATCTTATCAGTCACGATGTCAGCATAACCGACACCTACGAGTTCAACAAAATGGGTAATTCGCACATGTCGCTAGTGCTGGACGAAGACACTGAAAACAAAATAGACACATGGTGCTTTGGTCACTATCACAATTCAGTAGATCGCAACATCAACGGGGTACGCTATGTGAACAATTGCAAGGGCCGACAAGAAGACAGTGGCTGGACACCAACTTATTATCCCAAACGCATCAGCATAGATTTTTAAATTTTATTCAATGCACAACTGTTTCAGGTTCCAGCTTGATCTGCAATGGAAAATTATGATTGCGAGCATCCACAGTGACTTCGATGCCTTTTTGTTCAGCAATTTCGTAGGGCAATACTGCTACCACTGCGGATCCAGAATTATGGATATCTTCAGTGATGGCGACAGCAGTGTCTGCTGTGTATTCAAAGTGTGTGATTAAACTTTCAACTACAAAATCTACAGATGTCTTGGTGTCGTTCAAGTAGATGATCTTAAACATTGGTGGTTCACGCAGTTCTACTTTTGATTTGATTAATGTATTGATATCTGGTGATGTCATAGTGTGTCCTTTGTTGTAGTAGTGGCAGCACTGTGCTGCCACTGTACTTATGATTATTATATTACTTTTTGTAGTTGATTGCAATGGTCTTTGGCTTGGCTTCTTCAGGAATATCACGCTTTAGGTGTATGCTCAAGATGCCCAGTTCAAGATTTGCATTGACAATTTCCACATGATCAGCCAACTGAAATTCCCTGCGGAAATGTCTTTCACTGATGCCTTTGTGCAGATATTTTGCAGTAGAATCTTCATTGTCCACAGTTTCACGGCTGTGCTTACCTTCAATGACCAAAACTTTTTTGTCCTTGATCACTGAAAGATTGTCGTCGCCAAATCCGGCCACAGCCACAGCAATCATGTACTCATCTTCGTTGATTTGTACAATATCATAAGGTGGATAATTTGTGGTAGATTGTTGAGCACTCACACGCATGAGATCATCAAACATGTTGTCGAATCCGATGCCAAATTTGTGAATTGCAGGAATGTCGAAAGAGCGAAGGGTGAGAGTTTTTGTCATTTGTTTTCTCCTTTATTAAGCAAGATGACTTTTAAAATGTAGCCCCACCATGGGCACTACACGATTATTTATAACAGATATCTCAACATCTGTCAATAAATTTAAGAATTTTGTTGTTCTAATTTAAGAGGCGTTGTGACTTGTGTTTTGTCAATGGCAATTTTTAGCACATTGCGTGACTGATAATCTTTCAAGTTGTACATATGCGGCAACAACACACGCTCTAGTTCTGTATGCAGTCCACGAGCACCAGTTTTTGTGACCATTGTGCGTTCAGCAATTAGATCTAAACTGTCGGTATCAAAGTCCAATGCTACCCCATCTTGGTTAAACAACCATCTGTACTGACCAACCAGGTTGTTTTTTACTTCGGTAAGAATGGTAATAAGTTGTGGTTTGGTCAGCTCGTCCAGTTGTATAATGCTGGGAAATCTTCCCACAAACTCCGGTATCATTCCGTAGCGTACTAGATCGTCTGGAGTGATTGCTTCTGTTGTGGCGTTGTTTGGCACTGTTAACTTTGCACCAAATCCAATGGCAGTTCCGTGTGTGCGGGTTTTGATAACTTTGTCTAGCCCAACAAAAGCTCCACCACAGATAAACAGGATGTTGGTAGTGTCGATGTCAACTGTTTCACCTGTTGAGACCTTGCGACTATTTTGCTGGGCCACTTTGCACTTGGTACCTTCGATCAGTTTGAGCAGTGCTTGCTGCACACCCTCGCCGGATATGTCCCGTGTTACCGTGGCGCTTTCGCTTTTGCGGGCTATTTTGTCTACTTCGTCTAGGAATATAATACCGCGCTGTGTGCGTTCCACATCATTTCCACTGGCATGATATAACCGTGTGATCAAACTGTCAACATCATCACCCACATAACCTGCTTCGGTCAATGTGGTTGCATCTGCAATGACAAAAGGAACATCTAAATATTTGGCCACAGTACGGGCCATCAGTGTTTTGCCTGTGCCGGTTGGTCCTGTTATTAAGATATTGGCTTTTTGTATTTCTTGTTCTAGACCTGTATCACTGATGCGCTTGTAATGATTGGCCACAGCCACACTCAACACAATTTTAGCAGTTGGTTGACCAATCACATACTGATCAAGATATTTGTGTATTGCTCGTGGATCTAAAATTGATTCTTCTGTGACGTTTTTTGTTTTGGCCTGTTCTTTTATCAGTAGCCCGTGACAAAAATCAACACACTCGTTGCATATGCCTACATTGTGCCCCACAATCAGTTTGACGACTTGATCCTTGTGCTTGTCACAAAAACTGCAATGCGTGGGTGTTGATCTGATGGTCATTCTAGTTTCCAGTTAATCTTTGTTCAATCTGTTCTCTCTCGGCATCACTCAGCAGGTCTGGATCATACTCACCAGTGTCTATCTTGGAGATGAGATAATCAATGTATGCTTCGTCGTGTGCGTAACGGTCACTGAGAGCTTTGTCTACTTCTATCCAGCCAAGGCCATTGAACTTGTACAGCACACTTGGCAGTCGGTCTACACGCAGATAGCTGTCGCCTTTGTTGGGAGCAGTAGGAAACGCAATGCCAAATCCTGATTGTGTTTCATTGCCCAAATCAATATCTGGAACCAAGCTAGAATTGTATTCTGCTGCCAACCAAGGAAGTTGTGCCAGTTTTCCCATGTCAACTAGTCGTCGTTGAAATTTCAAAGTGTGGCCGGGGTGAGCTGCTTTCCATCGTCTGGCCGCGTCCTTTTCAACAGAATCCATCGAACTAAGTTCGACATCGTCATCCATTGGGTCGTCGCTGCTGATAATTGTTGTTGGTGGCTGCACTTCTGGCTCAACCACTGTTTCCGGTTGCACAAACAATTTGTAAGAACGGTACTCTGAGGGCAATGGCTGGGTAAAATCAAGTTCTAGTTGATCATCCCACAATGGGCCGTCTAGTACATCACACGCCTTGTTGGGGCAAAATAGCCCGATGCCCGGTGCATTTACTAAATCAGTGCCGCACTTGTGACAAGGGATAGTATCTTCTTCAATGATGTACTCTGTGGTCTGCGGTACAAAGTCATTGATGCTTGGATGTTTTGGCAGTGTAGTTGTTTCACCCGGTTTATACACCATTGGTGTAAGATTTTTAAAATGCACAAACGGCTGGTCCAGATAAGGGTGTTGCTGTGCTAGTGTTTTTTTAATCTGTTCAACCTGATGGCCGGTCAACGCGCCGTCGTCGGCTTCATACTTGGGCTCGGCCACTCTGCCGAGATCCTGCATTGTTTCTGTTAACTCTTGCTCAATCCTTTTGTGGGCGTCTTCATCCGTTTCTTCACGATTCCATTTTATACTTTGTTGAGCAGCAAGAATTAACATCAGCGCCAGAGGATCAAACACTGCAACAATAATAATAATCACCCATGTCACTGCTTTTTCCAACAAATTGGCGTCGGGATTATCACCATAGATAAATGCCGCAATGTATTTTATTGGTCCAACCTCGGCTTCAACTTTACGGACCTCAGCGGCAATAGGCGCACGGGCATCGTTAAGTTCCGCAATAGACTTTTGCGACTGCGATATTTCAGCTTGAAGGCGAGCACGTTCTTTCTGCTGGGCTCGACGCAGAGCCACAGCTTTGTCGGCACCCGTTTCTGATGTTGAGCGGCCCAGTACTTGGTCCACTCCTTCATCCATCTGTTTAAGTGCCTTACGGTTTGCTTCAATATTCTCTTTTTCGGTTTTGATTTTTTCATCATATATTGCAATCTTACTGGTAACATCGCCCGACACCAGACTTTGATCGCTGTGTGCCTTGCTCAAAAAGCCAAAAATGCCCATGCTGGTCAACAACATGAGGAATACCAGTGCTGGAACCAGATACAGTTTATAAGTTATACTGGCACGGTGCCAATTTAATTTCAACCAAATTGCGGCTGTGATTTTGCCTACTCCAAGTGCAACACCCATAATAACCACCGGCCAAAAAGCTGCGGAAAAAATAGAAGTCAGGCCTATAATGCTATAGAACTCTGCCACTGCACTGATGACCAGTGCAACAAATAATGTAAAGTATCCGAATATCATAATGTGTATTTATAGGGTTTAGTACCAGCGCTGATGAGCTTCAGCCACCCACTCTTTACCACCGCGATTCATAATTTCCCATTCAACACTGGCAGGGATTTTTACAATTTTTAAGTCGGCATACGGACCATTGGCTTTTTTCCCCAATCTTTTTACCACAGATACCAGCACAGGATCGTCTCTTTTCAAGTCAGTTGACAACCACTCATCTCCGTCGACCATCAGTTGCGGTCCCAGTCTTGTGGTTTCATCGCGACTTGTTCGATCCTGTTGGGTATAGTCAATCATGGCCAGTTTAAGATACAACAGGTCAGCATCATGACTCAGCCCAAACCCACCATGACATCTGTTAATGACTATTTCTCGTATGCCTTTGAGATGTCGAATCAGATCATCGTGGGATTGATCGTCGCTCATTAGTCAAATTTGTATTCGTAATTTACCGATGTTGAATTGACCTGTAGTACACCAGCGCCGTTGCTGAGATGAAATCGGCGTGCCATGTCGGTCATTGGACTCAGTGTGACAAATCTTTTGACATCGGGCATTGTGTTTCTGATCAATTCAGCCACACCCAACACAATTGTTCTACCTGAACCAGGCCGGTAACTCCACACAGTATAGAATATTGCATTGGTGCCTCGGGCGCTGTGTTCGTCTGTTGGCGTGGAATATTTTTCTAATTCACCTTCGTCAATGGGTATTTCGTTGCAGAATGCCACACATATCATTGCAGTAACTTCGTTGGTTTCATCATCTTCCAACACATAGACTTCGCGATTGGGTTCTACACGCCAAAAGGTCGGCAGATGAGGACGAACAGGGTCGTCTTTAATGAAATTCAAATAATAGTCTGTCCTTACATTTTTTATCACAATAAACCCTTGACATTTGTATGTTATGCATAGCGATTATAACAGTAGCAACCAGTGTTGTCAAGTTTTACTCAGGTTTATTTGCCAGTCCGCGCCATTCTTTGACAGGCTCGCCCCACTGCTTGCCATTCCACTCTACCATGGTAGGAAACGGCCACATAGGTGCTGCCTCAGTAATTGCTTGATAATTGCCTTTATGTACAGGCTTGACATCTGCTGTAAACCAGTCGGTAACAGCAGGTTCATCTGGATCTGGCATGGCGGCAATCAGCTGGTCCAACTCTGCCAGCAACTGTTGTTCAGTTTGAGCTTGAGTACCCGCAGCGTTACCTAGGAATACTTCACCAGTGTCTTCGTTGGTTAATTCCAACGGACCATGGTACCAATACTCAGTATCGTCATTGCTCCAGCCCAGAGCTTCCACGCCATCGTAGCCATCATCTTCCCAGGCTTGTTCAAACGCTGCCACATCCTCTTCAGTGGCGTCGCGGCCTGCGTCAATATCTAGCCAGCAACCGTCGGTCATTTCATAAAGTTCCCATGACTCGTCGTTGTCAATGCAACCAAGTTCATAGCCGTCTTCATTTGCAAGTTCTGAATCTGTAAGCGGACGCTCATCTGATTCTACTGTGAACGTGCCCCAGCGCCAGCCTTGTTCAACAACAATAGTTTTGCTGCCATTGTAGAAAAACATTGTCTCTACTGCTGATTTTTTGTACTGTGGTGATAGTTTCCAGGTGGCCATGTTGTTGTCCTTAAACGTCTAGGTCCATTTCGCCGGCTTCTTTCACAAGAATCAGTACCTCATCTAGTGTGTTGCACAGGATCTTGGCAGTAACATAGTCGCCTTTTTTGTTGCGACCGCCTGCTTCTATCATGAAGCCGTTGTCGTAACGATACACAGTGTATGATTCATTTATCTTGGTCAGCTTGTCGCTGATTTTTGATACTGTTGCTTTAGTTGCCATTTTTTCTCTCCTTAGTAAGTTCACATGTTAACATAAATTTCTCCCATGCGTCAACCACTGCGGGATGACTCATCAGTTTGTCAGCTTCGGCCTGCATGGCCTTGACACCTGCTTCGGCCAAATCTCTGGCACTGGCATGCTGTAATGTACACAATTCATCACCAAACTCCTTGGCTAATTTTTGCCAGGCCTTGAGTTGACCCGGAGTGATGGGAGTTTTTTGTGGCCGCATTTCACTGGCCTTGTGTAGGGCCTGACAGATGGCATCTTCAGCCAGCCGTCCAGCGGCAATCATGGCCGCATGGTTAGGTTCCACATTAAACCTACGGGATTGTCCCCCGGGGTATACGCAGACAAGGTGACTACCTCGATGGAAACTATCCAAAAGATTGCTATCATACTCAGCCACAGGCCGATACCGCCGTCCAATTTTTTCATAATACACCTTTTTCATTGATAATCTCGATCCAACTTTGTGTTGGTTAATCCGGCCAGCATCTGAAACCGATCCCATGCGTCTTTTACTGCGGGGCGTGATTCCAGTTCAGAATCAGGCAGCACTGCTTCCAACCAAAATTCACCACGCCGACTCGGATTTGCGCCAAATTTGCGTGGCTGGTGCAGCTTGCCCAACTTCCATAAGCCTACGCTCACACTACGGAAAAGATCTTCGTCAGTTTGACCAGCCCACTCTGGAGCACTACGACTAAAGCCCGTAATAGAATCAAATCTAGGCGAGCCGCCGCCGTAGGCCGACCACATGTTTGCCCATTGCTCGTCGTCATTGGGATCAAAATCTGTACGAGCAATGATAACCAGCACATCGTCAATGTCCACACGACCTTCCGCAATGTCTCGAACACATCGGCTGTAACTGAGTCCAATTTTCATTTAGCCACCAAAATGTTTGATCACAGCATCCAAGTGATGGATCATGATTGTGTTTCCGCTTACATCTTCAGGATGCAGGTATTCGCCTTTTTTGAAGTCGGCCAGTTCTTTTTTGAGATACTTGCGCTGTTCTTTCAGTGTGAGCACTGTGATGCGGTCTGCTGTTTCAAAATCAATTTCAAGTTTCTTGTTCATATGTTATTCCAAGTGCTTAATCGTTGTACAACTGACCAAATCTTTCTGGGTTCGCGTCGCGGAGTTGAATGGCCTCGGTCAAGGCCTGCACCACCAATTCGTTGAATGTGATATCACGCTCGTGTGCCAGTTTCATGTACTTCAACAGATCTTCATCTGAAAAGTCAACTGTAATCTGTACTCGTGTGTCATAATCCTCACCGGCGCGAATGGCCAGGCACTTTTGAATAAAGTCGTCTGCCACTTCCAAATCCACATAGTCAACATTGTCCCAGGCTTGATTAGCCGGCACATTTCTAGACTTGGCTTCGTTATGATACTGCTCTGCATAGTCTGGATTGATCATTCGGTAAGCACGATTGTTGGTGTAGTCGTATGCCGACACTTGATGCGCTGTTTGTGCAGATTCAGTACTGAACACAATGCTGAAACTGTATCCGCCTTCGCCTTGAACACCGTTCCACGAATCTAGTGTATAAGCATCGGGACCGTAGCATGACCAGCCGTATGCACTGCCTTCGGTGATCTTATAGTCGACCAATTCCATCCATTCTTTCATTGAAATCATTTGAACATCCTAGCATCTAAAATTATTGCAGCGCCCAAGACTAACCATAATATCCCAGGCCAAACACTGCCACCGGCAATTGCGGCAATGCCAGCTCCTAAGTTAACACCACCGACAGTGTATCCAATCGTCTTACGGTGCCGACCAAACCATTCCATAAATTTTTCCATTTTCAATTCCTTGTTAGATTAATTTTTTGTTTGTTTGCCAAAAAATATAAAAATTGCTGCCAACCCCAGGGCCAGCGGCAGGTTAACAAATGCCAAGATCAATACCAGTAGCCAATGCATTACAGTTTCTCCCCGGCTTCAAATCCACGGAACCGAACATGCCTAGGGAATCTCAAACTGTATGATCCGTCTTGATTTTGAGTAACTGCATCAGCTTGGATTTCGCCAATGACACCAAGTAACTGATCCCGGGCAGCCCAAAACTCATCACGATCATTATCACTATAGCCAGTACCAACATTAACCCGAATATTTCGTTCATTATCAACTCCTTCGTAAATTATAGCACCCAACCGGCCTGCATTGCGACCAGTTCCTTCTTCAAAACCCACAATGGTCAAATCCACTGTGATGGTGGGTTTCCATTTCATCCAGTGATCACTGCGTTTGCATTCGTACGGAGCATCGAGATTTTTAATCATGATGCCTTCATATCCTTGCTCAACTGACGCTTCAGCAAACCTGCGCATAACATCATGTCCTTCCGCAGTGTCCAGGTTCACATCCATACCCGGCATGATACGCAAACAATCGGTTTCGTCCAACACCGTTTTTGCACTTTCTAGCCATGCTATACGTTTGTGCTGTTGCAAGTTGCAATGGCCTTCTTTGAGTGCATCCAATGGAATGATATCAAAAATGTGATAAACCATACCAGTTGTTTTGGCATTGCTTTTGCGTTGTGCCTGTTTCATCAAGGCTTGGAAATTCTCACCTACAATTTCACCATCCAACACAAAGTGTCCACCTGTGCCTCGACCGTGTTGGAATGCCCGACGGTTGTCCAAGATAGCCTCAGCAATCTGCGGAAAGTTTTCAAACTCCTTGCCATTGCGGCTGTACAACACACAGCTATTGCCCGACACCACTGCAATCACACGCACACCGTCCAATTTGACTTCCAGGCGTTTGATGCCCTTCATCTTCTTGGGGTGGTCGGTGGAGTCCTGTGCCAGCTGACAAGTAAAGGTAGGGATCTTCCATTCTGTTCGGCCCACAACTTTGTTGATGGTCTTTTCACTGATGCCGCATCGCAGGTCTTTGATCAGCACTCGACGACACAACATGTTCCATTCGGCACTGTCAAACTCTTGGCTCACGGCCGCAATACGATCACGAGCTTCGTGTCCGGTCAAGCTACGAGTGCGCAGTGCTTCACACAAGGCCCAGAACACAGGCCAGTTGTTGGGTTGGTTCTCAAGTCCAGTAGTCTCGGGTATTTGTTTGACGCCGAACACATAGAAAGGGTTGTAGGCCTGATAGCAGTTGAACAAAAAGCATTGAGCACTGGCGCTGCCAAGTTGTGAGGCCACATAGGCTTTTTCGATCACAGATTCTTTGTGTAATCTACTGTCGCTGCTTTCAAGATCTCGAATCCAGTCTGCTGCCAACTTGATCCCTTCAAATTCTTTTGTGCTAAAATCTATTTTGTTCATGTTATTTACTGTTGCGTTGCTGATGTTTATACTCTCGTTTAAGCCAATATTTGTATCGGTTAAAATACTCTTGTTGGCTGACAACAGGCTCTCGATGGGCCTGATGTTCTTCGCGATTTTCCATCCACATCTGTGTTAACCACAGACGAAAAGTTGATTGTTTCATTTGCAAGCACAGTCAATTATACTGTTTCCAACATGGCAGCCGGAACATTGTATCGAACACCAACATCGGTGTCGACCAGAATATTCTTCAGCTTGACCTTGTTGACTGTTCCGGTATAGGTCACACCAGTTTTACGATTGTGAAACTTGACGCGAGTACCAATCACAAAGGATCCAGTGTTGCGGCGAGTGAGTTGACTACGAGCAAATCGCACTGCGTCTACAATGCTGGTCAGCTGATCGTTGGTAAATGGGCCTTGAATGATGGCAGTGTTGATTTCTTGGATATTCATAACATACTCCTTAGTCAATTTGAATGTCGGCAATTTGGCCGTTGCGAAAAATAAAATACTCGTTGATCGCGCCATGGTAAGCCCAGATGCAATCGTTGCCTTTGGTCAAGGTGTAACACTTGATGCCACGCTTTCGATAGTGCTCCTGCACCAGCATGACTTCAAACAGATTAAGATCAGGATGGATTGATATCATGCTGCCGCCAGTACCGCCATCAAACTGTTGTTGATCATGTCCATCTCGTCGCGTTCCACATAGAAGTCTGTGGTTGGATCATAGTACTGACCTTGTTTGACATCATAGTAGAGCACACGACCCGAGAAGTTGAACGGACCTTCAAGTCCCGCCCGTGGACCGTATTTGACACGCATCAGGTCTGTCTCGAATTTGTCTGCCAGTACCTTGTAGCCCATAATCAACTCCTTTTGTGTCTGTGTATGTATATTATAGCAGAATGGCAATTTTGGGTCAACCAAAATTAGGCAAACAATTCTCCGTACATTTCTTCGTACACTGCATCAAAGTCTTCGCGGATCCATTCGATGGCATATCCGCGCTGGGCATAGTCATCGGCCATGACCTGCAGGTAGTGCAGGGCCTGTGTGGCGCTCATATCGCGATCAGCCATCAGGCTTAGATTACTGCAATGAGCAAAATTGTTGCTGTCTCTGTGGGCACTAACTTGGACAAATTGCTTGATCATCTCTGGCTCCTGTTTGCTGTTTATGCATTAATTATAGCAGAATGGCAATTTTGAGTCAACCAAATGCTTTTACCAGCCCAGAAAAGCCAATGGCTACACTTACAAGATTCACAAACATTTGTGGTTTATTTGCAACACGAATAGTCCATGCTAGAAACAGTATTGTTCCCACAAAGAATGTAAGTATATTGTAGGGGTAAGCCTCCGGGCCCATGGCGTTCAGGCTATGCCCGGCCACTATGAATACAGCGCCGGCCCACTGCAAAATTTCGTTAACATCTAATTTCATAACTGTATTATAGCAGAATGGCGATTTTGGGTCAACCGTTTTATGCCACAAAAAAACCCCTGATTTTGGGGTAATTTTTGTTGTTTTTTAGCAACAGATTAGTAAACTACATTGGCCCGGGCAGCGCTTTCGCTCACTATGGACGGTATCAAATTTGCCTGTGGTGGTATTTGATCTGGATCAGCAGGCACAACATTGGATGCGGTTCCTACGCCTGAACTGTTTAGTCCTAACTTGCTGCGTCCTTCTCTCAAGGTGGCCACTATTGCTTGTCCGCCTGCTGTGGCCACATTGGCAACATCTTCGAGATATTGCGCAGTGCCACCTACTTTGGTATCAACGCCGTAGCTGGGCAAAGAGAATATAAAACTTTGAGTGGAGGTTTGACTGGCCACAACATTTGCAACATCTATTGCGGCTGCTGTTTGGAAAGAGACTTCTGACGTTATCTGTGAACTGATTGCTGAGAAGTATGTGTTGAGTTCTGTGGTCTGTGTAGGGTTGGCCGTGATAATATTTCCAATTTCAGTTTGTGCTTGCCCAATCAAGGTCAGTATTGTGGCGTCCGATGCCACATTCCCCAACATGTTGTTGTAAATGGTAATTAGATTGGTCAGCTGACCAGCAGCATACAGTGAATTGATAACTGTGACAGAATTGTTTAAACTGTCAATGATGTTGGTGCCCACTGCTGTGCCAAGAATATCTGTTATCAGTATTGTGCCGTTGTCGCCAGAACCCGTGGCATAGGTGTTGGCATAGTAATCTAAATCTGTTTGCGGAACAGCCTGAGTCTGTGCAGTGATATCTGGCAAGTCAGTGTTTGTTTCCACTGCCAAGAATGCATCTGACAACTGTGGCAATGTCATTCTGCTGATGTTGGTAATTTGCAATAGAGCATTGGCAAGCGCTTTGTTAGCCAAAGCCAGGCCAGGCTCAGTTATGATGGACAAGCGCTCAAGACTTATACCAAACGGTGGCAGTGTAGTTTCCAAATTAGAATTCACTGTGTAAAATACACCTGAGCTGGTGTTGTTGGTGGTGGGAATCGTGGAACTTTGTCGCACTGCACATGCCAATGGGCGTTCAACTACTCGTGCTGCGGCTTCTTGATCTAAAGTGCTGTAGGGTGGCACAGGTTCGGGTGTTATATAGATGCCACGAAGACCATCAGCAGTGGCTGTTGTCAATGACGCATAACTGTTGGGCAGCATTATGGCTGGGTTTAATAAATCTGCCAATGAATTGATGTTGGGTGTCCATATGCCAAGTGTTTGCAGTATCTGTTCTAGCGTAGAGCCTGTTATGGCTGTCAGTGCCAAGTACATGATTTTTTGCACATCGTCAGTGACAATTAAATCATTGTTGCTTAGGTTCAATATGATATTTTCATTTATGCCGGCATCAGACAATGCGCCAATCAGCGGAGTTATTGTGCCCGATCGTAATGAGATTTGTTGTATCAAGGCCAAGGGTGATCCCAGGTTGGCCAAGTTACCTAAATTTATCCAATAGCCGGCATTGAACAAATCATCGCCCATGGCCTGAGTTGCCAAATTTACATCTGTCAATCCACCGGTGGTCAGACTATTCATGTTGGTGAATGTGTCTGCCAGATAAGTGTTGGCGTTTACAGCACTGTTGATAAAGATATTTGTAGTGTCTGCATACGCTGCTGCGGTGTTGAATATCTGTGTAAACTTGCTGACATTGTTGTTGCCCAAATACTCATCAGCAGTCAATGTAATGATGCCGGTCATGCCTGGATCAACAATGGTAGACGACACCGACGACACAGTTCCGGTCACTATGGAATCCGCCAATGCAGGACAACTATTGCCAATGTTGCCTGCAAATGTCTGTAGCGCTGTTTGTGTACTGCCGGGCAAAGAACCAGAATTACCAATGGTTGCAATCAAATTTGCCAACAACGGCAACGAGGTATAATTGGTGATTGCTGTTGTCAGTGTAGAAGGAATGTCAATTCCTGTATTTTGCAGCAGAGCAGCACCTGCTTGCAATTGCAATGGTGTTAGTATTGCTGCCATTATGCAGCCCTTACATTGGAGCTACCACCTGATCGTGGATGACCGCAGGTGTCGGTATCTCCAGTTCGGATCACTGGCTTGCCGCCGGCTCGCACTGTGGCGCTGCCACCTTTGACTGTGGCAGAAGCATGTGGAGGATGCGGTTTTCCCCACGGAGCATGCCCAGTGACACCGTTGCCCGCGACAACAATAGGACTGCCATTCACTCGTACAGAAGCCACGCCACCGGTGGCTTGACCGCCTGCTGAATTTGAATCGCCTACTCGCTGTACTGCTGGCATGTTATCCTAGTATAAGTTTTTTCTCCGGCACCCGGATGCCAGTGGTTGCTTCAATGTACTTCATTTTGACTTCTTCGTCAGTGAGTGCATAGATTGCAACATTGTTAATATTTAGTGTGACAGAACCCTTTCGTTCTGCGGTAAACACGCTGGGTACAAGACCAAGTCCTTGTGGGCCCGGTGCCACACTGACTGGCTCGCTCACTGTGATAAAATTGTATTCAATCAGTTCTACTCTTGCAATCAGTTCTTCTCCTGAATTGAGTTTAAATGTGCAAACCTGTCCCATTGTTTTTTCAATATTCATTCTGTTAGTTTCTTTCTAAGTTCTGTAAATCCGCCCACCAGTTCTTGGTCCAAGAAGATTTGTGGCAGTGTTCGAGCTGTTGGTACAGCTTCTAATAGTTGTTCTCGGGTCCAGGTGCCTTGTGTAATATTGCGTTCTTCGTAATCTATGCCGCGGCTTTCTAACATCGCCTTGGCTTGAACACAGTAAGGGCACGAGTCTTTTGACCATATAATTGCTTTCATTTATTTTCCTTCTTTTGATTTGTTGTATGTTTTGGCAAAGATGTCTGCTTTCACAACACCGTAGTCACCAGGACCATGTTTCACAATGTAGTCATTGCCCTTGGTATAATTTAAATCTCCCCAGCTGGCTCGGACAACACCGTCATGGTCGGCAATCTTTGCCACCTTCATGATTTTCTTGGGTGTTGCTGTGCCATCACCATTGTCGTCGTAGTATGCAGCAAACTTGATGGGGCTCACAGGATACTTCTCACCTTTGGGACCAGTGATGATCTTGTGACCCACGGTGTAGTCCACAGGTCCTTCTAGTGTATCTACTGTGCCGTTGTCTGTGGCAGTTTCATAACTGATAGGTGTTGGGTGTTTGTAGGTCTGGAAACCGCCAGCATCAAACCAGGCATCATCTACTCCGGGTGCGGTTGCTGCAATAGATTGTCGAATATCGTCATTCATTTTTATAGCTCCGGTAGTTGTTCGTAGTCCAGGTCAGACGACATCACGCCAATGACATAATTTGTGCTTTCATTTTCTTGCAAAGCTGTCTGCTTGTTGGCTGTGTTTGTATGCTTGTTGAACCACGGAATGGGGGTTGAACGAGGTGCAGGTTCTTGATACTTGATACCAATTTCTTTCAGTGCGCCCACGGCTGTGTAGTCCACAAAGTCTTTGAGAATGTTGGCATTGAGTCCAATCACTGGACCTTGATTGAACAAATAGTCGGCCCAGGCTTTTTCTTCACGAATCACATCTAGATACATTTGATACACTTCGGCTTCGCATTCTTGCTTGGCTCGGGCAAAGCGTGGATCTTCTTTGACCACCTGATTGATGATCCAGGCTGTCCAGTCCTTGTGTAGAATTTCGTCTTGCAGTATCAAGCTGATGATATTGCCATTGCCAATGAAGATTCTGTTCTCAACCATGGCCAAGCTGGTGGCAAAGCTGACCATGAATCTGAACGCTTCTAGTCCGTAGCTGGCATTCAGTGCTAACCAGATGGCTTTGATGTGTTCATATTCGTCAAAATCTTCTTGTAGTTCTTTGCGGCAGTTGATCATGTGCAGGCGATCATAATACAGGCCAATTGTACTGGCCATTTCAACAATTTCTTTTGTGTCATGGATTGTGCTGAACACATCCTTGGGCACATTGTAGATGTTACGGATGATGTGACTGTAACTTCTACTGTGAATGTTGGTTTCAAAGAATCCCCAGTTGTACATTAAGGCTTCTAATTCAGGAATTGATACCACAGGAGTAAACACCTGTGTGGGTCCACGACCTTGTAAACTGTCCAGTGCTGTTTGACGCAGCAGGTTTGATGTAAAAATATGTTTGACTGTGCTGCTGGCTTCCTTGAAGTCGTTGGCATCCTTGGTCAGGCTGACTTCCTCGGGCACCCAGAAGAATCCGCGAGCCTCTTGTTCAAATTTTACAATCTTGTTGTATTTGACTTCTTCAAAGCGTTGAATGGTCACAGGACCCGCAGGATCCAGAAACATCTTACGATTGAGATAATCTGTTTTTGTTTTTAAGTTGTATTGCGCTTGGCTCATTTTAATATTTTCCTGTTATTCTTTTTTTGCATCAATGGAGTAAAACCAATCATCACCGGCTGACCAATTGCGCTCGTACGCATCCAACATCACATCACAAATGGTTTCTAACATTACGATTTATTTTCTTTATTTAAATAAATCCACTAGCTCTAAAGCCAATGCATTATTGCCCAAGACTGGACTCAAATCCTTGTGTTCATCTCGGTACATTTTAAGTTTTTTTGGATTGTTTGCTAAACTGGCAGAAACATTGCTCAATCGGTCTGCACTCTTTACCAATTCACTTCCCGGAGTTTGAGCAATCTTGGCAATGGCATTTGCCATTTTTTCTTTTCGGTTCTCTCCGCGTCCTGTCACTGCCCAAACTATATTGGCAACATTATCACCAAATTGTTGTTTGATTTGTTCTAAGGTAACATCTGTATCTTCCACTATATCATGCAACCAAGCAGCAGCAATTATTTCCGGGTCTTGTGTAATTGTTTTAACACGGGCAACAACATCCGCCAAATGAGTGACATAAGGGTGTACACCGTATTTTTGGTTCTTGTGTGCATCAACAGCAAGAGTTTTTGCCTTGAACTCTATGTCATCTGCACTTTCTAACAGTTCATTTATTTTCATACCATTTCATGCTAGAGCTTGCATGCCTCGCAATCTTCTTGATCATCAAACTCAATCGCTTCCAATGGTGCAACAACTTCGTCTTGACCTTTGCTACCTGCTTTGTTGATCAGGCTGTAGTAGAAAGTTTTTAGACCCCAGTAGTGCGACTGCATCAAGTTCCGAGCAATTAGAGTTGTTGGTACCTTACGATCTGCAAAGTGTGCAGGATTGTAGAATGTGTTGGTACTGATGCTTTGGTCCACATAGGCAGCTAGTACTGCGGCTGTTTTCAAGTAGCCATCACAATCTTTTTGTGCCCACATCAGTTGATATTTGTTTTTCAACCGGTTGTATTCGGGCGCCACTTGAATCAAACTGCCGGCCTTGCTTTCTTTCACAGTGATCAGGCTCATGGGCATTTCAATGCCGTTGGTTGAGTTGATGGCCACCGAACTGGATTCAACAGGAGCAATTGCTCCATTAGTAGCATTACGAACGCCACTCACTTTCATTCTAGCACGAAGTGTTTCCCATTCAAGTTCCGGGGTAAAATCAGTCAGTTCATTGACTCCTACTGCACGAAGTTCCCAGGGAAACTGTCCTTGGCCATAGCGTGTGTGATCACTGCCTTCACATCGGCCTCGCTCCTCAGCCAGTTCAACACTCATCTCAGTTAGATAATATGTCTGATGTTCCATCCAAGTTTTGACTTCTGCCAGAGCATCCTTCTCACCATATTTCAAACTACGCTTGGCATGCCAGTAGGCAAGATTGGTGATACCAATTCCCAGTGGTCTGATTTCATCGTTGCTCAACTTCGACTGAATTGATAGGAAATCTTGATAGTCCAGTATATTATTGAGGCTTCTATGTAGAATGCGACAAGCCCTGCGCATATCTTCAGGATTACGGAAGGCACCCCAATTAATTGAACCAAGAGTGCATAAAGCGATGCGCCCATCAGCATCATCGAGACGCTTAAAAGAACGAGTAGGTAAAAGTATTTCACAACAAAGGTTACTTTGGTAAATGGTGTGGTATTCAGGATCAAACGGTCCTTGCTTCATCACATTGTCAATGAACACTAGATAGATGCGTCCAGTGTCTGTGCGCTCCTTCAAGATGCCTGATTTAAATACTTCTTCAGCACTCATAGTTTTCTTACGCAGGCCAGATTGCTTTTCATACTTTACATAAAGTTCTTCGAATAGTTCTGTATTACTATAGAACGCTTGATACAAGTCGGGCACTTCGTTAGGATCAAAGAATGTTATGTCTTCTTTGTTTTTAAATCGTCTCCAGAAGAATGCTGACAATACGACTCCATAATCCATGTGTCGAACTCGGGTCTCTTCAGTCCCTTGATTGTTCTTGAGTACAATAAGATCATCAAATTGATGATGCCAAATAGGGTAAAACACAGTAGCACTAGCATTACGAATACCTCCTTGACTACAACTACGCAAATCTCCAAACCATTTCTTCAAGAATGGTATCATACCTGTGTGCATGATCTCACCACCACGAATGGGCGAACCTAGTGGACGCAATCTACCAATCTCTAATCCAATGCCAGCTCGCTTGCTGGCATACTTGGCCATCATTTCACCAGACGCGAAAATACTATCCAAATCATCATCTGATCTAATAAGAACGCAAGATGAAAATTGTTTCGTAGGAGTACCAAGCCCAGCAAGAACAGGAGTAGCAAGAGTAAATAGCCCATCACTGGCAGCGTTGTAGTATTCTTTGATGAAGCGCATTCTCGCTGTGTTCGGTTCTTCTGAGTGAAATACAGTAGCGGCCGCGACCATGTATCTAATTTGTGGAGTTTCATAAATTTGTCCTGTTGAACGATTTTTAACTAGATATTTTTCAATCAGCTGTTCAATGGCTGCATAACCATACAGTTCATCTTTGCTGTGGTCAATGAAAGAATCCATTCGGTTCCAATCATCTTCAGTGTACCATTCCAGCAGCTCAGGAGTGTACAGGCCAGTGGCCACATTCTTTTTTACAATCGTGTACAGTGATGGCACATCATAGCTGCCGTACACATCTTTTCTCAACATGCTAAGTCTTTGTTTGCCGGCCACATATTGATAGTTGGTATGGCCCACATCAGGATTTGATTCAACATCGATCAAATCCACAATAGCTCTAAGTGTGATACCGTCAATTTCTTTGGTGGTGATACCATCGTAGAAATGCAATTGTGCTTTGATCTCCACCATACTTTGGCTGACATCTGCTATGCCTTGGCACACTTTTGCTACTTGGGTTTGCCATTTTTCGATGGCCATGATCTCGCGCCGACCGCTTCGTTTTACTACATTGATTGTTGACATTTACTTCTCTTGTTATTTTACTTGTACTGCTGTGTTATCTGTGACTGGTGCAGGCTCTTCTTGACTTCTATCTCCGAGCTGGTATTTAATACAACTGTCCGGTCCCAATTCAGTATATATTTAGATTTGTCCACGAGGACTAAATTACGGCCATCATTGGTCAAAACCAGCTCTGCAGAGTCCATATCGCCACGATTCAAGCATGTTATAGTATACAGGATTCCCAGCCCTCTTGCAACCTCACAATACATGTTGTCGCTCAACAACTGCCAAGGATCCGGCCAAGTGATTTGGTCGTCCCAGTGCAAATGGTAAGCAGTCCAAGGAGATTGAAACCACCAAGAGTTAATGGTTTCCAGTGCCGATTCAACAGGCTGGTCAGCAACTTGTGTTCGAAGTTGATTCCAGCTGTCGAGTCTTGCTTCAAATGTTGCAGGCCACTTCAATGTATATGGTTTATGCTGTAGGTTATCGATCCACCGGTGCCGGTATTTGTGCTGACGTAGTTTACAAAAATTTCATTACCGGTCTGTGACACTGTCAGCGTGATGCCAGTAGAAGTATTTTCAGAAAAATCATCAGTGTATGTTAGCGCACCGGCGCCGTCAAATAAAACAACAGTAATTCTGCCAGTTCTATATGCAGTGCTTCTAGAAATGCTGTAATCAATGTTGAGTGACCAGGTGTCAAGTTCACTGTAAGAAAAAGCAGCAGTGGGCGAAGTTACATTGTTGTTCAATGTTGCTGTGAGGCCAGATTCTCGCACATACGGACCCATGGCCAACTGTTGACCATTGGTAAACGCAATGCTGGCAGTGCCATTCAAATCAACTCTGGGATACAGTGTGGCATATTGGTCTGGTCGATCAAAAATATCGCCAACGCTGATGTTGTTGGGCGATACAAAATCAATAATGGCAGTGTAGGGCTGTGTGACACCACCAAAGTGGTTGCCGACATCACCGAATGTATTTTGTGCAGTGGCATTGCGTTCCACTTCAAACACAATGCCGCGAGCATAGATAGTATCAAAGTCGCAACTTTGTATGCCAATACCACGCGGGTCATAGGCAGAACCCAGGGGGTTTGGCTCAACCAGTATGCCTTCGAACAGTGTGGAGAAATGTGATCCAGTAAAGTCAATACCACGCACCTGCTGATCTGTTCGCATGCCATAGGTACAGCCGGAGAATGTACAGTTGTCAAACTTGATCTGATGCGTGTCATTGGCAGCAGTACTGATAAATTTAACACACGAAATATCGGCCACAGCCGATGTCAAATCAACAGTGGTCAATGGTCCAAGGAATTCAACCTGATTAAACACAAATTCAGTTGCCTGTTCTATACATGCAACATCTGTTGCTTTGAGACTGGCAAAGGCCATATTTTCACATGTGACACTTATTGGAGGTTGAGCGCCATTGGTGCCAATGTTGACACCGGTCTGTTGTAGGCTGTCGCCAGTCTGCATTGTGTAAACTGCTGTGGCAGTTGCTGTCAGTTGAATAATACTGTTCTTGGGGCCTTCGCCAATCAGTGTGGCATAGGGTGGAATAACAATAGTGCCTGAAACTTTGTAAATGCCAGCTGGAAAGAATAAACTTCTACGAATTGCAGGATTCACTTCTCTACAGTACAATTGATAAAGTGCGCGGTTAATGGCCGCAGTGTCGTCAGCAACACCGTTGCCAACTGCACCAAAGTCTTTGACTGTGGCAAATTGATCCATCCAGTTTTGCAAGGACAGTTGAACCGGAGTTCCGGGTGTTGCACCTGTTTGTACTGTGTATCCGGTGGCTTCTTGGCCCGAATATACATAATCTTGCACCAGATACAATAAGTCAGAAAATTCAGTGAGAATTTCTGTATTACCAATTACTGGAGCACCTTCTTCCAATGTTCCGTTACCAATGAACAATCTGCGTTCGTCGATACTCCATCCCAATTCAGCGCCTGCCAATTGCGGTAGATCTTCTTGTAACCCTTTACGCTGGGTAATTCGCGAAATTTGTACAATAGCCAATTTAGTTGTCCTCTGTTGTCAACTATTTAGCAGATAATACTGTTCGACTCTTTTCCACCATTGGGATTTCCAGTGGTCAAATTCCGCACCTTCAATGACAAATTCTTGGTATTGCGGTGCGCTGGTCACATTGCCCATGTCATCTGTGGTGGGTTTAACGCACATTAAAATGACACCTTTGCGTATGTCTGTGCCGTACACTTCGTTGTGCGCTTCGGCATAGGCACACAGTTGCAAGAAATAGTCTTCAATCCACTCAATTTTTTTGGGCTTGTTTGTTTGCTTAAAGTCCAAAATACTTTGTTGGTTGTTGTGCATGCCACAGCAGTCTGTTGTACCTGCGTAAATGCCGGGAAAGTACAAGGGCACTTCCACACCCCAAAACTCATCTACATTTTTAAGCCCGTTTTCGATCACAACTTCGGCCATGGCGTGACTTGCCCATCCAAACGGATTGGTGCCTTTGTCTTTGATTTCGCCTGTCTTGACATAGTTTTCAAGATAGGTGTGCATTCTTGTGCCGCGGTTGGCCGCTTCTGTTGTGATTTGCTGTGCTTTTGTTTCGCCCACTGCTTTACGCCAGTTGGCCAGTGCAATGCGACTTTCTGCAGGTTTGGTCTTGTCAAGAATAGTGGTTACACTAGGAACCCTGTTGCCATCAGGAGTGGCATATAGACGTTTTCCGTCCACTTGCTCTCGGGCAAGTGAGTGATAGTTGAATTTTGGATTGTACATTGGTTAAAGATTTTTGTGTATGAGTTTTGATTCAGTTTGGTAATGACCCCATACAACAATACCATGCTGGTTGATATGGTGTTGATGTATGTCATATTGTGTTGTTGCTTCTTTTATTGCGTGTGTTTTTAATTTACCCAGTATGTTTCTTACCTGAGAACTATTGTATTTTTCTACTAGATCTACACGACTAGTCAACTCGTTCCATTTTTTTGCTAGTATTTGAGCAGTCCATAAATCTAACATTTTCATTGTTTTATGACCAACCACCATTGGTAGCTTATAAAATTTGTCTGACAAACTGTTGCCAGACGCTAACTCGCTGTATAGTTCCCCAAGATCTGGCACCACATGAGACTCAAATGCAAAGTACACTTCCTTGATATCAAGCCCCCAGAATCTTTGATAAGCAGGATCAGCTGCTGGACTGTTTGGTAAAAATGACCAATTGGCCCATGAAGCTCTTAACAAGCCCAATTCAAAAAACTTAACATAAGAATTAATTAGACTGTCAACTGTTTGCCCCGGTAACCCTAGTATGCATTGCAGTTCTGTCTTGCGAAATTTTTCAGGCGGTAAGTTATTTCTTAGATTGTTTGTCATTTTAACAATAGCTTCCCACGGAACTGCTGGACGATCGATTGCCTTTAATACATCTTCATCGGCATCTTGAAGATTGATCACAGGCGGAACATCATACACAAGACTATTTTGAGTAATAATATACTCGGTTACATCTTTCTTGAGTTTGGGAGTGTTGTTCACTATAAAAGAAAAACTACGAGCAGGATCATATAAAGAAATTGCATAATCAAACGCTTTTATGTCATCTGGCCATTGTCCAAAGTTGGCATCTGTTTCTCGTATGGCCACATTTAGTCGATGGAACAAATCAATATCGTGTTTCCAGTTGTGTGTACGACGTTTGACTTTTTTAGTTAAATTTTGTGACCAATCACAAAATGTACAACTATACATACATCCTCGGGCAAATTCAATAGCCCAGTATTGGTCTTCGATTGGAATTCCGTAAGCTGCCAGATGATCACGCACTTCGGCCATATGAGCTTCTTGACTCACATAAGGACTTTGACTTAGGTAAAGTTCATCTGTCAACGTTTCGTGCGGATATATTTTTCTTACCCCATTGGCATTTTCAATAATGTTAACAAACTCGTCTTTATTGAACAGGAGCCCGGAATGATAATCAATAATTTGCTGAAATGGTCGTTCGCCGTCGCCGTACACTACATAGTCTATATACGGATGGTTGATGAAAAAATCAACTTGGTTGTCAGTCTCTGTTTCTTTGTGTACCGATAGTTGCGGACCGCCGCAGACTATAATTATATCTGGTAATTGTTTTTTAACTTCTCTGGCAATGTGATATTGCAAGTCAAAGTTCCAAACATAGAATCCAAGACCCAAAATATCAGGTTGTTCTTGCACAATTTTATCAATTACAACATCCATTGGATCTAATAATACAATCCCAGGAAGCAACCATTTTACATTGGGATTTTTTCCATGCAGTTCGTACCATTTTTGCATGTAGAGCCATGCAGGATTTACACTGACTTTTTCATGCTTGATTAGTTGTGTCAGACTATGCGAACAAAATTTTACTCTCATCTAAACTCTGAATGATTCTCCGCAACCGCAGCGGTCGCGCTCGTTTTTGTTGATAAACTCAAAACCTTCGTTGAGGCCGTTCCTTTTGAAATCTACTATCATGCCATCCAAGTACGGCAGGTGTTTGGGATCAATGAACACCCGTACACCATTTGAATCGTAATGTCGTACACAATGCAAATTGGGATTGTCTACATATTCTAACACATAAGCAAGTCCCGAACAACCAGTGGTTCGTACACCAATTTGGATGCCTTCACCGCGACCGCGAGCGGCTAAACTTTTTTTAATTTTTTTAGCAGCAGTGTCAGTGACTTCGATCATTGCGCTGGATGCTTGATTCTATAGTCAGCTACCGCCGCTTTGATGGCATCTTCTGCAAGTATTGAACAATGAATTTTAACAGGGGGAAGGGCAAGCTCAGTAGCAATTTCGCTATTTTTGATCGTTTCCGCCTGCTCAAGGGTGAGTCCTTTGACCCATTCAGTAACAAGCGAACTTGACGCAATCGCGCTGCCGCAACCGTATGTTTTAAATCTTGCATCTGTGATTACTCCGTCGGTGACTTTGATTTGCAGCTTCATCACATCGCCGCAGGCCGGAGCCCCGACCATGCCTGTGCCGACATCACCATCTTCTTTGGCAAAGCTGCCTACATTTCTTGGGTTCTCATAATGATCAACTACTTTTTCTGAATAGGCCATATGTTGATTGTTTTATAATTTGATAAAAAAGCCGGAGTAACCCGGCCTGTTGCGATTTACTGTGGCACAATGTTAGATGCTTGCAGGCCTTTTTGTCCTTGAACTACATCGTAAGATACACGCTGATTTTCTTTGAGGACCTTGAATCCATCTGTTTGAATTGCTGTGTAGTGTGCGAACAGTTCTTCTCCGCCTGCGTCTGGAGTAATAAACCCAAAACCTTTGGTTTCATTAAACCATTTTACTTTACCTGATGCCATTTAAAAAATTTCCTGTTGTATTAAATTGTTGAATTTACAGCTATCGTAATAATAGCTATGCGTATAGTATACTACACTCTCAGTGTATTTACTAGTCTTTTGAGTATACTGCGATTTTGAGTGTGTTACTGACGGCGTTTCATTGCCGACTTGGCATTGCTGTTGACCACTTCTTGAGCTTGATCAACACTCATGCCGGTGGCAGCTTCTGTGTCGCCTTTGAAACTGATTATGTCTGAACCAGTATCAATTGGGTTGAGGATGTTGCTGAGTGGTTCAGCAGCAACCATGTCATTGAGATTGGTGTCGTTTACATTGACACCCACAGAGCGGGCAAGTTCGATGAATGTTTTTTTGCTAATTTGTTTTGCTGCTGCTTCGTCATTGGCTCGGTCGCTGAGAAAGGTGGCCAATGCCGCAAGTTTTTGACCATCAGCTTGATCTTCAGCGAACTCTCGTAAACGCATTATCTGCGATCGCGACCTAGACCAGCCGAAACTGGTTCTTCAATGTCTGCATCAACATCGATGTCTAAATCATCTGCTGGCGCAGCAGCCATTGGATCAGCCATTGGATCAACTGGTAATTCAGCAGCTACATCGCCGCCGGGTATTACTGGAGCTTGACCAGTGACTGTGCCCATTGCAGCTTCCAATTGTGTTTTGGAGCCCTGCAAGTTTTGAACCATGCCGCCCAGTGCAGCAGTTGCGTCGGCATTGAATTTTGTTGCTTGCTCGTAGCCAATTTCATTGCGAATCTGATCTACCAACGCAGGCAAATCTTTAAATTGTAACGAAGTGACCTGTTCAATCATCTTCTGTACTTGGTCAACCATGTCTTGACTGGCCAGGATAACCTGAGCTTGTTGCACTTCGCTTTCACTCAAACGGCGACCAGTTCTACGACGGCTTTCTGCGGCCACTGCTTGCAGTGCTGCACCTTGCACAAGTTTTTGTTCGTCTGGTGAAAGTGTCTGTCCGGCTGCGCTTTTGGTCATGGCAGCTTTGAGTTTGGGATCTTGAATTTTGGCCAGGGCCTGTTTGGTCTTGGCTGGATCAACCGCAGCAGTGCCATCAGTGCTTGGAAATTCTTCACGAAGTTTCTTGGTCAGCACTTGTTCCATCATTACCAACTTTAAGTAGGCTGGGCTTTTTTCACTGCCATGATAGGAAGTGGTGGCACGGTGCTCGCTTATCAAGCTGCGTACTCGGCCCAACATGGCATGTGCATGGCGCTTGGAAATTGATTCAAAGGTAATGGTATTACCAAAGTAACTTTCGAATACTTTAGCGATTTGTTTTGTTTGTGGCAGCACGGCCAGGTCTTGCAGTTTCATTGTCGAATCCTTGTTGTTGATAATATTTAGCCCAGTTGACACAAATGTCTAACCTATTTTCTATCTCTTTTTTCTGTATAATTTTACTTTCCAGCTTGGTCAGTATAATTTCATGCTGATCAGCAGTTTTTGCACGATCACCCAGGGCAGCTCTGGTGTTGATATCCACTGTTAAAAAATGTAAATTATTGTCCAGCTGTAGTATATCCCTGGCTGTGTTATACCGCGCAAACTTGTCGGCAATACACCAGCTCAGTGCTGCTCTTGTGCTGTGAAAAAGCCCAACTTCAGTTAGAGAACAGTATACTCTGTAGCCTGCTGATTCTTTCACAATGCGATAACGCCCAAATACTTGGTATTCTCCAGCATCATTTTTCCAAAGACTGTTGGACTGTAGCGCCGCAAACTCAGTTTTAAACAGGCGTTCAAATTGTGTGTCTAGGGTCATTTAAGAACGTATTGTGTAATAAGGTACCCAACCACAGCAACTAGTGTACCAATGGTACCTATGCCCCAGTTGATCAATTGATCATTGCGTTTTTCGGCCATGGACTGTACCATGTCGCGCACTTCACAAATGATTTTTTCAAGCTGAGAAATTTTAGAATCTACATTATCCAATCTTGATTCCAACGCACTGTAGCGTTCAGCACACAGTTCCACATGTGCTTCTAAACTTTTCTTTTCAATATTGGTAGTATCAACCATTTAAGTCTCCGTTGATCTATTTATGGAGACCGGAACAAACCAAATATTCTGAGCCGGGCCCTGAGTGACAATGGTCGATGCCAATTCGTGCTTGTTATCCAGTCCGGTCAGCATGGGCACACCATCCGCATCGGCTCTCAATATGCTGGTGGGATCAACATCATTGCCGTATATGTTGTCAGATTCTGTTTCGAATTCAAACATCCATGCACTGCGTGATGTGTCTACTATGGGATCTTGCAGGCGGAACAGCTGAGTTCTTAGTCCAAGAATCTGTGTTACGGTTTCCCAGTTGCGTTGTTGATTTCTAGCACGATTCCAGGATTCTGCATCGGTTATCATATTTCCTGCATTGTCGCGAAACGGAATCCTTGACGGTTTAAAATGTCCTGTAATTCCAGTGGCTGTTATGTCAAAGAAAGTTTGTACTGCATATTTCATTTGTTCTTTTTACTCAATTCATACAGCACTTCAACTTTACTGCACAGTTCATTGAGTGCTACATTGTTGTGCCGGGATTCAAATATTTCTGCCCAGCGGCGCTTGTGTTCTAATTCATCTAGTTCTTGTTTTAGTTTGGGATCTTGATAATGCAGTGACCGATTCTGTGCGCCTGGGTGACGTGCATACACTGTCCGGCCGCCATCTGGACTTTCAAATATCGTCACTTCGGTAATCTTGCTCACCATCATAATGAAGTATTTAACGCCAAAAGAAAACCCTGGGTTTTAATCCAGGGTTTTTGTATCAAAAACTAATTGCTTAGTTTGTGAATGTTGCAGTGGCTGCTGTACTACCGCCAGTGGCAGTGTCTAGTGTAGCAGTGGTCCAAGCGCCTGTGGGATACACAGCAATAGCCAGTGTATCTGTACCAGCGTCAGTGACTTCGTACATGGCAATAGTGGCCTTGGTTTGAATGGCAAGCATACATGCATTCAAAACTGCGCCACTAGTGGCCAAACTTGCCAAAGTGATTGTGAAGAAGTCTAACTTTGGACCAGCCAAGTTAACTGTGACAGCACTGGTTGCGCTGTTTAACGGTGTTGGATAACCAGCACCTGGTGAAGATGCTACTGTTCCAGAGTCCATGTTGGATACTGGTTGGTATGTGCCGTTCGTTGCTGTTGTGATATTTGCCATTTTAAAATCTCCTAAAGTATGTGGTCTTGGTTGACCTACTTTTATTTATGTATTTGGAGAAAAATTACCGGTTAGGCTGCTTGTTCTGGGTTGTTTAGAGCACGGTTTCCTGCACTGAATCCAAATCTATTCACCAGTTTGGCGCGGCCTGCTGGTGTTGCTAGTACCCAGCCTTCCTGGCCTGGCTGCTGACGATCCAACTGTGTCAACATGTCAGTTTTGATATCGTGCAACAACATGAACGCTGCGAATGCTGCGGTAATGCCGTCGGTGTTGGATCGCGGGCTTTGTAAATATTCCACAATGTTGTTGAATTTGCGTGGTGTCACATTGGCCTGCAACCAGTCACCAAAGCCATTCAGCAGGTTGTCGTAGTTGCTGGTAATTCTAGAATTGATATAGCGTTTGCATAACTGTGGTAAGTCAGTGATACCAGCTGAACGAAGGTCCGCAGGATTGAACAATCCATCAATGTCTTTGCCGTGAACAGAAATGATTTGACTCAGTTGCTTGACCAACTGAGTATTGAGTTCGATATTTTGAATGTCTTTGACACTGGGTTCAATCAACAACAATCCTGGAACAGGATCCAGTGCGATGTTTTTAATTGCAGTAGGCGAACTGTCAGGATCTTTGTATCTGGTGTGAATTGCAACACCCACTTCGCTGGCAGCAATACGCTGCCCCAGCTGACTACCAGCAGGTATCTTGTATTCAACAAAGTTTGGTTGGAACACAAATGCGCCAGCAACTTCGGGCGGAGTGTTGGTGTACAACAGATCGCCTTGCACATAGCCGCGCATGTTTTCCGGAGTGGCAGCCCGTAACAGAGGAAATAACTTTTGATAGATAGCTACCAGTTCAGTTCTGTCACCTTTGCGCAGGGCCATTATTTGTTGAATATGCTCCGGTGATGTGGCCAAGCCGTCGTAGCCTTTGGCACTGAATCCGCTTTTGTCTGTGAGCACAAATGTGCCGTCAGGCTTGCGTCCAAATATAATGGCGGGCTTTCCATCCCACTTGACAGTGGTAGTTGCTCTAGTATTTTCAGCAGCATGTCGCATGATGTCCACTGCTTCACGAATGCCCCGGGTTCCTTTTTCAAACACTAGATCTTCTAAGTGTTCAATTCTGGCATCCTTTGCACCTTCCACAATGACCTGCATGCCTTGATTCACAATACGATCACGCAGGCGTGCAAGAAAATCCACTTCGGTGTATTCTTTGTACACTGGTTCATCGCTTTCCATAAAAGGCACACCTTTTTTAGCAAAGTGATCTCTAGCATCTGCCAACTTGGCATCACGCTTGGGATCCTGTTCCAATGCAGCCACAATAGTTTCTACACTGTACAAATCTTCTTTGGTTGCACGATTGTTCAGCAACAGCTTGGCAATCTTGTCAGGATCATCTGTGATAATTTTGTTGGTTGCGCGGTCGGCAATGCCCGAAGTTTGATTCAGTTTGTAACCCATGCTTTTGGCTATGCTGTTGATCAGCACATTGCGATCAGATCCGCCGTACTTGCTGTCAGCAGCGGCTGTCAGCGCAAACTTGGAGAATGGCACATTGGTCAAAAACATAAAGTCAGTTTGCACATAGCCCATTGTGGGTCTTCCATTGATGGGCGTTTTAAAATGCACACTGATGCCGGACCGTTTCACATAGTCTTCGGGTTTGAGACCATGGCTCTGAGCCCACTGAGTCAGTTTTGCAGCCAATTGGTCTTTGCTGACAACATTGGCATCCACTGCTATATCCAAGTCACCGGATGTGGGTTTTAGCCCAGTTGAGCCCAGTTTGTTGTTTTGTAGATCCAGGCCCGGCAGCAGCATTTCCAACCAGGCCAAGGTGGGATTCACGTCTGTTTGATTGATGCGTTGAGTCAGAATGCGACCATTCTGATCTTTAAATACATTGCCGCCTTCTTTTAATATCATGTTACTTTGAATCCCAATGCTTTCAGCATGTTATCAACTGTGCCGTTGCCAGTTGTGGTCACAGCGTTGGTTCCGCTGGCTCGTCTTAATTCAGTTCCAAGTTTGGGTAGCAGTGCGGGATCAACCCCGTTCAACTTGAATAGCCCTTGTACACCTGCGGTATCAAGAATTCTGCCACCAGCAGTGGGCGCAGTACCGGGCGCAGTACCAGGCGCTGCACCGCCTGCGGCAGCACCGTTGTCTCCTGTGGCTCCTGCGGCAGCGTCTGGATCGTTTGGATCTACTTCTGGCTGTTCTAGTTCCACGCCGGCCCTATTTTTTGAAGATATCAGTTGGGCGCCAGCCATTGCTGTCAATATATATTCAGTGGCTGCTGGTGTTACATCTTGCCCGGCTTTGTATGCTTGTAAAATTTTGGCTTTGGCTGCTTCAAGTTCATTTTTATATCCAGATTGCTTTTGAATTTGATCTAGCCCGATCATTTGATAAGTGCTGGCATCTCTAATGGCGGTTTTTTTATTTACATATGCTAAAAACTTGTTCCAATATTCTTTTTCTGCCGGGTCAGCAGGCGGTGTTACTGCGTCGGGCTGTCCAGCACCACCTCCTGCTGCTCCGGGTGTTATTGACCCGGGTGTTGCAGGTTGTCCGGGCATGCCCGGCATCTTCATCACATTGGCAGCATTGAATCCAGGAGGGGCACCGGGCTTGGGTGTCGTTGCAGCAGAGGCAGGTGCAGGTTTCTTACCAGCCGGCTGCATGCCTGGCATCTTCATTACATTGGCAGCATTGAATCCCGGTGGTGCGCCAGGTTTAGTTGGTGTTGTTGTTGCGGCAGCCGGATTAGCAGTTGGATTTATCGCCGGATTAGCAGTTGGATTTATCGCCGGATTAGCAGTTGGATTTATCGCCGGATTAGCAGTTGGATTTAATCTTGGATTAGCAGTTGGATTTAATCTTGGATCAACGGATGGATCAGCTGTTTTGACCGTTGGTGCAGTACGCGAAGTTCTGGCTGCTATTGTTTGTTCTCTAGCTGCTCGTTGCTTTGCAACTTCTTCGGGACTTGCACCAGAAGCTGCAACTCTTGCATCGGCTGCATCTTGTTCTGCAGATGTTGGTGTAGCATCGCTGCCTGGTACAGCAGCTTGTTGTTTTGCTTGTATCTGTTGCTGTATTGCAGGCGGCAAGTCTGACAATGAAGTCATTGTTTTACCATCTAAATTTGCTGCGCCAGTTTTTTTATTGTATGTGCCCACTGCTTCGGGCAGTGGTGCTGCACCAGCTGCTGGTGCCTTAGTTAGTTTTGTTGCTTCTGCAGTCCATCCTGCGGCCAGTTGTGCAGCAACTCTCTGCATGTCCTTGTTTTTTCTTACTGCGTCTAATTTTTTTGCAGGGTCAAGAATTCCTGCAGAGGCTGCTTGTGCATTGGGATTGGTGACGCCGGTGGCAGCCCCGAGAGCAGAACCTGCGGCCTTACCGATACCTTTAACGACGTCAAAGACACCTTCGTCTGTGCGGCGTCTACGACTCAGTTCATGAATTTGCATCAGTTTTTCTCACGGTTCTGGTAAATTTGCCTGGGTCACGCAGGTTGATGGCATTGAGCAATTTGCGTTGTAAATTCTTAGCAGTTTCGGGCTCGTAAATGGAGTCAATCTGCTCTAGCAGGCGTATGGCACTGGCTATGATGTTACTGGCACGGTTTTCAATCACATGGCGGTTGTCACGCTCAACGTACATTGAATCGAGTTCTTCTAACAAACTTCTAGTTTTCTTTTGCATTTTGGGCCTGACACCTTTGTGTTATTTATCGGATGGGCAATTAGATCAAATCTAAATATTAACTATATTGCGCGGCTAACGACAGTAATAATTGTTTGGTCGGCGGTTGGTCAATGTTGTTAATTGACCATAGTCTATTTTGAGATGTAAAATTATTTGCTAATTCATATTTGTGTATGCAATAGGTAAAAAACCACGGATTTTTTAGTAATAGTGTGTCTTCGATTACATCTACAATATCTTCCATACTGGATCTGTCTTGATCCAATTCTACGGGTAACTGCAATCCTTCGTATGTTTTTCTAATAGTTTCCCGGCTGTCATCAAATTCAATTTGAAAATATTTGTATAAAATATCACTTAAATAGTTTTTATCTAACAATTGGTCAAAATCAATAATATTTGTATAACAGTTAGATTGTATATCTTTTGTGATCAAATCATGGTATTCTATTATATTGTGGTAACAACGGTCGTACCAAAACACTGTATCAGCATGCCAATTGTCTAATACCGTAAAACAATACTGTTCGTCTATTAGCTTTTTCATAAAGTTATTATATATTGCTGAATAGATTTTTTTAGTAGGCAAGATCCTTAATGCCAAATCAAATTCCAATGTATGATCTTGATAATTGTTGTTATGGGTCAGCGTGATACCACTTGCTTTATGATTTTCAGACATTCTGAATCCAACACCATGCAAACTACTATTTAAAATTATAGACTTTAAATAGTGTCCGCTGTGGCCTTCTCGAAATACTATAACTGTTTTCATGAAAATATAATGTTATAAAGATCTGGATTGAATTCTTTTAACGAGGTGTTATGCAACTGATCGTGTTTTACAATTGTTTGTCTTAAATTGGTGAGATCCGTAATAGTTGACCTATTTTTAACAGCAGCCCATGCCCGACTGTAAACTTCCCGATGTTGACCAATGTGTTCTTTCAGTGCCATTGGCAAGTTGTCAAGACTGTATGATCCAGATACGTAGTGATCTATTAATTCAATAGGGTCACCAAATTTACTAGTCAGATGTTGCTGGTGCCATTTATCTAGTAGGTGCAAACGATTAATATTAAGTAATCCAATTGTACGATTTATAGCAGGCATGACCGTATGTGGCATATCTTCTAAAAAAATCTTCCAGTTGGTTTCCCATTGGTTCCACCGCGATGGCCAACGTTGATATTCATGTCCTGTACCGATATCATCTAAACTAAATCGAACCCTTACTAAAGCAAACTGTAGGAAAAAATCTATTAGTTTTGAATTTAGTTTGTGTGATCCGTTTGTACTAAGTCGTAAAGTTATTTTAGAAAAATCACATCGGTCCGACAATTGTTCTATGTACTGTTTAACATTATTGTTTAAAAACGGCTCGCCACCTGAAAAATTAATTTCTTGCACCTGTGATAGGTCAATTTTATTAAATTTAGTTTTAAAATCTGAAAAATTCATGTTAAAATTTGAATTGATTTTAACATTTTCAAGTTTTGCCCAGGTAGAGCTAGAATGAGATCCACAGATTTTACAAGCTAGATCACAATTTCTATTAGGATATACATCCACTACTATAGGCAACGAATGATTGTGTTCTAGCCCGTATATCTGATTGGCTCCTTGCCGATAGGAAAATATATTATTATTTTCCTGATCTATACAAGCACGGCAACCAACTGGGTCAACACTGTCAGATGTATATGTTGCGGGGTCTGTTTGATTGTAACAACATGTTCCAAATCTACTACCGTCATGACTAACCGTCAATCCGTGTTGTATTAACACACACCGAGTCATGGCGAGACCACCCACAGAGTTGGATTAACAATCTTTATGTCAAAACTAACTTGTTCTTTCACCAATGAGTCTAAAGTAAATTTCAAATGATTATGTTGAATAAAAATAGGATAAAAATTTATTACAGTAACAGATTTGACCCACACGTTTAAAAAATTTACAAATTGAGTTAAAGTTGCATATTTTAAAAACCAAGGAAATTTAAAAACTATCGTTTCATCTGTTGGAATGTAGGTTGGGCGATGCGTAAGAATATCAGGCTCAACATAGCACCCGGGAAAGTATTGTTTAGATAACATATCACTTTCTAAACAAGTTGTGTTGATATCAAACTCTTGAAAATACCAGCCGGCGCAATCAACTGCTACCAGTTTATTATTTTTTAAATTGTCCAGAATCCATCGATCAGTAAAATCAAGTTTATACGGAATTCCGTAACGAGTCGCACGCCATTTTTTAACAGCCGGGCGAGACAAATGATATAATCTGAATTGCTGAATCAGACGAATTGGTCCAAAGTCTGTGCTATAACCAGGTACTATTTGCATAATCCGTAACAGTCCATTGGATGTGCAGCGACCATATGATTCCCGTCGACTTGATCAAAAGTGTGCAATCTTTTAAATTTATTATTGCAGTGATGCATAATAGTGTCTAAACTATCGTTAATCTCATTGAACAATGTAATATTTAAATCATGCTGTACAACTTCATAACGATTGATTGCTACATAAGCATATTCGCATTCACTTGTTAATTGTTGTATGGTATTTACCAATGACTGTGTGGTTTGTTGTTCCAGTACTGGACCAAATATTATCACACCGTTGTACTTGTCGTTGTTGATCGTAATATGCTCTTGACATATTTTTTTAAATTTAGTGTCTGGTGCTGCCCACCGCCATACCACATCAGTGCATGTTTTTACAAAATTTAACATCACCGATTCTTGCTCTAATATTGTGCATGTGCCAGTGAGATTTTTAAATCCGTTTAATTGCTGATCTCTCCAGAAATTATGGTCAATGGTCATGCCTGCTTGATTTGTCCAAGTAATTGTTTTAGTTTAGCACTTTGTACATCTGCTGTGATTTTGCTTATTTCGCCTGTGTCGCTGTCAATCTTTTCTGTTGGATTGTTGATGCGACTTTGCGGCTTGATGCTGTCGTAAATGCTGGGCTTTTTAACGGATCCGCTGCTGTTGTCATCATCACCGCCGTTGTCTGTGATGCGCATGGTGTCAATGTTGTACTCTAGATCGACCTTTTGTCCAACACCGGTACTGCTGCGACTTTTCATACACTGTATCTGATACTTGCCGCGTTCTTTCATGGCACGACTGGTAAAGATACCAAACACATTGTCTGCTGTGTTGATCTTTGAGATACCACCGGATATGTGACTGTGATCAAATTCAATTTCTTCCACAGCCGATCGATTCAACTGCGATGCTGTTACAAACAACACATTCAATTCTTTGGCCAGGTTGCGCAGTTCTTCACTCACATACTTGTCTTTGACAAACAAGTCGTTGGGACTGACTTTGGCACTGACCGGCATCAGCAGGTCCAGATAGTCGCACATGATAAAATCCACACGGATACCAGTTTGTATCTGTACTTCTTTGATGTAACTTCTAATGTCGTTGATGTTGCTCTGTGCCGGCAAGGCCTTGACGCGATACTGACCAAACTTCTTACCAGTCATTTTGACTTTTAATGTTGCTGTATCAATATCCTTGCGAATGTCCTTGGTACTCATGTTGGTCAACATGGCGTCAGTTCTCAAACTGGTAAGTTCTTCACTCAATTCAAGACTGATATACACACCCGAAAGTCCTTGCTGTAACCAGTTCAATGCAATGTTCATCATTACCAAACTTTTGCCTGATCCTGAGCCACCGGCAAAAATGTTCAGTTCGCCACGACTGAATCCACCATACAACAACTTGTCCACTTGTGGCCAACCTGTGCTTACTTGTCCACCTGAATTGAAGTATCGATTAATTCGAGCAGCAGGATCAGCAAAGTAATCAGTGCCCATGTCTTTTGTTAGACTGATCTGTACTGCATCTTTGATCAGTTTTTCTACAGGATCATACTCGCCTTTTTCCAATAGGTCAGCACTTTTTAAAATGGCCCGCTCAAGTTCTTGACGTCTAGTAAACGCTTCAAACTCAGTCATGAACCACTCGTAGTGTCCTTCGTTCAGGTCTGGCACTGCGGCCAGTTTAACTCCGGTTGTGGCCGAGATTTGTGTGCGATCCGGCAAGGTCTTGTGTTTTTCAGAATGCTCTTTGATGAACTCTGCTGCTGGTCTTAGACTGCGATCAAAGTTGGCCGGATTATAAATGTTCTGTACCCGCACATAGCTGGCAGCATCTTCCAGCATCATTTCCAGAAACAATCTCTGTACATCTAATCCGTATTCTTTAAGCATCTAGTAGTTCTCTTGGTCTGTTGATTTTCTTTTCAAGTTGTCGTTTCCGCAACTCAATTTTTATCTTACTTGTCTCTCTTGATTGCAGTATAGTTAGCAAGGTTGGCAGCTTTCCCCACAGTTTCACAGCGTCATTGACGTCTTTTACTTGGTCTGGCCAATCAGGAATACTCACTGCCCACCCCAACTCTACTGCACGGTCTATCAGTGCAAGTCCTGCTGAATCTTGATCCGGCACCACTGTGACATCGCGACCTAAACTGCGTATCAATCTTACCTGCTCGTCACTTATCTCATTGTGCATCACTGCCAGCCCACCAATGCATAACGCATCAAAGATGCCTTCGGTCACAATCACATGTTGCCATCCTGTTTGCTGTAGATCCATGCCAAACACATAGCCCCGGGGCATGTCATTGATGTAGCGTGGATTACGATTGTCTAAAAATCGTATTGTACTGCCTACAACTCGGTTGTTGTATGTGAATGGCACTACAACACCTTCCCTGAAACCCGGCTGTACTACCATTACAGGATAATCTTCTGGCACATGTCTGCTTTGTAGGTATGCCCATTCTTTAGGAGTATCGGGTGTTACAAAATCTACAAAATCAGGAAGATCTGCTTCTTTGAATTCTATTGGTGCCAACTGGTTCCACACACGCTGACGATCCTCCAGCATGCCTTCCATGCTGCGATGGCGCATGCTTTCAAGATTGATTTGATTGATGTCGTTTTCTGGAACGCCTAACCATTCAAGCAGTCGACGTGCTTTGAAACTGATATTGCGTCCCAGTATGAAACTTGCAGTGTATCCACAGTTGAAGCAGTGATAACTCCAGCCTTGTTCGGAAAGTTTAATGCCGCCTCTGCTTCTGCGATCTGGTGTGTTGCCGTTGTGTACGCAACAGGGTGCATTGAAACTGAGCCATCCAGAACTAGACTGTTTTCTTTTTGCAGGTAAAAATGCCAACACATCAATCATGTTAGTATTATAACATGTTTTACTGCAACAATCAACTTGTTTTGGTTTAACGGTATTTTATATTTTCCACATACCCAGTGGACACTATCACAGCAATTGACAGCATGGTGTAGGGATTTGGACGATATCCTGAGCCGCCTGACACCAAATTGATATCAGTCACAATGCCATTTTCTCCGATGGTGGATGTTGCAGTGGCGCCTGCACCATTGCCCACAAATGTAATCAGCGGTGGAGCTTGGTAGCCGAATCCAGGGTTGGTAATAGATACACTGGTGACAACTCCGTCAGTTACCACAGCATTGGCTGTGGCTGCCACTCCAAAGTTTGTTCCGTTGATGCCAGTGGTGGTCACACTGTTGTTGAAACACAGGCGCAACAAGGGATGCCATCCAATCACTGTCATATGAATAGTTTCGGTTGCATTCAAGTACTGTGTAGACGGTGTCACATTGTACCAGATGCTTTGATATGTTTCTGCTGCCTGTGCTTTGATAGTGCCGGTGTAGCCAATCAGGTCCATCTGTATGCTGGTCACTGGGCCCATGGGTTCAATCTGACTGCTGAAATATTCAGTGCTCTGATACGGTGTGGTTGATCCGATGAATTGACCGGCCTGCAGGGCCCAATCTGGATATTGTGATCCACTGCTGCCACCATAACTGGTCTGCGCTGACAGATTAACAGTGGGAATTGTTAATTCAACACTGGGCACAAACTCTGGATATACGCTGTCTACAATGTCAACTGGTGCTCTAGCGCCAGCTTGAGCATCAGTAAACACTGCTTCTGTTAGATTGCCACTGGCTCGCACAATACTGTAGCCTGCTGGCTGTGCCTGTACAACATCCAGATCAGCTGGAGTCAGTGTTACTTTGGCACGACCATAAGCAGCATTGATAATGACCATGTCTTTTTGTGCCAGTACTTCTGCGCCGTTTTGACTGACAATTCTGAATGTCAGTGCGCTGCCGGTGATGTTTACAGGTTTTTCATCTTGATTGATGAATTCAAACAACACCACATTGTCAACACCTTTGTTAATTGTTAGTTTTTTAGCATACACAGGATCGTACCTCAGATTGAAATAAGCACCACTGGTGTCAGGAGTTAGAACTCTAATTACTTGCTGGTAAAGGTATACAGTGGTTGAATACATATGATGTATTTAGCGCCAACAAATAGCAAACGAAGACTCTTTGGAATCGACCAAAATGCTAGTGTATAAATATCCAGATGGGCAACGATATCTTTACAAAACTAACTGAACAGTATCCGTTTATCACGCTGTGCGTGTATTCATCTACGGAATATGTGGGGATCGTTCAGAATCAAGATGCCGCAATCACTACCATATACGACTTTGGCAGCATACACGATTCTGCAATGAAACAGAAGTTTTTGGAGTTGGCCAATATATGGTGGTGGGAAAGCAATCGCAGCATTCCCATCAACATTTTTCTGAAAAAAGACTGGGAAATGTTCAAGCCTTGCCTGCGCACATTTGCCAACAAAGACCTAGAAATCTTGCACGGACCTGTGTGTAGTCTTGCAGACATTGCACTGAAGAAGGGCAAAAGAAAAAGTATTACTCTTGTGCGGCGGATGGAGTAAGCAGATTCATGTGTAGTGCTACCAAGGCTGCGTAACTAACAGCGTGGCTTTTTTTAAATGTGTAGCCTCTGCTTTCGTCACCGTCCCACACTGTTTCAAACACAGTGCTCCAGGGCTGTCGTTGCAAGTGTGCTTTGCCCGGACGGATGATACTGATAAATGCTGCCATTCGTGGAATCGAATCTGGCTGCATTTCCGTTAACAAGTCTGTGTAGTTGCCGACGTGCGCTAGTTGTTTTGCCCACGCAGAGTCTTGCCACAGTCTGCTCCATGTAGGCTCCGTGGCCACAGCAGTGGCATAGTGTTCAGGACTGGTGATAAGCTGATAAACACTCATGTTCAATAGGTCAATTTTAAAATAGCCCAGCTGTTCTGCGGTTTCGTAATCAATGGCTGCACAACGATTCACAGGGTCCAGCGGAATGTCTGTTACATAAACACCAGAATTGTGTCGACGTACCTGTCCTTGATGCAGTTGCCGTGCCGGTGTATGCCGAATCAATTCCAACAGCTGATTACGATCAGCAAAGTCAATGTCAATGTCTGCGCTCATCGTTGTACCAAAGCAGTTATTATGTCCAGTTGTTCCTGTGCCCGTGCCACTGTGGCTAAGCCACAGCAGGATGTTGTCTGGCCAATTCTTCCAGGCGCTTTTCTTGTTCCATTCGACGACGTGCCCACTGGACAGCTTCCTGTGTTGGACCGTCAAGACTTATCTGCGTATGGCTGCTGGACAAGGCCAGCCAGCTGACACCGTCATACACTTCTATATTTTTTAAATTTGTATTGTACCGTAATATTCCAGCACTCTGAGATCCCGGGCTTATATACGGCTGCATAGAGCTGCCGCCTGTGGTCACTAGTCCCGGACCGGGTATTATTCCATGAATCATGTTACCATCCTGCTTGTGTTAGTATTTCTTTGGCATACTCTTGATCCGACGGGTAGTCTTGAAATCGTTTCTGCCAATGATCCACGTCTATGTACGGATACACTATGGCAATCTGTTCAGCATTGAGTTCACTCAAAAACTTCTGTCCAGATTCACTGTTGAAGATTATCCACGGACTGATCCTGCCTGCTGTGACTGCATAGATCATTGCGTTGGTACCGCCATAACGCAAACAATCATGCGGTGGATTGCCGGTCTTTTCTGACCAATCAATGCCAAACTCCATTGCTCGGGCCAGGGCATCTGTCACACTTTCCACACGCAGATAAAAAGTCAAGTACTCGGTGTAAACTACATCACGACACCAGTGATCAATTTTTTTATTTTGTTTCAGTACCCATTCCATAAATCTTGCAGGATTGACAGCACGGATATCAACACAATAACGACCGAACTTCACAAATGCTTTGTAGTACGGGCTTTCACAAAAATCATCATAGGTTTTTAATTTGGCACTGCCTTGTGTCATTTCAAAGAATTTGATATATGCTTGGAACCCCAATTCCACACCGCGCTCGGCTCGTTCTTGTCTGCGTCTGCGTGGCTCACAGCTATGCACAGTGAGACTTGTTTCTTTGACAAAGTCTTTACGACAAAACTGACAGGTGTATTTCATTTTTTAGTTTCTTGACCCATCAACTTAAGGTGCTCGTCAATTTGTTTTTTGCTGGTAATTGATGCCAGCACAGCAATGTCGTCATCTTTCATTTCTGGATATATTTCTGCCAACTGTCGACGAATGCTGCTGGCGCCTGGCTCTTTCTTTTTGGGAGCGATCCAGTTGTGTCTTGGTGTGCCCATGTCTGGACTAACTGTTGTTGCACAGAGCCATTGTAGTTTGGGATGTTTTCCCATTGCAAAAAAGTTTTTGTTGAGTCGTTCATTGGTGGCAATGAGATAGAACTCTTGCAGTTCTCGTGAACCTTCTACAGCACTGCCCCAACGCAGCATTAAAAATGTTGAGAACTTCTTGCGCTCGTCATCGGTCAACTCGTCATAGAATCCACGATTCTTTTGATCGAACTGCCGCATCTCGTTGCCAATGTTTAGTTTATCGCTCATTACCAAGCTCGCGAATAGTCAACAATTTCACAATTGCGGCTGATGTCTTTGACAAAGTAAACACACTCGGGCTTGGGACCATCTGAAATAGGAACACACAACATCTGTCCGTTTTTTAGTTTGGGGGCATACCATGCCACTTCATGATACACATCCACAATCTCAATGGTGGGAAAACTTGGGCGGAAACTACTAAGCGGGTTGAATTCAAACACTTTAAACCCACGATCATTGATGCTGGTCAAAGGCAACACTTCGAGATCACCCACGTCCGGTTCGCCGATCAACACTTGCCAGTCCATGGGCATGCGTATCTTGTGCTCGCCAATTTTTAATACCAGTGCAGGAGCGTTGAAACTTTCGAGAAAAATCAATGGAATATAATGATAGTCGGGATCTCTAGGATCACTGTTGTCAAATATAGCAAATCTCATGTCATCAACTTCTTCCGGAAGATGATCAAGATCAAAGAATGTGTTTGTGTCTAATTGTAGAATTCGCATGTTGTTATTATAGCAGGTTTGTTAGAAATCGCAACCTTTATTTCCACTCTAACTTTTCCTGTGAGAAGGGATAGTTGGCATCTCTGTAGAATACTTTTCGTTTGGTCAAGTGACGCTTGGCAAATTTACAAGTGCTGGTCACATCCCAGATCTGGACGTGATCCTTGTCTTCTGCTTTTCTAATACCTCGCCCAATACTTTGTATAACGCGAACAAAGCTCTTTCCGGGCTCCACAAGAACCAAATTAAAAATCCTAGGGATATTAATACCCACAGCGGCCACACCGTAAGTCGCCACAATAATCTTGCCAGTGCTTGTTGCAATTTCGTCATATTCTTCCTGCCTTTTAGTTCCTTTGGTGGCACCCGACACAAATACTGCTCGGTCTCCCAGTAGTTCAACCAGCGCATGGCCAGCTGCCACACGATCCACCAACACCAGAGTATTCCCAGTGTCATTTACTTGTGTTACCAATCCAGAAATGGCTGCAAGTCTATCAGGATCTTCTAATAAAAACTTCAACTCACTTTGATAGTTTGAAAATTCTGCATGATCGACCAGCTGCACAATGTTCACATGACACTGCGCCAACACACCACGATCCTGTAGTTCGCTGGCACTGAGTTGATTAATAACTGGACCTAGACTACACTTCAGCGCTTGAAACTCAAATGGTTCTTTGGGCACAGTTCCAGTCAAGCCCCATCGAATTGGCACTCTAGACATGACTCCGGTCAGCAGAGTTTTGAGAGCGTCGGCCTTGGCCATGTGTACTTCGTCAACCATGACACACACCACATCTTCAATGAAGTCCTGTATGGTAATGTCTGCTACACCAGCTTTGGTATTCTTCATCAACACATTTAAACTTTGCCAAGTGCATATCGTGTGTGTGCGACCATGTTCTTTACGGTCGCCAAAGTACACACCCACATCCAGGCCTAAATTCACATAGTCTGCTTCAGTTTGTGTGACCAAACTTTTGTTGGGCACAATAACAATGCTACGACCATACGGCTCAATGCTCAAACTCAGCGCTGCTGTCATCAGTGTTTTGCCTGCTCCTGTGGCCACTTCTTGGATGCATTGCGGATTGCCCAAGAAAGCATTGATGATCTCAACCTGGTAGTCGCGCAGAACAACTGGTTGTCCTGCTATCGGATGTGTTTTAGGCCATGTTTTGTGAGCAAACGAATCTTCTTTGATATGATCAAAATCAAATGTGGTTGAGTATGTGCGCTGATCGTCCAGTTCAATGTCATAGTTGAACTTTTCCAGTATGGGCACAATGTCCGGCAATAAATTTACATAGGTACTACCGCCCAATTGAAAGTAACTGACCTTGCCATCCCATCTGCCCAGGCGCACTGCGGGCAAATATCTGGCACCAGGCACATCATATTTAAAAGCCGTGACCAACGCACGACGAACGTCGGCGTCTAGGCCTTCAATCTTGATATTGACTTCGTCTCGAATTATGATTGTGGCTGTTTTCATGTTAGTTATTATACAATTTTTTATAGGAATTCACAACCATGTCTTGAAAACTGTTATCAAAGGATTGGTGTACAATTATGTGCCAGCGCGGCTGGTCACTGTTGTTTATCACTGCATGCTGATTTGAAATATCTAACCATAACGCTTGCCCGGGAAAAAAAGGCACTGTTCCGTGTTTGGCCATTACAAACTGGCACTCGGTGGGCTGTGTAATTGCAATGTTGATTGCTGTCAATTTGGATATTGCGTAATCTTGATGAATGCTTATATATCCGCCGGGTTCAAGCAACATAACTCGAATTCTTTTAAATTGACCTCCGGGCCACTTAGTGGCAAAATAATCCACAGTCAATGGCATACATTGTTGTGCTTCACTTGTCCATACATACGGTCGATTGTCATTGTAATAACTTTCTTCACGAGTAGCATCGTAACTCTTTCCGTGTATGCAAAAACTTTTCCAGCCGCGATGTTCTCCATAATTGTCCCGATGGTCTACCAACAACAATTCAATATTTTTGATTTCGTGCAGAATATCCTGATACGGCACTGCAATGTCTAACTGCAACCATGGCAACCCAGAAGCGTTCATTATCCACTCAAAATCAGCAGAGGGATTGTACTCCGGCAACTGCAAATTGCAGTTGGCATATTTTTTAAACATCAACTGGCTTATTTCGTATTTCATTGATTTTTAATTGAAAATTATTGTATTTCTCAACTGTGGTATGTAACAGTGTCCATTTGTAGTTTAATATATTTGAACACCATATATTGTCATAGTCACTTATATTGTTTTCTAGCACCCAGTCAATTAGATTATCATTGCAAAACTCAACAACTTTTGTTTTTTGCGCATGTTGCCAGTGACTGCTAAAATTCTCTTTCACTTGTTTTGTAAATCTGCTGTTGACATATTCAACAAACATTGATTGCTTTTTTAACTGCAATCTTTCCAATGGAGTGAGATTTGGATTATCTACTTCGTAGTGCTTTAAGTTATTTTGTGTTATAAAGTTCCAAACAAAATTTCCATAGTCTGTTCCGTCCCAAGTGGTCCAAAGTTTCTGACAAAAATCAATTTGTACACGGCTTATGTCAACTATTTGGATATGTTGCGTGGCAGCATTGATAATATTTAAGATCCAGTATAGGCCGGATCCAGGTGATACCAATTGTTTTTGTTTGATTTCGGTGATAGGTTCGTTGTTAAAAATCCATAACTGATTTTCGGCTATGTTTTTATAATCCTGGAACTGGGTCAGATCAATGGTGCCGTCATACAAAAAGAATTTTAAATCTCTAGCAGCATTGTTCCAGTTCACAACAGCTCGGTTACTTTGTAATTGTTTTGCTATGAGCCCTTGTCCAAATGCTGTAACAGTGTATTCTGCCACAGCCACGCCAGGTTTAATCCATAAAGGTGTATAATTGTCATGCAAATTTTGATCGCTGCGCACAGGCACTGAATGAGACACTGTGCTAATTGAAAAATCCTCTGCATCAAATTTACCCAGATCCATAAACCAACATTGATCATCTAAACATACCGGCTGTCCTGGATGCCAAATCACATGTGCAATCAGTCCATAATGTGGATATGTATCAACTAATTTTTTCCACTGCTGCCAATCTATGAACATGGTTCCGCTTTTGACGAACAGCGCAGACTTGTGCCCGTGCTGCTTGGCCCACAATACACCATCTGCCCAATTGTTACAAATAAAAACTTCTTGCCGGGTGGATTCCCCGTGTTTACCAAATTGTATGCCACTCAAAGTTTGATTTCTAAGTGGTCCGTCTAGAATGATCACTGGCCAAGCCATTATAAAGTAACCCTGACAGGCACAGCATTATTTTTTAATTGTTCTTTTAACAAATCAAGTTGAGTTGTTTTTCCAAACACACTGACGCCGAATATGTTCTCGATGTTCCAGCTGGGTATATTCCAATGCTGTGTCCACTCATGTTGATAATGTTTCCACCAAGAAGAGAATTCATCGCATTGTTTGTTTTTTAATCGGTCCATGTCCTCAAGTGCCACATATATCTTTGGTCTAAGTTTCAGCCAGGGCTTGGCCAATTCACACATTCTTTTTATGTCATTGGGCTCGTTGTTTATCCAATATGCGTACGGTGTCTTGCCCAACTCTGACCACTGCACATATATATCACCGGCTTGAATTGTTGTTTGAGTATTGATTAACCATTTTTGATCAATTGGTTTTTCTAGTAACCCAGATTTTTCGCGATAGTCTATACAAAATACACCATTGGTTTTTTTGAAATACATTTCACACATGTGAATATGTTCGTGAAAATCTAACCAATCAGAATTACCATTGTAATTTTTTTCATAGATTTTATGTATACTGTTAAAATACATCTGATCCTGAGCCAAACATTTTGAGCGATCAATAGGAACCGATACTCCATGTGCATACTTTATCAACTGCTCGACCAAATCTGTATAGGTTAAATTTTTTGTATAGTAAGGATTGTCCCAGGGCCTAAACGGTATTGATATCTTACTCAAATGTTTGTATATTTTTTGATAGGTCGTGGCCAATGGGCTATCATCTATAGACAGATCTATAACGCAATTGTTTGAAAAAATCAATTTCATGTCAGTAGTATATACTTATTGCAGTAAGAAGTCAAAAAAACAGGTACCTTTTTTAAGGGTACCTGCCAAAAGTCCGGGGCGGAGCCAACCAACCCCGGGAATAACCCTGATGAGTTATTTTTTTCTGTTGACTGTGGTCCTAAACAAGAATCCGCACAGCACAGTCAGGCCCCAGGCCTGCAACCAGGACACTTCGTTGACACCTGTTACAGCACCTACCAAGCAACCGTTCCACAACATGTACACAGGCCAACTCAGCAAGAAACTCAACAGCAGGATGCCTACAATGCCACCAAAAACTGCACCAACAACAACCAAAATCTTTTCCATGTTATGCTCCGTAGTATTCTAAACATTTAACTGTGAAGCCTGCTTCACGCTGTTCATCTGCTTCGTATTCAGTGTCCACTGAGTACAAGTACAAGTCACCATCCCAGATTTCAAACATGCTCAACTCCAAAATGTTCTTTAATCCTGTTAGCAACAAACACACCATAATCATCATTTCGTCTATCGTTGCTAACAAATTCAGCACATTCCTTGACAATTAAGTCAGCGAATTTTTGTTGATCTATTGTTATTTTTAGCATGGGATTACCTTCGTGATCCGTGCCGTGCTCACGGATGAGACTTTGATCGTATAATGCTTTGATTCGTTCGTTCATTTTATGCCGCCTTCATGCAAGTTGTTTCTGCCAGACGCTTCCAGTTCAGCATGCTCATCTTGCGCAGGTCTGCAATTTTGATTGCCATGCGCAGACTCATTTCACGCAGACGATTCTGATTGGCGTCCATGAACGCAATGATCTCGTCTTGAACTTCGGGTTCAAAATCGTAGTCTGCAAACAACACGCCATCTTTGGCAATTTGTTTGATACGCAGAATCTTGTCACGCATGGTGTCCAAAGTCAGATCCAGGTAGTGGCAACGACTTTGCAGTGCATCCAAGTGATCCCGCAGTTTCTGCGATTTCATCTTGTCAAACTTCAAGTTGGTGATAAAGATGGCACTGCCTTTGAATTCAAAACTGTCTGGGATGCCTTCGCGGCGCAGGCTGCTGCTTTCTGACAACCAGCTAATCTTGCGCTTCTTGCCTGAGTCTAATGCACCCTTCAGCAGGTTCAAGCTCACGTCATCCAACAGGATACTGTCGCAGTCGTCAAACACAACCACGCAATTGGCGTCTGAATACTTGTACAGAGTCTGGTACAGGCCAATGGGTGTAGCAGCACCTTTCACAACTTCTGCTCGCAGTCGCTTGCCTGCCAGTTTGTCAAACATGGTGGCTTTTTCAATCTCTTGCTCCACACCAAAGCTCTTGCCCACACCCGGAGGACCCGATACAATCATGGCGCGGATGTCGCCTGTCACTGTGGCTTTGGTCATTTCGTGCAGGATGTCAAAACGCTCACGGATACGATCCATGGCCTGTTCTTCTGTTTCTGCTGGTGCAGCCACTGCCTTGGCAGCGTTGGTGGTTGTGTCTGTCATGCCGTTAGTATACTCAATATCAGAAATGTTGTCAACACGGATACGGATCGTATCTGGGCAATTGGGAAAATTGCCGTCATTTTTAACAGTCACAAAGTTGCCTTTGGCGCCGGTCTGAAAGCCCGACACAAGACTAAACACTTGGTCAGCTACGGGACGCTTACGATACTCTCCGCGAACGATACGAATTGCACTCATGGTTGGCTCCTTTGGTGTGCGTTGTTTAAGTATTAATTATAGCAGAATAGCAATTAATGGTCAACTGTTTGTTCTGCAAGCACTTGTGGCGTAATTACAACACCACCATAGCATTGCTGGTACAAGTCAGCTACAGATTTTAGAAAAAAAATGTATACTTTACCATTACCTGCAATCAATGTGTACTGCATTGTGATTCCTTTTTGCTTTGCTATGTGTGTATTATAGCATTTGGGCAATTAATGGTCAACCACAAAAAACCCTGCTAAAAGCAGGGTTTTTGATGTTGTACAGTGCAAGGGTTACTCACTGCCCGCACTAATGTTGAAATTGTATTCAATTGTGCTGCCGGCCTCGACTGACCATGTCCACTGACCGGATGGCGGTATTTCTCGACTCTGAGGTACGCCGTTAATTTGTACACTACTGCGGGAATCTTGTGTGCCGTCTGAATTTGTAGGAACTCCAGTGTAACACATTTTAAATGTGTCCACGGTGCCTGGGAAAAGAATTTCACCATTTATAGTTGCTTCACCTGCTAACTGACTCTCAGAGACTTGCCAAGTTGACCCGCTGCCCGATACAATTGTTGTTCCTTTGGTTATAATAGTGTTATGTATGATCTGGCCGGGTACAATTTCTCCAGACGTCACGCTACTTACATTCAATGTTGTGTCGCTAATGGAACCACTGAATTCTACCATATTTGTTGCTGTTGACATGTAGTTGCTTTTTACAAAGCCAAGTATTATGCCGGATCCAGTTGCAACAGAAATTGTCATTGGATACGAACCGCTGAAACTGGTTGGAAACAGTGCTGACTCGGTCACTGAAAACAATACCGGTGCATTGGTCATATCAATTGGCAACGCAGGAATATCTTCAGTTAATGTATCGACTGCCCCGCTAAAAACTGTTTGTCCATTGATGTGTGCGTTTAATTGTAACGGCACTGCACCGTATGCGTATCCGCAAAATTGTATTGTTCTATTGGCCATCTAAGGTCTCCTGTTATGTTTATTTATCACTGCCAGTGTGATATCACTGTGGCATCTGTTATTTCATGCGGTTTAGGTTGGCCATGAAATACCAATATACTGGTATCAGTGGTTAAGGTTGTTCCTGTACCAGGTGTGCGGTGCTTTTTACGAGCAAAGTCAAATCCACCGTCGACACATTCCCATTTCCAGCTTTTTACCCATTCAGAATGAAAAAATCGACGATGTGCCGTGGGTATTACATCTGACACAAAATCCTGATCTCCGCGGTATTTACGAACAAAGAAGTCTATGTCCTGATCTACCACTGTGTTCCACACATGCTGGTATTGTGCAGTGTCCCACCACATCACACTGGTATTTGATCCGGTCCAGTTGTGCTTCCACAGATATTTGAAGTCCCGTATTGACCAAAAATGTCGCAAATTCAATTGCCAGATCCAGTCTATGTTGTTGGCAATGACCACATCTAAATCAAAATACAACATGGGGCCTGAATGATGCTGGGTGTTGAACAACTGTAGTTTATACCACCAACTTTTTTTGGGCCCAGCAAATCCCCAATCTTCTAAACAGTGCTTGACCATGTGATCCGGAACTGGTCTTGTTGCTTCGGTATAAACATGTAGTCGGACTGGGCGGGTCAAATGTCTGCATAACATGCTGTACAGTCGATCCACATAGGTCCAGTCGTATCCGTTGCTGTGTATAACACAAGCACAGTCCAGTGGCTGTGTGTTGGCGATCAGTGAGGTCATTCTATATTTATGTGCGTATATAACGATAAATATCTTTATGAAAATAGTATTAGTAACCGGTGGATTTGATCCTGTGCATTCGGGACATATTGCCTACTTTAAAGCTGCAAAAACTCTAGGCGACATGTTGATTGTTGGCCTCAATAGCGATGAGTGGCTGGTTCGTAAAAAAGGTGCAGCCTTTATGCCCTGGAACGAACGACTCTGCATTGTTAATAATTTATCAATGGTTGACGAAGTTTATACCTTTGACGACAATGACGGATCAGCAAAACATTTTATTCAACAAGCAAGAGCACATTACCCCGATGCCGAACTGATATTTGCCAATGGCGGGGACAGAACCCGAGATAACATTCCAGAAATGGATGTGATAGATGCTAATTTATCATTTGTGTTTGGCATAGGCGGTGAAGATAAAAAGAATTCTAGCAGTTGGATATTGCAAGAATGGAAAGCACCCCGGACCGAACGAGCCTGGGGATACTATCGTGTGCTGCACGAAGTGGGTGCCAACACCAAGCTCAAAGAGCTCACTGTGATGCCTCAGACCTGTTTAAGCATGCAACGCCATGATCTACGACAGGAGTTTTGGTTTGTGGCCGAAGGCACAGCCACAGTGTACACACTGGAAGACTCCAGCACAGACCGTGACGTCAAGTGCCAGCTTGATGTGCATGAACACACTTTTATTGAATGTCGTGAATGGCATCAGCTGTGTAACGAAACTGATAAACCGCTGAAACTGATTGAGATCCAGTACGGCAGTGACTGTGTCGAAGAAGATATTGAGAGAAAATAATTTGTTTTTTAAAAATGTTCTTTTTGATTCAATTCCAAAGAGTGACAATTTAGTTGTTTTTTCTTGCGACGATAATTATTTTAAAAAATACGGAATATATAATATTTTATCGTGTAACGACACCAATCAACCAGTGCATGTACACTTAATTAATCCATCACTGGATTCAGTGTTGACTTTAAAAGCAATAATAGATAAATTACAGATTCCGCTATCGTGGTCTACTGAGTACTTTGAAACGTCAAATTTAAATTTTTATCTATTAAAAAGTTATTATTACATGGCTAGATTTTATCTTTCTAATTATATATTTCAACACACTTCTGTAACTTGCATTAAAATCGTCGATGCTGATATTATCTTTAATTCTTTAATTAGCTTTCCTGAATCAGTTAATATAGGAATAACTTATAAAAAACAAAAAAACACCGCTTGGGAAAGAACTGCTGCTTATTTTTTATTTTTAACATCATCATATAAAAATTTTCTTCCAAAAGTCATTGATCTATACGAAGAAAAAATAAAAAATATAGATTTTTTAAAAGTTGAAAAAATAGAAAACAAAATAGAAAAAGCTAATTTTACAGGACTTGATCAGGTGTGCTTAACTGAAATTTTAGAAAACGAATGCATTTATCAAAATCAAGATTTTTTAAATTTAGGATCTCTACAATCATTTTCTAGCAAAGGCCCTGATGCAAAAATTTGGGTATTGGTCGGTAAAACTAAAAAATTGTTACCAGACGACTATCTACCAGTTAAATACAAAAAATACTTTGAAAACATACAATGAAACCAATACCAATTTTTGTCGGATACGATCCCAGAGAAGCAATAGCTTACCACACCTGTGTTAACTCAATCATTAGGCATGCAAGCAAGCCTGTAGCAATTATTCCACTGGCCCTTAACTTGTTTACCGACTACACAGAAACGCACACTGATGGTAGCAATCAGTTTATCTACAGTCGCTTTCTTGTGCCGCACTTGATGGAGTACACTGGCCATGCTATCTTTATAGATGGTGATATGATTGTGCGCAGCGACATTGCGGAACTCTGGGCTCTACGCAATCCTGGCCTGGATGTGCAAGTGGTCAAGCATGACTACAAAACTCGTATGCCTGTAAAATATCTAGGAGCAAAGAATGAAGACTATCCTCGTAAAAATTGGAGTAGTGTTATACTGTGGAATTGTAATAGCTTTCCTAACCGGGCTCTTACTCCCAAGTTCGTCCAGCGTGCCACTGGTAGCGAGCTCCACCGCTTCTCGTGGATAGACGATGATCGCATTGGCGAATTGCCCAAAGAATGGAATTGGTTAGACGTTGAATACGACGCAAACCCCAATGCAAAACTGGTACATTATACCTTGGGCACGCCGTGTTTTCACGAGTTTGCCGATAAAGGCAGCTTTGCCAATGAATGGCACCAAGAAAGAATTCATACAGAATATTGCCAACAACACTTATCAAATGACCAAACTTAAATTTACAGTAGTACATCGTGCCGACCGCAACAATGTAGGCGACCTTGCCAGTAATCCGTTGCAGTATTTCCTCGAACCAGAAGAGTATCAAGTAGTTGATATTACTAATATAAAAAATACTGCATACGATCCTACACTGCCGATGGTTGTAGGTGGGGGTGGCTTGATTGCTAACGAGTTTTTTAATGATGCCATTGAATCGGTATTGCCGTCAGCTGATTTATATCAATTAATTCAAATACAAAAACATAAATGGGATCTGAGAGATCCGGCAAATAAAAAATCACATAAGGAATTTATGTTTGCCCATAGAGAGTTTATTAAAAAATATATGATGCAACTTGCGCCTGCACAGGCCAAACGATACATATGGGGTGCAGGGCATAACGGTCCGTTGGATAAACGTGGCGATGCGGCAGTTGAATATCCAGATTGGCTCATGAAGTTTGACGAAGTTGGTATCCGCGACTGGAATCAAAATCAGCCATGGGTGCCGTGTGCCAGTTGTATGCACCCGGCATTTGATGAAAAATATGCAATTAAAAATGATGTTATATTTTTTGAACATAAAAAACAGTTGATTAAAAACTTCGGCAATGACAGTATACCGCGGTTTGTGAATTCTGGAAGCAACATAGATCAGTCTATTGAACTCCTGGGCAGTGCTAACATAATTTTAACCAATAGTTATCATGGCGCTTATTGGGGTGCGCTGTTGGGTAAGAAAGTTATTGTAGTCGACGCATGGAGTAGTAAATTTTTAAATATGAAACATGTTCCGTATATGTTAAAGCGCGATGGTGACTGGAAAGATGTAGTTGATGATGTTATAATAAGTGACCATGCTCTAGAAGAATGTCGGCTTGCTACTACGGAATTTTGGGAAAAGATTAAATGAAATTAATAGCATATCTATCAACTATTCCGCCGAGTAAAAAAAGTCAGCATAAATTTGAATTGTTAACAAGATTTGTCAGTGGAGTAAACGCATACGGAGACACTGGCGTAGTTAGTTCATCCCCAGTTCTGAGCAACTGCGAAGTAGCATTTATACAAGGATGGCCGCATGCCACCGGAAAACAAGGTACCCACAATCTATTTAGATCAGCAGTACACGAATATCAGAAAAAAAATAACAATAGATTACTTGTAGTAGATAGCAACTTGTTTAACTATCGTGGCAAAAATGAGTATTCTAGATACAGTTTCGACGGAGTTTTCCCGAACACAGGGACATATTTCTGGGATAATCCAGATCCTGCTCGCTGGCAGTCTATAAGTCGCAACACTGGCATTGGGTTGAAGGATTGGCGACAAAATGGCAAACATATATTGGTGTGCTTGCAGCGCAACGGCGGTTGGAGCATGGGCACATACGACATAGTTGATTGGGCTACAAAAACCATTGCCAAACTGCAACAAGCAACAGATCGCCCTATTGTACTGCGACCGCATCCAGGAGACAAAGCCGCAAGACAACACATCGGTAGCGTTGATCATTTTCGTAATGTATCATTGTCTCGGCCTGATTCTACACTAATAGACGATCTCCGAAACTGTTGGGCTGTGGTAAATCACAATTCCAGTCCCACTGTAGGATCTGTAATAGAAGGATATCCAATTTTTGTCACTGATCCAGATCGTAGTCAAGCTGCTGCTGTGGCCAACACAGATCTAAGATTGATAGAAAATCCCGCTATGCCAGATAGACAAGCATGGATAGAACGCATTGCCATGTGCCATTGGAATCACACAGAAGTCGTGTCAGGCGCAGCCTGGCAACACATTAAAAAATATATCTAAATCCAGTGTTGCGCCACCAATGGATGATGCAGCATAGTGCTGGGTTTTTGATTATTTTTTCTAAAATGTAATATTTTAACCAATTCAAGATTGTCTAACTGTCGTTTATGTGCAATCTGCATCCACTCAGTAGGTAAGAAATCAGTGAATAATTCATGGTCAACATGCTGGCTTATCAGTGCTTGATCACCGTACAGCGGCACCTGGCCATACAAAGATTTCCAGTGGTCCAATGGACGAGATTGATATATTTCCCATAAGTGACTGTGGTCACCTTGCCACCACATCATGGCACTTGAGTGAATGTGTTTGTCTGCTTCATACCACATTACAAAAGTTTTGGATTGGCAAGCTGAAACAATTTCATCTATGTTTGAACAAATTACAGTGTCAAGATCCAGATACAGCACAGGTTCAGAAAACACCCCAGGCTTGAACAACTGTAGTTTTGCCCAAAATCCTGTACCAGTTGCATCCAACGGGATTCGGTCAACTGCAACTTCACAGTCACTCAGACACACAAAGCGGTGGGGCACTGTTAAGTTTCTTGCCACTGCTCTCTGCAGTTTGGCAACCCATTCTGCATCATAATTTACTTTGCCGCCGTGTCGCAGTACGCATACAACATTAATCACAATATTTCTCAAGCACCAGTAATCCAGATCCACGATTGCAATGTTCAACTATGTGCCATTGGTGATTTTCCGACAAAAAATCACAGGCCGCCTGAAACACACCAGGCCAATCAGTGGTATCATGAAAAATAATATATCGTTTAACTTTGTTACTGTGTCGGGCCAGTTCAGCAGCAGTGTGCTTTTTTTTATGCACAGTATCAATAAACAACAGGTCAGTTGGTTCTATGTCTACGGCTAGACTATCACCTATGATGAATTCAAAATCAATTTGATGTTGTGTTGCATGTTGGTTAAGTCTGTCCAACACTGTGAGATTTTCATCAGTGATGTCATAGCTACGCAATTTTTTTGGATTGCCAGCCAAGAATGCAGCAGTACTCAATCCAGTGTACACTCCAAACTCTACAATGCTGTCAACTTTGGCCGCGTATTTTGTGTATGTGTCAAATCGGCTAGGACTGTCGCCTAACCAATCAGTTGGAGTTATTTTTAAAGATAAAAAATCATCTCGTAGTTGTGTTATAGTTTTCATTTTTTCATCCAGTATACACCTAATTTACTTTTTCTACTTTTAAGGTAATGATGTTTTATATAATGGGACCAGGTGTCCATCACTTCTGCATGGCTCCAGTCATCCTTTACATGCGCCTCGTAAGGGTTGTCGTATGCATGTTCGTCTTGCGGCATGTGTACAATTGGAATGCTCGCAATCAACACATCCGAAACTGACAAAATTTTATCTACCAATGTCATTGCCTGTTCTTTTGTGATATGTTCCAGTACATCTCCGGCAATTACAACACTAACAGGTCCCAGAGCTTCCCAATTTACTTCACGCACATCTTGATTAATAATTTGATCGTATCGCTGTTCTAGATTGTATTTTTTTATGTATGGCTCCCATACTTCTATACCAATCCAATAAGCAGAGTTGCAGCAGTTGTGTTGTTCTTTAATGAGATTGACGTAGGTACCAGACCCGGGTCCAATGTCAACAATTTTTGTAATTTTTTCATGGTGTTCTTGAAACCACGCAAGCGTTTCTGATTTACCTGTTTTTAAACTGTATGACATTGATTAATTTTCCTTATCCCAAATTTTAGTTTTAATGAGGCTGGATCTACCGTGTGTTCTTTCTCTATCCTGTGCCTGTCCCATCATGTAATTATGTATTTGAATTTTTACTATGTATTGATTTATTGCGTTGTCTGCCGGCAGGAATGATTGATGATAAAAATCTACAAGTTTCTGTGCAGCATGTGGTTTTATTGCATAGCCGGCGGCGCCGGGAAGGCTGCTGCGTTGATAGTATTCAGCTGTGGGATCACCTGTAGGAGATTCTAAATAATGCTTGTATTTTTCCATTTTCTTAGTATGACTACTAGCCAGAATCAAAACATCAGTCCATTCAACCGGGTAGTACGGGCGAATTACATGAGCATCGTCTTCCCATATTACAATGGGTTGATCAGAGTTTGCACAAAGTTTCCATAGTCTGTAATGACTATCAAAACATCCGACTATGCCCGGAGTTGTGCGGTCTTGCTTGCACTGATCCAAAAACGGTACATCGGGTCCTTTAAACCCCCAAGGATGGCACTGTCGATTATTTTTTTGATATTGTATCAGTGCTTGATCTCCGTAAGAGCCTTCAAACAATTCGGCTTCTATTTTAAAATTAGACAGTTCTTTTTGTAAACGAAGGCCACTATTCAAACTTGCAGGAATATTACTTAAACAAATGATGTAGCTTTTCATTGCCAATACGCCTCTGTTCTTTTAATTTTTAAATCGCTTAATTTACTACGACCCAATGACTTGCGATCACCTTTCAAGTGATCTAGATAGGCACCCCATTCACTGTTGATCAACGGATGGCCTTCGCCCGAAATCAAATGGCTACTCCAATCGTGTTGTTCCAACGTCATTGATTTACGCACAACATCAAACACAAAACTGTCGTGCCATTCTTTCATGGTGAATATTCCGTTGTCTGCATCGTCGTACACACGCTGAAACTCTTTGAGAAATTTTGATGTGGCCGGAGAACGCAGATTCATAGCATACAACCCGCATTCGGTGTATTTGCCTTTGCGACCCAAGAAACAAATGTCAGCTGCGGCGGGACACAAATTGTGTAATTGCGCCATCGAGATAGGACTATGACACACAGTGTCAGCATCCATCCATATCAGCCAATCAGTTGCAGCATGGGCAGCAGCAAATATAGCATATACTTTGTGAGCAAAGCGTACAGCATTCCATTTGAATCCTTTGGCAGCGTCTTTGCGGTTGTTTCTTGTGGGGTCAGCAGACACATCACCATTGGCCTTGGGAACACCGCGCCATTTTGTTTTGAATGCCACTAGTTCTGGACTGTCCCGATGCAGATCTAACACACGCAAGTTGGGTGCAGATTCAACGACAGTGCAATCTTCAGCATACACTATCAAGTCAACTTCTGCAGGCCATGTGTTCAGGAATGTTTCGATCATTCTTTTGCCGTATTTTTTGTAGCCAGATGCGTTGAATGTGGTGACCACAGAGAATTTACGACTCATTGTTTTCCTTATAACTAAGTGTATATTTAACCGGGTATATTATGAGAGTAAGTATTTTTGACCAATATGGCGCACTCAACAGCGGGCCTGTGTTTGACGCCATTAGAACAGGTCTTGACCAACTGGGTATCAAGCATAACAACATGGACAGTTCGGCAGATGTTGCTGTTATCTGGAGTCAGTTGTGGCACGGCCGCATGAAGCACAATCGTGAAATATGGCAAACATTTAGAAACAGCGGAAGGCCTGTGATAGTGGCCGAGGTGGGCATGCTGCGGCGCGGCAGCACATGGAAATTGGGATTGAACGGAACCGGCAGCACTGCTTATTATGGCACTGAGTTGATACCAGGTCGTGCAGCCAACCTACGACTGACAGCCAAGCCCTGGACCAACACTGGATACAATATTGTCATTGCAGCACAGCGTTCAGAAAGTGAACAATGGGCTGGACAACCGCCCACTGTGGCCTGGCTGACAGAAACTGCTGGCAAGATTAGAGAATATACAGATCGACCCATTGTTATACGGCCACACCCAAGACAGCGTATAGGTGCAGTGCCAGGTTGTGTTATACAAATGCCCACGCCGGTTCAGGGAACCTATGATAACTTTGACTATGATCGGTGTTTGGCCACTGCGTGGGCTGTGATCAATCACAACAGCGGACCTGGCTCACAAGCAGTGTTGGCTGGTGTTCCGGCGTTTGTCAATTCAACCAGTTTGGCTGCACCAGTGGGCAATTTAGATCTGTCCCGTATCAACGATCCTGCCAGACCAGATCGTACAGCATGGCTGGAACAGCTGGCACATACCGAATGGTATACAGAAGAAATTGCCTCTGGTTTACCGCTTGGCCGTTTATTGTTGCCCCATCCGGGATAAACTTTTATCAATCCACTGTAGCACAAGGTCTTGTTGCCGTATCATACCGTGGCGCTGTATACTGGTCATTGCTGTTTCTGGCAGTAGATCCTTTTCTGCCAATTCATACCATGTGGTAGTGCTGTATGGCATAGGAGCATGGGCACTCTTGTAGGCAATCACATGTATAAAATCATCGTCTGGCCGCTTTAGAAAAAAGCCCGAATTGCAATCCCACCCATTCACTGCCAGCATGTGAATCAAACTGACCACTGTGTGATGATAATAGCATCCAGCGGGCTGCACAAACGACAGTTGGCGAATGTCCATGTTGGTGGTCTGCGGAATTGCCATTACCAACATGGCGCCATCTTCGGCAATGCTGTTCCATTTACCTAGAGTTTCTAGTGGATTTACGCAATACTGAAAAGCATCGTGACACCACAGCACATCAAACTTTGTCTTTTTTGGTAGCCGGTTGACTTGTTCAAAGTCAATCAGTTGATGCGTGATATTTGGATATTTTTTAAACATCGATGGTGCGTTGGCAATGTCAACTCCGGTGCAACGAATGTTCAACGGTTGCGGCGCATCCTCTCTGGTGGTTCTAGTTGCCCACCATTCTAGATCCATACCGCTGCCACAACCAAGATCAACCAGTGTACCAATGCTTTCCATGAAGTCATCATACTCGGCCAATGTGTTGAGAGTTTGTAAACTGTGTTCGTGCCGTTCTTGGTCGTTTCTAAATGTCATAGTTGTATGTCTTCCATCCCAGCAGCTCGTAATCTTACCACATGTCCCAGCATGAAGTTTTTACTTTCCATGGCTTTCATAATGCCCAAGTAACGATTTCTCAAGTAGGCCACTTCGTTGATGATAGTTTCAAAGTCAATCACTTCGTCTTCGCCATCCACATATTTTTCAGCATCTCTGCTGGTCAATGCTCTAGCATATGCTTCGAGATATTTTTGAAAATGTTTTCGACGAATCTTGCGTAGCTGTATGTTGAGATGATTTAATACTGCTTCAATTTCTTGAAGCTGATTAAATCTATGTTCTGTAATGCCCGGCAGTGCTGAGATATTTCGTTCAACCATGCCGCCAATGGCGCAATCACGGCGTGCAGCAGTGAGTTCTTGCTCAAAGTGAGCAATGAAATCTGGGATTGCTCCCAGATCACTAGTGACACGGCTGAGCCACATGATTAATCTTCGTACTCGGACTCAATATCATCGTCTTGATCAAAGTCTTCTTCTTCGGGCTCGTCGTCGAGATCCTTGATATACGCGGCCAATGCTGCTTTGACATCCGTGTCGCCTTTGAATGTGGCACGAATTTCGTCCGGGGCAACGTCATTGTCAACCAGTACAGAAACCAACACTTCTGCTGCTTCTGTACGATCAACTGTGTTGATGTATCGTTTTAGTTCATTCCAGATTTCACTTGATAGGTCTACTGACATGGTTATTCCTCCGTTGTTGTTTCGAGTACCGGTTTTTCTTCTTTCTGATTGGCAAAGTCCGCCATCAGTTTATCTAAACATCCGCCTTCATTGGCTTCCCACTTTTTGCGGAACTGTTTGATAATTTCGCCGTCGCTGGTAACAAGTACCAAACTGTTGCCTTCTTTCTTGAGAATCTCTTTCTTCTCTGCCAGGTCAACCAGTCCCGAATGCGGACTCATACCAGTGGAGTAAGGGATCTTGACCTGCATGCCTTCAAACGGTTTGGCATAGCGTGTTTTCATCACTTTGCAACCGGCACGGATGCCCATGACATCAGTGATCTTGTTGCCATCTTCATCTTCTTTGAGTTTCATTTTTTTCATGGCAACCACGATTGAACTTGCGTAGATAAAGCCTTGTCCACCGGAGATCTTGTCATCAGGATCAAACATGTCTTGACTGGCATAGGTATGGTTTGTGGCCACCAAGCCCACATTGTAACTGCCAAACATGTTGACAGAGTTACGAACAAGACTTGTCAGTGCTTTGGGCTTACGACCCATGTCACCTTTCATGTCACCGGCTTCGAACTGATTGACATCAGTAGGAGTCAGCAACATGCCCAATGAGTCAATGACCCACAGAACTTTCATGCGTTCTTCTTCTGGTAGTGCTTTGTAGTCTGTCATGAATGTGGAGATTGCTTTGGCAACATCATCAATCATGCTCATGTTGAGTTTGAGCAACTTGTCTGGACCCGTGTTGACACCAAGTGCGTGTAACCAAGATTCGTCAAGTGCGTTTTCTGTGTCAACAAGAATAACAAAGATGCCTTGATCCTGTGCGTTCTTTACAATGTTGCCACTGCAAATATAACTCTTGCCTGCGCCGGATTCACCAGCAAATACAGTAACTTTACCCAGTGGAATGCCTTTGTTGAAGTCTCCTGAGATTAGATAGTTGAGTGCATAGTTGCCTGTGCTAATCCAGTCTGTGGGATCATTGAATCCAATGCTGAGTCCTTGGATGCTTTTTGTGATGTCCTTGCGGAACTTTGAGATGTCAAATGGTTTTGCCATGATTACTTTCCTTCTTTGAGTGTATATAATTCTGTAAAAATTTTACTGCTGTCTACTTCACGCCGCTGATCCATTATTGCTAATTGATCAAACGAATTTGTTAAATTCTTTTCAATTGGTTGCGTTATATAGTGTAGCATGTTCTGATAACTGTCTTCAAGTAGATATCCAGGATTCTCATTGATTCGTGATTCTAATTTTAACTTCAATGAGTTTAACACATTTTCCGGTAAATGTCTAATGTTTAGGTAATCAGGGCCTAGCAGTGCTCCAATCACAAAGCTATTGTTATGAAATCCCAATCCTTTTAAATAATCTACACAATCAAAAACACTGTCATGATTTAGCAAAAACCATAACATATTAAAACTTATCTTATGATCTAGTTTTCTAATTGTGTTTAGATTATCTAAAAAATCCTGCCATCGGCCACCAAATCGTATGTATTCAAATTCATCTTCAGTAGTTTCTACACTTACGGTCCAATGGACATTTTTAAATCTACAAACAGCATCAAACACTCCAGTATCTACCTTGCTAAGATTAGTGTTTATCCTAAGATTGACATCGGGATTCAATTCTTGAAGTAATTCTAAATTTTCCTTCATCAGCAGCGGTTCGCCGCCGGCAAGATACACATGTTTGAGTTGTTTAGCATGACGATAGATGTATTCCCGAAAGTCTGACAATTGTTTATCAGCCGGAGTTTCTATTTTGATATTGAGTTCGTTGGCCCATTTGCTACTGAATTGTTCACTACAATATACACAGGCAAAATTACACAAATTGGTCCACCGCACGTCAATGGTTTGTAAGTCAAAATTGCCGGGCCGGTAAGTGTCCAGTGGCGTTTTTTTAAATTCTCTTATGTAAAAAATTCTATCACTGATAATGTCAAGCCCTTCTTTACCATGTTCTAAATCATAACAGGTATGACAACCAGCTGCCGATTTGTTATTTGTTATGTTTGTTTGTTTAGTTACATTGATAGGGCCCAATAGTATTTCTTCAATTGGTGTTTTTTTAATATTTCCTAGCAGTCCGGTTGCCGTGTCACTGCGAATACAATTTTTAACTTTGCCATCAAAATTGTACATTAGCCCTGTCCACGGCATAGGACAAAAATGTTTATTTGTTAATACATCTTTTGGTGTCATTTTAAATGGGTCCTAGTGATATGTCTGGAATCACTAAATTATTGTTTTTGGCTGTATCGAGTAAGTTTATCAATGTTCTTGCCCAATTGTCTACATCAGCGGCTGGCGGCACAGTTTTGTCCGCGCTGGTAGCTATGTTACCGGGCCTGACAATGGTAATTTTTATTTTTAATTTACGATTGCGTATTTGTTTTACTGCTTCTTCGAGTGCTATTTTCTGCACACGATAATGATCCATATCTAACCCGGTCAATGGTGACACAGGCTGTTGTGTCATTATGGTCGAAATTACCAAAATATGTTTACCGGTTCCTGCCCAGCGATCGGCCATTTCAAACAACAGTTCAGTTTGTGCATACCCAGCTTGCGCATTGTTAATGAACATGTCACAAGGTTCAATTTGATCACAAATTTTAGGTATGTTGCGTATGTTATCGCCATGTCTTTTGCTGAGACCAACAATTTCGTGGCCTTGCTTGGTCAGTTGACCACTCAGCGCCATGCCAATTCCTGCGGTATGTCCAGTTACTGCTATTTTCATTGTAGTAGATGCAATGGTTCGTTATGGAATGTAAAACTGGCAACGATTCTAGGAAATTCAGTTGCATGTGTCAGTTCTACACTGTGTTCAACTTGCGAATTGAACACAATTGGAGCAGGCATATCTTGTAATTCTTCAACCAAATTGTTATCAACATACCAACGATTGGACCAGCCTTGAGTGTTGATTACAGGAAAATTCATTTTTGCTACAACTGGTAACTCGTCAATATGGCGAGATAAATGTTTGTTGGTTTCAATTATGGTAATGGCTGCATTTCTTGGTACTAGTTTGTTCTTTTTAAAAAACTCAAACAATTCTGGCACATGAACAAGCACTGCGTTGCAATCAATAAAATTCCAACCAAAATTTATTTTTTCTAATAGATCCGTTTGAGTCTCTAAGAAGTTATAAATCTTATCAGCAATGACCTGTGCGTCGGCGCACTCTACTAGAGTATAATATTTCATTCAATGCCCCTGAGTTCTTTTTGTTTTTGTATGTATTTGTTTCTTGCTGCTATGTCTGTATTGTCCACTGACAATTCATATGGGTGTTTAAGATAGGCATAGCTATGATCTATATTATGATCCCGAGCAAATGCCTGTATGTTAGGCAAGTCATTGACATTTAATACACTAACAGTGGTCCATAGATTTAACTTGACCGGCATACTTTTGTATGTTATTAAGTTTTTATAAAAGGTATCCCATGTTATTGGCCAACGCATAAATTCATGCATTGACTCAATTCCGTCGCAACTCACAGTGACTGTGACTTCTATTCCTTTGGAGACTATATCTGTCAACTCGTCTAACACCACATTGCAATTTGTATTGAGTCTCAGTGTCTTTAAATTTGGTGGAAGATTTGCAAGTAATCGTTTGTAATTTTTACTGTAGCTGGGCTCGCCGCCGTTGATGTCCAGATGTACAATGCGTTCTTGTGGAAGATTCCAAAATTGATTGCTGTTGTTTACTATGGGAAAATTTTTCCCGGCCAGTGCTCCGATACGAGTACTGCACTCTGGATTACACGTCTGACATGCAGCATTGCATATATTATCCAGCACACCACCTACTTGTAAGTAGTCTCTTTGTGTTTCTGCTTGATCAACTTCGATGGCATACATTCGTATACTGCTAAGATTTTTTTGTTCAATCTCCTGGCAACGATGACATTCTTTGGGCCAAATATCTTTATTAAATTGTTCTTGTATATTACTCAACCAGGAACTAGAATCCATTGCTTCCAATGAGTCGAACTGTGCCGGATCAATCATGTGTCCGCAACGACTTATTGTTCCGTTTGAATTAAATCGAACAAAATGATCAAGCCTGGGGCAATGCATAAGTTGATTTTAATATTTGTTGGCTCCGTCCAATTACATACTTGTATGCAGTGGGGTCAGTGTTGTTTATATGTTGCAGCAGTTGACCAAAGCTCATTGACTTGCCGATGCATCTGAATAAAATTGTATCGATTCGATGATGCATTTCATTGTTTTTTATTTCATTAATCTCGGTAACAAAATCAGCAGACGCTGGTGTAATTCCGCTAGGCTTTTTATGAAGCGTAGTTATTGTATGAACATCATCCATTGATATAAAATTTAATTTTGTATCAGTATTTAAAAATCTTGCCAGGTTAACTAACCATAAAAATTGAGAGCAATAGTGACGGTTCAAAAACAAATAGTTTTGGGCAAACCATTGCACCGTTTTTTGATCAAGACCAGGATTGTCTCGTAAGACGAGTTGTATAAATGTATTGATTCCAGATATCAAACGATCTTGTGGTTCTCGTAAAATTACATCAATGCTATTAATTTTGTTAATTTGTTCGTTTAGACAAGTGCGCCATTTATTTTTTTTGGCCGCAACCGATATACTCGAACTACAATTTTTAAAAATTGGGTAAACATACCGCTGTGAGGGTATAATTTCTATTACCTCACAGCGGTCTGGAAATATAATGCAATCTAACTGCGATAGCATTAATTTACTTTTGTTGACGAGCCCGAATCATGGCCAAAATGTCTTCGGCCTTCTGTGTTGATTTTGGAGCAGCAACAGGTTCAGCAGCAAACGATTTTTCTGCTACTTCAACGTCTTCGTCAAAGTCTGATTCCGCAGCGGGCGCTGCTTTTGCCGCAGGTGCTACATGAGCAGCAGGTGCCGAATCAGAACTGCCTGCTGGCGCGGATACGCCTGCTGGACGGAAGTATGCGCTCCAACGCTCGGCATCGTAGGCCTGTCCATCAACACTGGCTTCGAACATTTCCTTGATCACCTTAACAGCGGCTGCATCTGGTTTCTTGGGCAAGAATGTGCTCAAGTCCCACAGACCATTGGTGTCAATGGCTGCTTGTTCTTCCTCAGTCAGAGCAGATTCTTTACGAGCCCACTTTGATGTGTTGTAGTCAGCATATCCACCTTTGGATGTTTTTGTGATACGGAAATCCAAGCCACGCAGAATGTCAGTTGGCATTTCTTCCAGTTCTGGATCCATTAGGGCACCTTTGATGATGGTGAACAGTTGTGGACCAATGATGAATCTACGGATTGGATTTGCCGGAGTTTTCTCATCGGCCATTGGATTTTCACGCACAAAGCCTTGGAAAATGTAACTGCGTTTTTTCCAGTACTTACGGCCCATGTCTTCGAGACTTTTGTCTTTGAACCAACCGCGAACTTCGGTCAGCACTGGACAAGTTTCTTGCCACATTTCCATACAGGGAATCTGCACATATACCTGTTTGGATTCCATTTCACCTTTGATACCATTGAATGGCAAACGAATCATTGCTCGTTCTTGCCAAAAGAATGTGTTCTTGGTGTTGCCGTCGGGGAGGAAACGGAGTGTAGTTGATGATCCTTCTTCCATGTTCCAGTGTGGATAAATTGCGTTATCGCCACCAGTGGATGAACCACCTTTGTTGTTACCTTCGGATGCTGCGAGTCTTGCTCGGATTTCTGCTAGTGATGTTGCCATTTTAATTGCCTTTCAAAGTGTTGTAAAATGTTTTTAAAGTTGCCTGTGATACTAAAGAAAAAAGCGTATGCACTGATGTAGTGTACACGCTTTTAGTGTTAGCGTCAAGAGTATTTATGACGCGGTTGTTCTAATGACAAATTTACATTGGTCTAATCATTCCGGACAGTTGTTTGAGTCTGGCCAGCACATCCTGTTCAACATCATCAAACTTTTGCAGTTTGCCCGAATGTCCGTATTGTCCGCTCAAGGCCGAAAATTTGTCCTGATTCTCAACCACGGCCTGTTCGTCTTCGCGGAACAGGTCACGCAACTTGTTTACGCCTTGTGCGCTGTACTTGAGAGCACGATCTGTAGTTGCCTGAATTGGGTCTTGTCGAAAACCCATTGGTTTTATGTCTGAAAATTTTTCATCTTTGTAATCAACGCGACCCGGAGTGGCATCCATGCCATGCTGTGTATGCTGGCCTTCGTCTGTTTCTTCGCTACCCGACATTGCATCGCCCACAGCACTGCCCAGTCTAGAACCTGCCATTGCGCCGCTGGGTGTTTTGGTAAGTGCTGCGCCAGCAATTCCGCCCACTAAACTACCAACCGGACCTTCGGCTACTGGTGGTGTTTGTTTGAGTTTTTGCGCCTTTTTATACTCTGCGTCTGGATCTTTAAATCCTTCATCGCCTAGTTTGTGACCAGCGTAGGCGCCTGCGGCTGCGCCAGCCAATGTACCCAGTGCTGGCACTACACTGCCCAGTGCTCCGCCTGCTAGGCCGCCTGCAATTGCACCTTTCCATCCTTCGTTCACACCAAGATGATCAGCCAATTTGTCACTGACCCAGTTGAATGGATCACCTGTGCGGGCTTTGGCAATGCCGTATGGCAGTTCTCCTGCGTCTGAATAGTAGTCAAACAGGGCTTCATACAGGTCGGAATCCAAGTCGTGGCCTTGTTCGAACTGTTTGACTTCGTGTTTGAAACGATTCAATATGTGATCGATTGTTTCGCCTGCTTCGTCCAGCACACGGCTTTCGGCCACCGGGATACCAGCATACTTCAGTATGGTGTTGAGTTCTGTAGATTCTGCCACTGGTTCATCCTTTTTTGTCAATTGTGATGCCATATTACCAAATGCATCTGCGCCAGCATTGCTTGGAGTTTCGTCTCCGGGTTTGATCTCTTGGGCTACTCCAGCGTCGATCAAGTCAGTTGCAATGGTAGACATAACTTCTGCTGGTTGTACGTCTACTGCGTCATCGGGCAATTGCTCAATGGCAGTTTCATAATCGCCGCCATCTCTTTCAAACTTCCAAACAGCTGGTGGTACAATTTGTGCAGCTGGAGTATTTCTAACATGCTTCATATATTCCAGTGCATCTTTAAAAGACATGCGTACTCCAAACTCTTTTTCAATTGACGATACTATTGTATTTTTTATCTTGTCACCAATGATAGGAAGTTTTGAACCCATTATAATAGTTGCCAGCATTACTTTCCAACTTGGTAATTTTGACATTGCCGAATCAAGTCCAGCAGCAGTTGTTGGACGATTATCAGCGTCTAAGTCGCGCCCTAGGTCAGGGTTACTTAACGCTTCTTCCCAATCTTCTTCAGTTTTTAATATTTGGATACTGCCGCCGCCTTTTTGTGGTCTTGGTCGATTCTGTGCAGCAACAGCAGCCGGACGGTCGCCGTTAGGCAAAGCGGGTGATGCTTGATACGGATCTGGTTGGCCTGCTGGTCTAGTAACTGATCCAAACGGTGTTTGTTGTGTAGTTCCGCCACTGGCTACAGCAGCAGCAGCATCCGGCGAGCTTGCATTGGTAAGTTTACCATCGTTAATTGCATCCAAGATGTGTTGTACTGTGGTTGTCATGCCACTGGTATTGCCCGTTGGTCGGCCTGTTTGTGCATTGAATGAGCTAGCTGCCTGACTGTCGCCAAAATGTTTCATTTCAATTTGACTTAGTCGTTTTGCCATAGCAAATCGTTGACTTGGAGCAACACCAAGCAATGAGTCTTTGACATGGTTTGACCATTCTTTAAAGTCTTCGGCTTCTGCTTTCCACTCACCAGCTTCGTCTAGCCCTTGTGTTGGGTTTGGTTGACGACTTGCGCTGCCTGCTGCTCGACCAAAAGGATTAGACACTTTTATTGGTTGTTCAGCATAGGCTGTACCATCGTCAGTTAGCAAAGCAACAACATCACCCATGCTTCTAATACCAAATGCTGCGGCAGGCACAAGTACTTGTGTTCCGGTTGCACCCTCTGGCGCCTTGGTATATGGTCCTGAAGGTGTATATGTGTTGTCTTTATAACCAATCAGAGATCGGCTAGGCATGCCCATTGTGGACACCACTTCTGCCCGCGGCAGATCAGGTGTTGATTGTTGGGACTCTGCAGATGTTGTTGACGGTACTAACTGTAGATACAGACTTTTCATTCTGGTATCTAATTGATTCTCACCCTCAGCAGTTTTAACAGTCAGTTGAGTAGGGCCTGGACCCATAGCAGTAATTGTACCGGTGCTCGGTATGCCTCTACCTATACCAAAACTCACAGTGTCCCCAACTTTGAATTTAGGTGCCTGTGTAGTAGGAGATTGTGCCGGCTGTGCAGTAGCAGGAGTTGCAGCAGGATTGCGTCTTGCATCCATTCTGGCTCTGACGTCATCTAACACGCCTTCTCTTAATGGAATGCCAGCATACTTCAGTATGGTGTTGAGTTCTGCAGATTCACTCACTGGTACCGGGTCTGCATTTTTAGCAAACATAGATTTAGCGGTATTTACAATATTGCCTACCCAACTTTCCACTACGGCTTCTGGGTTGGCCGCAGCTTGTGGTTCAGGCACTGTGGGTTCTAACGCAGCAAGTACTTCCATAAGGTCAGGATCTGATCCGCTGTCTGCCAATTCTGTCATACGAGCAATGACTATTTCACGAGCATCAGCGTCGGGATCGGTTTCGGCCAGTTCTTGCAACTGATCAAACAATTCGTCATCGCCAAACAAACTGTACAACTGTTCTGTTGCATTGGTGGCGTCAGGTCCGACTGGCAGTTCTTGTGACAGTAACTCAATCAACTGTTCTTTTTGTTCTGGGGTATTTGGTGTTGCCCATGTGCCTTCTAACAGGCGTTCAGCCCAGGCTTCAAATATGTTTGCTTCTTTCATAGCGGTTCCTTGTTGTTGTATGCGGGCCAGGATAGGTAGGGCCTGTTCAATTCGTGAATCAATTGTTTCTTGCACGAATAATGTTTTGATATCTTCAATGATCAAATCTTGTTCAGTTATATTGCCAGGATTCCAGCTTTCAAAATAGCTGTTGTATCCTTTGCTGGATGACAGTCCTTTTACGGTTCGACACATTGTTTCGTAGTAGTTATTGGCTTCTGCTATCAAATTGGCTGTGTCGCCTTCAAACACTTGGCCTTTGCTGGCTCTGCGGAAACGACTCAGCACATTGAGTTCTTCAATTATGGTAGCAATATGGTGGCCGCGCATGTCATATGGCTTACCGCCTTGACGAACATGTTCGACCATGGCACGACCGCCGGCTAGATTGCGGAATGGCAATCGGTAGCGTTCACCATCTGCGGTTTCTACAAACAGACTTTCTACCTGACGAAATCTGGCTTCGTCAATGCCCATTGGACGCTTGTGACGTATCATCAGTCGAACAGAATCAGGACCACCGTTCCAACTGACATTCTTTGTGCCGTTCCAACTTTCGCACAGGCCTTCTTTAAGGGCTGCTTGCCCTTGCATGCTGTATTTGAGTTTGTTGATGTTTTGACTAGCAAATGTCATAAAATTCTTTGTGGCAAAGTTTTTCAATTGATGCTGAAACTCGTACCATTCTGTTTTGTCTTCGCTGTCCATGTTACGGCCAACATTGTCGCCGCTGAACACAGTTAATTCTTTATCATCGCCCAGCATCACAACCACTGATCCGTGATTGGTGCCATTTGCTGTGACAAAATCAAAGCTGAAAATTTCAGCATCTTGTGCTGTGGGCGCTGCTTTGCCTGCGCTGTCCAGCATCTCTGGGTCGTAGCCGCGGGTGACCAAAAGGTCTGAAAGTTGTTGTCCTGGATTATTTTGTGCCATAGTGTATTTATTAAAGTTTTAGCATTAGCGGAATGTGGCAAAAAACGGCATTGGTTCCACCATAGTGTCGCCAAAATCACGCATCTGCGAGTCCATTTCAGTGTGATAATTTTGCAGCAGCATCATCATGCGAATGGCCAGCACTGTGCCCATCACTAGGTCATCTGTTTCGCCGGGCTTGGCCGCATAGCTGGTGCCGTGCGCCACAAATGTTTTTAGTTCTGATATTAACGGCGCACTGTTGATTTGCATTTTTTTAGATTCTACCAAAATTTTTAACTTGTTGCAGGCCGACAGCTTGCTTTTATGTGTAGTATTGAAGCCTTTTCGTATGCGTCTTGCGCCGCCGGCTACTGAGTTGTCGCTTAGAAAGTATCCTTCAATTTTTTCTTCGCCGTACTCAGCAATAGAAATAAGTGCTGCTTCACCGATGGTGTTGTTTTCTATGCTGTAGTAGATGCTCTTTGAATCTTTTACAGTTTCATTTATGAATTTACAAATATCTGCCAGTATGCGTATCTGTGCCGGAATTGCAGTTCGGTTGTGACGCCATTCGGCTATCTGTGTAGTGGTGTTGGCTTCAAAAACTTGTATGGCTGCAGGATCGCTGCCGGTACCCAGACTGGGATCCAGTGCCACTACATAGATTTTGCCGGGCTCAGGCTTCTTGTACCATCGCACTTGACCGGTTCTAAACAAGGGATCGTGTTGGCCTTGCAGATCGACCAGTATGGCTGGCGCAATGAGTGTTTCATCGTTGATGATAAATTCACATCCAATCTCTCGGCGGAATCGATCAACGCCCAATTGGGCTTCCATACTTTTGCCCCAAGCCTCGTCGCGATCTGGGTGCTCCTGCCAATAACTACGGAATGCTTTGAATCCATTTATGCCCAACGGCGTCGGGTTGCCATATTCGTCTTCGCACTTGAGAGCGCTTTTCCACAACAATGCAAACTGATCTTCGTCACTGTTGGGCGTACTTGTGATGATTGCTTTACCGCCTGTGGCCAAGGTAGGACTGATACTAGTCCAGAATTCTTTGGCAATGGTAGGGCGTACAAATGCAAATTCGTCAGCGTACAGCAGGGATATACTCATACCGCGACCAGTTGTTTCAGTTGTGGTGGCCGATATAATACGACTGCCATTTTCAAAGTCTATGCTGCCTTTGTTGTAGCTGGTGACACCTGCTCGGATATGATCTGGACACAACTCGTATGCAAAACGAATACGCTGCATGATCTCTTGAGCACCAGTGTACTTGTGTGCAGCAATAAGAATAGTTGAATCCGGAACAAACATTGCATACCACAGCAGATATCCTGCTGCACTGGTACTTTTACCAGTTTGGCGCGGCATCATTGATATGCTGAAACGATAGTTGTGGTACACATCAACCAATCGTTCCTGATATTCAAAAGCATGATACAACATTTTTCCCTGTGTAGGATGCTGTATGTAGAAATAATGATCAAGAAAATATGCTGGCCCAGTTGCACTGTCAGCGCAGTGCATGAATTCTATCATTTCAGCTTCAGTGAATGCTTGCCGACGATGAGGCGCCTTGATCAGTACGCCTTCTAAACTTTTAGCCATAATTTTTATTTAACTCCGGCCACAGTGCGGCAAATTGACCTTTGGCATCAGGATGGTAAACATCTTCAATGTCTGACACAAATTTTTGTAATACTGCAATCATGTCTGGTTTGGAATTGGTTATAGACCGATAGTGTTGCAGGGCAGCACCAAACAACATTTTTTCTTCTTCACTTGGATCAAATGTGGCAAAAAATTTTTCAATTTCCGCGGCGGCCTTGGCAGCAATCTCAACACCGTGTTTGCGAGTATCAAGTGCTATGTTGCCGCCAAGATTTTGCCAGTGTATTGACAATCCTCTATCCACAGCAAATTGTTTGAGGTCGCACAGTCTTGTGGCATTGTATAAATTATAAACTGCATGTATCCCTCCCCAGTGCTTGCGAGCAGGATCATTCATGATGGATTGCAAGATGTCAAGATTATGTAAAATCATAGACCAAGCTGCGCCGTGGCGTACATATTCAAATTGCGGACCAATATTATCAAAACTCATGCTCCACCCAACATTTTTTCGTTGAGCTAGTTTTTTAAATATTTTGTTGTTTTCCAATGGATTGCTCAGATTGGTAATGACAGTTATCACACAATCTTCTGGCAGCACATCCAGCAATCTTTCATTTTCTGGCAGCAGCAAGGGTTCGCCACCAACCAGTGCTACTTCTTTTACATGCTGCTGATGTTTGGCAATAAAATCACATACATCTTCATAGTATTTTCTAGTGCTGGTGTTTATTGGTATTTTTTTAAGTGCAGACCATGTTGAACTGTCCAGTGGTCCACAATAATTACAGCTTAGATTACAAGTGGTATTCCATCTTATATCAAGCAGTGCGGGGAAATCGTAATTGTCGCCGGCTTGTGTAGTATCAAAGCCCTCATTTATATTGTTGTGCCATTCACGCTCGCTGCTGGTGCTGTTTGTTTCGGCATTGATACAGTTAACGCAATAAGGATGTTGTTTGCCTTGACTCAATGTTTTTCTAATTTCTGTTAGCTCTGGCCCGTTCAATACTTGTTCAATTGTTTTGCTGTTGAGATTGCCCAGCATGTTGGGATTGCCGGCACAACAGGTTTTGATGTCACCGCGGACATTTATATGAAGGCCACGCCAGGGTGCAGCACAATAAAAATTACTCATGCTGTATTTACAGACGGTCTAGGTCGCGTTGAAATTTTGGGTTGTATTGATCATACCATGGCCCAAATACTGGACCTTGATTGAACCATTCTGCGTTGTGATTGATTTTGTCCATGTGCTGTTGTCTATAATCCATGGCTGCTGATTCAGTGTCAATGGTTTTGCACAGTTGTATAATGGGTTCGATGTTGGTTTCGCTGGCATGGTCAGGGAAAAATCTAGGCTCAAAGCCTAATTCTTCTAAAACTTTGTAGCCTGCTTCTGCCATGTAGATGGAAAAACAACTTTGGCTGATTATGGCTTTGGCTGTTTTTTCAGTAATCAAAGTTTTGTCACCTGGATGAGTTTCTGTCACCACAGCAATGCCTGTATGCCAAGCAGGATGATTGATAGTGTAGTCGTTGGGAAAATTATCTGGGTGTGTGGCTATCTGCGGTGGATATTTTTGGATAGCTTCATCGAGATCATGTCTGTTCTCGATAAACGAACTTAATCTACAGTAAAATGTAAGGTCGTAAGGATTGGCAAATCCTATACTATAAACGTCCCGAGAAGAATCAATCAAATTTTCACTCAACAAAGAGTGCATGAGCCAGGCACGATGTGGACTGTTTTGTCTATTGAGGCAGCCAATTCGTCCAGCTCTTGGTCGTGGCTCATATGAATTGTATATAATATTAAAGAAAAATGGATAGTATATCAATCCTGGAATATCATCAAACCAGTTTTGACATCGACTGGTTAAAACTGCAACTTTGGCGTTAGGAAAAAATTCTTTTGTGGCAGCAAGATGATCCAGCATGGCTTGATTGCTGAACCACAGAGGATCACAGCTGGCATCAATAAACACATAGCGATCTGTAATTGACTGATCCTTGAGTGTTTGCAAATTTTTATAGTAGTTTGCCCATGAGGTTCGATCAATAGTGGTGTACGGAGTACCCATTAACACTATTGAGTTGTCTGGAAGCATGCGATAGGCATTGGTAGTTCCCACAATTTCTTGACAAGAAGTGGGATTCATAAAGTCAAAAACTTTCACTTTGAATTATTCACCAGTGTTGACGGGAGATTAATTGCACCAGGATGTTTTGGCTTCGCCGTAGTATTCTCGTGCAAATCCATTCTGTATCAGCATGACTCGCAGGCTTTGGCCGTTGAGTAAAACGTCGCCTAGCACTCGGCCGCCGTATTTGTCCCAGTCCATCAGTACAACCTGACGCTTGGTGCTGGCTGCAACAGCTTGTTTGGTAAATGCACTTGCTGCTTCGCCACGCTGTGCTTCACTTGGGCAAGCCGCACGATGTCCTTTTTCAGGAGTGTCCACACCGTATACACGAATACTGAGTTCTTTTTTGAGTGGTGCAGGCAAAAAGTCTGCTTGAAAAGCCACTGTATCGCCGTCTATGACTCTGGTGATCACAGCGTCATAGGTCACGCCTGGTTTTTGTCGGGGTTGTGCAACAGCCAGCACAGGCACGATCAATAATAGTAAGAATAGTTTTTTCATGTTATTATTTACAGTTGAGTAATAATTACGTTAACATTGTCTAGCGTTATACTGGTTTCATTTGAAATATTCTGAACCCAAACTTCAACATAATCATCTGGGTCTAGTTGCGTAACGCAATGGAATGGTAATGCTGATGTCTCTCCAATAAGGCCACATAACACTGTTTGTGCGCTACATGGAATCAATGTTTCATTTTGAAAAAAGGCAGCACCAATCTCTGAGTAGTCTAATGTAGGTGCTACAGAAATAATGCCTTCCATTTTAATTATCATAGAAACTGTGCCTGTATTTGTTACTCGATTGTTTGTAGCAGTTAGTGTGCCACTAGAATAAGGCGAGGTAGTATTAGCATTTAGTTTTATCCAATTTGGCCCGCCTATTGGATCAGCAAACGGCCCTGTAGTTAAATCATTGCTGAAATCAAAGTAATTAATGTATGCCGATAAGCCAGTACCTCGAGCTATTAACGTTAAATCACCGTTAGTATTACCAATGTATACATTATTGTTCGTGAGATTAACAGTCATTTCGCCAGGACGAGCATTACCGTCGTAGTTGACTAATGTCTCTTGTGCGTTGTCTTTCATCACAGCACGGCTGATGCCTGTGATGTTGTCGTATGGTGGTGGTGGATTGGCCATTATCTTGGATAGCCTTTGAATGCCTTGACAGGACTTTGTGTATCAACAAATGCGGGTTCTTCACTGTTGGGCGAGCCAACTAATTTTTTGCCGCCAGCAGTGTCGGTCATTGCCAGTGCTTGATCAATAATTTGTTCAATATCGCTGTTCATGCCTATTACTACTCCGTGTTCGCCAAATGCTGTTTCTGCGCTCCACTCAGGCATATCTTTGGTTAGCCCGTCGGTGCCGGCATCACTTCTTGCTCGAGCCATGGCCACACCAAACCTGTAGTTGTTATAAGGATCGCTGGCACTGAGTCCAGGAATCACAAAGGTATAACGCATCGGATCAGCATATTCATCTGGCAGATCTTTTTGCTCCGCAATAAACTCACGAGCTCTCATCTTGGATAGCCTTTGAAGGGTTTAACTATGCTTTTGACATTTGTATCCGGCAGTTCTTCACTGTCCATATCACCGTTGTTTAAATCTATATATTCTAGGTCGGCTGCTTTGTATGCCAACTTGAGCATGGCCTGTTCTTCTTTAGTGTAGGGATGTGTGGTATTGTGTTTACCTACCCAACTTTCACTGTCCATCTCAATTGGGTTTACTCCGTCACTGCTTGCAACTGCCATCATTAAACGATTCAAATCATACATCCTGTCATAAGTGTCTATTTTCTTTGAGAAAATATTTAACCCACGGGTTGATTGTTGTTGACGTTTAGATATTTTGCCCTGGCTAGCTTCCAAAACAAATTCTGTAGCTCTCATATGATACTGTTACACAGCGCCGTAAGATGGGCCAGTGTATATGCTGGCCTGAGCAGAACTTTCTGTTCCTAGTGCTACCGCAGTAAAGGTATTACCAGTGAGATAAAGTCGATTGCCCACACCAACATAGGCCTGTGTTGAAGTGCCGGCTGGCACAGATACTGCATTGGCATACAAGTTACCGGTGATGTTGGCAGTGTTACCAAGTTCTGTTACGCCCACTTGAAATGTAACATCAGTTACCGCAGAAATTTCTACCTTGTCGGAGGTCCATAATACATTGCCTGCTGCATTGACTACTTGTGTTGGCATTTTGTTTTCCTTTGTCGTTTATTTTGCAAAATTTTTATATAGGTCAAACAAATTGCGTTCAATCTTTACACTTTCTTCCATACTGACCTGGCGGCGCAGTTGACTGGCCAGCACAGGAGTAGTTGTTTGTCCGGTTGACTTGGGCTTGTTTAAACCACCCGAATACTGAAATGCATTGTTGCTGGTTTCAGTATTGGTTGGATAGTCTGGACTGTTCTCATCCACTTGTTCGCAACCACAACTGCTTTGACCGCAAGTGGAGCAACCTGAATGTGAACTCTGTGCTAGTCCAGCACTCTTTAACAACTGAGCCAATGTCATGGCATCTTCGCCGCTGGCAGTGACAGTGATAGTGTTGTCGCCTTGACCGTCGTCGCTTGTGGCCATGTTGACGGTGACATTCATGCTTTCGTTGATCAAGGTTTCCAATTGTGCATCTAGGTTTTCATACACACTGCCGCCGAACTTGAATTTGCTCTTGGACTTCTTGGGTTCGTCTTCTTTTTCGTCGTCTTCTTTTTCATCGTGCTCAATATCTTTGGCCACTCGCTTGCCGGCCTTTTCAGCACGGTTGTCACGAGTAGAAGTTTTTTCTTCGCCCATGGCCATTTCATCGTCTTGATCAGTTTCTTGATTCTGCATGTAGTCATCTACCGCAGTCATCATGCTTTCAATCTTGGCCAATTTGGATTGTACCCATTCTGGCAAGTTATCGTTGTCGCCCAGTATTTTTTCCAAAGCCTGAGCATGACGCACCACAGTCTTGATGCTGTCTTTGGCCATGTCGCCTTCTTGATCGTACTCGCCTTGATCTGTAATTTCAATGTCGCCTTCTTTGGTCATTTTACGACCACCTTTGTGACGGGTGGCTCCACCGGTCACACGCTCAGGTGCTTTGGCAGGTCCTTTTGGACGACCGCGACCGCGTGGAGCATCGCTGCTGCCTTGACCATCATCAGCGCCAACACTGATGCCTTGTGCATCAGTGCGACGAGTGACTCTGCGACCACCGGGAATTTCTTCCACATCATGTTTGGAACCATGAGTAATTGTACCTACCTTAGGCGTTTCGGCTCTAGGGCGTTTGTGTGCAGTGAATGCATTTTCACGATCGGTTTCATAAACTTCATCAACGTCGGGTCTAGAACCTAGATAAGTGAAACGACCTGTGTGATTCCATTCCTGAAACGCTGCTTTTGCTTGTGCTGCGCTGGTGGCTTTGACTTGAGTGCTGTATGACTTGCCAGGTTTGCTAGGATCTTTATAAGCAACTGTGTAAGTGGTGGCGCCTTGCGTCTCGCCCATGGATTGTTTGCCAGCGCCTTTGCGCAATATCTCAAAGTCCATGGCATCTAGTTTGCCGTTTTGATTTTTATCCAATTTCTTTTGGCCGCCACTGAGTGCGTTCTTCATTGCTTCAGCAGCAACGTCGCCCAGCATTTCGTCAACTTCTTTTTTGGCGCCGGCTATCTTGTCAGCAAAAGTAATTTTGTTTTTAGGGGGTGCCAATGCAGCAAATGCTACCTTGTCTACACCTTCGTCGAGTTCAACCTCCCACTCGCTGTCTTTCCATATAGCAGGATCTTCATTGTAAGCTGCTGTTTCTTTAGCTTCGTCGCGACTTAGATAATTTGGTGCGCCCATCAGCCATTGTATTTTATCATGTAGCTCGTCGTAATCATTGCCTTCTTCTAATTGGCCAGCTTTCTTCATCTTCTGGAATTGTGCGCCGGCAATCTTTTGACCCTTTTCGCCGCCACCGGCTTTCTTGGCCAAGGCTGCAAAGCCGGTTGTGGCATTGTTGTGCTTGCCCATGTCACGCTCATTCAGCTGTGCAGATTCAGGGCGGGCAGCAATGCCATCTAGTTTTTTGTTTAGGTTGTGAAAAAAGCTCATTGTATTATCCTCTTGGGTTGTAACCAGTTGCTGGCCGTGGTGGACGCTTGACCGAGGTCATTGGGCTCTTGTTGCCCATTGGTAAACTGTTTGTGGTCACAGCAGGTGGTGTCTTGCCACCAGCCACTGTGAATTCACTGCGATAGGTATTCTTCAACACTGCATGATCCATCGGTGCAGCCGAGTAGTCCTTGTACAAGGCCTTTTGTTCAGCGTCCGGAGCAGGGTAAGGAGAATTTAGTAAATCTTTGTTTTGTGCTTCTACATCAGCAGTGAGTTTTTCATTGCTGTTTTCATATGGCACAGTCAACATACGCACACGATTTGGATCAAGGCCCAGCAATTGTGCTATCTGTTGTATCTGTGGTTCAATGGCTGGATAGCGAAACTCCACATCCATGTGTGTGCAACTTTCGTTGTCAAACGCTGGAAAGTCTGCCAACTTGGCCATAACCGGCGTTGTTTTTGGTGCAGAAATTTTAACAATGTCAAACTGTTGAAGTTTTTCTTCAAGAGCTCGAACAAAGTCTTTGGGAGTATCACCGGCGATTTTAATGCGGTAGTTGTATACTCTTTCGTTTTCTAACAAATATTCTCTGAAGTGTTTCATGTTTGATCCCTATATGATATTTATGCAGGTTTATTCTTTTGATCCCGTGTGCCAATCAAGCGCTCAAGTAAATCATTGCGGCTCAGCACTTGTCCTTCGGCAGTTGCAGCAGGGTCGTCATCGTCGTCGTGACCAGCAGCTTTTTCCTTGTCAAGATCCAGTTTGGCTTTTTGTAACTGCAACTGAATCATCTTTAATTTCTTGTTCATCTTGGCTGTTTTGGCAGTGAGTGCATGACCCAGCATGGCACCGGCCACAGCAAATATTTCGCTGGCATAACGACTGTCCACCTGCATGCCAAGATCCATTAGATCGTCGAATGTTTCTGTTGCTTTGACAGCCAAATCATCCATTTCTTTATCGCTGGTTTCAAGGTCGCGGATGCCGGGCAGGGCTGCATCAATTTTGTCAATGGCCGAATCAATTTCTGTTATGCTGTATTGTGTGGCCGCAATGTCTGTCACAGTTTCATCTGTGTCAGCGGTGCCGGATGGCAAATCAAAAAGCTCTTCAAGTTTTCTCGTCATGCCGTATTTACCGCATCTACGGTTTAGGGTAGCTTATTTTCCGCCGTTCCTGAACATGTCGTCTTCAGTAATGACACGGAACTTCAAGCCGTTACGGTTGCACCACTTGGTGGCCTGGTCCCATTTGGCATAGTTGATAGCAACTACCATACGATCTCGGTTGCTCATTTTGCTTTCAATTACGCTTTGTTTCTTGGGTTTGATTTCAACCACTTCAGCAATCAGGGTGTTTTGCCGTGTTCTATAGGTGATCAAAAAGTCCGGAACATATATGCTTTGTTTGCCAGTGATGGGATTACGATAGGGTATCTGAATTGATTCACTGGCCCATTGCATCACATGGTCGTTGTTGTCGAGAAATTGCATAAATGACAACTCCCAGCCCGATCTATAACGCGGAACACCCTTGCCCACATACTTGGCGGCATTTTTAACGGTGTAGGGACCTTGTGCAAACTTGCTCATGCTCGGACATTGCGGGCTGCATAGTAGTTTGGCTGCACCGGCTGTGACACACCCAACAAAGTGCTGTTGCTGCGCAGGTTATTGAGATAGTACGCAATGGTTATATCTAATTCTGCTGGACCGCTGGCTGTTTGTATCTGTGCCAGCAAGGTCATGGCAGATATGCCTTGTTGGTTAGCAACTCTGAATATGGCAGTTGCAAAATTTCTTGCTGCTTCTCGTGTGGTGTAGATTGATTCAAAATACGAACTCACAGCGTCCCATTCATTCACAGGAACAACCGATTCAAATCCGTAAAATTCGTCAAACACACGAACTGTGAGATCTATGTTGTAGTTGGTATCGTTAATGGTGCCCATTATCGTGGTGCCTTGGGAAATATTTGACTGTTGACTGAATTTGCAGCAGCTCTAACTGCGCCGGGCAAGCTGTTGCGCAACACATCTTGTTGTACTGTTTTGGCATCGTTTCTTACCAAATCGCCAATGGAGTTCTTTTTCAATGTGGCATTCACATTGAGAGCTTTTTGTACTCCGCCCAACACATTGGCAAGACTTCCGTTGCCAGAGGCCAAGGCTTGAATATCTTCCATTATACCCACTCCAGCATCAAGCAGTCCGCCTTGACCCAACACAGTGGCCTGACTGCCGGGCCGTGCCAACGAACTTCTAATTTGATCATAATAATTTGGATCAGCAAACCCAACCACATTGGTATCTGGTCGTGCTGCACCAATGGCACCAGAATAATATTTTACAGTTTCATAATCTATTGTGACAGTGTGTGTCATTGTGCCGTTGCCTTGACTGTAGTCGTAGGTGTCGTGGCGCCAGTCGGTGATCATGGGATTTATCAACACATACGCAGCAAACTTGTGTTGATTTAGGCCGTAAATTTTAATGTCTTTAAAAAATGCAGGTTTTCCAGCGCCAGTGAATGTGCCGTCTGAATATGATTCGCCAGCGTAGCCCCAGTCGTTCACAAAACGATTGCTGTAGGTATCGCTGGCGTTGTAACTGAATCCTGCAGGTGTTGTTTGTAAATCGCCACTGTTGCCATTGGTGTTGGGAACACCTTCGTACTTGTTCACTGGATCTTTGTAGTAATAGTTAAAATAAGTGTACCACAAATTACGAATTAGGTCGCCGCCGTCATCGTTGAATGTTATTTGAATGGGCTGATATTTAATTTTACTTTGTACCAGGCGCTTACGATTGTATTGATTCAGTGTGTCAACACTGATTTGATAACTGGGCAGGTCGACTGTTTTGACAGATAATCCTATGCTGGCAACATTGCCGTTGCCCAACAGTTGTTGTACGCCGGGTATTTGTGGATTCAGATTGAAATATGTATGGAACAGAAACTTGAGCCGAGGCGCAAGTTCGTAGCCATTCGTGCGAAAGGTTTTACTAGCGTGGGTATAATCTCTTAACCCGTTGTCGCCAATAAAACCTTTGAGAAAATCTTGTCCAAAACTCATTAGAGTCCAGTAGTTACGCCAGTAGCAACGTCTCCTGCTCGACCAACCAATGTGCCTGCTGAACCAACACCGCCACCAACAACTTGATTGGCATTGTCAAATGTGATCGACAATCCAATGGTCATTGCTTCACTGGAAGCATAGTTGGCGTCGTTGTAGTTTACTTCTTTCAGGTAGCAACCGTACAGTTCCCATGATTCAAGAACCACTGGTTGTACAGCACCGTTGCCGCCGTCCAGCACTTCAAATTTGGTAATGAACTTGTAGTCAATACCAGCACTGGCGCTGGCCATTTCCATAAAGTCCAGTTGTTTCTGTAGCTGTTCGCCCACAAGTTTTTGTACATTTGCGCCAGCATCATCACGCAGATTGCAGGTGATATCATTCCATGAATGCTTGCCAGCCAGCTTGATTGTGGAATTGTAAATTGGCAAATCAATTTGTGCAAAAGTAACAGTTGGCCGGGTAAAATCAATCACCTGCTTGGTCAATTCTGTTACAGGTGCAGCATTGTTAGCGGCTCCGAAATTTTCAAATAACACTCTGAAGCGATATTTGAGTTTGGGCATTAATACACCCTGTGTCGAAGCACTTTGGTCGCTGGCCAAAGGAACTGTCATTTTGCTTAGTGATGATACGGCCATTTGTTGTTCTCCTATATACTGTTATTTATGGTGATTGAGTCTGGTCAAAAAAGGAGTGTTGCCACTCCTTTTTCCTTAGCTAGCTACGCCAGATATCTCTCCTGTGTTCTTGATACGCACTGGAATGTAGATGAATTCAACTGCCTTGACCGGCTCAATTGCAATGTCAACATACAACTCGTTACGATCAATACGAGCTGGCGTATTGTTTGTCAAATCACACACAACCAAGTAGTCATACAAACCACGCTTGGCAACCAGGTCAATCATCAGACCGTCAATGGCATTCTTGATCTGATTGCGAGTGATTTGATCGTTTGGTTCAAACAAATACTGCTTGCCAATCACGTCTAAGCGACCACGTATGAACGCAACCAAGCGGGCCACATTGATACGATCCAACGCACTTGTGATCGAAGTTGTTGTTTTATTACCAAAGTTGGTGATACCAACTCCAGGAATAAATGTTATTGGGTTGATTGCATTTTCATACAGTACATCGCGCAGGCCTTGGCGAACACCCAATGACTCAAATTCGCCTGTGCCCGAATTGATGTAGCCAATTTGTAAAGCATTGTCAACTACACCACGGCGTGTACCAGCTGGTGCAAACCAAGGAAACGATACTTCGTCACTGCGGATAATTGTTCTAATCATCATGTGACTTGGCGCAGTTACCACTGGGCTGCCACTTAAATCAGTTGTTTGGCAACTTGGATAGAACACACCCATGTATTGGTTACCGGCAATCAGGCCATCACCAGTGGGCAATCCTAGACCGTTGTTGTTGCTTGCCCAAGTCAAAATATCTTGTGGATCTAAACGCAACGGAGTGTCACCGATGATAAAGCCAGTGTTGCCACGCTCATTGTTCAGTGCAATCATGTTGGGCATTAGTTCTGGATATGCAGGTGTTGCCATCAAGTTGAATTGACGCTGTTCTTCACGGATATCAGTGTTTGTATCAATACCTGCTTTCATGGCAGCAACAATCAATGCTCGTTGAGCTTGACGGCCCATGTATGGAGAACCGTCGGCTCTTAGTCCACTTGCTGTTACCCATGCATTGGTTTCAGCCGGTAATGTGTCGTCTGGGAATGTGACGGAGTTGAAGTAATTTACCTGGAAACTCTTGACATTGAATCCCGAACGGCGTGTGTTGAACAACAACATGCCTTGTGGATATAGTGTTGGCGTAGGAGCATCTAAATCCAAATAATCGCTGGTTAATAAACTTGTAATTGTTGGAAAGGCACCTGTGATAGGATCTGTAGTACCATTTGGTGCCCAACGAGCATCTGCAAATAACACACCACTTTGTGTGGTCTGGTCAGTGTTGTCGATCGGAACCCATTGGTCTTGTCCGCTGACTGACTCCCAGCGACTGATCACTGGATAATTTTCTAAGTCACTTGTGTCAATCCACAAGTCACCGTACACCAATGGAGACTCGGATTCATCAGTTTGTGTAACTGGTGCAGTGGCACTGATGATAGGACCGGTGGCATTGGTATTGCTCAAATCGTAACCACGAACATCGTTTGTTACATTTTGATAACCTTGCCATGATCCGTTGTCTTGAATCATGATATCAACCTCATCAACTGCACTGTAGTACCATAAACGACCGTCTGCTGGATCTTGATCTGGGGCATCCGCACTGGCAATGTAGGTAAATGTTGGTGTTGATACCCAGTTCATCAAAACCAGTCCGGTGGCTACGCCTGCGGTATAAGATAGACTACATCCGCGCACAGATGAATTAAATCCAGCTGTAGCAATAGGTGTTCCTGTCACGTTGGTCAAAGTTATTTGACCGCCAGTGGCATGTGTAAACACAATTGCGCCAGCGCTGTTGACAGCAGCACTGACATAAGGAATGTTTGCTGCACTGACTGCGGCAATAAAATCAGCAGTGGTAGTGCCAAGCACGGTAGCAGTGGCAGTTGTCAATGCTGATGTTCCTGGTTGTGAAGCAGCTATTGTAAACGAGTTGCCGTTTACAAACGGACCCGGGGTGTCGTCATCACCGGTGATCTCTGTTGCACCGGTAGCAAATCGTTCAAATATGACTATAGAACTGGTGTTGTTGTTGAGGTCATCAATTCGGCCAATTGTGGATCCAGCTGGAATATTTGCGCCGCCGCCACTTGGGTCAAGGTCATATGTTGCCTCTCGAGTAGTTGTGTACAATGGGCAGGCCTGCTGTACAAACAAGGCCAAGGCAGTGCTCCATTGCTTGACAGATAATGCAGCACCTTCGTTTACGCTTGAAATCTTTTGCCATACACTGCCAGTTGGGTGTGGTTGAGTTTGTGTGGAACCCCAGCGTGGTGCATCATAACTAGGTGCAGCCAAGAAAGCCGGAGCATACGAATCACCAGCTGTAATGCCCAATGTAGTTAGTGGCGTGCCTGTGCCGGTTGCAATTGAAATAATGCCGCCGTTGCCTGTGCTACCGTCATTGGACGCGGTAGAATCAGCGTACATGTACAGTCTACCACCAATGGTAGCAGCATATACACCTGTGATATTTGCACTGTTGATTGCATCTGCAATACCATCTACTGTGTTGTTAGGGCTAACTGGCACAGTGATCAAAGTGTCATTCACTGTGAATGTATTGCCGGCAGTCAATGATGTTGGAGCCAATGTGCCAGAAACTGTGGGCCATGAAGTTTTCCATTCATCGCTGCCAATCAACACCCAAGTGTTGTACAGGTCTGCCAATTCTACAGAGCTGGTCTGAGCAGATGTTGGACCTCCACGCTTGAAATATCCTGGATTAAATGTTGTGGCAGCGGTAGCAGCGGTGATAGCATAATCACCAATGCTGCCAACTGTTTGTAAAGGAACTGTGCTGGAAACTTCCAATTGTGTTGTGCTTGTAATCACCAATGGAGTTTGCACAGTGAACGCAGCAGTGGTTTCATTCCATTGAAAAATACCCCATCGTGAGTTGGTAGTATCTAACCAGTAAGTATTGTTGTTTGGCGAACCAGTTGGGCGAGTCAATGTGGCTGTTAGCTCAGTCAAGTCAATGTCAACACGCTGAACATACACACGATTGCTTGCACCCAATGCAGAGTAAGCAGCCAATAATCCGTATTCGTTCAGCTCGTAACCATTGATTGGTGTACCAGCAGTTGTTTTGTAGAAGAATGGATTACCGTATGTGGCGGCCAAATCACGCTGACTTGTAATTAAGTATACTCTATTAGCGTTGGCTGCCAATGTTCCTGGTGCTACGCCTACTCCGGCTGCACTGGCTTTGTTCTGGGCAGTTGCCAATAAAATGTACGGTACCGAATTGGTAGCCGACGGGATATACTGACTCTCGTCAATGATGGTTACTTCTACGCCTGGTGATGTTAGTGCCATGGTCTGGTCCTTTTCCTAGTTGCTAATATTTAGCGCTTGCGCAGAAAAACCGCCACGATGTTGTCCTTTAGGAAAGGTTTTATGGTAAATACATCATGGAAAGACCAATGTGTACTGCTTGCAGCCAACGACTGTGTGCTGTTAACTACTATCGTGATGGCATGGCACACTATAGATCTCGATGCGATCAATGCATTAAGAAAAAACGGCGCATCAAACCTCCGGTGGCTCGATGGCAATCAGCCGGCTACAAGAAAAAAACCACCTGTGACCGGTGTGGGTTCAAATCAAAATATGCAGCTCAGTTGTTGGTATATCATGCAGACAGTAATCTGCACAATACCAATGCAACCAATTTAAAGACCGTATGTTTGAATTGTACAGTTGAAATCAAAAAGTCTGATTTGCCTTGGCAGCCAGGTGACTTAACGCCAGACTTTTAACTTGCTCAAACAAATCGTCGATGGTAGAGTCATTGAGCAATACTGCATCAAACTTGGTGCCTACCCATGCTGTTTCACTGGCATGTATTCCTAGTTTTTGCATCCGTACTTTAGCAGTCATGTAGTTTAAACACCGATCGCCGGCATTCATATCCGCAGCATCATTGTACCAGTCTGGCTCAGCGCCACGTTTTACACGAATAACAATGCCACCTGCATCTTTAATTGATCGAATTTCGTTGGGAAAGCGACAGTCACTGATAACAATGTTGTCGGTGCTGTTTCGCAGTTTATTTTCTAATGAAGCAATCCAAATATCATCGTGAAACGCTTTTCGGCACACTTCAGTGCCCCAGTGTTGCAGTACCCAACGCGGTGTAAGATCGGGCATATCAAGCCGCTGAGCCCACCATGGATCAACTTGTTCGCGCCAGGCACGAGCTTGTGTTGTGCGACCTTCCAGCATGATTCGATCCCATCCAAACACCTGTGCCACAGCATCTTTTAAACTGTTGGCAAACGATTCTCGACGAAATCCATGAAAGTTAGTCAAGTAATCCGCAACAGTGTCTTTGCCGCTACCAATGAATCCGCATACACCAATGATCATAAATTTTACCTTATTTTAAATGTCCCAATACAACTCGGGATCAGCAACTTTTTTAAATACAAAATCGTCTAGGCCGATTGAAAAGACTTCGTCACGCAACAGTCTATCAACAATTCCAGCAAAGACTATGTTATTTTCTTTACTCATGTGATTGGCTCGTGTACCCTTTTCCAGAACATATCCTTGATGTTGTGAACCAAATTGTGTAGTTAATTCCTTATGTGATACATCGGTTAGCGAACACCGAAATGCCGACCGACGAGTAATGTTCACATCAAATGCCGGAATCATTATGAGTTTTTTTCCGCGTTTCCCACATAGCCTGATAATCTCTTTTATAGTTTGATTATGCACAAATGTATCAAACTGGTCATTGGTCAAGTTTAAATGATACTGCTCAGCAGCTTTAAACACAGCCAAACGATTTAGATCCATTGATGGATTATTTTTAATTGCATATTGGGTGTTGAACATACAAGAAATATTATGCAGTGAATCCGGCGTCGTGGTCGGATCCGGTCCGGCAAGCCGACCGCTTTGAGTTGCAACAAATATTACAGTGTCGAGATTATCAATATGTTTTATTAACTGTTGATACGACCAGAACAAACAAGTACCAGACCACGCATAATTGTATATGTTGTAGTGATATTGTGTTCGCAATAAGTGACTCCAGGCTATAGGGCCATACTTTTCTGCTGCATAACTATCACCAAATATACCAATTTTCATGACAGTTCCGTTACATTTAGATGTTGCAGGGTTGTCTGCAACATGGCAATTTGCCTACGACAATCTTCCAAAGCGTGGTGGCTTGTGGGCGGCTTAGGCAGCTCGGGCCACAGCCCGAACACAGTACGACTATCACGAACTACATAAAACAACCACGGCAGGGGTTTGCTGTAACTTTTATATGCATGTTCAAGAATATTCATATCATATGTGGGACCTTGCGCCCATATGCGCTTGCTTTGCCATATCAGTTTGCCCAGCTCGTCCAGGGCTTGATCCAATGGAACACGATCTGCTTCATTGAATGCTTCGTCGCGAGCCGCAGCGGGTTGGGTCGCCCACCAGTCTATAGTGTCTTGCTGTATACTGCGAGCGGATTGACTTTCAAGATCAATACGAGCATAGTAATGCCGTTGGTAGTAACCGGTGCCCAAGGGATCAAAGCTCTGGGCGGCTATGGTTAGTATTGTGGTGTCGGGACCTGTACCAAGTCCTTCAAGATCGATCATTAAGTCTGCCATACTGATAGTATAACAGATTTATGACAATTTGCCTAGCAGTGTTTGTTCAAACAACTGGTTTTATTAGCCAATTACCCAACTGAGTGGTTCGGATCCATCTATATAGTTCTTGAGATCTACCAATAAGTTATCCATTTGTGTCTGTGCTTCGCTTTTCATTGCAGCACCGTTTAGTGTGCCGCCACCTTGCGGTCCAGCAATGGTACCAAACTTTTCACGAGCTTCACCAATGATCATTTTACAGTTGGCCACCATGTAGTCACGAATCCATTGTGATATTTGAAAGTCACGCAACAGATTGAATTCTGGCTTGAGATTGTAGGTCCACAACAGTACATTTTCGCCGGATCCGTTGGGATCGCGGATCAGTTGCAGCTTTTTAGTAACTGGATTCCATGTGAAGTTCATGTAACCACCAAACATTCTTGCGGCCAGTTCCACATATTGGCTGTAAAAGTCGTATGTGGCCAGACCGCCTGCTACATTGAAGTTCATGAGATACACGCTCATTTGTGCCTGAGCAAACGGATCAAAGTTTGATGCAAATGGGCCTTGGGAATTTCCAAATGTTCTTCGGAAGATCTGTTTGACTTGAATAACTTCCTGTGGCAAATCGTAGATGGCCACACCGTCTACCAGTTCCAGGTAACTGTAGCTTTCTTCGTAGGCATTCTGTGCTCGCTGACGATAAACTCCAAGGGTGCGTTGGTATGCGGATTCGTAGTGTTCTGCATCCAGCTCAAGGTCAATAATTTGTGAGCCCAGTTGCAGGCGCACATATTCAATGAGATTTTGTTTTAGTGTGTTAAGACTGGTTTCGACTTCAATGGCCATGTAAGAACTCCGTTGCTTATATTTATGGCACTGAATGAATCCAGTCTTACCAGGCTTTTAGAATGATCAAATTCTCTGTGCCACGCCCGTTGAACACTGTTTCTGCTGTGGTAAGATCTTTGTATATCTTCCTGGCTGCCGGCTTGCCTGCGGCACTCATTGCTTTTAGAATGTCAGCTGGCTTGCGAACAGTGCGTTGTTGGCTTTCCACTGTGGAAAACCCAATGATACTGTTGCTCTTCACAGTGAATGTGCCCACATGACTGTCTGCTACCACATGGATAAGTTTGCGCTTTTTGGTGTCGTACAACCAGGCTTCAGTTTTTTCAACAAGATTTGCAGCCGGCAGGCCTTTGAGCTTGAGTTCCGCAAACTCAAGCTGATGTTTGAATTTTGCAGCTCGTTTTTCTGGTGCAATTGCTTTGACTGCACGGGGCTTGCGTTCAACTTTCTTGATTTGCACATAAGCACCGCAGTCGTTGATCACTGCTTCACAAAACTTGATTACATTGCGCATTTGGATTTTGCTGAGATGACTGTAGGCTTCTGTTAGGTCTGCATCTTTGCCGGCTACCACTGCTTCAAATTCCGGTAGCTTTCGTTGCCAAACTTCGGCAATATCTTTGACCATTTGTGGTGCCACATTCATGCCGCGGATTTGTGCAATGGGTTTCCAGTCTGCACTCATCTTGGCGCCGGCGGCAATAAAATCGTCCAGCATGCCTTCCAACTCGCCGGCGCATTCAGTCACCTTGTCACGCAGACGGTCTTGAATGGTCAGCTTGACTGCACTGGCAGCACCAGGATCCACTTCTGCCACTTCTTGCGGTCTCGAGCCCATGGTTTGCTCCAACAGCGATTGTAGTTTGGCTGACTCTGAATCGGTCAATTCCAGTCCCACCGCACTCATACGGCACAGCCATGCCGCTGTCAAAACAATAGTGCTGTCGCTGACGCCACGCAGGCGTTTGATATCTGCCCGACGGCCATGCTGTTCCAGATATGAAACAATCATGTCTCTAGCATCTTTTTTATTGTAAAAGTAATTGTACCATGTGAATGCAGCCGACATCAATCCGGTTCGCAATTCTGGGCGTGGCTGCACTTCCCAGGTGGGTTCCTGCCCCATAAATTTGGTGTCAGGGCTACGGGGATTCAGTGCTTTAACGCGAGTGTGTGCAATCATTGTGTCAGCTCCTTTGTTCAATTAGTGTAATTATAGCAGTTTTGATAATTATTGTCAACCAAAAGAAAACCCGCCAAAATGACGGGTTTTGACTGTTAGTTACTGTAAGTATACGGGTTTGCCTCTCCCCGTATATCCCATATGGGGATACTGTATTTTTCTGCTATTTGCACACACATATCTCTTGTGCCCAAATGTTTCCATGGGGAAAAAGCAGTTAGTTTAGGAGGATTAACTGCAAAATATGCCCGCATTATCTCGCGCACATTGGCCACTGCCTGTTTATATTCTGCTGTTTTGCGTGACTCAATGGCAGGCCTGTTTTTATCTACATACTGCAACAATGCGGTAAATTGCTTTTGTGTTTGCGGGGCAAATGCTAACATAGTGGCTCCTTTGTTGTTTAAGTGTTAATTATAGCACTTCATGTATTTTTGGTCAAGTCAGTACAAAGCAACACTAAAGTAGCATCTGCTTCGTTGCGGAATGTGATCCAGTACGGACGGTACCCGGCAACCCGACCGTGTCCAAAGTAACTGTACCATGAATCATGCCGCTGCCAGCCGCCAACGCCCAATTTATTGCGAGTTGTTTTTTCGTATGGCACAGATTCAGTGTATGAGGGAAATCTTAGAGCAATGGTGTGCCCGTGTTCTTTGAATTGGCGAAATCTGCGGTTCAGTTTGACTACTTTCATACAGCCATTGTAGCACTTCTGGATTTATTGGTCAAGTGGTGCGATAAATAACTATATGCCGAGACTCTCACTGTATCGCCCAAATAAAACATCCGACTATAAGTTTCTGGACAGAACTATATCAGAAATGTACACTGTTGGCGGATTAGATATCTATATCCACAAATACATCGGCCCATCCACTGGTGATCCTGGCGATGCAGATGCTACATTACCAGTGTACGACACACAAAATCCCTTGTTCATTGAAGATTTACTGCTGTTGGAAAACAGAGACCGCACCTACGATCCGGATGTGTATGTGCAGCGTGGCGTTTATCGTGTGGCTGACATTGATTTTGATCTGACTCAATTTGGCCTGTTTCTGAACAACGACACACTGTTTATCACATTTCATTACAATGACATGATTGACACCATTGGACGCAAACTCATGAGCGGCGATGTGATCGAAGTGCCGAACTTGAAAGATTACCATCCGCTGGATACCAGCATTGTCAAAGCACTGCCCAAATGGTATGTGATACAGGACGCTTCGTATGCCAGCGAAGGATTTAGCCAAACTTGGTTGCCGCACCTGTGGCGTGTCAAGGCCACACCCATGGTCAATGCTCAAGAATACAACAGCATTACCAAACAGGCGTTTGAGCCCAACAACATCTGGGATCCGGGCAATTTGTATCCTGCTGGCACTGTGGTCAACAATGGCGATAAATTTTACACTGCCATCAGAGAAGTTCCTCCAGGCACTGACATTACCAACACCACATACTGGACCGAAAAAACTCCAGATACCATTGGAGGTAAAACTTCTACCCGCACAAAAGATCTAGAGATCAACGATGCTATCCTGACACAGGCCGCTGTGGAAGTGCCCCTGACTGGCTATGATACTGTTAAGTTTTATATTCTTCCTACCACAGAAGATGGGCAACCGGCTGCGTCTGGACTCACTGCGGATCAAACACCGCCCACTGTGGACGGTACACAGGGCGGCGAAGGTACTACACCACGCAGCGACGGCTACACAGTTGGGTACCTGACCGGTGACGGTGTTGCTCCCAACGGGTTGCCAATCACTGCTGGTGTTGGATTTCCATCTGGTGCGGCTGCTGGTGATTACACCTTGCGTTTGGATTACTTTCCCAATCGACTGTTCCGTTACGATGGTGTGGCCTGGGTCAAGATCGAAGACAGTGTTCGTACTGCACCGGTGTTTGAACCCACAACTGGCTACAATGAAACCACATACAAAAATTCTTCATTGCGAGCAGGATTTGTCAACAACAGAGAAACTGTGCAGACCAATGATCGTGGTGCTATCCCAAGTCGTCAGAGTCTAAGTGACATACTCAAACCCAACGCAGACAACGGCGGTTAATAATGGCAACTACACCTTCCAACACCAATCCATATTTTTTCTACGATGAACAAATTCGTCGTTTCCTGCTGCAATTCACACGAATCTTTTCAAACTTTCAAGTCGAATACGGACGCAACGAGGAAGGAACAGCACACACCCTAGTGCGGGTGCCAATTCGCTACGGCGACTCCAGTCGACAAGTACAAACTGTGATGCAGAACAACTCTGCAAACTTTATGACATCTGTTCCCATGATGAGTTTTTATGTGTCAGGATTTGATTACGATCGTCCCAGAATGCAAGAACCGTATTTTGTAAACAACATTGCAGTGCGTCAACGCACCTACGACGACAACACTCAAACCTACGAAACAACACAGGGCAATGCATTCACAATTGAACGCTTGATGCCAGTGCCATACAAACTCACTCTCAAGTTGGATATATGGACATCCAACACCAATCAAAAAATGCAACTGCTGGAGCAGATTGCTGTGCTGTTTAATCCAGCGCTGGAAATACAAAGCACCGACAACTACATTGACTGGACCAGTTTGAGCATAGTACAGCTGGAGTCAACACAATGGAGTAGCCGATCAATTCCCACTGGCACTGATGATGCCATTGACATTGCCACAATGACATTTTCATTGCCAATCTGGATCAGTAGTCCTGCCAAAGTTAAGAAGTTGGGTGTTGTTGAACGAATCATTTCCAACATACATGATGCCAATGGTGATGCTGCCAACGCGGTCGTAGACAATGATTTATTGCTGGGCACACGACTGGTGATTACACCGTGGGAATATCAAACTTTGCTGATTGGCAATAAATTACAAGCGTTACGCCCCAGTGCTGTGGTAGATCAACCCAACTCCAGTTTGACACCGCCGGACTCACCGGCCAGCAACCTGTTGTGGACCGCATTGATTGGTGCGTACGGCGTGTTACGACCGGGCATTAGTCAAGTATTTTTAGAACAAGCAGACGGCACAGAAGTTGCTGGCACAGTGGCCTATGACCCCAGCGACGATCGCTTTATGCTGTTTACCATTGATGAAGACACCAAACCACAAAATACTCTATCTCCGGTGCGTTCAGTAATTGATCCGTTGCGCAGTGGACCTGGTGTTGGATTGCCGGCTGCGGTGGCAGGTCAGAGATACTTGCTGACCGAAAACACTGGCAGCGACAACGGTAATGCAGCAGCATGGACTGGCACATCAGGACAGCCATTGACGGCCAAGACAAATGACATCATTGAATACATTGATGGGCGTTGGCAAGTGGTGTTTGATAACACATCAAGCCCGGACAATGCGCAATATGTCACCAATATCACCACTGCAATACAGTACAAATGGACTGGTGCAACTTGGGTCAAGAGTTACCAAGGCTTGTATCCTGGCGGTCAATGGAGAATAGTGCTTTGAACGCAGTGGGAGTTTGGTTTTACAGCATCAGCACACAGCGATATCTATATCTCATGCGCAATGACGCTCGGCATCCAGATTCATGGGGTCTGCCTGGTGGCAAAATTGAAGAACACGAAACACTTATGCAGGCAATGATTCGCGAGTGTGAAGAAGAATTGGGTTCAATGCCGGATTATATAAAGCTGGTTCCCATTGAAAAATTTACCAGTGCCGACGGTGGATTTTCTTATCACACATTCTTTTGCAGTGTTGCAGAAGAATTTGCGCCAACTCTCAACGACGAACATATTGGATGGGCTTGGATTGCCAGTGGCACATGGCCTAGACCCATGCACCCAGGACTGTGGTCAACTGTGAATTTTGACGCTGTGCGTAACAAAATGGCCACAGTGGAACATGGCGTTCAAACGTCGCAGTGAGTGACGAACTCACGATAATTTATACACTCAACATTGGCATTTTTTCGCCATTCTCGTGGCATAACAGTTTCTTCGCCAGCTAATATAAATTTAACCGACGGAAATGCAGCAATCACTGAATTCACATGTGACATCCATTCACTGGTGGTGCCCGGTGTCAAGTTGTTGTAGCCTAACATGAATATTTCTTTATGTCCGTCAAATGCTGCCAGCCATAGTATCAATGCTTCCATTGCCATGAGAGTGTTGTATGGTATCAAATAGAACTCACCGGGATTGACCAAACAATTTCGTGTGGTGGTGTACACAATGTTGTCAGTGGAATATCCACGATCTAATATGTCTTTGAGAATCAGTTTGTTAATTTCAACAGCAAAATCCAATCGCATTTCTTTTGTGATAGAACCGGTTCCGTATGTTTGTAGTTTTTTTGAGCCCAGCAAGCCGCCCCGATGTCGTTCTAATTTTTTGTAATCAAATTTTTCTTTGTCAATGCCGCTGGCAATACACGCAGCTCGGCCGCTGATGTGTTGGTTAGCAATTGGATTGGCAATCCATTCTCTGGTTTGTGTTTTTTTGCCGCCGGACCATCGGCTTTCGGTAATTACAAATTCGCCTTCGTAATCACTACGATAATGAGCCGTGATCATAATCGTCCAACGGCCACTTCAATAGTTTTTACATCAACGGAATCAATTGTTTCCATTGCCTTGCCAACCACACAGCCTGGTTTAAATTTTAAATTATCAATGGCCATAGCTGTTCCAGGAACTGTGCCGGTGACCAATACAGATCCTTTTTTCACAGGCCCCTGCACTCGACACGGCACACGACCGATCAAAGCAACAGCCACAGCATAAACGCCTTGCAAATGTGAATTCATCAAATAAGCAGGATCTGTGCTGACAATACCAGCAACGGCTGTGCTGTGGTCCACAGTAGATACTGTGACTTCGCTGTTGCCGCCAAATTCAATCACGGTGCCCGGGGCATATGCAGCATCAGCTAGATAATTTTCTGCCAAGTCAGCGTATTGTGCCGATGTGGCCTTGGCAAACACAGTGTTGAAACTTGAAGTGGCACTGCCAATATTAGCAGTGGCATTGGCAGTTGGCATAATGTTGCTGCCAAAATTAACATTACCGGTACCATTGGGTGTCAACACAATATTAGCATTGCCAGCAGTGGTCTGAATGTCCAATTGAGCATAGTCTTGAATTGCACCACCTATGAGTAAATTACCAGTGGTAATGTTGCCTGTAACACTTAACGCACTGCTGATATTGACCATACCAGTGCCGTTGGGCGACAATGCAATGTTTCCGTTGCTGCCTGTGATAATACTCAATGCACCTGTGTCAACAATATTACCTGTGATATTTAAGTTTTCAGCCGAGACGTTGCCTGTGGCACTGAGCAATCCAGTCAGTTCTATACCACCAGAATAAATATTTGTTACAGTTGCTCCGCCTACATTTCCACGGATGTTGCCGCCACTGGCAATGATTGAAAAATTGCTGGTACCAGATGTAATTGAATTGGCACTTAGAGCACTGATTTGTGATGTTACATAAGCCACTGTGGCAATATTGCTACCGCCCACTGTGATGGCATCATGCACTCGCAAAGTGCCATTTGTGGTGTCCACAGTGATTTCAGCCAAGGCGCCGGTGAATGCTGCATTTTGTGCGTTAGTTCCGCGTCTGTATTGTACTTGTGAAGACATTTTAAATTCCTATATGCTATTTATGTTATTATGGCACGGTCTGTTACCCTGCGCCAATTTGTGCCGTCAGCAAAGGCTGGCACTGCTCCACCAGATTCATTGGTCACATATATCATGGAGCCTGTCACTGCGGCGCTGGGCAATGTACTGGTGGTATAACTGGGCAAAACAAACTGATCTGGATAGATCAGGCCCGACAACACCAGTGTGCCAAGATCTGCTTCACTCTCCACGGCGGCAGTGACCAGCCCTAGATCGTCACTCACGGTCACTGTTTCAGTTACTGTGCCAAAATCTGCGCCGTCTACAAAAATTTCACTACCAAGTTGAGTGCCAATGGTTATGGTATCTGTGGTTGAATCAATCACAATACTAATACCGCTGCCAGCTGTTAAAGTTAGAGTATCGGAAATTGAGTCTGCTACTGCACTGTTTCCGCCAGTGACAGTGACGTTGCTGAACGCATTGATGCCAGAAAGAGCAGCGCCATTGCCCAGAATATTGTTACCGGTGATGTTGCCAGTGGTACTGATGATCCCCCCAGTTAATAAATTACCTACAGTAACATTACCAGTTGCGGAAATCAATCCGGTTACATACGATCCAGTTGATGCAAACGCAGCAATTTGAACATTGGCCACTGTGACATTGACATTGGCATTGTTTAGAACTGTTATGTTGCTTGTGCCATTGGAAATTGAATTGCCACTGGTGTTGAGTTCAAATGTCAGTGCAGTTGTTCCAATCACAATGGGATTGTCTGTTATTAGTTTCCACTGTGTGTCAGCATAGATTGTACCTTCGGTCACCATGACAATCATGCCGGCAAGAATTTCTCCTGTTTGATTGCCATCGCTGGTTCTTTCCCAGGTGCCGTCAGATCCCACACCCACCACAGTTACATCATACAAACCGTTTTGACTGGCTGTGGTTTGACCTGTGACCAATACACGATCGTTCAAGACCAAGCTGACACCGTCGACCACTGCTGGAGCTCCGCCGGCCAAAGTTATGTTGGCAACGGTAATTACACGAGTTGCTTGCTTGTAGTCTATATCAAAAATCTGTGCGGCGCGAGGTCTAGTTAATCCCATTGATTTTTTCCAGTTTGTTAGCTGTATTTAGCCAAAAAAACAGGACTCCGAAGAGTCCTGTTTTGAGTTAAAAATTATAGTTTAATATCCCTGGAAAGTATAAAATAACCCAGGCTGAAATAGGCCGCCGCTTACTATTGGGTAAACTGAATCAGCATCTTGTGGCACGCTGAGTACAGGAACAGTGGCAGTACCGCTGCCAAAATCACCAGTGGCTGTCCAATTTCCGTTGTTGCCATTGGCTGCAAAGTAATCCCAACCCGGTTCGCTTCTGTTTAACACAGCAAAGAAAAATCCTTGAGTGTTTGGACTGCCGCCAACGTTTTGACCACTGCTGGTCGTGACAAGAGTGGGGCCACCATCTATTGCCCACCCTGCGCCTATGGTCCATCCTGGTCCTATTGTTACTGGCATGATTATGCGTATCCTTGGAAAGTGTAGGAGTTATTCAGAACAAACGTGCCACCAGTGATGGTAATGCTTGGACTCTCTGGTTCGCTAGGATCAGGGATAGCCATATTGACGACTACTGATCCAGGAATTTCTACACAAGACCAAGTGCCGTTGGTATAATTTGCATAAAACTCATCCCAGTTGCCGCCTCTGAGTAACACTCTGAAAGTGTTCATGGTTGCACCATCGGCTGCATAATTTTGAGCACCTGTAGTAGTAAGAAATACTTCTACACCTATTTGCCAACCTGCTCCTATCGTCCATCCTGGTCCAATGCTTACTGTCATAATATTCTACCTATCCGATAAAAAGATAGGGTCCGAAGACCCTATCCTGTACAGCGTTACCTGTTTAGAAGCGTCCCACTACCACTTCTATAGTACCTTCTGCACCGTCATGGTTGGCCAGTGCTTTACCAATGATTGTACCTGGTGCTGGAACAGCTTCAGCACGAGCTGCGCCATCGCCAGCGCTTACCATCAAATCACCTTTGCGTACAGTTCCAGTGACACGAGTTGGTACACGACCTGTCAACGCCACTGTGACAACATGTTCGGCTTGTAATCCACCGTTCATGATGTAACTTGGGTTTGTACTGACCACACCTGCTACACGACTGTCGGCATCGATACTGGCAGTGACCTCTGCATCACCACCAAACGATACCACTGTGCCTGGAGCGTATTCAGCATCTGCTGCATACTTCTCTGCCAAGTCAGCGTATTGTGCCGATGTTGCTTTGGCAAATATAGTGTTGAAGCTTGATGTAGCACTGCCAATATTGGCAGTGGCATTGGCTGTTGGCATGATGTTGCTGCCAAAGTTAACATTACCAGTGCCATGGGGTGTCAACACGATATTGGCATTGCCGGCGGTGGTCTGGATATCCAATTGGGCATAGTCTTGAATTCCACCGCTCAAGACTATATTGCCAGTCACATCAAACCCGCCTGCGTGTGTTGTTGTTACGGTGTTGCCAGCTATGTTGCCACGGATGTTTCCACCACTGGCAATAACTGATAAACTTGATGTGCCATTTTGAATACTAGTTGCATCAATACCAGTCAGTTGCGAGCCATTACCAAAAATATAATTACCAGTGATGTTGCCGGTTGCACTAATTACCCCAGTAACATTTAATCCAGCAGTGGTAAACACTGCCACATTGCTGGTACCACCTATACTGATGTTGGCATTGCCACCAGGTGATTGAATATCCAAACTGGTTGTGCCGTTTTGGATTCTATCGCCTAGAATGTTGCCGCTCAGTGTGGCGTTGCCACTCACAGTCAAGTTGCCTTGTATATTTACTAGGCCGGGACTCACAGTCATTATTGTTGTACCGTTGACATCGGTAACAATGTTGCCGGCGCTGGATGGAATTTGAACAGAACTGTTGCCGTTTTGTAGAGCAGTAACAGAGCTGGTAGTGGTCAACACACGACTGTCAATCACGTCGCCTGATGCTGGAGCTTCTGTGAATGTCAGTGTTGTACCTGATATGGCGTAGGCCACTGTGGGCAACTGTTGTACACCGTTGATTGCCACAATAGTACCAGCTGTGGTAGATGCCACACTCAATGTAAACACTGTTGTGCTGCCGTCACCGTTGAACTGGTCGTCAGTGATCACAGTGATAGGTGGCGCAGCAACTGCTGTCCATTCAGTGTTGTCGAACACTTCCATATAGTTTTCTTGGCTGTTGAAACGCAACATACCAGTTACACCAGTTGGTCGTTGACCAATATTTCCAACCGGAACCAAGAACGATGTAACAGCGTTCAATGCTAGCACAGCACCGGTAGTTTGTGTAGCACTACCAAAACTGGCTGTGCCTGTGCCGGCATCCACATAGAACACATTGGCCACTGTGTCGCCGTTGACTGCAAAGTCCACATCGCCACCGGCTGTGTTGAAGTTTACTCGGCCATTTGTGTCAGTGATATCGTCACCGCTGATCACAATGTTGCCCAGTGTGCTGGTACCAGCTGTTGTGATATTACCGCCGGTGATATTGCCTGTAGCACTTACAGTGCCACCTGTAGCCACATTACCTACAGTAGCAGTGCCGGTTGCACTGACTGTGCCACCTGTGGCCAAATTGCCTACTGTGGCTGTGCCAGTTGCACTGACTGTGCCGCCTGTGGCCAAGTTGCCACCGGTGATTGTGTCGGCTGATGTGATTGTACCAGTAGCACTGACTGTGCCACCAGTTGCAACATTACCTAAAGTAGCAGTTCCAGTTGAACTAACTGTTCCACCAGTGGCAATGTTGCCACCTGTAACAGTGCCAGCTGCACTAATTAATCCACCTGTTAAGATATTACCACCTGTGATATTACCAGAACCAGAAATGGCGCCGCCTGCACCACTTGTTAAAATATTACCACCGGTGATGTTGCCGGTTGCACTGACAGTTCCACCAGTTGCAACATTACCTACTGTGGCTGTGCCATCAGCAGCAATTGTACCAGTGACACTTAAACTTGTACCGGTAGCAGCACCAATGTTTGGTGTGGTAAATTGAGCGCTTGCTTTGACAATAACATTGTCACCGCTGATTGTGGTTGTGACTTCGTCAACATTGACGCTGAATACTGTGCCTGTTAAAGTTAAACCATTGCCAGCAGTGTATTCTCCAGCGCCGGAGAACTGTGTCCAATACACCGGAGTTGTACCAACTGTGGCAATTTCATTTGTTTGTACCCAACCAGTGTCTGCATTTACAGTACCAATGGAAACAAAAGTAAATGCACCATCAAATTCTGCTGCCACATTCATATCCAATGAACGAGTCAACACAAATGCCACGCCGCCAGTGCCAACTGTGGTCAATGTGTAGATACCGTTGTATGCTGAGTTTGCGCCGGAAACATCACCTATTTCGTTTTTAACTAGAACTCTAGTACCTACCACTGTGAGTGTTTGCCCGTCCACAACCAATGCACCAACTGCATCGGCAGTAATAGTTGCACCAACTCCAGCAGTACCATTGTTGTAGGTGTATGCTGGCAGTGCAGCAGCAGTAGCAACACGAACTGACGCTTTGATATTCAATCCTTGTGCTACGCTGTCAACATAATCTTTATTGGCAGCATCAGTTCCAGCAGTTGGAGTACCCAGATTAATAATTTTTGTGCTGTTGGCATCAATCTGTGTGCCAGCAAATGTAATAGTACCTGCAGATGTAACAGTTACTGTTGCACCAACAATACTTGTTGTGTTGACATTGCCAGCGTTGACATTGCCAGTTGTAGAAATATATCCACTGCCTGCACTGACATTGCCACCAGTGATTGTACTGGTCGCGCTGACAGTGCCACCTGTGGCCAAATTACCCACTGTGGCAGTTCCGGTTGAGCTGACAGTTCCACCTGTGTCCAAATTACCCACTGTGGCAGTTCCGGTGGAGCTGACAGTTCCACCAGTGGCCACATTGCCACCTGTGATTGTGCCAGTAGCACTGACTGTGCCACCAGTGGCCACATTGCCACCTGTGATTGTGGTATTTGATGTGATTGTTCCAGTGGCACTAAAGTTGCCACTGATAGAGACGTCGTTTGTCAGTGTGGCAGTGACACTGCTTATATTGCCAGTGACCGAGGCAACTGCAACGGTGATGTTTGTGCTGCCTTCAAAGTCAATGGTGTCGCCGCCAACAATTGATTCTGTAGTAACCCCATCACTGATACTAAACGCAGAACTACTGAGTTCACTGTCAACATAGTTTTTGGTTGCTGCGTCTTGAGCGCCTACTGGGTCAGCCACATTGCTAATTTTATTGTTGCCAAAACTCACAGATGAATTTGCAGCAACTAGGATGTTGGCCAAATTGCTCTGACCGGTGACAGCTAGATTGCCAGTCACTTCTGAATTCAATACTTTTGTGCTGGCATACGCAGTGATGTTGATTGTTGTTGCTGTTTCAGGTGTGTCTGTGAATGCTGTTACAAAAACACCCTGGCTTTCATCCCACACAAACGCAATGTTTGTTTGCAAACCGCGTTGTCCAATGAAACCAATGTCAACTGCTGCATTACCTGTCTGTGTTGATGCCAGCAAAATAACTGGATCTTCAATGGTAGTGATGTTGGTGTCAATTGCAGTGGTATTACCTTGAACTGTCAAGTTCCCGGTGATGGTCAAGTCTGACCCGTATGTCAAGTTGTTGGCGATTTTTGCCGCACTGATCGAATAATCAACCAACTTTGAACTGGCAACAATGGTTGCATCAGTGATCTGATTATTCTTAATTCTTGTTACAGCCATTTAAAACTCCCGTTTTGGTATTCTGTTTCGCTCACCCAACAACTTATTTTGCCAAATGTATAGTATTACAGTGTTATTTACCAAAATCGTAGGAATACACTGCTCAGCAGTTGTTAAATTGACAATGAAGCAGGGAAAAAATTATTTCAAGTTGTGATGGCGTTGCCGATGGCAACTTGTTTCCAGCCGCCGCTGTAGACCGCTAAACACGGTGATCCGGCTGCTCCGTTGGAAACATAGATCACCTGTCCTGTTGCTACATTGGCTAGACCAGTGGCCTCTGCCACTGTGTATGTGGGCAATTGAAGGCTGTGGCTGGCACTGATATCCAAAATGCTGGCATTGGTTATCTGTGCTACTGTGGAATTATTTATCTCAAAGTTGATGTTTCCGCTGTCTGTGGCCGTGACTGATGTGTTGCCACTGGCGTTTGTGACCGAAGCAACAGTGGTAACTTGTGAAATAAATCGAATTTGTATCACATCTGATGTAATAGGAACTGTGGTAAATGTTATGTCTACATCATTGGCCACAGTGTAATCAACTGCTGGAGTTTGATTAACGCCGTTGATAGTGACCAAAATACTGGCTGCGGTGGCCGGGTTATCCAGGGTAAAAGTGGCAGTGCTGCCGTCGCCATTGATTGTTTGATTGGTAATGGATGCTATTACTTCGCCAGCACCTTTCCACGCAGTTCCTGTGTAGATTTCCACAATGCCTGTGGCTGTGTTGAATCGCAATGTGCCTTCAACGGCCGGATCCGGCCGTTGAGCTGTGTTGCCCGATGGAATTGACACGCCGGCAGTGCCGGTAATTTGTACTATGGCGTTGCCTGTTGCAGCAAGAGTTATGTTGCCATCAACCAACGATGTTGATATAGTAGTATTGGCTATGGTTAAATTGCCAATGATTGCATTACCTGGATTATTGGTTACCCCAAGAGCGCCTATGTATTCATAGCCAGAAATGTACACCACATTGCCTGCTGTGAGTACGCTGGGAATAGTTTCACCAATGAAATTAAGTACCCCGGCCTGTGTGTCAAAAAAGTATTCACCAACGCCGCCGATACCAGCAGTGAATATCTGTGTGCCTGTTGCTTGTATATTGGCTGCGCCTGTCGGGCCCACAAACACTTTTGGCAACCAAGTGGGCCCAAATTCTTGCGGGATCCAGTAGGTCACATTGGACAACCAAGTGGGGCGTATGCCGCCAATAGGTGGCACCGTGATATCTGCTATGCATTCTACAGAATTTCCATTTATTCTAGCGTTGGCAATGTTGGCAATTGCCGCAGCCGTAGAAGTAATCTGGTCGGACTGCATCCACACAATGTCGCCACGGATAAATGCCGGGCTGGCAATGCTTTCGTTGGATGCTCCTTTGGTTACACTGTTGGCTGTTTTTGCTACGCCTTGCAGCTTCTTGAACAGCAGGTCAACATATTGTGCAATTGCAATGGCCATCAGTTACTCGCTGCTTTTAATGAAAGGCCAGTAACTGATTGACCAGATGTAAGACTCAGTCTCACATAAATTTCGTTTGTGCCAGTGCTTGAACTTGACACTGTGCCAAATGTACAGGTCTTGCTGACGCTTGCTGTGTTCACATTGGGCACAACCACACCGCCAAGACTGCAACCATCAGACCCGTTGCCGGGCGAGTTGACACCGGGATATCCGGCTCCTGCGTAGGCCACTGTCATGTTGATCCAACCGTTTGCTCCAGAACTGGCGTCTATCACACTGCCGGGCAATGCCACCCACATGCCGGCCACATTGCCAGCATAGGTGATATCAAATTTACTCACATCGGCCCGCACAAACTTAAATGTAAAGTACTGTGTTCCAGATCGGCCTGCGCTTAGATTGGGGCCTGCTGGCAAATACCCAGTGGCATAGTTGGTTTGATCGTGTTTGAGCACACCCTGAGACGCACTGCCTACCACAACAGCATCGTATGTTTCCAAAGTAGATGATTGGCTATCAAAATTTGCTTCGCTGCCCGTGTACGCAGGTGTGTTTCCACTGCCGGGGTTCACAATACGCACAGCATTTCCACTGCCAGAACCAACACTGGTCACAACAATGTTGCCTTCGTCCACTGCGGTAGCAGAACCAGTTTTACGCAGTACTATATTGCCCAGTGCTGCGGTCAACGTCAATGTACCTGTGCTGTAACTGTTGTTGACACTTATACTGGGCCCTGTTGAGCTAGATCCAAATCCAGTGGTCACAGTGCTGGTTGTTGAAAAAGACGCTGATGCAAAAGAATTAAGCACATTGCTGCCAATGTTGCTGGCATTGTAATTGACTGACGCAGGCGCTGCAAAACTTCCGGCAGCAGTGCCAGACGCTAACACATTTGAAGTTGGATATGTATTGCCACTGACATTGGCCACATTGGCAGTAATGGCAAATTGAGTAGCACTGGTGTAATGCGGAATAGTACTGCTGTAGGCCACAGTTGGTGACCCCGGTGGTGTCATTGTGCTGCTGCTGAAACTGGGAGTTGCAGGACTGCTGTTGTCATAGTACCAGCTGGGGGTATTGGTATTGCCCACAGCAGAATCTGCTATGTAAAGTTCATTCCACCCGGCCGGTGCATTACTGCCAGAAATTGCCGACGAAAACACATACCAAAAACCTGATGCAACACTGGCATTGGCCACATTGTAATCATAGTTGTTAGTGATAACAAGATTGCCGCCGTATGTGCCATTGGCAGTTGGGGTTGCCGCAGCATTGAGTGTCACTGTTCCCACATTGGCACCATTGACCACTGCGGTAATTACACCAGTATCTCCAGGCCCCACTGTGCTGATAGTGTTGGTGGCGTAAGTAGCTGCTCTACGCACACTGGCCACCGAGGTGCCGGCTGCAACTGCTTTGTTGGCACCAGGAGTGTTGTCAGTCTGAACAATGTTGGCCATTCTGTAGGTCGCAACACTGGATATACTGAGTGTTTGGCCGCCGGGAAAATTGGGCGGGCTAGGTGGTACCAGTTTGCCCAGCACCAAGTTCAATTGTGTTATACCATCTGTGACAGATGTTGTGGTTGTCAATGTAACTGCATTACTAACAAGATTTCCCAATGTGTTGGTGCCCATTGCAATGTTATTGCCGATGGCGCCAACATTGCTAATTGACGCCCAGGATAGATTGCCTGTTCCGTCTGTGGATAGAATGTAATTGAGTGAGCCGCCGGTGATTGAAATGTTTGCAGCAGATCCCAGTGCCAATATACCAGAGTCTGCAGAAATAGCATTGCCTACAATATTAACACCACCAATGTTGGCAGTTTGTACAACTACCAGCACATTGGATATCTGTGTCACAGACGATATGTTTGCTGCCGCAGCAATATTTCCTGCTAGAATATTTCCCACTACATCTACGGTAGCGTTAGGTGCAGCAGTGTTAAATCCAACACGACTGTTGGGTATGTCAACAAACACCACTGGAGTATCAGCCACAGTGTCAGAAATTGCCAGATTAGCACCGTCTCTTTCGAGATTGTCTTTCAACATCTGTCCTGCAATTTTACTAATGGCCATTGGTTTTTCCCTAACAGGGTATTTAGTTAGTTAACTGGTGCTGTGAATTACATTGATTGGCAATCCATTTGGCGGAGCACTGGTAAATGTAATACTGAAACCACCGTTTACAGTGTAGTTTGTAGTGGGTATTTGATAGACACTGCCCACAAACACAATCAGTTGTGACGCCAGACTTTCAGGAATAGACATTGTGAACACAGTAGTACTGCCGTCGCCAACAAAACTGTCAACATCATATGACACACCGCCACCGTTGGCCAAAGTAACCCAGATTGATCCGTTATAAAATTCTACACTGGCACTATCGGTGTTGAATCTAAACTGACCAAAAACGGGAGCCAATGGACGAGTTCCAGAACTACCCGACGGCATTACAACTGAAGTGCTGCCGGATTCCAAAACACGATTTTTTGTCCAGTTTCCCATGTTACACAGCGATTGAACTCACTGTTACTGTGACACAATCTGCTACGCTGGCTTCTACTTCAACTAGATCACCGTTGTCAAGTATGAGTTTTTCCAATGATATAACATATGTTTCGTTTGCTGTGAGTTCAAGTGAAGAATATACCATATTGCTAAAGGCAGCGCCCGTACTGTCAGAACTGTCAATTACAAACACATCTATCAAGCAAGTGGTTGAAGTTGTGTTACAAAAATACATTACTGTGATAGCTTGTTGTCCTGTTGCTGCAAATACAGTGGTTGGGTTAGTATCATATAACCGAGTGTTGGTGATTGCCATGTTGATTCCTTAAAATATAATGCCAAATACAATTGCTTTGGTTTTGCTAACCAGTTCATCGTTGACTGCGGAACTTATGACATAAACGCCTGTGCCGCCGGAGCCAACTTGTTTGTTGTACAGTGCTGCCACATCAGGCGTGGTAGCCGGTGTTGACACTATGTTGGCCAACACCAATTGTCCTGTTATGTTTACTTTGGCATTGCCAGCGTCAAATGTAAAAGCTGAGTTGCCGGTGAATGTGCCTGCTCCATTGAACTGCACCGAATTAAATGGCAGGCCAGGGGCTGCGCCGCCGGTTGAAATAGTAGAATATGCTGTTATCGGAGCACCGTTTGCTGCGACCGCTGGGCTAATTTCCCAATCACCTGCCACTGTGTTGAAACGCAGGCCTGCGTAGGTGGTAGTGGATTTTTGGGCCACCAGACCCATGCTCTGTATTGCACCATTGTTGTCATACGCCACTGTGATAAATGGGTCTGTGACTCTAAGTTCGCTGGAGTCAATGTATGTGATGTTACCAACAACGTCAAGATCAGCATTGATGGTCAACAGGCCAAGACCATTTGCTACTGTGATAGTGTAGTCGTCGCTGGTGTTTTTTACTGTAGCCATTTATAGATCCTTTTGATTATTTATCCGCATTTGAAAGGTGGCCAAATCCTCATGAGACAAATTTGTAATATTATCCAAAGTTGGTAATCGTGCTGTAGTATTGCCGCAAACGCGAATAAATTGGGTGTTTGAGAAATCTTTTGTTATCTTTGCCAATTGTTTTACCCAATTTCCAGTATAAGTGGGTGTGGATCCTGATGGCTTGTAGAACTCTGTACCTTCGTATATGTTGTTGAATTGATTGTGTACGCTTGGTCCCATGTCAAATCCTAGAATATAAATTTTATTGTGCTGATCCAAGGCTGCAATGCCCACTGCATTTGGACCTGAACTGAATCCGTAATATTCTGTTGGCACACGCAGAGCACCTAAGCCGTCCATGGGTTTGCGAGTATAAAATTTATTTTTAGCAGAATATCCTGTTTCTTGTATTCGCTGAGCGATGGCACGATCTGTGGCCACAAGAACGTCAGGTGTAAACTCTCTGTAGAGAGCATTACACCCATAAATTTTTCCCAATTTTTGAATCTGTTCCAACGGAAGGCCAGACCTGCTGACGCCGTTTCCCAACACAAATGCTACGGTCATAAAAAATCCCCACAGTATTTAACTGCGGGGATCGGCTGTTGAAAATTACCTAACTGAACTATTAGGTTGTACTGTCAACTTGTGCCAGTCCCAAAGTGCCATCACTGTTTTGTTGAGTACTTGCCCAAGTAGCAACTTCTGCACCAGATTTGGCAAATGTAGACACGTCAGTGAAGAAGTTAGCTGCATACTCGATGTCGTCAACTACATCTGTGTATGCCCAAACATCGCCAGTGTTGGCAACACCACCAGTGCCGCCACCGTTGAAGTCTTGTACAAACTTGTTGGTCAATTTGCTGATGTAAACATTGGTACTGTCGTTGGACACTGCCATTGCAATGTTCATTTCGCCAGCGGCCGGAGTTGCATCGTTGGCCAACACACACTGACCAACTTCAAATGCTGTGCCAGATGTGCCTGCGCCTGCGGCTGCTGTTGCAGTGAACAAGGTACCAACATCGGCGCCAACTGGAGCACCCATGGCTTGCCAGTCTGTATCGCCCAGCACTGCAATCTGAAGAGCAACGCCAACTACTGCATTTTCAGGATCAATAGCAGTGGTAGTGGCCACTAGGAATTTGTGAGAACCTTTCTGGCGAATAATTGCGCCAGCAGCAGATCCAGAATAGCTGTTTTCAATGTTGCAAGTGACTGAAACAATGGGATATGTAGTGCTGACTCCAGCGCCGTCAATACCGCCAACCACGCCGGTAAATGGCAATGGTGATGTTGCCGGGCTTGGTAGTACCACAGTGGCAGTGTCCAATGCAGTGGGTGCAGCAAACGGATTGTAACCCTGGTCAATAGCAACAGCAGCGCCAGGTGAGTTGATGCCAGAATTGGCAGAATATTTTTGAATTTTTAGAGGACGACCCATTTTGTTTTCTCCTTAAAGAAGTCCGATGCAGGTTCTAGCCTACTACGCGGCTGGTGTGCCGCATAAAACACAGTATTGCGTTAGTGTTATTTAGCTGTAATGATATTTTCAACCTGCCCCAATACTGTGTAAATATTGCCATGCAAAACACAGAATTACTCATTGCCCAGGGCAACACCTTTAGAGAACAACATCAACCAGAACTGGCCTTACAGCAGTACATGCATGCCATGGTTGGAGATCGATCTAGTGCCAGTGCATTCAACAACTACGGCAATGTGTTGAGAGAACTGGGAGATCCTGAGGGCGCCATTCCGTTCAACCAACGAGCCATACAGCTGGATCCTGGCACAGTGACCAATCACTTTAATCTTGCTGTTGCTTATTTGATGAGTGGTGACTATGAGCGTGGATGGCCTGCATACGAAGCAAGACACAACTTTGAACATTTGAAAGGCACCTTGCCTGATTATCCTTGGCCCGTTTGGAACGGTGAAGAATTGACAGGCAAGACTATTTTTGTTCGTGGCGAACAAGGTCATGGTGATATCATACAGTTTGTGCGATTTGTACAAAACTTAAAAAACATTGGTGCTGTTGTGACCATACAAGTTACTGATGCCATGGTCACACTGATTCAAAGCAGTGATGTGGGACAAGGTGTCACAGTGTTGACTTATACGCAATCGCCTGGTGATCATTTTGATTATTGGATTCCCTTGATGACTATTCCGGGTCGAATAAATGTGCGTGTGGAAAACTTGCCCTCAACCATACAGTATTTAAAACCCGATCGTAATCTCATTGACGATTGGCGAAGGAACCTAGGCGCCAAGCATAAATTACGAGTGGGATTTGCCTGGTCAGGACGCAGGGACAGTTGGATCAACCAACACAAGGGAATGCCATTTGAAACCATGCTGGAGTTGATCCAATCCAACACTGACTATGACTGGTACAACTTGCAAACGGATTGCACCGCGGCGGAACAAGCGCAATTGGTAGCAGCAGGGGTTCATTGTTTTCCCGGTGGCTTGCCCACATTCAATGACACTGCTGCATTGATGACCAATCTTGATGTGGTTGTGAGTGTGGACACTGCTACTGCACACTTGGCTGCTGCTCTGGGCAAGCCCACTTGGATCATGCTGAACAGTTATGGACTATGCTGGCGCTGGCTGTTGAACCGAGACGATACTCCGTGGTATGCCACAGCCAGACTATTCCGACAACCTGCAATGGGCGACTGGGCTACGGTGGTCAAACGAATCAACCTACACTTGAAACTGTTTAAGATTTAACGGGCTGCTGCGCCACTGGCACCACTGCTGGCTGCGGTTGAGGTTGATTAAGTCCCAGGACGGTGCCCACTGGACTGATATGCGGTTCTGGAAACAGGCCCGAGTATTTTATTTGGTTGATCATGACATATTTATCCGGTGGCGGCAATGGGCACCGTGCCAGCGAGCGTACCCATTCACTGCCACTAGTTGATCACAGTGCGGACAGAGTCGTTTCTCACGCTTCTTGCCCATGTTGGCCAAACTGCGAACCAGTTTTTCTTCTTCGGTCTGTTTGCGACCACGAATTTTATCGCCAATTTTTTTACGAGTATCATCTGACAACGACCCATTAAAATCAGGTTGCTTGCTTTTATGATTATCAGATAACTTTGCTCTATGTGCTTCAGTGATAGGAGGTTTCTTTTTACCAGTTGTGTTTGCTACCAATCTAGCATGTTGGTCTGGTGTTAGTTTATTTCCTAAATTCTTTTGTCTAATTTTTTCTCTTGCTTCTGGGGTGTGTGTTTTACCCCACATGGAATTTTTTTCTCCCATGCTGTTGTTTGACGCTATTTTAGAATATTCTTGTTTAATACTTTCATAAACTCTACTAGTAATTTTGGTATGATATCGTTGTTGTCCGTGTTTTTCTGCTCTTAGCATACGCAAAGCATAGATCATTTTAGATCTAGAGTCTCCTACTGTTATTTTAACTAATAGCCAATGACAAATAAAATGCTCTCTGGCTGTAAGATTGACTAGATTGTCTGGGTCATCACTGCCACCTAAACTACGAGGCACTATATGATGACTTTCAGTATATGTTTCCAGAACACGATTTTTAGCTTGTTCTGTAATATTTTTGTACCATTGGTTATATTTGTTCATATGTTTATTTATGTTAGTAAGCTCTATAATAACATTTATAGATACATAAGTCAACAAAAAAGCGCCTTGCGGCGCTTTTTTGATTCTTCCCATCCCTGAGATGAATAAAACAAACAATCTCTGATTAGGAGAAACTAAGGTTTTGTACTGCTATTTCGCCAACATAATCGGCAGCGTTACCAAAACTGCTTGCAGTATTTGTCAATTCGACGAAGCCATATCTTGTCATGAATGACACGACTGGTTCGAATGTGCTTGGATCCAACACAACACCAGAGCTCATCAACGGAATGTAAGGGCAATAGAATGCGGCTGCATCAGCCTCACTAGAACCTTTGTATCCGACCAGAACTGGTGACGAATCGTTAGCATAGCTGTTAACAAACACACGCATTGCGCCGTTCAATGTACCAACAAACTTGGTGTTTGTAGGTGCTTCGAATGTGCCTTCTGTAGTACGAGCAAACGCACTGGTAGTAGCACTTTGCAGCACTGTCAAACTAGCTGGTGAAACAACAGCCCAGTTACCAGCGCCACGACGTGTACGCTGAGCGATCAGGTTGGCAACACGATTGATCAGAACAGCTAGAGCAGCGTGTTCATCACCAACGAATGTAGCAGTACCACTCACAGTAGCTTGGTTGTATGTGTACTCAGTGGCAGCCAGACTGCTCAAGCTGAGTAAAATCTCTTGGTCAATCTCAGCTGTAATCTCTTGTGCAAGAGCAGCCATGATTTCTGCTTCAACGTCAATACCATGCATGGCTTGTGCGTCTTGTGCAGATTCAAATGTCCAGCGAGCCTGTAGCTTACGAGTTTTAGCTTCAACAGCTTGCTTCAAGATTTGAACAGACACAGTCTTACCGCCGTTACCTTCCATGGATGCTGTGCTAGCGCCCTGGTAGTTGGTAGTAGTTGTGCCTGCGTTAGCAGCAGCAGCTGGGCTTGATGAATAAGCTGTGGCAATTGTGAACGGGCTCAGTGCTTCTTGACCAGCAGCAACACTTGTTTGTGCAGCTGAATTGTCTGTCAACGCAGAGGCGTAACGCACACGCAGAGTGTGGATCTGACCAACCGGACCTGTCATTGGCTGAACGCCAACCAACTCGTTAGCAATAACAGTTGGCATAACACGTCGAATCACTGGCAGAATCACACGGTTTAATGTGGCAATGTTACCAGATGCTGTGGAACCAGCACTTGCATTCTCTTTCAAGTACTTACGAGTATTCTCAAGAATAACGTTCATACTACTACGCTTTGAACCGTTTAGACCTTCAAGCAGTGCTTCCTTGGTCTCGTCCCAGCGACCTTCTAATAATTGTTGTGACATTTAATGTCTCCTTTAAAATTAATTCAACCCTGCCAACCGCTTGATGTCGATTACATTGCTGTGTTCAGCAGTTTCTTCTTCATATTGGCTACGGGCAGATTTATCGCCAGTGACTGTGGACACGGATTCTGTAATCACTTTTGGGGCTTTTACAGAGCGGTCTGTTAGAACAGCTGGAAGATACTTTTCAAATGCGTTTTTCAAACGGCTAGTTTGGACGCTTTCGAGTAAACTACTCATGACCGCTGCTTTTTCCCGGTTTAAGGGAGCCAGCAAGTCATCTAATGTGCTTTGACGCTCATTGGATTCCTTGATCATGCGTATTTCACGCTCTTTGGACTCGTTAAGAACTTTTGCGTTCTTAATAAGTTTGATGGCTTCAGACAACTTGGCATCTTTGTGTGCAATGGTGTCGTGTAACTTGCGTACTTCCGCTTTCTCATTGAGATGGGTAGCACCAAATTCACTGGCATATGCTTCAAAAATACGACGACCAAAATTGTTCTCGCGAGCAACTTTAATGTCTTCGTGTAGTTGGCTGAGTTCGGCCTTTAGATGACGACTTACAGACTGAGTCATTTTCTGTGCAGATTCTTTTACGAATCTGCGCTTCAATGATTCCAACTGGCCTCGTGCTTCACGAACTAGACGAACTTTTGTTTCTACAACATCTCGTTTGTCAGTCGCAAATTCTTGAATCTCACGGGCCAATGCATGCACAATGAATCCTTCCAATTTCTGGAGGCCTTCGTTGTGCTGCTTGCGATCTTTGCGCAGTTCGCCAATTTCTTCGGCTAATTTAGAAACCATAAAGCTGTTAAACTTCGTTGCGGATTCTTTCATTTTGCCAGTGAATTTAACGCGGTCTTCAGCAAGTGCTTGCTTTTCAGCTGCAACTGCTTGGATCTCTGCGGTCAGACCATCTGTAACCATACGATCTAGGGCTTCCACCATCACTGTTTTGTCATGTTCGTAGCGCTGTGCAAACTCCTCACGAAGTTCCGCACGAACTTGTTCACGAGCTTCTGTCATCTTGGCTTCCCAAGCTTCAGAGATCTCCTGGCGAGTTTCCTCGGTGATCAAATCGCTATCTAGTAACGGTTTAATAGCATCTAACATGCTTATTCCTCCCTAATTTTAAGATCTCTGATCAGCTTTTTTACTTCGCTGGTCAAATATCTTTGTACTTTGTTGTCCGCACCGGCTTCGCGTGCCACTTCCAACAATCTATGTCCGTACTTCATATTCATGAGTCCTTCGTAAATTGCTGTGGGATATGCATTTGGAGCACTGGGTTGTGCAACTACATCTACAGTGACGATTTCAAAGTCACTGACATGTCCTGTTCTGTCGTCGACGTTTCCTGACCCACGACTTGAAACACCTAATTTAACACCGCTGTCCAACATGGTTTTAACCAGTTGACCCATTGGGGTTGGTAATATTTTTAATTTTCCATAACCTATTGCGCCGTCGCACCACATTTTGTCTATCATGTGGCTGACACGATCCAAGTTAATTTTAAGATCATCAGGATGATCTACTTCACCTAATACCGAGTTGCCATTTTCAAGTTGTTCATTGATAGTGCCAACTGCTTTGCGGATCTCGTGAGCCGGGTATATTCTTTCGTTAGCATTGCGCTTGTCACCTTCAATGCAGATGCCTTGCATGTAAAGGGTTTTACCAGAGCCATCAACAGCGTCCTCGCTCAGCAGTTTTACCTGCGCTTGCGAGAAGCTGAGATGTTCTTGTAGATAACGAGCCATATTCTCTTAGACTGGAGACTTGGTGTTTACGCCAGCAGCTTGTGTTGTAACAGGCTTTGGAGCGGCGCCTTGCTTGGGACTGGTTGTCATGCCCATGTCTTTAGCAGACGGAGCAGGGCGGCCTTGGGCTGTGTCGCCAGTCATTCTAACTGGGGAACCTTGCATGCCTCGGGCACCACTGTTGGCAGCCACTGTGGAACGGCTGTTTGTACCAGCTGGTTCTGAAGTAACTGGCTTTGGAGCAGCTTTGAGATCGACGTTTTCCATCATGCCCATTTCTGGCATAATGTCAGCGGTGTCATCCATTTCCATTGAATCGCCACCGGCATCTATTTCAAATTCTTCCGAATCTTGATCGCCAGTATCGCCGCCCATCATGGCTTCAAATTCCGCCATTAGTTCGTCTAGCTTGTCTTCTAAGTCAACCACGCGATCTTCGATGTCGCCTTCGTCGTGGGCACCTTCGATGTCATGTGTGAGATCATCGCCGGCTTGTTCTGCGCCATCGTCAAACTCAGCATCCATGTCGTCTTCTTCGCTGAGACCTTCTTCTTCAGTCTCAACGTCAGTGATCAAATCGTCGGCAGCATCGCCGTCGTTCATTTCCATTGGATCCATGCCTTCTTCGACTGGGTCTTGATCGTCATCCATCAGACTTTCATAGATTTCGCGAGATTTCTCAACTACGATATCATGGAAAAGTTCTCTAGCTTTTGCGTCTTCATCGTTAATTACGAATTCAATTAACTGTTCAAATTTTGATGTCATATTGTTTCCTCCAAAGGGTTATGGCTCATGTTTATTACTTACACAAAAGTAGTAAACTTAGCATATTTAAACGCCAAAAGTGGCGTTTTTGAAGGAAATTTACAGGCCTGGTGGCGCTGCTGGAGGTGCGTACTGTTTGCGAATGTCTTTGAGTTTTTCTTTGTACTCAAAGGTTCTAACATCATTCATCTGACGCAATTTGCTCAACTGTCGCAAAGTCAAACGAGTTTTACGAAGCTGACCTCGTTGAGGCTGACTGTTGTCCTGAGAAATATCTTGATATCCTTCAGGTTGCTTCTGATACAGTTCGTTTAAAATCATACAGGTATTTATGCAGTTGGCGGCGGAGGAACAGCCGAGGGTGCTGTTCCAGGACCAGGCGGTGCACCAGGTACTGCACCTACATCAGCACTGCCTTCGGGCGGCATTGCAGCCAATGCTTCACCAGCTTGAATATCACTTTCCATGCCGGCTGGGGTAATGCCAATACTACGCAGATCCTGCCCTTGTGTGGTTTGCAGATCAGGCTCGTCGCGCTCTTCTTTCCAAAGTTTTGCGTTTTCAGTAATTTCTTCCTGACTCAGACCCAGGTATCGTTCCATCAAGAAACGCTTGCTCATGTAGGGCAATTGTTCCAATGCGCCAAATGTACTCACACGGCTGGTGTCCATTTCTGCTTGACGATAACTTGCAAAGTTTTGTGGTGGACCCAACACAATATCAAAAATGCTGTTGTCGATGTTGAATCCACGCCATTTCATAAACATCTTGAATTCATCATCAAGTTTTTGCATGATCAAACGCTGTAGTCGTTCACAGTATTGGTTGAATCTGTACTCTTGTATCAGGGCTGTGCCTACTTTTCCGTCGTTCATTGTACGGTCTGAGTCGTCGGGACCAGTGGGCAAATAGCTGGATGGCACACGCAGACCACGAGCCATTTTGTTGTTGAAATACTTCAAATCGTCAATTTCGCCTAATCCTGTGCCACCGGGCAAGGTGTCTACGCTGCTGCCACGACCATCGGCTGTTTGCGGAAAAAAGTAATCTTCGTTGATGCTCAATGGATTGTATGCAGCATCCATCATGTTGGCACCGCCACCACTCACAGTGGGAATTCTGCGCTGATGCATTTCATTTTTTACTCGTTCCACAAAGGCCATGGCCATGTGGCTGGGCATGTTGCCAACGTCAATCTTGAACACTCTGCGTTCTGGAGCACGACTCACACGATATATCAGCACTGAGTCTTCCAACAGTTCTTTTTGTTTGTAAACTTTGAAAATATTTTCTAAAATACTCTGTCCAAACGGCCAAAAATAGTCAAGACCTTCGTTCAAGCTCAGGTGTACCACATGCTTGGCATCCACTGTGGTTTCGTTCATGGCCTGTGTGAATCTGCTGTTGCCGGCTGATCCACCATAGCCGCCTCCACCGCCGCCATTGGGTGCCGAGTAGTTGTTCTGCCCCACAGATCCTGTGGCACGGCTCACATAGTAATCGCTGGTGGTTTTGGGAGCAATACTTAGATTTTCAAAGTTGGGATTGATGTCACGGATAACATACTGCTCGGGACGCTTGCCTTCGCTTTCATTCACAATGACTCTGCTGACTTTGACCATGTCAACCCAGTACATTTCAAATGTTTCTGGGTCGCGCACAAACACTTGATCACCATACTTGATGGTGTTGCGAAACAGCTTGAACATGCGCTGGTCCAGTTTGTTCAACTTGCACCATTGTTGCAGTTGTTTTTTAATAATTTCCACTTCGTGGTCAGTGGGAGTATCTTTGAACACTATGTCAAACGGAGTATTGTTGTCTTCGTTGTTTTGTGTGCTGAACTCAGCAATGATGTCCAGACATGCATTGATCTCTGAATCCATGTCCATGTTTTCATATTGATTGTAGCGTTCGACACGGTTGGGATGACCTGAATATACTTCGGGTAATCGGCTGGCATAGTTGCGAAAAGCAAAATCGTTGCCAGTGGCTGTGTTGCTGCCCGACCCAGTTTGTCGATTGTAACCAGGCAAACCATTGGCGTTGTTTCCAGAAATAGGGCTGAGTTGTCCGTTGGCGCCACCGTCGGCGACTTTGAAATACTTGCGCCAGCCGCCGTTTCTGCCATTACCTACTGATTTTTGTTCAGCCATTTGAGTTGTCCTTTAATATACGGTAGTATTTACCGCAATTACTGTGCATACTTTAAAATCTTTTCTGACACACCCAATTGATTTTGCAACACACGCATAATATCATCCAGACGGGCCAATTGTTCAGCCATAATTCCAGTTTGTTGATCAGCTCCTTGCATTTGCACAGGTATTGATCTGCCATCAGGCAATGGAACTATTGCTTCGTTTTGTCCAGCTTCTCCCGCTACAAGATCTACACCACCAGGCGTGGCTTTGATTACTCCACCACCTGCCATGTATGCTGTGGCTATGTTGGCTCGTTTTGCAGTTTCTGCTTGGCCACCAGCATAGCCAATGGCCTTGCCAAGATCTGCAATGTTGGTCAAATCTGTACCAGATTGTTGTTTTTGTTTGACATATTCTACAGCAATTGCTTTGGCAATTTCAGGAGTTGCAGCCAAATCTGGATCTTTAACTAAATCAATTCCCAATAACTCGCCAAACTTTTTATAATTGTCTTTGCCAGTCAACTGTACCAGACCACGACCACGGTATTTGAATCCTTCGTCTGCGGCATTGCCCATCCGGCCGCCGTAGATTCGATTACCTATGGCTTCTTGTCCAGCTGATGCAACAGATTCAGCATCCTGCAAATCTTTGAATTTCTTTGGAAATACTTCTAACAATCGTTTGGCACTGTAGCCTAATTTTTCTTGTGCGCCTGTGTTGCCACCAGACTCGGCATCAAACTGTGCCAATACATTGGCTTGAGCTTTTTTATCAGTGATTCCAGAAGATGACAGACGACTTAATAAATCGTCTTTTAACTGTCCACTAATATTTGCTCTAGGTGCTGCTCCACTTGGTGTTGGCGCTGCTGGCGGTGCTGATGCTGCTGCTGGTGCTGCATCGCGCTTCTTGACTGTTACACCTGCCATTCCTGCCATTTTTGTCATGGCAGTGATAGTGGCATCAGTAGCGTTGGCCAAGCCTTTCATACCTGCAGTAACAGGTTCTATGCCGGCATTGACCAAATCATTGAGATTGTCACGAGATGTACGATTTGCATCTTCGATCTTGCCCATGTTTTTAGTGGCTTGGTCGGTTAACTTTTGACCTGTTTTGGCAGCAGCCAGTCTTTCATCGTAGGTTGCGCCTTCAAGATGGGCTTTTAGCTTCATTTGTTCTTGAATAGACAAAAATGTATCATTATTAGATCCCATTTTGGCCAATTGCAGGCCGCCACCTTGCAGGTTGCTGGTAATGTCTTTGAGTGCTGCTGCTTGAAATTCAGCTTGTGTAAATGTTTGTTTGCCGGCTATTGCTGCTGCATTAGGCATGGTCATCAGTAGTTTAGCAGCTTCTGGAGTATCTAATGTGCCAGAAAGAATGTTCAAGAAACCTTTGCGTGTTTCTGGCGCCATCTTGTCCAACATGATTTGTGTGCCTTCAACAGTAGCCAGTTGAGCCTTGGCTGCTTCGTCGCCCATTTTGGCTCGTTGATCCAACTCGTATTTGTAAGCAGCATAGCGTTCTTCTGCCATGGCACTTTCTTTAGATGCTTCTTGCTCGGCTCTATTTTTGCCTGTGATCTTGGCCAACAGATCCACTTCTCTGATGTAGTCTTGTGACGCAGCAATCAATTGATCTGTGGTCATTTTTTGACGGCCGCCTACCAAATTTTGCATCTTGGTGTAACCAGCAATGCCTTTGTTTATTTCCATGACGCTGATACCCATGTCACGGAATTCTGCACCTACATCGCTTTGTTGAATTGCATTGGATATGTTTGCAAATTCATCAAGACCACTGCCAACTGTTTTTCCAAAACTGGCCAGAGTTTGAGCATTTTCACCAACGAGACTGGCAAAGTCGCTTAGTTCGTTGACGCCAAGATTGAGTTTTTTTAGATTGTCATACACTGACTGCATGCCGCCGGCACCGGCTGCACCAATTGCACCCATTTGTTTATAGGTGCTATACAGCTGATCAGCCTGCTTGTTTACTGCTTGAGTATACTCGCTTGCTCCTTTGACCAGCGTTTTAAGAGCACCTCCCACATAAGGAATTAGTCCAACCAAATCCCCCAAAGCATTAGACACACTGCCAATGGAATCGTTGAAAACACTGGCGCCAACTACACCTGCATTTAGTTCTTTGGCTAAACTTATTCCACTAGTGCCAAGAGCTTTAAAATTTCTAGTTAGCCCTTCAGTGGTGCCTTTGACGCCAACTGACAAGTCCATTAGCTGTTTACGAGTTTCGTCACTGGCTCGCCCAAACCGTAGGATGTCCTCTATCTCTTGCTGTTTGATTGCTGCTGCTTCTTCGGGTGTAAATCCAGCCATATTTTATTCGCCTTGGGTAATAATTGCCATAACTATATTTATATAGGAAAATCTCATGTCAATTAACCCGCTAACACAGTATTTTAGACAGCCAGCAATCTATGTCAAACTGCCCAGCAACGGAGAGCATTATACACCCGGGGCGTTGACCATGCCAGCCAACCGTGAGCTGCCAGTTTATCCAATGACTGCCATTGACGAAATTACCTACAGAACTCCTGATGCCTTGTTCAACGGCAATGCTGTTACCAATGTCATTAAAAGTTGTATACCCAACATTGTTGATCCATGGGCAATACCTGCTATGGATGTTGACACTATTCTTGTAGCTATTCGCATTGCCAGTTACGGTCATATCATGGAAGTTTCAACCACCTGTCCTCATTGTAAAAACGAAGATGATTACGGAATGGATTTGAGAACAATGTTGGAACGCATGAAGGCGCCGGACTATTCTATGCCAGTGACGGCTGGCGATCTTGAGATTTTTTTCAAACCAATGACTTATAAGAATCTCAACGATAACAATCAACGTCAGTTTGAAGAACAAAAAATCTTAGAAACATTACCTGGCGTAGAAATGCCAAACGAACAGAGAATGTCCGCACTGAGTGCAGCCTTGATGAAAATTACAGAAATCACAGTGCATGCGTTGTCACAGAGTATTGCTGCTGTAAAAACACCCGACGCATTGGTCAGTGATCCTGAACACATCGAAGACATGTTGAAACACTGTGATCGACGATTGTTTGCTAAAATACGAGATCACATTGTTAATATAAAATCCCAAGCAGAGATTCAACCAATGACGTTGAAATGTGCTGCATGCGAAAAAGACTACCAACAAGCTGTTACCTTGGACATGACAAGTTTTTTCGAGGACGCCTCTTAGTCTTGGACTCTGAACAAATTTCCAACTGGGTGGACCAAATGGAAAAAGAAAGCAGAGAAATCAAGCAAGAGGCGTTAAAAATGGTATGGTACATGCGTGGTGGGTTGTCGTATGAATCTGCGCTGAATCTCAGTCCAGATGAGCGCACTACCATTTCTGCACTTATCAAAGAAAATTTAGAAACTACAAAAAAGACAGGACTGCCGTTTTTTTAAAATGTTAGACTTAGACGCTGTAACCCGAGACATCCTGCACTGGGTAGAGAATTTTGTAGAAGTTCCGCATCCTGCACTGGGCAACTGGGCTCCTTGTCCATTTGCTAGAAAAGCACGACTGTCAGGCACAGTTAAAATCATCGTTGGGTCAGACCCATATTATGATCTACGCAATCGCTGCAGAGACGGCTTGGGCACAGCAGAAGTCATAATCTATGCTTATGATCCTGCAGAATGGGCGTATGATCTGTTTCATTCTAGCCTGGACCAGGCCAACCAGGATTTTTTGTTAGCGAATGATTTACTGGTGCTGGAAGATCATCCTGCAGATGCTGAAATTGTCAACGGCATCAGCATGAATCAAGGCACCTATGCCCTGGCCATGTTGCAAAGTCTCAGCAAACTGAACACAGCAGCAGCACAAATGCATACAAAAGGATTTTATAATTCTTGGCCCAACCAGTATCTTGAACAGTTGTTTCAGCATAGACAGGATCCCAGAGCATGAGCTATCAATTTGCTAGAATAGACTTGAGCAAGACCAACTATGTTCCCACAATCAAGTGGCAGTATATCACCAGTAGAGAACCGTCAGTACTGGATCAGTTGGACAGTATCTACAAAACTTACTGCACATACAAACACTTTGCATCAGTAATGCCAATATTTCACAGTCGATACTTTGACCCCATGGCAGACATCATTGGATACTTTGATCAAGATCAACTGGTAGCCTGGAGCTTGATACGCAGATTTGATCAGCACAATGCCTTGTGTGATCAATTTGCATGGACATATCACAAGCCCCGGCTGAGACTGGGTATTGAAACAATGAAAGCAGAGTGTGCTATCTACAAGGAACGAGGGTTTGAATACTTGTATCTTGAACAGGCACACTTGTACAAATCTGACATGGACGGATTTGAAATACTAGGACCACTGGAGTAACTATGGATTTATACACAATTTGGGCAAACAAAGAAGGCGACATCACAGACCTTGAATGGGTCGCGGGCATGAAAAGTTTCTTTGATCATTTGATCTCTGAAGGCAACATGGAGAACTATAGAATCACCCGCTGCAAGATGGGATTCCGTAGCATTGCAGACATGCCTGAATGGATGATCATCATGGAGTTCACAGGCATGGCCCAAATGGATCAGGCATTTAAAAGAGTAGCACCTTTAGAAGGCGAACTTGAAGTCAAACACAAGAGCTTTAATCAGTTTGTAGATTGTTCAACTATACAACATGCCTTGTTTAGAGATTGGCCTGATACTAATCTCTAACAGTTCAAGATACACTTCGTGTATCTATGTCTATCGCTATCGCTCAGACATTTGTTTGAATTAGAAAAGTAAGTATTAGTATCATCCAGATTATGTGGTCATAATTCACCGTATGCACGGTGAATTGAAAGCATCATCCGAGTGACAGCAGTCATCTATAGTAATGAGATTGTAGTTTCCTACGCGGAGGCGGTTGACCGGTACCCCCTACTCAAGCTTCACATATCAACGGAACCCTAGTAACCCGATATAGATCCAAGTCCTATAAGCAGGGGTTGTATCTGTTTCACAGAGCCCCGACCATTTGTTGCCTTAAGTTAGCAATTGCCTTTGACGTCCAAGTCCAGACCGGGTATCTCACCGTTCCTCAATGGAGCCGAATCAAACATCCGGCACAGTGTCGTTTGTGTTGCCTTAAATTTTGTTTATGATGTGTGAGCCATGAACTCTGACTGAGATCTGGCCGTTGTAATAATCTGTGGATTCCAATACCTTGCGATTGAACTGTTCTCTAGCTTCAATGTAACTGCATTGTGCTTTTGATGTGCAATAGTAAAGTATTTCTCTGGTGAAGTTTTCGGTGCCTAAGGTGTTGACATCAACAGTTAGATTTTCGCTTGAACCGTAGTACTCGCGCCAATCACTGTCAATTTTGGTTCTAATTTTCTTTTTTTTCTTGATGCCGTTTTTTTGTTTTACAGTTTTGTAAGTGGTTTTTGAAAATTTAGCTAGTTTTTTGCCTATGTACTTGCGACCAGAAAGATTATTGGTGATCAGGTAAACAAATCCTATGCATTCTTCGGGCAGTGTCTCAACTGGGGTGTTTTGATAGTGCCATGTCATGCGGAATCTGTTGTATTACCTTTGCTGTATAGTTATGCCTTTGAGTGTGTTTGTATAAATTTTTGCAGTTATTTGGTTTCAAAATATTTTGCTATCTCAGGATTACTGAGCCAATTCCATTTTTTCAGCATATCGTATAATTTTGTTGTCATAACTGGATCGTTGTCCAGTTTCAAATTTCTAAGTACCACATTAATTTCGTTGTCAATGTGTTCTTTAAATCGGTTAGGATCGCGAGGGTTACTAAAACCTTCAATGGGTTTACTGTGTTCCCATTGCTCGTATTGATTAATTAATCGTTGTTTTACATCTAGTGGTAAATTTTTTATTTGTAAATAATCTGGTCTAACTAATAAATTTGTCATAACATCAAGTTGACGATTTACACACCAGGCATAAAGACTGTCTAGAGTGCCGACACTCAACGCACTAGGTACAGTTCTGATTGTGACATACACATGTGATTCTTTTCGATATTTTAAATAGATATCGATATTATCCAACACTTCTGCGGTACGGGTACCTTTTCTAATATAATCATTCAATGTTCCGGTGCATTCAATACTGATACCAATATCAACATGTCTGAACACATTTAGTTTTTTAATCAAGTTGATATCAACTATAGAACCGTTTGTAGTGAACCCAAAATAGATGTCAGTTCGGCCGGCTGCTATTAGTTTATCAATCAGTTCTTCAAAGCGTGGATTCAACAGTGGCTCGCCACCAATGATATGAACATATTTTAAATCTTCGGTGGCACAGATGTAATCGGTTACCGAGTTCCATGCAGCGGTGTCTTCGGTCCAGTTTAATTTGGCTGGCCCGCTATATGTGCCATCTTTTATTCCTTCAACTGCTAGTTTACTGCTGCATGCCGGTCCGCACATTTTGCAAGCGTAATTGCATTCGTTACCAAGATTCAAGTGATAGCTGATTGGCTTAACAATATCAGTCAGTCCTTGATTTTGCCTTGAAAACTCAAAGGTTGCTAAATCTGGACTGTGTTTATAAGTTAAATCAAACTTGACATCGTAGATTTTGCTTTTTAAATTTTCTTTAATTCTTTTACTAGACGATCCAGTGGCCTCTTCTGAATAACACATCAAACATCTTTTTTCGTAAACTCCATTGAGTTTATCTAGTCTGACTCTTTTTTGGTATTCACCATTGACCCAGTCCTGTATATGCATCGAATGTACATTATTTTTTTCTGTAAATCCCGACAGCATCGGCATGCTGCTGGGTGTCGGCTGTGCCCCGCAGGTATGGTAGGTTCCGTCAGCATTAACATGAACTTCAAACCAAGGTACTGTACAAAATATTTTTTTATTATCCATTTTTACACTTTAATTGACAAATTTCCAAAGGCGATGTATCAAAACTATCTAGTAATTTTTGCCATAGACCGACATCATTTATTATTTCTAAAAATGGCCGAGTTTTGATAGACATGAGAGTATGATTTTTTTTTATAAACTCGTTATCATTGTAACCGTTGTTGAACCAAGGACACGGCATTACTAGTCCGTTGATTCCAACAAACAAATCTTTTTTATAATTTAAACATTTGGCCCAGGCATGTGGCCGTTCAGAGGTTCTGGGTACAATTGGTATATAATCAGTTTGATTTAACAATTCTGTACTAGTTTCGTATACCAAAGTACTTGCAACAAACTCTGTGGCAGGCTTTAATTCGTCTATACCGTCGGCCAGGTATCTATTATCAAACTTTGAACTTTTAACAGTTTGAAATTGGTTGCACCCTAAAGATTTTGCAAAATCACGCATGTCATTGATTTTGTCTTGATTAAACGCAAAATAAATTGCAGACCATTGTATTACGCAACTGCTTGATGCTCTCAGCGCAGTGATACCTGATACAATACTTTCAAAATCGCTGTTGACACGATATTGATTGTTTGACTGGTTGTCCCATCCATCAACACTGAATGTGATCTGATCGTTACCGGTTAATATTGCACCCAACTGTTGCCACCATTCGGGTTTTTTGTAACTGCCATTGGTCACAATGCGTACACGAATCTTGCTGTGTTGTTTGATGTATTGTATAATTTCTAAAAACTCTGTAGCATATATTGGATCACCAATGTCACCACAAAATATAAAATGTTCAATATGACTCAGCACATCCACTGGAAATCCAGACTTGAAGTCGCTCAGTGTTATTTCTTGATTTAATCGGTCCAACTTCAACTCAGTCCTAGGGCAGCGCGGACATTTGAGTACGCATTTGCTACTGATTTCAAGATGTACTGTTTTATAGTTAAACAAGTTCAATATCCGTATTATAGCTGGTGAAGCCGTTTTCTTTCACCACTTTGAGAATGTTTTCAACACGGCCAGCCAATTCGTCTCTATGGCTCACAAGCCAAATACTCTTGTGACGTTCTCGACTCATGTGCTTGAGCAGGGCCAGGCTGTTTTCGACACCTTGCGTATCCATTCCAGAATCGATCATCTCGTCAATGAACAACACATTAATTGGTTGGTACAAACTTTCGTACACATCTCGGAATGCCCAACTCATGCTGAGTATAAGTCTGTTGCGTTCGCCACGACTCAGATTGTCAAAGTCCAGTTCGCGACCCAATTCTTCAATGCTCACGCTCAAATCATTTTGGAACACCACAGTGTGTGGCAATCCAATGCGATCAAGATAGTGTGTGAGTCTTGTGTTCAGGTAACTTAGATTTTGTTCTATGATCTTTTTACGAATGAAACTGTCCTTGCTGGTCAGCAGTTTCAACAAAAACTCCTGGTGTTCCTGCAGTCTTGTAAACTCGTTCACAGTGTCGTAGCTGACTTCTTGCAAGGCCTGTGCTTGCATTTCTTCAATTTGTTCATCATATGGATCAGCTTCAACAGATCTTGCGGCCAGGCTTTTTTGCAAGCTGTCCACGGAATTTTTATGATTCAGTGCATCTTCCAGTGTGTCATAAAACACTGTGGGTGCCTTGCCCAGTTCACCAAGTTCCTTCACGGTGTCTTGGTGTTCCATGCGCTGGGAGTCATTGGCCAACAATTGTAGTGCTGCCTCTTGCAAAGAATTTTGTTTGTTCACACGAATTTCGTCTTGCTTGGTGTCGTGAATGTCAGAGCCACAAGCATAGCACTTGTGATTGTCCAAAGATGCAATTTCTTCAGTCAGTTTGGTCTTGGTCTTGACCAGTTTGATATCGTCTGCGTCAATGCTGCGTATCCATTTGTTAGCTTCGTCAATTGCGGTCTTGCGCTGATGAAACACTGCCAGTTCTCGATGGGCACTGACTTCTAGTTCAATATTGATATGTTCAAGATCTGCAATGGCCTGTGTGTACTGTGCTACATCTTCTGCTCGTTTGGCATTCCATAATCGTTGTCGTTTTCGCAGACTTTCAATCTGTTCTTCGATTCGCTTGTTGGCCTCTTGCACTGCTCGTATACGGAATTCTTCTTGTGTTAGAGAATCCTTGGTTTCGCGATTGAGTTCTTTGATACGATCCGCTCGTTCGCTCAGCATGGTAATGCCCAGCAGTTGTTCGATAATGGTTCGTTGATCGTTGGCTTTTAAACTCAAAAACGGTTCAGTGTAGGTGTTCAACGCTAAGATATGTTTGAACATGTCGTGACTAAGTCCCAGTGTGGTTTCAATGGCCTGCTGAGTCTCTCTGCTGTCGCCTTGAGCATTGTCTGTAGATTCTTGTTCTTGATTGTTGATATAGAATCTTAACACATTGGGCTTGCGCCCCCGCTCAATTTTATATTCTTTGCCACCTACGCCAAACTCCAGGCTAACCAACATGTTTTTAGCATTGGTTTTATTGACCAGGTTGTCTTTGCGGATATTACTGAGTGCTGTGCCGTACAAGGCATAGCTGAGTGCGTTGATGATTGTGGTCTTGCCTGTGCCATTGCGACTGCCGTCGCCACCCAGGTCCAAGTTTTCTCCCAATACCAGCGTTAAATCTTTTCGATCAAAATCAATAGCCTGGGTACTGTTGCCCACACTCATAAAATTCTTAACTGTTAAATTTCTTATATGGATCATAAAGTTTTACTGTAATCTATCAAAGAAGATCGAATCAAATCAGATTGTTTTGACAAATAATATCTTATGTAGTCAAAGCAAATTAGGCGCCCGTTTAAATTTAAAAATTTAATAATAGAATCATATTGTTTGTAATACGATTCCTCGGTAAACAAAGATCCAAAAGGTAAATTAAACACACGATCGTGTATAATTTTACTTGCATTAAATTCTCTAACTTCTTCATCAATGGGAGTCGTTGTATTTTTTACTTTATAATTGCCCAACCACTTTATTAATTTTGTGCCATCTTGATCAGTTGGCATAATTCGTATAATTTTAGCATGCGGAAAGGTGTCAAGTATGTATTGTACCTGCGAGTCTAGATACATGTGACAACCAAAAATAACTTGATCTAGCAATGAATAATTTAGATTTCTGTCGCCCAGATTGGCCGCCAGATTGTAAAACCACTGATCATTGAATGTATAACGACTATGTTGATCCATTGATTCATAATCGGCAGTGAACATATGTACACGCCCGTTATCGCCAATGCCGTAATATTCGCAACCGGTGCGCAAGTAATGCTTGTCGATAATTGAAATTAATAAATCTCCCGCCGCACCTGTTGGATACACAACAAATATACAGGGATCGTTGCGAGTAAAGTCAACACCGTCGACAAAATTCCTTGATTCCAACAACTCGTTTTTATTACAGAGCATTATAAATCTTCAGCAACAATTTGTTGTCGTAAAATTCTGATTCAATGTTGGTCAGTTGATCGGTTACAATCTGATCCACACTTTCAAATTTGACTTCACCTGGCGCCATGTCAGCGTCCACAGCACTGTTTTTTACATTGATCAAGGCCATTTCTCTGAGATTGTATTCTCGAACAAATGTTTCTTTGATAAAGTTTGCTTCTTCGTAACTGATATCAATATCCAACTCCACACGCACATGCATGTTGGCGGCCAACAGCTTAGGTGCTTGATCAATTACATTGCTCAATTTCATCACACGGTACAAGGGCTGTCCAGGCCATGCATGATATTCCGGTTCTTGTCCCCAACCCAACACCATCATGCCACGGGCACTGTCGCCGGCATCGGCAAAATTGTGTGGAAAGCAGTTGCCAATGTAGTTGATATTTTTTTTCTGTTGTCGCAGATGAAAGTGCCCTGAAAATACGCCATCAAAGCCGCCAAAGCTTTCGACCTTGACCTCACCGTGGTCTGGCATCTCTACCATGGCATTCATTTTAAAATGAGGAAGTTCAAAGTGGCCAAACATGTACTTGGCCGTCATTTTTGGGATCTTCTTATGATCATCGCCCACCAGCCAAGGAGCAATTACAACATCACCGTCTTGGAACCAATCATTGACAATTTGAATATTGGGTATGTGTTTGGCCCACTCGGTTGAGTAGATGTCTCGTTTATCTCGATAATACAAATCATGATTTCCGGGAATAAAATAAAAACGATCAAACGCCTTAGATAGTTTTTCCAGGCTTCGTAGACTATACTGTAAGGTCTGCATGTTAATAGCGGCTCGTTGGTGACTCCAATCACCAAGGAACATACCAGTTTCACACCCATTGGCTTGGGCAGTCTCAATAAACCAATCAATAAAATCACTACAATCTTGATTGTGTTGAAGACTGTTTGATTTAAGACCAAAATGTATATCTGTGCAGACAGCTACTTTTTTAAATAAATTCATATTTGATATTATAACATGTATCCCATAGCATTTGCAATCTCTTTGTGCGTCAACCCAAAGTTTTCATTTCTCCATTTGTCGAGTTGTTGCATATACTCTATAAACTTCTCTCCATTGCTACCTGGGCTTTTTTTGACACGATTGGCAATGCTTTGAAGTTCTGGAATGCTACTGTTTTGAAATTTTTCAATTACCAAATCCTTTGCTGCTTGAGTCATATAGTCAATATTCATAAATTGAGGTCCTTTTAAAACATTTAAGACTACCCTCAACCCAGTTGATTCTGCCCAAGAGTACAACTCATCTAAATATAAAACATTTTGAATATTTACAGTAGTAAACAAGTAAACACTAAACTGGTCGTCAACCAGTCGACTCAGTTTTTTAATATTCTCTTCAATTTCTTGCCAAGAACCGCCGCGTTCGTATTCAAATCTTGGTCCAACACAGTCAACGCTAATAGCCAAGTCAATATGTTTAAATTTTTTAAACGTGTCTATTAGATGAGCTGGAAATACAGATCCATTGGTATTAAAATGTAACCTGATGTTCTGTGCTCGTTCCATTTCAACAGCCTTGCTGAGCAAAGTGTTTAAATTCTTTAATAAAAAAGGCTCACCACCATAAAAATCAAGATTTTCTATCTGGCACAGCAACTCTTCAAATTCTTGAATAAATTTTTCACTATTTTCAAACCAACGACTGCCATCAATGAATTTTTGTATTTGTAATTTAGATTCAGGATTAGTTGATTTTGCTAGTTGTTCGCCAGCATACAACGAACTTGATTGTGCATTACAAATTCTGCATTTAAAATTGCACACATTGCCAGGCTTTAAATCCAAACTATACACACCAGGCTTAGAAAGCCATGTGGTATACAATTGTTGTCTATCCAGAAGTAAACTTGCTTGCCTAGAACTTGTAAGTCCGATGTCTTCAAGATTCCAACAATGGGAGCAATCACTAGATTTAATACCGTTTAAAAAATCATTGCGTAATTTTTCCATTTTTTCAGAATAAAAAATTTCGTTAATTGATTGATCCGGAACTTGTCCTACTGTAGTTTTATACAAACAACAAGGTTTAACGGCACCTTGATGGTTAATTTCAAGATGTTTAAACGGAAAAACACACATGGTATCGGGCACAACAAATCCATTGTCAAGTGGTACAGAGTCACACTCAATTACAATCTGTTGCATTGTAGTATCGGTCAACCCCATACGATCAGTTAAATCTACAGGGCAACAAATTAATATAAAACAATGGCTAATATCAATTATCATTGCTGCCTGTTGAATATGCTCAAGTAACTTGATTCCAGGATCTTCGTTGGTGTAAAAAACCAATCGTTCATTTTCTTTGTATTCAGACTTGTAATGGTCTGTAAACAATTTAAAAATAGCGCCAGGCGACTTGGAAATATCAGCCATGTCTACAAAACATACAACCTTGTATGTTTTTTGCAATTGTTGGTACAACTCAGTTGGTAGCATTGTCTTTATTGTATTCTTCAACATCAATATTGATACCCGCAGGCTCCGCCACTGGTCGATCCACAATGTAAGTGGTGATGGTAACAGGACCACTCAGCTGAGCCATACTGGGCCGGCCGGCATTTTGTCTTGTCCACGACGGACTTAGCCCGTTGATTTCCAAAATGTCATCACGAATGTTTTGACTTTTCTTTTCCAAATTCAAGATGCGAGTAAAGCTGTTGGTAATGGCAGCAGTGTAGTAGGCAAATGGATTTTGACTTTTGCTTTCGTCAAACTGTAGTCCAATTTGACTCAGTTGCAACAGGGCCTGGCCGCGCATTTCTTCGTTGTAGGTGTAGCCGCGCCAGTTTGATCTGGTGGCATAGCGTTCACACAGCTTCATAAACATGTGTGCAAGTTTGCGTGTCATGTCGCCGTGATCCTTGGAAAATTCTCCGGTTTCAAGATTGCCTTTCCAATGACTACGGCCAACAAGGTATTTTTCTTTGTTATTATCCAGGCGCCAATGCTCAAATGGAGGAAAGTTCAGTCGCTGCCGAACCGGATTCAACAGCACATCATCCAGCAGCTCGTCTAGTGAATCATCAATGGGCTCGTCTTCAAATTGCAGTAGGTCTTCCAGTTTTTGTTTTTTCTTTTGTTCTGATTTGGGAATTTTTTTCTCTGCCATTGGGATATGATCCCAGCAGCTGATACGGAACACCAAATCAGTGTTGGGGATTTTCACAGGGTCAACTATAGTGCCCAGTCGTTTGAGACGGTCAGCACGATTTCGGCGTGCTTCGGCAATGGTACGCTGATTGATTTTGTCCAGGCTGGGCAAAATAATGTCGTATTGACTGTCCGCATCAGGATTGACATAGTAGCAGTAGGTGTTTTTGCTGGCGTGAATCTCTTTTAAAATGTCTCTGTTGTTGAGATAATTTACTTTTGGCGCTATCGGAGTTGATGATATTGATTTGGTAGAATCCAAGTTGGATATAGTGCGTTTTGTTGCCACAGGCAGTGTCTCCTCGTAATGTATTTATTATAGCATGGTTTACCGTGTTGTCAACCTTTATCATTATGTGCCCAGTTTATTTTTGCAATAAATAAGGTATAGGAAACAATAACCATGGCAGACTACAGCCCAAAAAAAGCAGCACTATATAACAGCTTGATTCAAAAAGGCATGTCCCAAGATGCGGCGTTTGCTCAGTCTGGCATCAGCGAAGCTGAAGCTACCAACTATGCCATTGGCGATAATGGACAGTTAGGAGCCACCATAGCCGGCGGCGGCAGCAAAGTGGCCGGTGTTGATTATGATCCACCAACCGCAGCCGAAGCTGCACAAAGCGCCAGGGCCGACCAAGCCGAAGCTGCTGACAGTGCCAGGTTTGACCAAGGGCTAAAGTCACCATCAAACTTTGAACAGGTTGATTATGCTCAAGATGCCGCAGCGCAGCCCAGCAGCAAAACTCCAATCAACTATACCACTACCAGTACGGAAACAGTCAGTGGAGGAGGGTCAACCACAGTCACTGCTGGAGCCAGAACTCCCAATGCAGCCAGCCAGGCAGTGCAACCGGCAATTGCGGCAAAACAAGCTGAAATTGATCAGTTCCAGAAAGACAATCCCAGCGACTTTGCTAGAAAAAAACAAGGTCTTCCACCTCTCAGTCCCGAGGAAAAACAAGAACGACAAGAAAAACTAGACAAACTGTCAGCTGAAAGAAGCGAACTTAAAAACAAACAAATTGATGCCGAAACACCAGGTGCGCCAACAGTAACCACAGTACCCAATACCACAACAACTACTGAAACAGTTACTTCGGGAACCACCAGCACCAATGAAGCAGTTGATTCAAACAATGATCAACAGCAGGCACAACAAACCGAAGCGCAGATAGATGCTCAAGGCCGGGCACCCAATGCTGACACGGCTGCCGCCGCAGCACCAGTTACTCCCGAAGAATTAGGAAATGACTATGGATTCACCAGCGAAGAAACCGACGGCGCAGACGCAGTTGAGTTGGGCGAACCCGAGGCAGTTGACGATCCATTTGAAGCTGAAAGATTAGAAAGAGAACAAGAACTCAATGATAACCCAATAGATGTTGATCCTGCTGATGTTGACCCTGCGGATGATCCGTTCGAAGCTGAGAGATTAGAAAGAGAACAAGAACTCAATCGACAAGAGCTAGCCGAACAAACAGCTGAACCTGCAGCAGTTACTGATGACCCCACAGTCTATCCAACTGATGAAGAAACAATTGCCCAAGATGCAAATCAGGCCGCTGCTCGCGCACAACTGCAAGCTGCTGATGCACAAGAAGCTGCTGCTCAACAAGCTGTTACATTGGACAAGGCCCGAGCACAAAATACCATTGCCAATCAACGCAGCAACAAAAACAACGCCGACTGGCGTGTCAAACTGCGCCTAGCACCCCTAGCCGATTATCTGTACATGGCCAAGCCGCCAGGAATTTTAGCACCCTTGGCACCAGATGGTGTGATATTCCCCTACACTCCCACAATACAGACCAGTTACAAGGCCACTTATGTCACCACGGACATCACACATTCCAATTATAAAGGATATTTTTATCAAGGCAGTGCAGTGGAACCGTTTACAATAAGTTCGACTTTCACAGCACAGAGCACAGCAGAGGCCGAATACCTGTTGGCAGTGATACACTTTTTTAAATCTGTTACCAAAATGTTCTACGGACAAGATCCACAGCGCGGAACACCGCCGCCCTTGGTGTATCTGACCGGCCTGGGTGAGTTTCAATTCAACGAACATCCTTGTGTGGTCAGTGGATTCACATATGACCTACCAGCTGATGTGGATTATATTCGTGCCTACAGTCCCAATGTAAATAACAGCAATATGCTACAGCAACGCCAATCAAACAATTCAACTGGCCCTGGCACATCCTGGGGCAATGGCATACTGGGCGGCGTACTGGGTGGTGCAGTAAACAGATTGGCATCATCCAAACTGTTCAACGGACAGCCCTTGCCAAAAGGCGGCCAAAATATTCCGCCAGCGCCGCAGACACTGGGATCAAACACAATTCCCACATATGTGCCAACCAAAATGACCATATCAGTTTCGCTGTTGCCAGTGGTCAGTCGTCAAGCACAGAGTCAACGATTCAGTGTACGACAATATGCCACCGGTGATCTGCTCAAAGGAGGAATGTGGTAATGGCAACTTATAATTCAACCAGTCCATATGCAACCACTGGCTACAGTCAGTTCTTCCTAGACACCATGGTCAATAGACCAATCCCCTCACAGTCCGACGATCTGGTGTTTACCATCAATCAAACTTATCAGTACAGACCAGATCTACTGGCATTTGACCTGTACGACAACGGTGGCCTATGGTGGGTGTTTTATCAACGCAACCCCAACACACTCACAAAACCACCATTGGATTTTGCAATGAATACCAATATCTATGTTCCCAAACTGAGCACACTAAGAGCAGTGTTGGGATTCTAAACTATGGCAACACCAGCAGAAATTGAACAACGGATAGCAGCAGCTCGCGCAGCGCTGGGCCCGTTGGAGGCCGCTAATGGCGCTGCCCGGCGCGAAGTTGCTGTGTTGGAAGCCGAAAAAGATCAGCTGATAGCGGCTGCTCGAAAACAAGCTCAGGGCGGCGACCAAGCCGGAGCAAAACTTCTGCGCGAGCAGGCTGCTCAGCTTGATGCCAAAATTGACGCAGCCGGCGACGCAGCCGCACAGGCACTCGAGGCCGAACAAGCAAAAATTCGAACTCTTGAAAATGATCTGTACGCAGCACAGCAAAAAGCAGATTTTGATGCAAAACAAACAGCCCCCACTGCCACCTCTGAAGTAAAAGAATCAGCCGACGGCGCCACACAAAATCCTGCACCACCGCCGGCCAGTGCCAACGAACGGCTGACCACAAATCAAGCTGCCACTCTGGCCGCCAACACAGACACAGGAACCAACCCTCCTGTAAAGACCCTGGCTCAGACTCAGAGTGTTCCACCAGCCAATACTGGCCGCAGCACAGAAGGACGGCCTGCAGGCGCAGCCGGTGTGGGTGCCGGCGAAGACAGCGGTCAGACAGCAGCAAACACTCAACGAATTCTCAACGCATTCAACAAAACAAGATTTGCTCCTAGAAACAACATATTGGATCAGTATGCCAGTTACACCTATAACATTGCCTGGTACTTGATGGATCCAGCCAGTGTTGCTGCATTGACAAAAACTGGAAAGGCCAATTATGCCGCTTACAGTTTGTTGATGCAGAGTGGTGGAGCTTCTACCGCTCCCAACGCAGCAATTGCTCGCAATAAATTTTTTGAATTAGATTATTACATTGACAATTTAGAAATTAAAAGTAAAATAACAGGAAAAGGCACTGGCCGGGCCAACAATACAACAGACATCTCATTTACTGTGACAGAAACAACAGGCATAACACTGATTGATAATCTTTATAACGCAGTGCAAAGTGTGTATAAAAATTCTGATATTCCTTATGTTTCTGCAATGTATTGTTTGGTCATAAAATTTTACGGCTACGACGAAACTGGCAAGATAGTGCAGGCCAGCAACAGCGACAACAACAATGCTCTAGTGGAAAAAATTATACCATTCAAACTGTCTGAGTTGAATTTTTCTGTGGGAAACAAATTGGTTGAATACTCGGTCAAGGCAAAACCATTGGTATACGATGTGGGGTTTGGATCCAATTTGGGCGTGATAAAAGCACCAATTGAAATCACCGGCGCCACAGTAAAAGATTTATTAATGAATGGCATAGCAAATGCAGAAGTGTCAGCAGACGACGGCAGAATTACAACTCCACAGCCACCGGCCCCTCCAGTCAATGTGGTACCTGCCAATGCTGGAGTAGATGAAAATGGTAGTTTCACCGGCGAAAGTCTTTCGCCATTCCAGGTAGGAGCATAATCATGGCCACTGACTTTTTCGCCAAACGACCGGGCATAATAGCTCGAATGCGTGCAGCCGACGCAGCTATGTTGGCCAAGGGTGCAGCAGCGCGAGCAGCCGTAGCAACACCACCACCACCCGTAGCAACACCACCACCTAAGGCCAATGCAGTAGCTATTAAAAAAAGTAAAATAGCAGCAGTCGGCTTAGTAGATTCATTAAATGCAGCCGAACAAAAATTGGTTGCTGATGGTGTATGGGAAGTGGCCAATGTATACAAAATTGAATTTGCACCGCCAGCACTGGGTGATGCAAAAGTTACCAAAGGTGGCAAACCCAACAAAGCCAAAGTTCCCATGCAACAAAGTGTCAATCAGGCTGATGCTCTCAATCCTGCTACCAATTCTGTATCATACGATGTTAGAACTTTTGACTTTGCTGCTGGCACTCCAATTGTTGCAATTCTTGACGAAATATTAAAAAACAGCAGTTACATCACAGATCAAGCGGCCTGGATGGTTGACGAAGTTAGTCAACAAACCAAGCCACAGAAACCATTGGGCGATCTTGGGTGGTATAAAATTTCAGTAACCACTTCGCCGTTGCAGTATGACAAAAAAAGAAGAGATTTTGCGTATAATATAACATATACCATCAGCGCATATGGTATAAGCAGCATGATGAGCGAGTATTTTCCAGCCGGCACTCTGCGTGGAATACACAAAAGTTACAAGTATTGGTTTACTGGACAGAACACACAGGTGATACGATATGAGCAGCAATTCAATTCTGCATATAAATTGACCTTTAGCAATTCTACAATTGCAACCAACACCAAGGCCTTGACCAATCAACTGGCCCGAGAAGCTCCTGCAATTGAATATCAAGCAGCAGTTGCCGGCAGTAGTAGTCAAGGTGCCGATGGAATAACCAACAGCATTGGTGCAAGTGCAGCTGATTATTTGTACAGTCCAACTGACATTGCCACGGTAAATCTCAACATCATTGGAGATCCAGCTTGGTTACAACAAGGCGAAGCAGCCACTGGTGTTAAGTCACTGGAATTCAATTTCAACCCATTTAATCCCGACGGTGGAATCAATTTTGACGCCCAAGAAATTATTTTTGATCTGCAATGGAACACTGTGGCAGATTACGATGTCAACGGTACCGGCCTGGCAAGTCCTAACAAAACTCCCAACACAGCTCAGGCATCTCAGACCTACACCTACACAGCCACTGAATGTACTAACAAATTTAGCAAAGGCAAATTTGAACAAGACCTTCGGGGCAAATTATTTCAAATTACTGATCCAAGAACCAAAGCGCCAGCATCAGGTAGCCTATCCGCTGGAGATTTTGCCCGTCAAGATCGAGCAGTACCAGCAACTCAAGAACTTACCAATGCGGACCTAGCAAGAAAAAATCAAGCACTACTAGCAGCACCAACTGAATCATTGGCCACACCGGGCATTGAATCAGCTCAAGCATTGCTCACAACTGAATTAGGAGGTCAACAACTGTTGGCACCAGCAGTCACGTTGCCACCAACATTGACTCTGGGGGGCATTGCATCAAATGCCGATTCTTTTGTTAAATCACTACAGGACCCAAATGCACCACCTTACACCGGCGATGATCCAATTGTTAGACAACGACTGGGACTCCCACCGTTGCCGGCCACTCCGGGTGCAACGCAACTGATAGTTAGAGATACCTAAGGATAACACATGTCTGAAAATATACAAAGAAACAGTGGCGTAGCACCCAATTACAAATACGACCGTGGCGGAATGAAAGCGGACTTTGGTCCGTTTGTCGGCGTGGTAAAAAACAATGTTGATCCAACCAGACAAGGTCGGTTACAAGTTTATATTGAGCAGTTTGCCGGGTCCGATCCATCAAATAAGTCGCTGTGGCGCACTGTGAGTTATGCATCTCCGTTCTATGGAGCAACACCACCACAGGCTGGTAAAAAAGGTGATACTAACTCGGTAGGAGGATACCTGGACGGGAATCCGCAAAGTTATGGCATGTGGTTCACGCCTCCAGATCTTGGAGTAAGTGTGTTGTGTTTCTTTGCCGGCGGCGACCCAAACTTGGGCTATTACATGGGATGTATTCCAGATCAAGGCATGACGCATATGATTCCGGCCATTGGGTCCAGTGCAAATTTTGATTTACAAAACAGTGATCAACAAAGCTACTACCTGGGCGCAACTGTATTGCCGGTGACAGAAATCAATCCAAACAATTCAAAGATAGACAATAATCCGCAATTCTTTAATCAACCAAAACCTGTACACAGCTTTATAGCAGCTGAAATGTTTCAGCAAGGCACACTGGCTGATCCAATGCGCGGCCCCATCAGTTCAACCAGCCAGCGAGAAAGTCCCAGTGCTGTGTTTGGTATCAGTACGCCAGGGCGGCCAGTGTACCAAGGTGGATTTTCAGAAGTTGATATACAACAACGCATCGCTGCTAGAACTATCAATGCCACAGATGTAAATGTGATTGGCCGTCGTGGCGGCCACAGCATTGTGATGGATGACGGCAATCTCAACAACAAAGACAATCTTGTGCGTGTTCGCACAGCCGGCGGTCATCAGATCACAATGAGTGACGACGGCAACTTCTTATACATCATTCATGCCAATGGACAAACTTGGTTAGAAATGGGACAAGAAGGCACACTGGATGTGTATGCTACCAACTCGGTTAATGTTCGCACACAAGGAACAATTAATTTTCACGCAGACAAAGACATCAACATGTTTGCCGGTGCTCGTATCAATATGAAAAGTATGGAAGGCACAACTGTAGAATCTGAAAAGAAATTGACATTTTACAGCACAGAAGAAACCGTTCTGTACAGCAAAGCTCGCATTGCTGTCAAAGCCGACGGCAGTCTAGCACTGGCCAGCAACAACGGATCATGGAACGCTGGGTCTGCCATGACATTGCAAGCCGGCGGCATTGATCTCAATGGCGGATCTGCAGAAAATGTAGATGCACCCAAGAAGTTGGAAAAATATGTAATGCCTGAAACAGAATTCAACAACGCCACTGGTTGGCAAATTTCTTCTTCGGGATTAGAAAGCATTGTGACCAGAGCACCCACGCACGAACCGTGGCCGTTTCACAATCAAGGCGTCAGCGTAGAAGTACCAATGGAACCTGGGCAACCAACCACTCCGCCAAATACTCCGCCACTGCCTGCAGGATTTACAGGAACAGTATCATAACATGGCTAAATTTAGTTTTAATCTTCCCAATGGATTGTTATTCACATTAGAAGCTCCTGCTGGAACCACTGCAATTGAAGCTGAACGAGTTTATCTTGAACAGTTGGCCGCTGGCACATTTGTTGGTTTAAAATCTGGTGACACATTGCAGTCGCCGACCACAACTGGTGTTCAATTTTCTCTGTCACGCCTTGACAGAGGAACAGCCGGCGTTCCAGATGTTCCGTTGCTGGCCATTTACGGAGAAGCAGTGGTTTCGTCGTTGCCTGCATTGAGAGATGTGCCAATCAACAATGGCATTACAGTGTCTGATTATGTGGACACATCAGTGGTGACTGCGTCAATAGGCCCATTGACTCCGACTAATGTTCAAGCAATTATGGCAGCAATTGCTGCATGTGTGTGTCAACCAGCCGATGTTATCACAAACGAACTGGGGTGCGGCAAGTACGGGTTCAATTGCGATCAGTTGGAAGCAGCCGGGTTACTAAAACCTGGCACATGCGCAAGATTTTTACAAGGACCATAATGGCTACTTTACCAAATATTCCTGGATTACCTAACTTACCGGCCTTTACGGGTATACCCAACCCAAGCAATTTCATCAGTGTGTTGAACAGTCCCAGTGTATGGACCGGCAAAGATGGTGTTACTGGAGTAAATGCGCTGCTGTCAAATCCAGCACTGCAAGATAAAATTCAATTTGGGCTTATGAAATCCAGTTTTGATACATTGGTCGAAACTGGTCAAATCAAAACACCCGGTGTTAATTTAACTCCACCAGTTGGACAACTGTATGATGCTGCTGCTAATTTTGGCAAAAATTTAATATCAGCATCTGCTGGGCTGGTCAAGGCACCAGATGTGCTGAGTAAACTATCCACCAGTGGGTTAGAAAATTCATTATCCTCGTTGGAATCTAAATTGTCCGGACTGGCCGGCAGTTTAAAATCAGCAGTGAGCGGCGGCCTCGACGGTGTTGGCAATATTGGCAGCAGTATTGGCAGCAGTTTTGGCAGCAGTTTAAAAGGTGGTGCTGCCGGACTCAGTGCAAGCATTAATTCGGCAGTCAATGCATTAAATGATCCCAACGCACCGCCCTACACCGGCGATGATCCGATTGTCAGAGCTCGACTGGGACTGCCTGCAATAACCCAAGCAGGGGCAGATGCATTGGGCGGCGCCAGTGCTGCCCTTGCATCCAACAAAGGAATAGCAGACCTTGGCGGCCTGCTGGCAAATTCTAGCAAATTTGGCGTGGGCACTGCCACGGCCTGGGCCAAAGGAATTGAAAGTTCAGCCAGTTCAACAGGATTAGATGTAAACAGTGTGGAAGGTGTTGCCAGTAGCCTCAAAGGCATTGCCAGCGGCTTCGAAAGTTCAGTCAGCGGCTTTTCAAAATCCGGCGGCATCACCGGTGCCATTGGCAATTTAGGAAGTCTAAAAAGTGCCGGTGCCGACTTTGCCGCAAAAGCAGAAGCATTAAAACCACAAATGGATTCGTTGGCCAAACAAGGACAGTTTGCTGTTAATTTTAGTGATTTCAAATTGCCGGCCGCAGTGGCAGGTGTTATTCCAGCAGCTGGATTCAAAGGCACAGTGGACAGAGCAACATTGAATTCAGCAGTGAGTAAACTGGTTGGTAGCAGTAAAATACCGGCGCAGCTTTTTAGTCCACAGGCCGTTGATATTGCTTCATTAGAAGCTGCCGCCCTGCAAGCAAAAGCTGCACTTAACGGAAACATACCAGGTGGCCTTGCTGGACTCAACGCAAATGCCAACTCTTTTGTTAACTCTTTGGGAGATCCCAACGCACCTCCTTACACCGGTGACGACCCAATTATTAGACAACGATTGGGACTGCCTCCAATACAGACAGCCTAACTGAGTAAATACAATATGACAACATTTGTAGGATTCAACACAATAGGACAAACCAAGAAATTTACATTGGTAGATTTTGAATTGGTCAAGCGCGATCTGCTGAATGCTCTTAATATACAGCAAGGACAACTGCCAGGTCGTCCAGGTTATGGCACCTTGATATACAGTTACATATTTGAAAATCAAACACAAGACACTGAACGAGCCATACTGGCAGAAATACAGCGTGTGGCCAGTTTAGATCCAAGAATTTTTATACAGTCAGCTGCTATGTTTCCGCAAGAAAACGGCATATTGGTTGAGCTGCAAGTGACGATGGTACCGGGACAAACAACTGAATTTTTAAGCGTGTACTTTGATCAACAAACCGCCAGTGCCAGTTACGCATAATACTCACACATAAACTGGGTGGTTTATTATCTCCATAAATAATCTACAAGATGGATTATTATGGCAAAAACTACTAGACAAACCGCAGTATTTGGTGTTGAGGATTGGAAAAGAATCTACCAAACTTACCGCGAAGCCGACTTCCAAAGTTATGACTTTGAAACTCTGCGCAAGAGTTTTGTTGACTATGTACGACTGTACTACCCGGAAACATTCAATGACTACATTGAGTCGTCAGAATTTATTGCCATACTGGATGTGATGGCATTTATGGGTCAGTCATTGGCCTTCCGCACAGATTTAAACACTCGTGAAAATTATCTAGACACTGCTGAACGCCGCGACAGTGTGGTCCGCCTGGCCAATTTGGTAAGCTACACACCCAAACGCAACACCGAAGCCAATGGATATCTCAAGGTGTTTTCTATACAAACAACAGAAAATGTTGTGGACTACAACGGCATCAACCTGGCCAACATCACTGTCAACTGGGCTGACCCTACAAATTTTGATTGGCAAGAACAGTTCAACGCCATTATAAATTCTTCATTGATAAACACTCAGCGAGTTGGTCGTCCCGGCAATAGAACCACAATTCAGGGTGTTCGCACTGATGAATATACAGTTAATTTAGTTCCAGGTTTTCTGCCAGTGCTGCCTTACAGCGCAGTGGTAGATGGCGTCAACATGCCATTTGAAGCTGTCAGCGCCACTGCCAGTGGACTACCAACCGGCGTTGAATATGTGTATGAACCAAGCCCAGTTCCCAACGGACAATTTGGCATGCTGTTCCGCAACGACCAACTGGGGTTTGCATCAGCCAATACTGGATTCTTCTTCCTATTCAAACAGGGTGTGCTGCAAAATCAAGATTTTAATTTGGCCGAACGCATTGCCAACCGTGCAGTCAATATCAATATCGAAGGTGTCAACAACACCGACCGCTGGTTATATCAATTGGACAATGTGGGCAACATCGCTCGTGAATGGGAGTTTGTTGAAAGTGTGTACACAGCCGCGGCTGAACAACAAAACGGGCTACGACCATTGTATTCAGTTACCAGCAGAGCCAGCGACCAAATCACATTGAACTTTGGCGACGGTGTATTTTCAGAAATTCCAGTGGGATTTTTCCGTGCATATGTTCGCGCATCAAATGGTTTGCAATACATCATCAACCCAGAAGAAATGCAAAGTGTGATACTGAGCATTGCTTACATCAGTCGCACTGGACAGAATGAAACATTGACAGTTACCTGTGGTATTACAGAGCCAGTGAGTAATTCTCTTGCTCGTGAAAGCATTGACGAAATCAAGCAACGAGCTCCGGCCCGCTACTACACACAAAATCGCATGGTCAATGGTGAAGACTACAACAACTTCCCGTTCACTCAGTACAATTCAATTATCAAATCCAAAGCACTGAACCGTGCTTCAATTGGCACCAGTCGATATCTTGATTTAGTTGACAACACTGGCAAGTACAGCAGCACCAACACATTTGGCAGCGATGGTGCATTGTATAAATCAAATGAATTGCCAACATTTTTATTCAGTTGGTTAACAACCAATGACATCAGCGATACATTGACCAATCGTGTTGAACCAATATTGGCAAACGCAGCCACAACACAATTTTACTATGCAAACTATCCAAGACCGTCGCTGATACCATTGGCAGTGAGTTGGAACCAGAGCACGACACTGGCAAACGAAACCACTGGTTATTTTAAAAATGCCGCCGGTTTTCCTGTTTCCATAGGATCGTACTCCAGTAACAATATGAAATATGTTCAAGTTGGCAGCTTGATCAAATTTAGAGCGCCAGCTGGCTATTACTTTGATGCCAACAATAGACTGGTATTGGGCACTCCTACCAGAGCCGACGAAAAATTAACCATATGGGCATCGGCCACAGCGGTATATCTTGAAGGAACAAATCAAGGGTTAGGTAATTTTACCAATGGATTAGGTCCAGTGGTACTCAACAACTATGTGCCCACCAACTCTCAATGTGTTGAAGTAATTCCGCTGTTCTTGACTGATCTAGGCACAACTGTCAGACAAAGTGCTCTGGCTCAAATTGAATTGTATCGCAATTTTGGTCTTGGCTACAATAACTTGACCAACACATGGTATGTGATTACTGCCAGTAATCTTGCAGTGGATGCCACTTGGAGTGAAACCTATGCCGGTGACACCTCAGGCGCAAATTTAGATGCCAGCTGGGTAGTACAATTTGTTACCAACGGTGAATCATACCAAGTGACCACTAGAGCATTGAATTATTATTTTGGCAGTGTACTTGAAACACGATTCTTTTTTTACGGCGACGAACAAATCTATGACAGCCGCACAGGCACAGTCATTCGTGACTTTGTAAGAGTACTGAAAACAAACAGTCGTCCTGATTCTAATTTGCCACTTGACAGCGACATTTCAATGCGTATCATTGGCCAGCCTGTGCAGCCCGACGGGTATGTAGATGATTATCAAGTGCTGGTATCTTGGCAAGACAGAGATGCCGACGGTGTACCCGACAATCCAGACTTTTTTGACGAAATTGTTGCGCCAGCAGTCAACCCTGATACCAAATTGGTATTCTTTCAACGGATTGTGGACTTTGACAATCTTGAACGCTATGTGCTGGTGGATTCTGGCATAGTAAACGATCAGTACGCAACACTAGATGACATTACCTTAGAAAAATCACAGTACATTGTTGGTCAAGTGTTTTATGCTTATACTGATCAAGTATTTTATATTTTATCATTGAACACAACTGGCACAACTTCGCTGGTAGTGACCAATGACTACGAAAGTCGTGTGGGACGCCAAGATTTATATTATCAATATCGCCACAATAGCTCTTTGACCAATCGCATTGATCCGGGCTCAACAAACATTATTGATTTGTATGTGGTCACACAAGATTACTATACTGCTTATAGAAATTACATTGTGGATTCTACCAACACAATACCAGCACCTGTACCACCCACAATTGATGCGCTAAGTACAGAGTATGCAGGATTACAAAATTATAAAATGATTTCTGACAATGTAATTGTGAACCCTGTGCAGTTCAAACCGCTGTTTGGCGCCAAGGCAGCAGAACAGTTGCGAGCAACTATCAAAGTTATTCGCGCCAGTAACTCAACTGCATCAGTCAGTGAAATCAAAAGCAATGTGGTTGCCAACTTAGACGCATACTTTGCAATTGCAAATTGGGATTTTGGTGATACATTCTACTTTTCAGAACTATCGGCCTACCTGCATCAACAGTTGGGCGATATAGTGAGTTCAGTGGTATTGGTTCCGATAAATCCACAAAAGAGTTTTGGTGATCTATATGAGATCAGATCCGCACCCAATGAAATTTTTGTCAATGCAGCCACTGTGGCCGACATTGTGGTGATCGAAGCATTAACCAGTACCAACCTTAGAACTGCCCCAGGCAGCGGAGTAATTTAATGGCAAAAGTGAGAACAGTAGATTTCTTACCTGAAATATTTCAGACATCTACCAACAAGCAATTTTTAGCTGCTACTCTGGACCAACTGGTTCAAGAACCCCAGTTTAAAAAGACACAAGGGTTTGTTGGTCGTCGTGTTGGACCCGGAGTCAATGCTGACAATCGTTATGTAGTGGAACCCACTGCAACTCGCACAAACTATCAGTTGGAGCCGGGTGTCATCATGCTGAAACCTGATAGCGACTCAGTTGAAGACGCTATTACATATCCTGGCATCAGTGATGCATTGTCCACACAAGGATCGTTTACTGACAACAGCGATAGACTCTACACCAGCGAATACTATACTTGGAATCCTCAACTTGACTTTGACAAGTTTGTAAACTTCAGTCAATATTATTGGTTGCCAGCTGGTCCAGACAATGTGGATGTTGGTGCCACTGCTATTCCGTTAATGGCTGATTACACAGTTACACGAGAAAATGGTGTATATACTTTTTCTAATTACCCCACAAATAATCCTTCAATCACTCTGGTGCGCGGAGGCAACTACACATTTAATGTAGCACAAAATCAAAAAGAATCAGTCAATTTCCGCGTTACCAGCAGCGGCATATCTGCGTATGTGATTGATTATGTTCCAAATCCTGCATTGACTCTGGTTCGCGGCAACACCTATGTATTCAATTTAAATCTTGATACAGCGTCGCCGTTCTGGATCAAAACTGCTCCGACTCAGGGCACTGGCAATCAATACAACACAGGTGTCAGTCGCAACGGGTCACAAACCGGCAACATTACATTTACTGTGCCGCAAGATGCGCCAGATAATTTATATTATGCCAGCGAAACGCAGTTCAACATGCAAGGAACATTTACCATTGTGGACGGAACTCCAGGCACTGGTCCAGGATTTTGGATTCAAATGACACCTGGTGTTTCAGGAACACTACCCTGGGCACCAAACATCAGCAGCAGAGATGTGTTGGGAGTATTCAACAACGGCGAAGACTTGGGCGCAGTGCAATTCAATGTACCACTGGCCACAGCACAGAGTTTTTATTACACATTGCCCAGTATTGGATCAGTTGATTTAATAACCAGCCTGACGTTTGAACAAATCAACAATCAGTTCTTAGCTGAATTCTTCACACAGAATCCCACCGGCATTGACGGCATTACCAATTTAAATGGTCGCACAGTTGCATTCGTCAACAATGCCAGTGCTGATCAAGGCGGCTGGGAAGTTACTTCGCAATTTGATCCGTTGCCCAATGTGGGCAATGTTCAGTCCGGCGCCGGCAGTTTTGACAGCATTCCATTTGCACAAGCAACTCCGCTGACTCAAGCACAACGCTACAGCATATGGCAAATTGAATATATCACTACCACCGGTGGTCAGCAATACATGCAGTTGAACAGTGTGTTGTCAGTTGAAAATTTAGAAAAATTTAATGTGTTGTTTGGAACACAATATTCCAGTACCGAATGGTATAAAAATGCCGACGGAATATTTGAACAAATTCCGTTACTGACAGCAATTAAAGATGTGTTGTATTACCAAGACGGCACAGATCCAGAAATATTTGGTCAAATTCGTTTGATCAATCAAGACCAAGCCAGTACAATCTTCGTCGAAGATATCATTGGCCAACCGTCCTACACCAGTCCCAATGGTGTAGTATTCACCAATGGTCTCAAAGTTCAATTCCGCGGAACCACATTTCCAGCCAGTTACGAAAACCAAGAATACTATGTTGAAGGAGTAGGAACAGCAATTAAATTGTTAGCTGTTGCTAGTTTTGTAACTCCTGAAACATACACTCAAAGCTCCAGTGTTCCTTTTGACAGTGTTGGGTATGACATTGGCAACTATGATGCCACAGATAATGCTCCACTGATTCCAGATTATTTGACAATTAACCGTGCAAGCCCAGACCTGAATGCGTGGTCGCGATCTAATCGTTGGTTTCATGTTGATGTTGTCAACGCCAGCGCGGCATACAATAATACCACAGCAGTTCTAGACAACAACTACAGAGCCAAACGACCAGTGATAGAATTCATTGCTGGTACTAAATTATTTGAGTTTGGCACCGAAGGCAAACAACCAGTTGATATTGTTGACTTTAACGCAACTGATGCACTCAGCACCATCAACGGCACAATTGGCTACAGCACCGACGGATACACATTTATCAATGGCAGTCGTGTTATATTTGCAAATGATTCAGATTTACAAGTTCGAAATAAAATATACGAAGTAACATTTATTGAACCAGACACTGTTAATCCTTTGATTAACCAGCCTATAATAAATTTAGTTCCTGCTGCTGATTCTACTGTGCTGGTTAACCAAACAGTAGTTGCCTTAAACGGATTGACACAGCAAGGATTAAGTTACTATTTTGATGGTGTTGACTGGATACTGGCACAAGAAAAAACTGCCACCAACCAAGCACCGTTGTTTGATGTATTTGATTCTGCCGGTGTGAGTTTTAGTAATCAAACAACATACCCTAGTTCTACATTTGTTGGAAGTAAACTATTCAGCTATGCCATTGGCAATGGAACAGCAGACCCTGTATTGGGATTTCCTGTGCGTTACCTGAGTCTTACCAACATTGGTGATATAGTGTTTGATAATAATTTATACACTGACACATTCAATTATGTAACTGGTACTTCTGGTGTAGTGGGCAATGTCAGTGATGGGTTTGTGTATCAATACAGCGACCGCGTTTTATACACTCGTAAAATTGGGTGGGATGTTGCAGCGACTCCGAGTCAGATTCGCCAACAATTCCAATTTACCTACAACGGAACACCGTTGCAATTGGATATCGTTGTGCCAGTTAACACCACAGTGCCGGCCATTATGCTTTATGTGGCTGATGAATTTGTGTTGCCTCAAGATTACACAGTTACAATAAATGCAACCACAACTATAATTACGCTGAACAAAATCTATGTACCAGGCTCAGTGATTGAAGTACAAGTGCTGAGTGATCAAGTTAGTGCAACAGGTTTTTATGAAGTTCCCATCAATCTGGAGAACAATCCACTCAACGCCAACAGTGATGTGTTTACACTGGGCACTGTGCGAACACATTACGAAAGTATTGCAGAGAATCTCATTGGCTTTGTTGGTAAAATCAACGGAGCTAACAACACCAGAGACCTGGGCAACATTGGTCGCTATGGCACAACCATACTGCAACAAAGTTCTCCAATGACTCTGGCTGGGTTCTTTATGAGAGAGCCAAATTATAATATTTTTAAATCTCTAGAGTTCAATGATAGAGAATACAATAAATTTAAGAATAGAATGTTAGCAGCAGCCATTCAAAGCGAATGGGGCACATTCACCACCAGTCAAATACTTGATTCAATCATCACGGACCTGAGCTTGGGTAAAACTAATATAAACAGTTTTTTCTACAGTGACATGATACCACACGGCAGTGTGTACACAGAGATTATTCACACTGTGACACCAATTACCTCAGGTGTATTTGACACAGTTCAGACATACACATTTACATCTGCTAACTTTTTAGGATTGTTGGTTTATCTAAATGGCAATTTGTTAACATTGAATTATGATTACACCGTGGCCACAGATGGACCACGAATTGATGTCACTGTGCCATTGGCTGTGGGCGATCAAGTCACTGTTCGAGAATATGCCACAACCACTGGCAGTTTTGTTCCCAATACTCCTACCAAGATGGGATTGTATGCAGCGTACAAACCACAGATGTATTTGGATATAAACTATGTCAATCCCACCGTGGTTATTCGTGGCCACGACGGCAGCGTTACTGTTGCATTTGGCGATCTGCGTGATGATATACTGCTGGAATTTGAGCGTAGAATTTTTAACAATTTGAAAACTCAAGACAATCCAGTTCCATTGGTAGCAGATGATGTGATACCCGGATACTTCAGAACAACAGATTACACTGCTGCTGAAATTACAACCATACTTGGCGAAAGTTTCTTGACCTGGTGTGGCCAGAACAAGATTGATTACAAAACTCAGCAGTACATCAACACCAATGCGTTCACATACAACTACAGTCAAGCCGGCGACAAACAATTCAACCTGCCATTGTTGGGGGCCTGGCGCGGAATCTATAGAAATTTTTATGATACTCTGAGTCCATCTACCACACCATGGGAAATGCTGGGATTTAGTCAACAGCCTGTGTGGTGGACCAATCGTTATGGACCGGTTCCTTACACCGGAGACAACTTGGTATTATGGGATGACATTCAAGCGGGTTATGTGGCTGATCCTGTAGCACCGTATATTATTCCAAAATATCAACGACCAAACTTGTCCACATTCTTTATCCCCACTGGGTCAGAAGGCGCACTGCTGCCTCCACTGGACAGTGTGGTTGGAGCATACGATCCCAATGCTTTCCGTAAGAGCTGGGTAGTTGGCGATGGTGGGCCGGCCGAAGCTGCATGGTGGACCAGCAGCAGTTATCCTTTTGCTGTTATGCGTTTGTTGGCATTAACCTGTCCGGCCAAATTCTTTAGTTTATTTGCTGATCGCGACCTTTACAAATACGATGCTGACTTAGAACAATATCTATACAATGGTCGTTATAGACTGGATGCCAATGGTGTTCAAGTGTACGGCGGGCATGTTGACCGTGTTGCTGGAACAGTTACTCCTGTCAGCAAGGCCAGTTACATCAACTGGATTGTGGATTACAATCAACAGTTGGGCATCAATTCAACAGATGCGTTGGAACAGGCGTTGGCCAGCCTTGATGTTCGTTTGTGCTGGAGAACTGCCAGTTTTACAGACAAACAATACCTCAAAGTGTATACCGAGCGGTCAAGTCCAGACAGTCAAAACTCCAGTCTGCTGTTGCCGGATGAAAGTTACAATTTGCTGTTGTACAAAAATGTGCCATTTAGTTCATTTGCATACAGTGCAGTTATTGTGCAGGCAGTTGCCACTGGATATGCAGTGCTTGGATACAGCACAGTTGATCCATACTTTAATATTCTAGCAAGTCGTGCCAATGGCCAACTACAGACAGTCAGCGCTGGTGGCAGCACTGTGCGTGTGCCAAAACAATACAGTACAGACATTGTGCAAGTGCCATACGGATTTGTATTCACAAATCAAAGTTCGGTGGTCGACTTCTTGTTGAGTTATGGACAGTACTTAACTGGTCAAGGATTGATTTTTGGTGAAGATCGTGAAAATGGTTATCCGCTGGATTGGCAACAAATGGCCAGAGAGTTCCTGTACTGGGCCAACCAAGGTTGGGGTGTCAACAGTTTAATCAACTTGAATCCAGCTGCAACTCAATTGGTTGCAGAAAGACCCGGCGCAGTCATTGACAATGTGATGATGCAGAATATAGAAAATATAATGCTGGATCAAAATCGTCAACCGTTTGATGCTAGAAATTTAATTATAGAAAGACTGGAAAATAGATTTAGCGTGACCAGTGCCACTGGCCAGGCAATTGCCTATGCCAACTTACGATACACCAGTTATGAAAATCTTGTAATTTTAGACAATGTCAGTATTTTTGCTGATTTAATTTATAACCCAACTACTTCTGCTAGACAAAACCGCGTGAATGTAATAGCAATGACCACTACCGAGTGGGACGGCACATTGAATGCACAAGGGTTTGTGTTGAACCAAGACAATGTGCAAGATTGGGTTCCAAATCGCCGATATGCCAAAGGCGAAATTGTCAATTATAAAAATACCTATTGGTCTGCACAGATAATTGTTCAGCCCAAAAGAGAATTTGCCTATGCTGACTGGGTCAAGAGCGACTATACCAAAATACAAAAAGGTCTGTTGCCCAACTTGGCCAACAAAGCAGACCAGCTGGCCAACAGTTACAACACACAAACAGCCAACTTGGAGCGTGACAACGATTTATTAAGTTATGGACTGATCGGATTCCAACCTCGCGAATATATGGTTGCATTGAATCTTGACGATACCAGTCAAGTCAATCTGTACAAGCAGTTCATTGGTACCAAAGGTACTGTGCTGAGTGCTGAAATATTTACTGGTGCAAATCTTGGCAAAGAAGTTGCTGATTATCAAATCTATGAAAATTGGGCAGTGCTGCGCGGCACCTATGGTGCCAATGCCAACCGCAGTTTCTTTGAATTGCAATTGAATGAAGCATTGTTGCAAAGTGATCCTGCAACAGTACAAATAATTGAAGTGGGCGAATCAAGTGTAGCAAATCAAACTGTGTTGTTGAATAATGTATGGCGTGAAAGTTATAAGTTGCCGTCAACTGACATTTTACCTACAACAACCACAACTGTTACAGACACAGCATTGCCAACAGCAGGTTATGTCAACATCAACGACGTTGATATCACAGTGTTTTCTTTGGATGATCCAAGTTCAATTGCAGCAGACCTTGACAACATTGGAAACGGCACAAGAATTTGGGTAGCCAAAACAAACAGTTATGATTGGAATGTGTACCGTGCCACTCAGACCCCAGGAAGAATTACTCGAGTAAGTGACAATCTCAACGGAACAAGTTTAGTTACATTCACCGCAGTACACGATTTAACTCGTGGAGATATATTAATTGTTCGATTCTTTAATGAATCGTTCAACGGTGTATATCGTGTGTTGACAGCACCAACGCCAACTACTTTGACAGTTGCTTATGCATTCACAGGCAACCAAATTGTTGCCACCGGCAACGGCCTGGCATTTTATCTTGATACAATGCGTGTGGCCCAGGCCAGTGACGTGGGATTGTTATCTTATGCCAATGATCTAGTACCTGGTGCACTGGCCTGGGTCGACAACAACGGCGCCCAACTATGGGAAGTGCTGGAAAAACAAGATGTGTTCACTGACAACCATACTTTAGTGCAGCATTTGCCAATAGAAAATACTGCGTATGGCACAAGTGTTGCACAAGCCTATGATAATCTTGCTGCCCTGGTAGGCGCACCTACATTCTACAATGACGCAACTGCTACTGTTACCGGTGTGATATATCCGTATGTACGAGGAGCAGATGCGCTATATGTTGACGATAATTTATTATACTTGACAGCACCCGAAACACTGGGATTTGGTAATGACATTGCATTTGGTAATCAAACATGGGCAGTAGCAGGCGCAAGCCTTAGTGCCAGCGGTGTTGGGTATGCTTCAATTATCAATAGAAATCCATCCGACAGTAGATTTACACAGCCACAATTGTTGGTGGCACCCGACTACGATACCAGTGCAGGAAGTTTTGGCACCAGTGTTGCCATAAGCAAAGATGAACGAATTGTGTACATCGGAGCTCCGGACGAAAATGCAGTGTATGCCTATGGTCGAGTTGATGTTGCTGCACAGTCGGTGACATACATTGCTGACGGAATAAACCAACAATACCAATATTCCGGTGCTGTCAAAATTGATTATACAAATCCCAATCAATTGGTAGTGGTTGTTAACAACACCGCACAATCAGAAGGCGTTGACTATGTTTTAAGCAATACCGCTGTGCTATTTGCAGCTACACCTGATGCCGGTTCAGTGATTGTGATTGCTCGACGCCAGTCTATACAACTTGACAATCAAGTTTACTACGGAGTAACACAAGATTCCACATCAGGATCAGGATCACAAGCAACATTTACTGTAGACCGTACTCGCGGAGACTATGCAGTATCGTTAACTGCTCCGGGCCTGGACTATGCAATTGGTGATACACTTACTATTAATGCTGCTACCATTGGAGGTGGTACATCACCTGCAAATGACTTGGTGATCACAGTCAACACAGTCACAGTTGGCGGCATTGTTACATTTACACCTGTGGGTTCCGGCATCGACAACGACGACTCGTTTGACCTGTCTGAATATTTGTACACAGCAACTGATATTGATTCGTTCCTGTTAGAAGTAAACGGATTTGCACAGCGCCCATACATTGATTATACATTTGCCGGAACAACAGTCACATTTGAACCTGCTGCCATACCACCTGCAGATGCAATTATCTTTGCGTCTGCTAGAACATATTTTAAATATATTGACAAAATTGACGGCCCTGCCAACAGTGTAAATTTTGGTCACAGTGTGGCGTCAGCCACAGATGGACGTCAGGTAGTGATAGGAGCGCCAACAAGTTTGGTTTCTTCCCTGGAGTCCGGCAGCACATATGTGTATGATCGCAGCGTATTACGATATCAAGTTGGCATAGGCGAAACAGCCACAACCACATTTGCATTGCCTGCTGGATGGCAAGCGCCGGTCAGCGTGTTGATCAACAATGTGTTCTTGACCAATGCAGAGTTTGCAGTTGATGGTGGATTCAATGTGGTCGGCAATGACGTTGTGTTGACCAGCGCAGTGACACTGGCAGTGGGCGACATAATTGAAATTGAAAGCAACATATTCAACACAGTACAACAAATTGTCATCACATCTGATTGGGATTCTCTAAATCAAACAGCAGACAATGCACCAATTTATCAAGCACAATTTGGGTGGGATGTGGACCTGTGTCCAAACAACTGTAGCATCTACATAGGAGCGCCACAGAATACCAACAATGACTCTGGCGCTGTGCAGCGCAATGTGAACCAAGCTCGTGTGTACGGTATAATCTCTTCACCAGTTGCAAATCCTGTGCTGACAGCAGGCAACACCGTGCGTGTCAATGACTATCAAGTTGCTGTGCCTGCCGCTCCCAACAACACCGTGGCAGGCCTTGCTGCGGCCATCAACAGCGCCAACAACGGCATTGGCATACCAAATGCCACAGCCACAGTAAGTGATGATTTGTATTTTGTTGCTGATGGCATTGTAAAAACATTTGACATTGGTGTAACATATTCTCAATTTGACAGCTATAACACAGTAGTGTACCTGGGCACAACATTACAAACATTAAATGTTGATTACACCTATAACAATACCAAAGGTACTATTGCCTTTATTACTGCACCAGCTGATAAAACTGTAATTCGTGTGGTGACGGGTGTACTGACTCTAAGTGTCATAAATGCGGCCGCAGCAACATCCAACGCAAAACTAAATGTGCTGCCGGGCTTAACTGGATCAGCGTTTACAGACATTGGTTTTGTAAATTATCCTTACACACAAACAATTACCAGTCCAAATCCAAGTCAGTTTGCTCGTTTTGGATCCAGCCTGTTCATTGACTCAACTGCGTTGACATTGGTGGTGGGTGCTCCAAACGGCAACATGTATAAACCAGTGACGTTTGACAACAACACAACTTATTTTGATGATCGCAGTACTGTATTTTCAACCACAATTGTACAGAGTGGCGTGGCATATACTTTTGATTATTTGCCAAGTTCCACAGACTCAGTCAACAATCCCGGTAAGTTTGTGTTTGGTCAACAATTATACAATGATGCAACCAAAGAACTTGACGGATACGGAACTGGGCTCAGCTACATCACAGGCAAGCTGTTGGTGGGCGCACCCGGCAATGACTTAGAAGACAGCCAGTTTGCCAACTTTGGTCAAGTTGTTGTGTTTGATAACCCTGACAGAACGCCAGCCTGGACAGTGAAACATCTACAAACACCAGTGGTGGATGTTGCTCTACTAAATTCTGTTTACATGTACGACAAGTTAGAGTCCCAAGTGACCAGTTACTTGGATTTCTTTGATCCATTGCAAGGTAAGATCTTGGGTATTGCCCAAGAAAATATTGATTATGTTGGAGCGGTGGATCCAGCAAACTACAACAATGGGCCAATTCGCAATGTTGGCAATCCCTGGGCTGGCGCAAGAGTTGGCCAAATTTGGTGGGATACCAACTCGGTCCGTTTCATAGACCCCAATCAAGACGACATTGTTTATGCAAGCCGCCGCTGGGGACAAACATTCCCAGGCAGCCGTATTGATATCTATCAGTGGGTCGAAAGCGAAGTGCAACCAGCCAATTACACAGGCCCCGGAACTCCATTGAGTTTCCTGAGCTATACTACTCGTGCAGAATTAAATTCTGAAAATGTTTTTGCTACTCGTTATTATTTCTGGGTGAGAAATATTTCCACAGTCAACACTGTGGCAGGAAAAAAACTCAGCACAACTGCCATTGCCAACTATATCCAGTTTCCTCGTGCCAGCGGCATTGCATATCTTGCTCCGTTAAATGCAAGCACAGTGGCAATTTACAATGTGCTTGACCTAATAAGTGCTCAAGACACAATCCTGCATGTTGAATATGATCGCTTGGCCAATGATGACAATGTTCACCAGGAATATGAATTAATTGCAGCGGATCGTGCTGACAGTTTCTTAAGTGGTAACTTGTATTTGAAACTGCAAGACAGTTTCTCTGGTATCAACATTACCGGCGCCAGTGTGCCAGATCCTGGACTAAGTCCGGCCATGCGGTACGGTGTGGAATTCCGCCCTCGACAGAGCATGTTTGCCGACCGTTTTGGGGCACTGCAAAACTACCTAGGCCGCGCCAACACAGTGTTGGCACAGTATCCTATCACTGAAACAAAAAGTTTTACCTTGCTCAACAGCAGAGAGCCGGAACCAGCAGCCAATTCTGGTGCATGGAACAAAAGAGTTGCCAACCTTTCAGAATTAGGTTATCAAAATCTAATTATTGTACCCCTTGGATACCGATATCTAGTGGCCACTGACACCAACAACAGTGGTTTTTGGACCATATACGAAGTTGTGTCTGGCTCTGCACCAGGATCCAGAGAGCTGACATTGATTCGTGTTCAAAACTATGACACACGAAGATATTGGTCTTATATTGATTGGTATCTGCCAGGCTATAATAAAACAGTAAATCCAGTAACTTCGGTGTTGAACTATTCTGGATTGTCCGGGGTGACATTGAAAATTGCACCAGTTGGTGCCAGTGTTGAAGTGACCAATGCTGCTACCACTGGAAAATTTGAAATTTACCAACGCACTGATCTTGGATGGGATCGTGTGGGGTTAGAAGATGGCACAATTGAATTCAGTCGATCATTGTGGGACTATGCTGCTGGCAACTTTGGGTTTGATGTAGAAGTTTTTGATAGTCAGTATTTTGATCAAGAACCTGTTATCGAAACTCGTAAAATTATCCAAGCAATCAATGAACAACTATTCATTGACGAGTTGTTGATTGAGCGCAATCGTGCATTGATATTGACATTTGAATATGTGATGAGCGAATTTGCTTCACCAGACTGGTTGATAAAAACCAGTCTAATTGATGTTGATCATAAGATTCGTAATTTATTACCGTATCAATTTTACAATCGAGACAATCAAGACTTTGTGTTGAATTACATACAAGAAGTTAAACCTTATCATACACAAATTCGAGAGTTTAACCTGTCTTACAATGGCAACGATGCTTATCCTGGACTGATGACCGACTTTGACTTGCCGGCATTTTGGGATGCAACTCTGACTGTACCGCAATTTATCAGTCCAGTATTGTTGCCGTATACTCAGTCAACTGCCAACAGCAATACCAACTTCAATGCTGATACAGCGGCTGATTCTACACTGTGGGCTAAAACCCCGTGGGACGAATGGTACGCAAATTACACACTGAGCATACAGGCAGTTGTGATTACCAATGGCGGAGTTGGGTATACAGTGGCACCGTCGATCACAGTGACCGGCGATTGTGTTGAACAAGCTGAAATGACTGCCATTATCAATGGTGCAGGACAAGTGTCCGGCATAACCATTGACAACTATGGCAGTGGTTACACAACCACTGCTATTATAACTTTTGTTGGCGGCAACGGAACTGGTGCCGCAGCAGCAGTGACAATGGGCAATGATTTGATTCGTCAAATTACCACCAGAATCAAATACGACAGATATGAATACTCATCTACCATTGTTGAATGGCAGGCCGGCGTAAACTACGACAATGGCACACAGGTTCGTTATTTGAACCGTGTCTGGGAAGCCGCAGCCGACGACAGCACAGGCATTCAGAGCAATACATTTGACCCTGCAGATTGGGTCATTGTCAATCCTGGACTGTTGAGCGGCGTTGACCGTACAATGGGTTTTTATACTCCCACAGTGAACGAGCCTGGGTTGAGTTTGCCATTGTTGATCGACGGTGTTGAATATCCCGGAGTGCAAATGTTTGGGGTAGGATATGATCAATATCCGGGATTTGATATAGCACCATTTGATACAACGCCATTTGATAACTTGACATACGGCCCAGAAGGTCGTCCCACATACGATCAGACCATATTGGATGCCATCTACCAAAGTCCATATAACGATCCTTATTTGGGAACATTGGCCACCAGTATCAACGCCGACGGCGGTGCCTATATTGACACATATTCAAGTCATGCTCCAGAAGAATTGGTTCCAGGCAGCGAGTTTGACACACTGGATCTAAGAGTGTACACAACTCCCGGTGCTGATTGGGCCCGTGACGGCCACGGCTTCCGTATTGAAGTTAAAAAATACACTGTGACAGCAGTGCCAGAGACATTTGATTTTGCTAGTGTAGATCCAGTTCCTGCTACATTGCTTGTGGAAAATCAAACTACCGGATTGTTGATGCATCCTGTAACAGATTACACAGTTGATTGGGTTGCCCAGACTGTCACTGTGATCAATGGTGTTGATGTAGACGATGTCATAGTAATTTCATTGTTTGAAATAGGTGGTGGCAATCAACTACTCAAACGTCCTTACAATGGAGACGAAGTTACACCAGAACCAATCGGAAGCTCATTGGTTGTTCCAGTTCAGTATTCATTGATTGACGAGTTTGTTATATTTGTCAATGGCAGTCTGATTACCAACTACACCTATATACAAGCAGGAACAAGTACTAAATTACTGTTTTCCAACTTGTATACATCCGCTGACTACTTGATGATTGCGGCCATTGGTCCAACTACCATTGACGACACTGAAATAAATTACAGTTGGTCTGTTCCGGTTACTCAATACATTGCAGGCATATCTAACCAATATCTGTACACGCTGACCAACAGCATGGAGTACACCAATCCAGACAATGTGTATGTCACCATTGACGGACGCAGAGTGAGAACAGCAGCCGGCGCACAATACTATGCTGATGGCACTAGTGAATATCTGTTGCCTCAACGTCTAGGCTTTGACCAGAGCATAATTGCTGACAACGAAGTTCGTGTTTATGTTGACGATATTCCTCAAATTCTCAATATAGATTTTATTGTCGAGCCATATGATCCTGATACTCCAAGAGCAGTGATTTTTGACGTCACTCCAACCGACGGAGAGAAAATTTTAATTTGTGTGACCACTGATGCACAGGCTGTGGTCACAGGCGATCAAATATTGTTTAATCAATACGGCGGCTTTGTTCCTACAGATGGCCAAATTATTGCTGTAACAAGCTGGAATGATACTCGCCAACAGGATATACTGACACAGGTATATGTTGGTCCTGGCGCAAGAGTTACTCCAGATGGCACTGAACCGTTTGACAGTACAGATTTTGACGTTGGAACAGTAGTTGGTGCGCCAGGGTCGTTTGATTACAGTCCGCCGCAGCAAGTGTCATTGAACAACTTGTTCTTGGATCATTTGAACACAGACCCTGATCGTTTATTTGTTACTCTAAATGGCGTTTTGCTGTTCAACAATGTTAGCTATACACTTGTAAATGATGAAATTGTGTTGGCCGGCGGATATATATTGTCACCAACTGATGTAGTGATGATCACGCAGTTTACCAACAGCATTGCTCCATTGGCAATGGCATTCCGTATATTCCAAGACATGCGCGGTGTGCAAGCTACCTACCGCATTACCACAGCAACTACAACATATTTGACACAAGCGTTGAGTGCTGATGCCGACACAATTTATGTTTACAATGCAGCCGCACTAGATGAACCAAATTTAGCCAATAATATCTGGGGTCTGTTGACTGTCAACGGTGAACGAATCATGTACCGCAATCGCAATCTGGTTACCAATACCGTCAGTGGATTGCGTCGCGGAACAGCCGGAACTGGCGCTGCTAGTCATGCAGTCAACGCAGATGTTTATAACATTGGCCGCGGCAATTTGTTACAACCAGAATATCAGAATTATATTGTTTCTAATATAACTAACCCACTGATATCAGGAGTAAACATTGGTGACGGAGTTACCACATCATTTGTGGCTGCACTGATAGATGTGTCCAGCGAAGACAGTACTGTATATAACGAAGCAATTGAAGTTTATATAGGCGGAACATTGCAATTGGGCGGATATACAGTTACCAATGAAAACCCTGTCACTGTGTTGTTTGATACAGCACCAGCAGCCGGTTCAGAAGTTACAATATTGGTACGGCGCGGAGTAACATGGTATGCACCTGGTGCAGGAACCCCAAGCAACGGCGTAGCACTGCAAGATACCAATACTGTGGCTGCAAGGTTTTTACGGGGCGAATAATCAAGGTAAATAAAGTATGACTCAAAATGCAATACCTCAACAGCCTGCGGCACCGGCCAAAAAACCTCAAGAAACAGGGACCATTTCTGTTGAAGGTCATATTCGTATTTTTGATCCAAAGACTAAGGAAGTTATAGTGGAGAAGCGAGCATGATAATTCAGCCAGGATTAGCTAAAATCGAAGGATTTATTAAGATTCATGATCCAGTCACTGGCGAAGTGTTGGTGGATAAAAAGAACGCAATTCACTATGAAAATATATCCTATGCAATGGCCCAAACTCTAAGCCACAGAACATCTGCGCAAGGTGGCGGCTGGATATATTCGATGGCGTTTGGCAACGGCGGCTCCAGTGTGGATCCCACAGGTATCATTACCTATTTGCCCCCAAACACAGTTGGACAAAATGCCAATCTATACAACGAAACTTATGCCAAAGTAGTAGATGATAATTCTGCTGCTGATACAGACACTGCCAACAACAAAATGACAGTGTTGCATACATCTGGTAAAGTTTATACAGATATTTTAGTGACATGTTTGTTGGATTACGGCGAGCCTCCGGGCCAGCAAGCGTTTGATAACAGCACAAATTTCAATGGGGAATATGTGTTTGACGAACTAGGGCTTAAAACATGGAACGGCAGCGCTACCGATCTGCGCTTGATTACCCATGTGATATTTCACCCAGTACAAAAGAGTTTGAACAGACAGATACAGATTGATTATACAATTCGTATTCAGACGCTAACCAATCTTAGTGCAGCATAAATACATTTAACGGAGCAAGCTACAAATGTCATATACAATTAATTTAACAAACGGTACAATATTTGCTACTATTGCAGATGGTACCATCAACACAGCCAGTTCAATGGTGCTGGTTGGTAAAAATTACGCGGGTTACGGCGAATTTTTAGATGAAAACTTTATCCACCTGTTGGAAAATGGATCCAATACCACTGCGCCCGGCGCACCATTAACTGGACAGCTTTGGTGGGACAGTGCTAACAGTTTGATGAAAGTCTATAACGGATCAACCTTTAAGACAATTTCTTCTGCTACAGCTCAATCCACTGCACCCACCAATAATGTAATAGGTGATCTATGGTACGACACAGTCAACGCTCAGCTCAAAGTTTGGACAGGCGCTGCATTTTTATTGGTCGGTCCAGCGTTTACATCAGGGCAAGGCACAACAGGTGCCATTGCCGACACCATTACAGACAATGTATCTGTAAGTCACGTTGTAATTAAATTGTATGTTGAAGATGATGTGGTTGGTATTGTCAGTAAAGACGCTGCGTTTACTCCGCAGTCAGCTATTACTGGATTTACCACAGTGCGCCCCGGTATTACATTGAGCACATTGGTAGGAACACAAGTTCCGTTGTTCCAAGGAACTGCATCAGTTGCTCAAACACTTGATGGATATGACTCAACCGATTTCATATTGAAGAATGTAAACCAGACCACAACTGGTACTTTTGGTGTGTTAAACAACACTGGATTATCAGTTGGTGCCAACCAAGATTTCCGTGTTGGCGTAGTTGGCACAGCAGCAACAATTTACAATCAAACCAGCAATGGTAACATTGCATTCAACGTCAATATTGGCGGTACTCCAACTACAGTTATGACAATCAATGGCGCCACCGGCGGCATCAGTGGTACAAACATCAGTGCTCAATATGCTGACGTTGCAGAGCGCTTTGCGGCAGATGATGTGCTGGAAGCAGGAACTGTGGTTGAACTTGGTGGCCAAAACGAAATTACCCGAGTTGCCGACGAACTAAGTGAAAAAGTATTTGGTGTCATAAGTACTCGAGCAGCTTATTTGATGAATAGTCTTGCTGGATCTGACACAACTCACCCTGCTGTCGCCATGACAGGCCGTGTCCCAGTCAACACTGTTGGGTTGGTGCGCAAAGGCGACAGATTGGTTTCAGCCGGCAACGGCGTTGCAAGAGCAGCACAAGCAGGCGAAGCCACAGCATTTAATGTTATCGGTCGTTCTTTGAATGATAAATTAACTACAGATCTTGGCATTGTGGAAGCAATTGTTAAGATTAATTAAAATAACACAGGTTAATATCACCCAGCAATCGAAGATTGCGTTGAAATTGATCAACTAATACAAAGGGAAACAAAAATGACTTATTCAGCAGGAAATACCATAGTAGCAGCAGACTACAACGGTTTTATCAGCACTAACGCTGCCAATATAAATGGAATCTGGTCAACAGGTGCCGCATCATTTGGCTATGGTGAAACAGCAGTGAGCACCGTCTCCACTAATGCAACTATCACAGCCACACAATGGGCCACATTGAACAATAGAATTAGCTCAATGGCCAGCCAAACTGGCACAACTATCACCAGCAGATCAAATCCCACTGTGGGTAGCACCATTGCAATTTTAGCAAATTTAGACACAGATATTACTAATATTACTACCAACCGTGGTAATGCAGTGGCCAGTGGTGCGCAGACTGTTGCATTCAGTGGTACATCAAGCAAAACAACCAGCACCGGCAGTGGTGATTCTGCGTGGTCAATCACATTCACTCACACCATAACCTGGGCCAGTGCTGATGCTGCACGATATTTTTTCAATGCTGGCGGCCGCATCAAATGGGAATGCAACAAATCTTCAACTGGCAACGATGGCGATCCTGAGTGGAATGACTTGGCCACCACACTAGTTGGCGACATTTATATCACCGGCGGTATAGCCACACAGACCATTGCAGGCACAGCATATACTGGTACAACTAAAATTGGTGGAACTGGAACACCCGGCACATTGGCAACCACAGTGGGATGGTATGATTTCTCAACCTCCGATCAACTGATTTATCGTCAATTTGGCGATACAGTACCGTACACTGGTCAGAGCATTTCTATCAACGCCAAAACAGCAGGCAGCGGCACACAACTGGTATTGACCACATTGTGGAATGATCCAGGTGGCGATGCAGCACCGGGTGGTACCAACATCATCTCTGGTGGTACTGCTACTGGTTCACCATTCAGTACATTTGGTACTGCACCTGCCACAATAGTTACACTGTTTTTACCAAGTGCCACTTACCTGACCAGTGCAGCATGGGGCACACCAAGTATTGCTGCCACAGTTGCTTAATTAAACTGTAACGGTTTACCAAAAAGGGCCTTAGGGCCCTTTACTTTTGTCTGTGTATGCTGTATAATAATCTACATGAATACTGAACAATTGATCGAAACTGGTCGCACTCGTTTTGAGCATGTGGCCGCCCGCCGTCTGCTCAAAGAAAAATATGCCGCCAAAATGTTGTTTGCCTACAATGGTGGCATGTGGTGTGCTGGCCCTGAACTGCTGACACTGTTGCAAGCAATTCCAGTACAAGATGCAGTGGTAATTTTAGACCTGTACGAAACACCAGTGCAGATTAATCCCGCAGAACTACAGTATCTAGCACTGGGTCGCTGGCAAGAACAAATGACAGCATGGTTGGTCGAATACGAAGAATTAAACAAAAAACGATGACCACTGGCGCACTAATATTTGCGTTTAACAACAAGCATATTGATTATGTTGCCATGGCCAATTGGTCTGCTGCCAACATACACCGCCATTTAAAAATTCCTGTTTGTTTAGTTACAGACAAAGAACCACTCGTTGGCCACAGTTTTGATCGTGTTGTGTTGGTTGACCATCCAGCAGGCAGTGGTGTACGACACTTTGCTGACATTGGCGAACCTGTTGCGTGGCACAACACCAACCGTATGGACGCTTATCGTCTTAGTCCATGGGATCAAACATTGGTATTGGACGCCGATTATGTTGTGGCCAGTGATCAACTTGCTACTATACTACAAAGCCATCAAGAATTTTTATGCCATAGATGGGCCGCCGATGCCACAGGTGTTAGAACATTTGATGATCTAAATTACTTTGGCAGTCATCGCATGCCCATGTGGTGGGCCACTGTGATGATGTTCAATCGCAGCAAGTCGGTTGAATTGTTGTTTGATTCAATGCAAATGGTCAGAGACAACTGGACACACTATAGAAATCTATACAAAAATAACACAGCCACCTACAGAAACGACCATGCACTGAGCATTGCGTTAAATACTCTAAACGGACACACATTGAAAGTCAACTCAATCCCGGGTTCACTGGTCAGCGTTACACCAGAACACCGATTGACACAGTTATCACCGGATCTATACAGAATAGACTTTAAAACAATTGACAACAAAGCACGATGGGTTACTATAAGTCAGGACTTTCATGCCATGGGCAAACAACAGCTAGGAGCAATTGTTGAAAATCCTTGCTGAGCGCGGATACCTAATCCCAGCTGTAAACACAGACACAGTGGACTATGTGGCCTGCGCCAACCAGTTGGCCGACAGCATACGAGCATGGCATCCTGATGCCAACATAACTGTATTGACAAAAGAAATGTTGCCCTACGGCGATCGCGGTGGCTTTGCCAACGACTGGCAAGTGTTTGCTGCCAGCCCTTACAGGCAAACTATCAAACTGGAAGCAGATATGATTGCAGCCAGTCCAGTGAATCACTGGTGGACCATGTTTGAACATCGTGATGTTGTGATCAGTCAGGGATGTAGAGACTTTTACGATCAACCTGGTAGCAATCGTCGTTACAGAAAATTGTTTGATGTGAACAAGTTGCCTGATGTTTATAATGCTATTACATATTGGCGTGTAAGTAAAACAGCACAGGACTTTTTTCAATTGGTCAGGAGTATTTTTGAAAACTGGGACAACTTTAAAACACTGTTGAAATTTCCCGAAGAAGTTCCGTCAACTGATGTTGTTTATGCAATGGCAGTAGAAATCACAGGCAGAGAACAAGTGACCTTGCCCCTGGGATATGGACCCACTATGGTGCATATGAAACCAGGCATTGTTGCCACCCACACTAACGACTGGACCAAAGAATTGGTATGGGAAAATACCAATCCGGGTGTGCGTATAAACACCATAGCACAGTGGGGATTTGTGCATTATCATATGAAAGACTGGAGATTGACATGAGTACTGAACAAGACAAAATCAAACACAGCAAACGACTGCTCAAAGATGAAAACGCTGTAAAGAAGCAGACCCGGATTGCAAAATCCAAAGGATCGGATGTCAGTCAACCACACAAGTTTGCAAAACAGCATGCCATGGATTGTGGCAATCCCAAATGTTTGTTGTGCTCCTACGCCAAAGTACTGGGTATTGACCCTGTGCAAGTGAAACGATTTGATCAAGATGTCGACACAGCGGCTCATAAACACAGCAATGGATTGGCCCCGGACCGTGAATGAAACTGAAGAAAATTTTTGGAAGGCCTGGGCAGAACCTGTGCCAGAACCTGCGCCTGTGTTTTTTAGGCTGTACTACGACGAACATGGTCGCCCGGTATCTTACAGCATGGAACACCAGCCAGGTAATTACATAGACATAGATGCTGAAACATATCGACTGAGCTCACATCGTGTGCAGGTCATTGAAGGAAAACTTGTACACATAGTGCCAAAGAAAACAGTTACCAAACTAGTACCCGGCTCAACCGGTACACCTTGCGTACCCAGCAACATCAGCATTGTTGTTGATCCGCAACAACCACATACAAAATGGAGTTTAAAATCACATGAATCGGATTGACATCGCAGACCTTGACTGCATTTATCTAACTTATGATGAACCACAAAAAGAAGAATTCTGGATAAAGATTCGCAATATGGTTCCTTGGGCCAAGCGAGTGGATGGTGTTCGGGGCAGTGATGCAGCACACAAAGCTGCTGCTGCGGCCAGTGATACCGAACGCTTTGTGTTGATCGACGGCGACAACATGCCAGACCCTGAATTTTTTAACCAGACACTGGAGTTGCCTGATGCACAATGGGAATCCGCAGTGTTCCGCTGGCGTGCCCGTAATCACATAAACGGATTGATGTATGGCAACGGCGGGCTGAGTTCGTGGACTAGAAAGTTTGTCAACGATATGCGAACACACGAAGCCACCGACGGTCGTGCAGCAACCGAAGTGGAGTTTTGCTTTGATCCGTTGTACTGGGCCATGCATGATTGCTATTCAACCACATATCCCAATGGTTCAGCTTTTCACGCATGGCGTGCCGGGTTTCGCGAAGGGGTCAAAATGTGTTTGAACACAGGTAAGAAACCCACAGTGGCAGAGTTTCAAAATCGTGTGCATCAACGCAATCTCGACAACTTGACCATATGGCACAATGTGGGTCGCGATGCTGAACACGGCATTTGGAGTATGGCTGGATCGCGCATGGGTTCATACATGACCATGCTGACCAACTGGGACCATCGCGCAGTACAAGATTTTGCTGCGCTGGAACAACTGTGGGACACAGTAAAAGACACTGACCCGGAAGTGGTGTTGAGCCGAGTAGCAAACGAATTGACTACGCAGTTGGATTTACCAATGGTATGGATTGATGAGTCTGCTAGTAAATTCTTTAAACATCATTATCGCAGTAACTGGCACAATCGCGGTGTCGCTGTGAGAGAGATTGATGTTATTCGTAGTCAAGAAGGTTGGTGAATGCAAAACAAAGGTGACGAAGTCAACGAAGACTTTAAATCAAAGTTTTTAAGTGATGCCGAACTAATCAAACAACAGTTAGATACTGTTAGTCCCAGCATGTGTCTGGCCAAATGGAAACAAGTCAGTCTACACCTGACCACTGGCCTTAACAACAGTTGTTACCACCCGCCCTTGCATCGTATTCCTGTAGATGCCATTGGTCGCAATCCTGCTGCATTACACAACACTGATTATAAAAAACAACAGCGTAAACAAATGCTAGAGGGCACACGTCCTGCTGAATGCAGCTACTGTTGGACAATGGAAGACAATGGCAAACTCAGTGACCGACATTACAGATCAGGAGAACCGTGGGCTGCCAAAGACTTTGGCACCATTGTGAATGCAGAGTGGGACGCTGACATTACTCCCAGTTATGTTGAAGTAAATTTCAACAACGCTTGTAACCTTGCTTGCAGCTATTGTAGCCCACAGTTCAGCAGCACCTGGCAACAAGAAACTGATCGGCACGGTGCTTATCCTACATCCATCCCGCACAATGCGCCTGAGCACTTTGCAGGTGACCGTAAATCCATTCCTGTTCGTGAGCACAATCCCTATGTGGAAGCGTTTTGGCAGTGGTGGCCCACCTTGTATCCCGAGTTGGAGCACTTCAGAATGACCGGCGGCGAACCATTGCTGGATCGGAATACCTATCGTGTGTTTGACTATGTGCTGGCCAATCCCAAATCTAATCTGCATCTCAATGTAACCAGCAACTTCAGTGTGGATGAAAAAAGTTGGCAACGCTATTTGGCCTACACCAAACAATTGTGCCAAGAAGGAGTGGTTGAGCACTTTATGCAATACATCAGTCTAGACGGATGGGGCCGTCAGGCCGAGTACATGCGCCATGGCATGAATTTTGATTTGGTGTGGAGCAGAGTAAATCAGTTCTTAACCGAAGTTCCTTCGCGCAACAGTGTGACATTTATTGTGACAATGAATAACCTAAGTGTGACAAGTTTACCCGAGCTGTTAGATGGCATTATAGAACTTAGAAAAAAACACAGCAGCACATATCAGCGTGTGTGGTTTGATACTCCAGTGCTGCGACAACCCGCTTGGCAAAGTTTACAATTGTTGCCAGAAAGCTATGCAGCACAGTTGGAAAAATTAAAAATATCAATGCAACACGGTATCGAAACAGAAGCAACCAGATTGCACGGTTTCAAAGATTATGAAATATCTCGTCTTGATCGCGACATAGCCTGGATGCGTGATGGACAACGATTAGACTCTGCGTACCTGCAACGAAATAAAGCTGACTTCTATCGGTTCTTTACAGAAGCAGATCACAGACACGGTACAGACTTCTTGAGCGTGTTTCCAGAAATGAGTGCCTGGTGGAAGGAATGTGAGTACCATGCTCGGCAATCGTAAATTAATAATAGACACAGGATGTGGAATACACGATGAACTTGCTGTGTATGCCGACGATAAATTTTCTATTTTTCAAGAACACACTTTGGTTCCCAATGCTATATATTTGATAAGTCACGCTGAGTTTGGAGAAAATTTTGAAAAAATTGTAGAGTTGGTAAAAACTAATACTATAAAAGCTATATATGCTGAACCAAGTGAAGGATCGGCAACTTTAATAAATCGTTGCGGCCGGCCAGAATTTCGTACTAAACTGGCCAATGGAAATGAAAATACTGATCTACTTGAGTTACTCAAAAAAGGAAAAATACTATTATTAACCGGCGGCGATGTTCCGGCACAATATCTGCATCTTGTATATGAAAATTTTCTTCCTAAAATACTAGACTACGATGAAAATATCAACGCTATAAAAACTTATAAACGCACCTATTCAACCAATCGACCATATAAATTTTTATTTTTGAACGGAAAAGGAAGACAGCATAGAAAATTTATGATTGAACAGTTAGCCGACGTACTTGATACAGCATTATGGAGCAATTTAGATCCTGCCAATGGCCCGGTGAAATTGCTCGATCGGCAATACGAACTTGATCGGTTCAATGTTGACATATCTCAGACTGATGAAAATGTAAAAAAATATTTGTTCGAGTCTGACATATGGGGAGACGTGTATCTAGTTCCGGCACAGTATACCAATACTTATTTTAGCTTGGTGACCGAAACTGTTCAAAACTATCGCTACAGTTTTAGAACAGAGAAAATATGGAAACCCATTGCAATTGGACATCCATGGATTGCGGTTGCCAATCAGGGATATTATAGAGATATGCATAATCTAGGATTTCAAACATTCGGACATGTGATTGACGAGAGGTTTGATGAAATAGCAAACAATCAAGATAGAATGGTGCAAGTGAGTCGTGTGGTTAAAGATTTATGTCAACAAGACCTTGCAAGTTTCTTAAAAGAATGCTATAATGTATGTAAATACAACCAGCAACATCTTGCGGAAATGCGAACTCGAGTTCGATCTGAATTTCCGGCCCGCTTTAAACAATTTATAAACAAACATTTCAATGAATGATCTAGATTTCAAGCACCAGGTCTTGGATACCAAAAGTGCTAGTTTCTGTGCAGCCAAATGGTACAATGCCACTATATGGTTGGGTTCCGGGCAAACAACCAGTTGTCATCATCCACCAGCACATGCTGTTGATCTCGAAGAACTAAAAACCAATCCGGCTGCACTGCATAACACAGCAAAGAAAAAAGATGATCGCAAGAAGATGCTGGCAGGTGATCGCCCTGCCGGTTGTGAATACTGCTGGAAGATCGAAGACATGGCCACTGATGCTGTCAGCGACCGTGTATACAAAAGTAAAATTTACCCTATAAAGGCACTTGATGAAGCTTACCAAACTCCGTACAATGAAGACGTCAATCTTCGCACACTTGAAATTGCGTTCGACCGCACTTGCCAATTTGCTTGTAGCTATTGTAACCCTGCTTTCAGTAGCACATGGGTCAATGACATTCGAAAGCACGGCGGCTATGCCAATTTGGTGTCTGATGGGCGCAACCACTTTACTCACACTCACGATAGCAGTCAACTATACCGCTTTGGTGAGACGAATCCATATGTTGAAGCGTTCTTTGCTTGGTGGGAATCAGACCTCCACCGAACACTACAAGAGCTGAGAATCACCGGCGGCGAACCCTTGATGAGCGGTGAGACCTGGAAGCTGATTGACTGGTTCAAAACAAATCAAGGTCGCAGTCAAACTCGTCTAGCAATCAATTCAAATCTGGGCATGGATCGCATCAAGCTACAGGAGTTCATTGAACGAGTTCAAGATATCCCACACCTAGAGATATACACCAGTTGCGAAGCAACAGGCTCGGCTGCTGAATACATAAGAGACGGCTTGGACTATGATCTATGGATGCACAATGTTCAAGAATTGTTGGAGCACGATCATATTCGTGCTGTGCATGTGATGTGTACAATCAATGCATTGTGTTTAGAAACATTGCCCGAATTCCTAACACAGTTGATAAAATTAAAAAAAGCCTACGGAACACAACGAGTTAATTTTACACTAAATATATTACGCTTTCCAAGTTTTCAATCTCCGTTGGTATTATCACCTGCCTTGTTGTCCTCTGCTCGCAATTGTTTGATCATGTGGGAAGAATCAGTTGACAATAGATCAGCATGTCAAGAATTTGAACTGAATCATGTTCGCAGATTGATTGACTATTTGAAAATTGTTAAAACTCCACACAGCGACACATTTGACATGCCCAAGTTACACAACGACTTTCGCCAGTTCTTTGATCAATATGATGTGCGCAGGAACAAAAACTTTAGCAACACATTTCCTAACCTAAAAGAATGGTATCAATCATTATGAGTCTTAGCAACTACAATTGGAAAGACCGCATTCCATCCTACATAAAACTAGAAGATATAACAAAGGATCAGCAGCATAAATTGATTGAGTCGGAAGTGTTTTGCATGATTCCCTGGATACATCTGCATGCATGGCCGGACGGTCGAGCATATCCTTGCTGTTTAGGCAAAGCCGAACATCCAGTGGGAAATCTCAAAGAAAACACCATGCGGGAAATATGGAACGACGAGCCCATGCGTGAAATGCGGCGCAATATGTTGGCGGATAAATCTTGTAAACAGTGTGGCGACTGTTACGAACAGGAAGGCGCTGGATTTGCCAGCATGAGAAATAACAGCAATAAGAATTTTGGACATTACATCGACGAAATAGATCAAACTTTGCCAGATGGTAGCTTGCCCGACATGCGGTTGCATTATTGGGATGTGAGATTTAGCAACATGTGTCAGCTCAAATGTCGCAGTTGTGGCAGTATTTTTAGCAGTCGCTGGTACGACGACGATGTTAAGCTGTGGGGGAAACCATTACGACCGCGAGTGCAATTTGCAGGCCAGCACGAGGAGGATGTGTGGGAGCAAATGCAAGAACATATTCCGCATTTGGAACAAATTTATTTTGCCGGTGGCGAACCATTGATCATGGAAGAACACAATCGCATCTTAAAATTGCTGATAGAAAAAGGCAACACCGAAGTGCGGCTGATTTACAATACCAATCTAAACGACCTGCGATATAAAAAAGAATCAGTGCTGGAACTATGGAAACATTTTCCCAATGTGTGTGTGGCCGCCAGCCTGGATGACATGGCCGAGCGGGCCGAAGTTATACGATCTGGAACTGATTGGGCCCAGGTAGAACAAAATATACGGGATCTAAAACGCGAGTGCCCGCATATAGATTTTATGATCAGTCCCACACTGAGTATGATGAACATATGGAACTTTGTTAAATTCCACCGTTACATGATCGATTCTGGGTTCATCAAAGCACAAGACTTCAATCTGAATATTTTACAAGGGCCGCAGGATTATCGTATAGACATGTTGCCGATGCACCTTAAATTAAAATTTAAACAGCAGTTTGAAGAACACATTGAATATCTGCGTCCTATTGATCAGATACAACGAGCTGTGGGCGGATTTGAAGGCGCCATAGCATTTATGATGGCCACAGACAATTCACACTTGTTGAAAGATTTTTGGGATTCAGTAAATGATCTGGATTGGTCTCGCAGTGAATCATTGCTTGGTGTAGTACCAGAACTTGAATCCATTATAGAATTTCGTCGGCCTGATACCAGGATTCCTATCAAATGAACATACCCCATGATACTTTTTGTGTACTACCTTGGATCAGCTTGGAAGCAAGTCCAGTGGGAACAGTACGACCTTGTTGTTTGGCCATTGACGAGATTGAAGACAACGACGGCAACAAATACAAGTTGGCCAACACCAGCTTGACGGAAATACAAAATAGCCGAGCAATGCGAACGCTGCGCGAAGATTTTCTTGCTGGCAAAAAACCACAAAACTGTCGCCGCTGCTGGAATGAAGAGCGAGCCGGGCGTACCAGCAAGCGCATGCATACACTAGACAGACTCAAACACCTGCTCGATTCCAATGTGTCGTGGACAGCAGATGCAATGCCCTTGATGTTTCTTGATCTCAAACTGGGCAACATTTGCAATCTAAAATGCCGCATATGTGGATCTTGGAGCAGCAGCCAGTTTGCAGCAGAAGAAATTCGGTTCAATCGTGCAGAAGAAACTCGCAGTAGCTTTGCTTATCAGATGTTGAAAGACGGTGCCTGGCCAAGAGAAAGTGCTGAATTTTGGACGGATCTAGATCAACATCTAGACAACATTCGTTACATTGAGTTCACTGGTGGTGAACCGTTCATGATCAAGGAACATTTCCAACTGTTACAAAAATTAGTAGACACAGGTCGCGCTGCACAAGTTGAAATACACTACAACACCAATGGCACACAGTACCCCGAAGAAGGCGAAGCAATTTGGAAACATTTCAAACATGTTGAAATTGCACTAAGCATTGACGATGTTGAACACCGATTCGAATATCAGCGCAGCAATGCCGTCTGGGCCGATGTGGTTGCAAATACAGAACGCTTTAGACAACTACGCAGTCGCAACAGCAACATTACATTGCAGGCCTGTTGTACCATCAATGTGTTCAATGTGTATTATCTTGAAACAGTGGCCCAATGGTTAATACAGCAAAAGTTTGATTTTATATACTGGAACATGATGCATGATGCCTATTACTTCAGCATCAGTACCCTGCCTGAATCAGCCAAAACAGCGATTACAAAACAATTGACCCGGGCTGATGTTCCTGCTAACATACTGTCAGAATTTGTCAGTGCCGCAGAATTTATGAATCGTGGCAACAGTTTGGATGGACAATTGCTACGAATGAATATCCTTGATCTTGACCGTAAACGACAACAAAATCTAGCAGATGTAGAGCCGGAGTTTGCAGCATTGATTGACTATGTCAAAGCCTGAAACACTTTGCATGGCGCCGTGGACTCACACCTACCTGAGTCCACAAACTGAACGCAGAATGTGCTGTGCCAGCCGTGAGCCTGCACAAAGTTTCACACAGTACATTGACACAGCCGCCGGCTCAGGCAAATATACTCCCATCACACTGGATCAACACTGGAACAGTGAACACATGCGGAGTGTGCGTCGCCGTATGATGGCCGGAGAAACACTGCCAGAATGTGATGTATGCAACAGCAAACTTCTAAACACCGATGTTTACCGCAGCTATTTCTGGAGTATGTTCAAACATAAGTATGATAGCATTTGGGAAACCACTGATGCAGACGGCAGCACCAGCATGCTGCCAGTGAGTTGGGACTACAGATTCAGTAACCTGTGCAATTTCAAATGTCGTACATGCGGTGACATGTTGAGCAGTGCATGGGAAAGCGAACAGCGCCAACACAACATGATTGATTGGTCCAATTCAAAGAACAATTGGATGCAACCTGCTGTCAGAAAGGATATCTCTCAGTTTCAAGATCAACAAATCGAAGCAGAATTTGCGCAGGCAGTTGAAGAACACCGCGTTGAAGAAGTGTATTGGGTTGGTGGCGAACCCTTGATGTACGAACAACATTGGCGCTATATGAAACGCATTGTTGAACTTGGAGATGGACATAAAGTCTATGCGAGATATAATACTAACCTTTCGAGAATTAATTATCGTGGCATTGATCTCTTTGATGGGATTCTACATGGCCTTCGTGATTGGCAAATCTGTGCGAGTCTCGATGGTACACAACGCATTGGCGAATATATTAGAACAGGCCTTGACTATGCTGGCTGGCGCAAAAATTACGATAGAGCAGTTGCAGCAAGAACTCACAGACGCCAGGTCAGAATCGACTTTACTCTCACCTTGCCAGGAATGTTTGAAATTGAAAACATTGTGCAACTTGCACAACAAACAGACACCGATATCTTAGCAAAAGTGGTATTTGCGTTTTCTCCTGACATTGTGATGAGCCCATTGGCTCTGCCGCGGCACCTGCTTGACCCGTGGCTGGATGAATTGATAGCCTCTTGTTCTGGAGCTGTGCAAGCAATCCTGGTACAATTAAAAACCCGCCCAACCTTTGAAGAACAATGGCCCGACACCTGGCAAGCAGGACTTGTTCGAGGCAAGCAGCGTGTGTTAAAACTAGAACAAATTCGTGAAGATAAATTTACAATGGCCGACATACTGGCCAGCCGACCTGATGTGTTAACATGGTGGAATCAAATTGACTGTTAAAATTGTACTACGCAATCCGTTGAAACATAGCGATCAGGTTGACTATACCATACTGCCCGCAGACAATGAATTGGCACAAGATTGGATACCTGCTCTCAAAACACTGCTACAGTCTGGCAACCTGTTGGAAAAAAACTTTTGTTTTATGGGATTTTCCAAAACAGCTCGCACACTTGATTACCTGTGCAACGAAGTCAACCAAGCGGCCAGTGTAGTAAACAACTTCTTTGATGACTACAAAATTAAAGAAACATACTCGCCTGCTACGGTTACAACAGCAGGTCCATGGTCACAAAATCCTGACAAAATTGTACAACATGTCAACCACGACATGTTGAACAGGCTTCACAACCACTTTGAAGTGCTGCAAGGTACCGTAAACAATTTAAGCAACTATTATCAACGGGCCGACTATGATACCAAGTATGCCATAAGACAGTTGAACAATATCTGTCACGAAATGGAGTCACTGATTCTCAGTCAGCGCAAAGCAAACACTACGCCTTATTGGCTGCGCCCCAGTCAAATTACTACATTCTTAGCAGCAGCTCGTTACAATCTAAAACCTGCACATAGATCGGGCTTTGTAACAAACGGATACGACCGTGTGTTGGGCGGTGTTTATATGCACTGGGCACAGATAGGCAAAACACTATTCGAAGTGTTTCGTGACGAACATGCTCCGGAACTTACTGCAACAGTATGCGAAGCTATTACAGAATTAAAATACTACAGCGGAGAGTTTGACATAGAATGGGGCAACGATGTGGTATACAATGGCAATCAACCGTGGCACAACAATCAACAAGACGAATTTAAACGGTGGTTGCAGGCCAATGGACGCGACCCCGAAGATTCAGCATTGAGTTTAGGATACCTGCCCATTGGACAAGTGCAGTTACAGCAAAGTTTCGGCACAACTGATTATCAGGCTATTTGGGATATACTGAGTTCGCATTTGGATATATACAAGATAGAAATAGACGGTGTCGTCAGTACATTTGATTACTGTTGGACCGACGCTGATTACAAGCAAAAACAAATTGATATGATGCGCCCGGGCTATGACTATTCATCAAGGAAAACTCCATGAACTGGATTAAAAATTTAATTAGCCGTATTCGCTTAGAAATACGTTATCGTAAAAAACTCAAAGAACTTCGTAAACGAGATCCGTTTATCTACAAATGAAATTAAAAAAGTATTTGGGAATCAGCGCCGGTTACCACGATGCTGCTGTCAGCATGATTGACTCCGGCGGATCTGTGCTGTTTGCTGGACATGCAGAACGCTATAGCAAGATCAAGAATGACGCACACCTAAATGATGAACTAGTGGCAGCAGCCTTGCGTCACGGCACACCGGACCAGGTTGCTTATTACGAACGTCCATGGGTCAAAAAAATACAACAACTTTATTCCGGACAATATCATGAAGCATTGGATCTTAATTCTTTTACTCTTGGGCAGTATCTCCGTAAACATCTATCTGCTGGCCCACATCTCAGTGCTTTATTACATGCTAGACACAGTTACACAGGACACCATATTGCCCACGCCGCCGCCGGATTCCAGACCAGCCCCTATGATCGAGCCACGGTGGTTGTGATAGATGCTGTTGGAGAACTAGATACTATAACCATCTGGGGTGCTGAATACAATTCTTCGGGTCGAGCAACTTATCAAAAACTTTGGTCCCGCGGGTATCCGCACAGCATAGGTTTGTTTTACAGCGCAGTCACAGCTCGTGTGGGTCTACGACCCTTGGACGAAGAATACATCCTGATGGGCATGGCTGCATATGGACAAAACAATATCAGCAATCGAATGCGCTACGATCTCGTCGACAATGAATATGAAATTCGTTTCAAAGATAATCTGCACACAGGTCTGGCAGCTGAATATCTAAATGATTATTCAGAGTTTGATATTGCTGCCGGGGCACAGGCTCTAGCAGAAGACCTTATTTTGAATGTAATGTTTCGTGCAAAACAATTCAACTGGAGCAACAATCTAGTGTACATGGGTGGTGTTGCCCTTAACTGTAGTGCCAACCAACGGATTGGAAATTATTTTGACAATATTTGGATCATGCCCTGCCCAGGCGATGGTGGCAGCAGTCTTGGCGCCGCAGCGTTGGCTTACGGTGGTCGCATTGATTGGACTGACGCTTATTTGGGCGATAGCATTGGTGGTAAATATCCTGTTAATCAGCTGCTGGATCATCTATTGCAGCATGGTATTGTGGGCGTGGCGTCGGGACGCGCCGAGTTCGGCCCACGTGCGTTAGGCAATAGGAGTTTACTAGCAGACCCTCGCGGCCCGGAAATAAAGGATCGAGTAAATGAGATCAAACGCAGACAAAAATTCAGACCATTTGCACCAGTTATCCTTGAAGAATACGCTGATCAGTATTTTGATATGCCTAGGGGTTTCAGCCATAGTAGGTATATGCAAGCAGTCGCCAACTGCTGGTATCCTGAGCTTTTTCCTGCTATTGTGCATCATGACGGCACTAGTAGAGTGCAGACAGTTCCTGCGGATGGTTCAGGCATTAGAGAACTCTTGGAAAAGTGGTTTGTAATGACCGGCTGTCCCATGCTGCTGAACACCAGTCTTAACATACGCGGAGAGCCTGTTGTTAATGATCGTGCCGACGCTGATCGATTTGAACAATTGTACGGAGTAAAGGTCCATTCATAATGGCCAAATTTACACAAGTTGATGATCGTGCCAGACTTTGGCAAGTCGACGACTTGCTGCCCCAAGAACAAGCAGATGAAATAGTCAGCACAGACTGGTCCGCCGTGTCCACCAGTTTAAGCAGCGGACAAGAGTCTTGGCCTCGTCGGCAAGTCAATTGGGACGACGTCACTGCTCAGCGTTACAGCAGATACATCAATCATTGCTTGCCTGAAATTAATACTGCACTGGGCACAGAGTTTAAATCAATGGGTGGCCACTTCTGGATAGATGTTCCTGGATTTGATGTTGCAATGCACACCGACGGACATGTACCTAACAGCATGCAGTTGTACTGGACAGTGCCCAGCGAGGCATATGGCACTGGATTTTATCGTTACAAACACCCAGAGAACCTACTGTATCAATTTCTAAGCCGGCCCAATTCGGGCTATATCATGCTTAATCACTTGGCTGCTGACGGCAGTCAGCCGCTGCTGTGGCATGCCATGTTTAATCCAGTGCCAGAGGGCACCATTAGAGTTTCAAGTTACTGGCGGTTTTCTTAAAATAAGGTATGAAACTACCGTTTATAACAGCATTAGTACTTGCGGCCACTGGCTGGGCAAATGCTGCCACCAGTGTCTGGGTCTACAATCAAACTCAAGACACCATTGTGCTAAATCAACAGGCCAACCGTGTTAGGCCCATTGCATCTATTACCAAACTGATGACAGCAATAGTGGCCCTGGACCACGATCCTGTGCTGAGTCGCAGTGTAAAACTTAGCAATCGTGTAGGCAGCAATTTACCAGCTGGTCTATACACACGCCGCCAGTTGTTTGATGCCATGCTGGTTCGCAGCGACAATGCAGCAGCAGAAACATTGGCACAAGACTATCCTGGTGGACGAACAGCATTTATTCGTGCTATGAATCGTCGTGCAGCAGCATTGGGCATGACCAGCACCAGCTTTCAAGATCCGTCGGGCCTAAGTCGAAACAATTTGGGTACCGCAGGAGACATGGGTACTTTGGTAACGGCTGCTGGCACATATGTGCTAGTTCGAGAAATCAGTGTGCAACGACAGATTCAAATTGAATCGCATTTTAAAAAACGCATTCGAGTAATCTCTTTACCCAATACCAATCAGCCATTGTTGTTTGATTTTGACAACATACAGGTCAGTAAAACAGGCTTTACCAATCCAGCCGGCTGGTGCGTGGCCTTGCTAGTAGAAAGAAACAAGCAGATATTTGCAGTGATAGTTTTGGGTTCAGAAAACAAATCAAAGAGATTAGATACAGTAAAAGATCTAATGTACAATCATATCAGTGACACAACAGAATTGCCAGTGGTGCAGTGATTGTTGACACAGTTATAGATAACTTTCTAATCCACCTTTTCGTGTTAAATCTTGTGTGCAACATGAAATGCCGCCGTCCCAGAAATAACTGTGTCGTAGTTCGCTAATGATGGGATTGATCTTGTGTTTTTTACAAAAATCAAACACATCTCTGTTGTAGGCACTGAAGATAACATTCTGTTCATCCAACACTAAACAGTTGACATCAAACACTGTTTCGGCAACAAATCCAGTCCACTTGTTCAAGTAGGTGTTTACAAAGTCTGTAAATTCTGCTGTGGGTGTTTGTCCCTGCACATACCATGCCCCCGGGCTTTGTTCGTATTTGAACTTGCCCACTTCCATTGCAGCCCAAATGCTGCTATCCCAAATTTTTAACACTTCCCATCCGGGAAAGTCTGTGGCAAGATGCAACTGTGCGTCATGTTTACTGGATAAAATTACACCAGGTTTGAGAATAGCAAATACTGCATCACCGTGTCCGTCTGTGATGGCTTCGTGTATGCGATACTCGGGACCAAGACAATTGTCAACAATCCATCTGGTTTGTTCAGGCTTCAAATAATCGCTGTTGTCAAAGAACACATCCTGCCCCACACGCACAATACAACTGGCACTGGCACCATTCAATATACAATCTGGATCCCATGTTTTTCCATGCGGGTTAACCACTTGATCAGTATACTCTGCACAGATTTCGTCTAGTTCTGTCATTGGTAACACACGCAATAGCTTTTGACCAAGACTGATTTGCCAGTCTCTAGGTGTCAGTGGCGGCAATGGTGCGCCGCCGCCACTGGATTGTTGTTGCTGAAATTGATGTATGTCTGGAAGATTTGGTCGTCTGACACGAGCGCCAAATGTTTCAATGGTCTTTTGTAAGTTGGTTAAATCTTCTTCAGTCTCACTTAGAATTTGTTGCAGTTGATTTCGCACTTGAGCATTGTCAATAAAATCAAAGTATTCTGGGCTGTAGGCACGACCCACAATAACTTCTTCTAAAGGTTGCCAGCTGGTATATGAGTTAATCATTACATAATCTTTCTAATAGGGTATTTAATCTGTCCACTTTTGTGCTGCAAAATAACTGTTGGTTGTGTTCAATATCACTTCTACAAGATTCAAACCAGGCATGCAAGTCTTGCGACTTTAATTTGGTTATTGCTGCTTTGATTGCTGTCCAGCGTTGAGTGTTGTCTGTTATGGCATCATAACTGTTGTCGATAGCATGGTCAAATGTCCTGTAACCCAATTTTCTCAGTGCTGCCAAACTTCCCGGGCAGCCAACAACAACAAAAGGTTGACCGTGTTTGATTGCTTTGAATGTTTTTTCAGTAAGAAATGCGCCACCAGATCCGTCAGCATCAAAATGTGTTTCCAGCACAATGTTGCAGTAACTTTCTGTGTAGTGGTCAGTTTCAATCAAGTGATGATCGTTATGTTGTGATGCAGTTTTTGCATCACAAGTGTATGGACCATTGGATAAAAATTCTGCAATGTCAGAACGAATGCCCAATGTATCTACTTCAATGGGATTGTCTGTTTCGGACTCATCCAATGCTATCTCAGTTCCGTAACTCCAGTAGCTGTTTTCTAATAGTCCTGCACGATGTAGGTCAGTCATCACAGTGGCTCGCCACCACTTGTGTGTTCTGCTGAGCACAGTAAAATTGTGTGTTCGATGATGGTAGTGTATGGGGGTTGGAGCAATTTGCTGATTGCGATGCCAGTATAACAGTTCGTGATCTGGAAAGTACACAAAGTTTTTGATATTGTCGGCCGCTGTGTTGCCACTGACGAACCGGTAACAATTTGGCGGTAACAAATGACGTTGACACAGTTCATCTAGCCGCTGGTTGATATGATACGGATTATCGCCTTCGTGATAGTAGAACAACACAGTCAATTGTTCTTGCTGCAATTGCTGACGAGTTGTAGACGACATTAATTCAAAGTAATCAACATCAAAGTTAAAAAATCCTATGCCTATAGCGTAGTATGGTACCGCAGCGCCATCTGCTTTGTTAATATCGCACAAGTTATAGTCAATGCCATGTGTATTAAAATGTTCATACAGTTCAACAGGCACTGTATTGGGCCAGTGCTGAACAAATTGTCTCCAAGCAGGAGTGTAAGGATCAGCAGACCACTGTGCCAATTCTGGATATGCTTTGCCTTTGACAATACAGTTGGCTACAAAGTTATTTGAGTAGCCCATCCAGCATTCCGGTTAATTCTGCCCACAACACATGTGATAGGCCACCACGATAAAAATGTCTAAAATTGTGTTCCACTATGGGTATGCATGCACGATGTATTTGTTGTCGTTCTTGATCACTAAGATTGTCTAGATCTTTTAACACCTGGGTGACTTTTTCCACTCGTAGTATATCGTCAGTCTCAAGATCATAGCTTTCATCAAAAATACCATCAAATGTTTTAAATCCGTAACTGCGCATGTACTCTAAACTGTGCGCTGGCGCAACCAACACAAACGGCATTTCTAAAGCAATGGCTTTGAATGTTTTTTCTGTTATGTGTGTTCTACGGCCAAAATAAACTGTTTCAGTTGGCACATACACCAAACTGTCTTGTGCTTCACTAAAGTTTGTGAGCCAACAGCTGGTCATCTGTTGCGATTCTTCACCTGCAAATAGTCTGGGCAATGTAGCCTGTTCAAACACTTGCAAAATGTCTGGGTATGTGTTACAATACTTACGGGCCACTTGACTTATGTCAACATTTTCAAATTGACAAACTCGTGGCGCACTGATATGATTATGCTCCAACTGCTGTTTAAATATGTTATACAAAAACAACACACGATGATCACGACGTCCGCCCACAATTCGATTGGGACTCATGAAAGTTTTTGTAGGTGCGCGGTCTCTTGCTCTGGGAATTAGAAATGATTTATCGTAGCCACGAAACCAGTCCTGACAAGCCCAGCCATGATAAAAATAATAATGACTTTTCCAGCCGTACTTTTTACACAGTTGTTCGACATATTCGCCTTGTTCGCTAACAACAACATGCCCGCTAGGATTTGGAAAAATTTCAATCCATTTTGTACCGTCTTCATTCCAATGTCCGCCTATGTCCTCATTGCGTATTTTTATCTCGTCAAATAATGACGAATAGTCATCTACCCAACAAGGTTCTTGGTCGTGCATCCACACATAGTCGGTTTCTACAATGTCATCGTTCCCTAAGTTAAATAGAGAGTCAGGGCTAGTAGAGCCCGGTGGATCACAAAAAAACAATCTTGTACCTGGCTTATTTTTTTGCAGCCAAGGCCAAAAAATATTATTGTAAATCTCGTCTATTCTAATCATGTTTGATGTATTTTATTCTGGATCTAAACCCAATTTGTTCGCTCATGAGCAGGCAGTAGATACCATTGAGCAAGCACAACAGCAGAGTCGTACTCGTTTCTTTTGGTTTGTAAATTACTTATCGGACTATGCAGACTTTGATTTTCTTTGGGAACCTGTGCCATGGCAAGCGCATCAGCGTCATGCCTGGCCCAGCCAATGGCAAAAGAGCAGCGGTACATATTTAGTGCCCAAACAGGGCTATACTGAAACACATTATCGTACAGAAACACTGGTACCTAGGATTGGTAAAATTGAAGGCGTATGGACTGTTCCTGACGGAGCCGATGTATCAACATTTGATTGGACATGGCATCCAGATGACACTGAACCTCCGTACATATATCAGTTTGGCACACAGCATCAACGAACCGGTGGTCCACAATGTTGCATGCCCGCTGCAACTGATACAAAGTATGTTGATCAGATAAAAATCAAAACTCGTAAAGTAGCAACTGCGATATATGAAATTGATCATATGGACGGCAATGCTGGCCGTATACCAAACACCACACGCAGTGTCAGATATTTTGACAACTATTTGGATACACTACGACGACTGGCCAAAAGCATTCCGCCAGAACACGAACATGTGTGGATATGCAGCAGTGTGTGTGATTATTCAAACTTTGATTTTTCGTGGCATCCCGAAGTATGGCAAGCCACTATGCTGCATGTATTTGCCAGCGGCAGCAACAAGTTTGGCGACACATTCTACATGCATGTTCCCACATTCCAGCACAGAGTAGATCAAATTGAATTGTTAGATTGGTATGCTTTAAACTTTATTGAAACATCTGTTCCGCGTAGGCCCATGCCTGTGATAGAACATCACAACGACAGTCATGTTGACGCAGTCAAAAACTCCAGCTGGTCTGGTCCTCTTGCTACATTTACCAACACCGACTATGTAACAGGCGATTTAGTCACAGTTCCATTGTGGCGTTCAGAAACCAAAACAATTGTGCCGCTGAGTCCAGGTGCAACCAGTGTGATTGTGCCCAGAGCAGCAGTTGGCCATATTCAAACACAACTATACGATTATCCTTATGTGGACAAGACGCACCGCATGCTTAAAGATCAACTGTTGGATATTGTGTTTATCAGCAATGGTGAGCCCAACGCAGAAGTCAATTGGAAGCGATTGAGTTTGTTGCCCAAGAAAAATCGCACAGTACGAGTAGACAACATCAATGGACGAGCAGCAGCATATCATGCAGCGGCTCAGGCCAGCACCACACCCTGGTTCTTTGCTGTGTTTGCCAAGCTGGCAGTTGATATCGACTTTGACTTTGAGTGGCAACCAGATCGCATGCAACAAGCCAAGCACTATATCTTTCACGCAAAGAATCCTGTGAATGGATTGGTGTATGGTCACCAGGCCATGATTGCCTACAACCGGCAATTGGTGCTAGACAACCCTGGTGTTGGACTAGACTTCACATTGGATTCGCCACACGAAGTAGTGCCCATCTTGAGCGGAATAGCATACTACAATACTTCAGCCTGGTTGTGCTGGCGCACTGCATTCCGCGAAGTGCTAAAACTCAAAGCCAGTTTACCTGACGTGGAAAATGAATATCGAATCAAACAGTGGATTAACATTGACAACATGACTCGAATACAGGTCAACGAAGAATGGAGTCGTTGGGGTGCAGAGGATGCTGTTGAATACTACAATGAAGTTGACGGGGATTTTGCAGCTCTTCGAAAGAGCTATGAATGGGCGTGGCTGGCCAGCTATGCGTTCGTCAAACGCAGCTTAGTACCTGATCTATAACATAGTCCACTTCACTATCCGTTAACTCAGGATAAATTGGTAAACTCAGCGCTCGTCTACTCAATGAACTTGCAGCACTGAGAAGACTGGGCCCAGCATACTGTTGATATGCATCTAGTTCGTGTAGTGGATGTTTATAATGCACCCGAGTCTCTATGCCCGCAGACTGTAGATCAACTTGTAATTGATCTCGATTGCTGGTGTCAATGACAAACTTGTGGAAACAGTGAGCGAACACATTTGAGTCGTCAATTAGACAACGGAACGGTGCATCTCGAAATGCCGCTATGTAACGCCGTGCAATGCTTTCTCTGCGAGCTTGCCATTGAGCCAGGTACACAGTCTTGACCATCATTTGCGCACAGTCTACTTCACTCATGCGTGAGTTAGTGCCTGTTTGTGTATGACCAGATCGTTTGCCGTTGTCACACCAGTTACGGGCATAGTCACATAGATTATGATCGTCTGTGACCACAGCACCACCGTTGCCGTAGTTGTTTAGATTTTTCATGGGATCAAAACTGATAGCACTAGCTTCGCCCACACGATGGCAATTGTTAGATAACCAGTGTTGTGCTGCATCTTCAATTATCAACGGCCTAATACGGCGTAGACTGTCGTGCAATGCTGAACCATACAATCCAATGCCAAGTATAGCTTGGTAATCCAGATCCGGCGGAATGTTACTGAATTTCATGTTGCCATATGCATCAGTGTCAATCAAGTGTATGTTCCACCCTGCTCGTACAAATGCATTTGCACTAGCAGGGAACGTCATGGCAGGAATCAATATTGTGGGCGGGGTTGTCTGGAGATACAGCTTATGCTCTGTGCGGCCTGGGCGGTAATAGCCAGCAAGTATTTCCAAGGCCTGCGTTCCTGAATGACACAGTACTGCATAATTGGTATGATTCTTTTGAGCCAACCATTCCTCAAACTGTTGAGTGAACTGGCCGTTCATGAGATTGCCAGATGCTAGAACCTGGTCCGTTGCATCCAGTATCTCCTCTCTGAGATTGTTATACTGTCTTTGTAGACCAGTAAACGCTATTTGAAAGCCACTCATAGTAATTTTGGAATCCTTGTTCAACGTCTACTCGGGGATCAAAGCCCAGGATGGCTCTTGCACGATCAATGTTCAGTGCTCCGCGGCTGGGAAAGTCTGCATCTTTATCGCGACATTCAATAGTGCCCTTGCCCACAATCTTCACAATCATTTCGGCTGCTTGTAACAGGCTCACTGAATGTGATTTGGTAATGTTGTATGTTCGGTTAGCACTCATGATTCTAGTTGCAGCAGCAACCACACCATCCGCAGCATCATCCACATAGGTAAAGTCCAGTGTTTCGCCTGCACCGTTGACTTTCAGCACACCGCCACGCATGGCTGTCAGCATGAACTTGGCCACCACACGATCCTCCACATCAAGAGGTCCGTACACAGCACTGGGCCGAAGTATCACATACTCCATGCCGGTTCTGCGAGCATAGTCCTTGACCAACCATTCTCCTGCCAACTTCATGATGCCATATTGCCCTTGCGGTCTGCATTCGTCATCTTCCAGCACTTGATCTGTAAAATCACCGTAGACCATGCTGCTGGACATGTACACAAATCTCTTGACCTTGTGCTTTTTGGCACTCTCAAGCAGATTGATCAAGCCACGCATCATGACATCAGCAGCGTATGCAGGGTTAGCATTGACTACTTTTTGTCTGGGAAAGCTGGCACAGTGTATGATCACTTCTGGAGTTTCAGCAGCAACAATGGCATCCATGCGATCTGCATTTTCAATGTAGTCATGATAGTGACTACACGGTGCTAGTTTTTTAAGACGCTCACCGATCAAATAGTCAACTTCTTCACGCGGAATAATACCGTAGGTGGTTTGACTATCCACAATGCTTACAGTGTCTTCACGCTGCTGCAAACGAGCTGCCACATTGTGTCCGATCAGTCCTAGTCCGCCAGTTATTAATACTTTCATCGGTTGCCCCATTTCATTTGATACCATGTATATACTTTTTCATCCATCAACATAAAGTCCCCGGCGCTGCTGTAGTCCCAGTATGTTCCGTCTCGATGTATTCCTGCGTGACCAAAATTTTTCAGCAACCAGTTTTCTGCAGCCATGCCTGGATATCCTTTTATCCTGTACAATAGGATTGGCACAAACCGTTCACCATTCCATACCTGTTTCCGCACAGGTGACCTTGGCATGACTTCTGCAACGGCATACACTTCTGCATCAATATACTCTATCACTTGATTCCGTCCCATTTGAGTCTCCAAAATGTTTCATTCTGTTCGCTGAGTCGTGCCATGATACGATACAACAGGTGGTAGCTTGCGTAATCCGGCTGCTGAATCCAGTAAGGTTTGCCCACAGCATGCTCCATCACAAACTTACCTGCGTTTGTTTGTTGCCACTCCCAGATTGGTGCAGCAACATATATGTCCGGATCCTCTACATCGCCCATTTTAATTGTATGCACACATACATCACGAAAACGCACTGGCCTGCCGTCTACGATTTTAGTCTCAGCAGCACGTCGGTGCTTGTATTCGTCTTGTTTGTTGTGTACAATTGCCATACGCTAGTATAGCACAATAGTCAGTTGCTAGCAACCAGAGCGGAAGTCATAGGGAAGATTGCTGCAATGGCCTGAGCACATGCACGAGCAATGTCCATGTGTTCTCGTTGTGTGCCATTTGCACTTCTTAATTCCATGTAGTGTATCCAGCTACGCAAGGTACCGTTCATGTACATGCGACTCACAGTGAGTCCTTCTGGCAGCACAGCCCGAGCTTGTTCTTTGGCAATGCCATTGGCAATGGCCCAGGAGTATTCTTGTTTGACGCTGAACAACACACGCTTCTGTGCTCGTTCCCATTCATATGCCAGCAGCTTTTGCTGTTCGTCGGCCATGTCCAGTTCTATGCTGTTTTGTCTGTTTTTGGTGTCTTGGAATCGTGCCTCACGTAGCACAAACGCTTCGTCGAGTTCAGCTGTAGGATCAGCATATCGTTGGGAGAACTCTTGGAAGCTGAAACTTCTGTGACGAAGAATCTGTCTGGCGATGTCGCGGGTGGTGACGATTTCACAACAGGCCGAGACCATTTCAAGTGGGCTCCAGTGTTGGTGTTTGACCAAATATCGAATGAGTCGCTCACTTGTTTCTGTGTTGACTTGACTGGCAGGATTGCTGACACGGGCGCAATACGCAATGAGCTCTTGGGCATCGCCCACGCCCAGGTTGGCAAATTCTGCGGTTGGCTGACTGTAGGATACAAGTTTAACATTCATTTGAGTTTGTTTAATATTTTATTGGTTTCTGGTTGAACAAGATTGGCAACAGCCACTACATCCACAACAAAATCTACATCTCTAATTTCTTTATCCAGTTCTAAAAAGGTACGAGTAAGCATGGTTTCAATTTCATCTATGCTCATACCTTGCTTCTGAAGTGAATTCAAGTTGAAAGTTTTTTGACGGCCACCATGTAGTTTAAGTATTACCTTTTTGATACATTCTAGTGGAACGTCAGTTTTTGTTATGTCAGCAATTATGTGTTCCCACGCAGCAATGAAGTCGTCATTTGGCTCCATCAGCCACCGCAGTCTTGACTTTGTTAGGGCCACGAGTGCGACGAGCTGGCGCAGCTTGTTCGACCTTTGCTGGGGTTTCGCCAAACGCTAACTTGGCAGTGCTGGGGCGTTTGACTGTTGGGTCCATTTTTTCAGCATCTTTTTTCATTTTGGCTGCTTCAGCAATCATTGCTTTGGCATTGGCTTCCATGGACTGTGCTTGTGCCAACATGTTGGAAGCAATATCGCGATCACTCAACACACCATTTTCACCGGCTCGCAACACAGGTGGAGCAGTGTAACCAGGTGCAGCCTTGGCTGCTTGACTTGCTTTGTATTCTGCTTCGGCCTTGCGTTTGACATCAGGAGCAACCATACCGCGACTGGCGTCATTCTCTGCCAGTCTTTTGATGGCTGCATCGCCTTGTTTCATTTCGTTCAGCATTTTGTTCAGTTCATCTAAACGAAGTTTTGCTGCACCAGTTGGTGTAACCAGCACATCGGCAGTGCGAATTTTCTTTATCATTCGTTCCACATGCAATGTTTCGAGGATTGGGCGACCATCTGGAAGATAACTGCGATGCAATGCATCTGCAAATTCTTCAGCAGCTTGTCCAATGTCGCTTTCTAAAACTTTTTGCACAGCATCTTGCCAGTGTGCGTGTAGAGTTTCTGGATAAATCACTAGACACATGTGATCATCTCCGGGGACCTGACGGTATACGATGCAGACCTTGCGATCACCGTGTTTACCAACGTGTTTCATAAATGCCATTGTTACTCTCCTTGTGTTTGACTGGCCTGGGATTCTTCCTGGGCCTTGGCTTGTGCTACTACAGCTTCTAAAAAGGCAGTGAGTTTGTTGTAAACTTCGCCTACTTCTTTCATTTCCGCTGCACGAAATGCGCCGCGGGTACTGGCAAGATCTATGATGTTTTTCAACAGATTCAAGTCAGCAATGGTAATTTCTTTATTTTCCATACAGATATTTAATAAAAAAAACAGCAGTGAAAATGTTTTTCACTGCTTATTTGGCCAATTAGAGCAAATTGATCATTCAGATAAAAAGCGCCGCCAGCTGTCATTGGCGTCAATCACAGGGTCTAATCCTTCCACAGCGGCCCATCCAGGAGGAACAGCAACCACACTGAACAATGCACTGTTTCCAAAGATGTTGTCGGCGTTGGTTTTAAAATTGTCAGGATTGTAATTGCGAATACACCCCCAGTACAAGTGATAGCCAATGTCGGTCAGCATGCGGTAGATCTTGTCCAGGTGCGGAGACTCCTGTGCTTCGTAGTAGATCAATGGCAAGTTCTTTTTAATGCTTTCAAGACAGCCCTGTATAACACCCAGTTCAGAACCTTCGGCATCAATTTTAATCAGATTTGGCAGCGGTATATCCGTATCATCCAACCGTGCTGCCTGTGCGCTGACTCCGGTCTCGTTGTTGATCAGCATCTCGCCGTAGTTGCCCACAATTTCAGGATCAAATGTCTGAATCAAAATGTCACCGGCCACATTGGTAGCTGCTAGGTTGTGCAAAGTGACATTGGCAAGTCCTTTGGTATTCTGTTTCAGCATGGCAAAGTTCAACGGATTGGGTTCAAAGCAATGAACTTCAGCACCAGTGCTGGCAAATGCAGTGGCATGAACACCAATGTTGGCACCCACATCATACACTACCACAGGCTTGTTTTGTATATTGTTGATGATGGAAAGTAAAAAATCAATTTCCGACTGACCATATTCGCCATACAATCTTAGACTACGACCAATTATGGAATCGTTGGTGTAGTAAGTGAATTTTTTGTGGTAGCGTGTTTTGGTTACTTCTTTCAAAGTGGGTTTGTTGGTTTTCTTCATTATACTAGTTCCTCCACAATGCCTAGCACTTCTGCCATTATAAAGCAAACACCCGCCATTAGCAAATTACCTGTAATCAAACAGCCGCCTGCCACAATACGAATAGCACTCTTTGCAAGACTAACATAAAAATGGCCGCGGCTAGTATCTTTGGGTTGGATTTCCATTGTGTTTCCTATTGTTGTATTAATTATCTGCTGAGGGGCATGGCCCGCAGATTTATTGCAGTTACGACCGTAGTCGTAACTCTTTATATTTGACTCTAAGATATTGATACACTACGCCGTCGACCCGTAGCGGAAGGTCCAAATGCACACTGACCATTGGACCTTCAATCTCGTTGCGCATGACATCACTGCCCACAGTGCCCACCCAGGGAATTTTTTTGTTAAACAATCCTTCTACGCGATCGCCGATGTGATATTGTGCAGTAGGCCTGTGTTCGGCAAAGTATTCGGCCAGTGTCGCCATTACACAATTCGGCCGGTTACAGCATAGATCAAATCATCCAAGAGGGATTGATAGTCTTTTCCGTTTCGGCGAGCCATCCAGATTTTTTGCACTAGCTCATTAGAATCATATGGTCCAGTGCTGGCGGGTAGTTCTCCGCGTTCTTCTAATTCATCAATCAGATCTTCAGTGTCGAAGTCGTGCAAGTCGACATCAACTTCAACTTCTTTGTAAACTGTTTTGTACATGGCCGATCCTTACTTGTTCATTTAGTAACTTCAACACAGGTAAATTTCATTACCTTGGTTGTTCCAGCGGCCATCTTTTCAGCAGCTTTGCCGGCCGCCGCACATTCTTGTTGAGTTCGGAATCCAGGCACTGAAGTCAGCGCCATGGAATCCTTGTCACTCATCATACCAACATATGCGAATAGTACTAGAGTCCAGAGCATGTTACTTGTTCATCATGAGTGCGTTGAAGTTGCTGGGCACAACAATGGTCTGCACTCGACCTGCTTTGATACCTTCTGAAATATTCAACATGGCCTGTGCCTGCATGAACGCAATAGAACTGGCACTGTTGTTGGCCAGTGCTGCCATACGTCGAGCTTCAGCTTCGGCAGTTTTGACTTCGACTTCTTTCTGTTTGAGTTCGTTTTTGGCCTTGACCAGTTCGTTGGCACTGGCCACAACTGAGTCTGCTGGCACAATATTACGAATCAGCACCTGACTGATAGTGATCGAACCGTCCAGTTTTTCTTCGGTGAGATTACGAACAATTTCTTCCTTGATGAAGTTTTCCATGTCGCTACGAGCATCGGCCATGTCCAAGGCTTCGTACTTGCGAGCGGCCTTGTAGATAGCATTACGAGCATTCTGCACAATGTAGTTATACATCACAAGAGTGTCGCCACTTTTGCTTTCAGCATGAAAGCTCTTGTTCTTGGTGCTGTATAGTTCAGCCACTTGCTGTGGGTTGATGTTGTAGACCACAACAGCATCAAAGTCTTTCATGGTCGAATTGTCTTTGGCCACAGGAGTCATGTTCTCCAAGCTCACATTAACATCCTTGATTGGAAATGTCAGCACATCACCGATCAAGGTTTGATTGAACGAGCCTGGCAACAGTTCGCCAGATTTTACCTGTTTGTCAAAGCCAACTCGAACACCAACCTCGCCGGTTTCAATGCGAGTGCAAGCACTGGTAAGAGCCACAGCCGCAGCCACGATAGAAAGTTTAATAACACGATTCATTAGATAACTCCAGTAGAAAAAAGTAAAACACACACCCAAAAGCCCAAAGCAAAATACAAGGGCCTAATCCAAAAATCACTAATCATTATGATTCCTTAAAATAAAATTACCAGCACTGTCATTACCATGACCACTGCCAGTGACACAAGTATACTATAGCCTATGCTTTTTGTCAAGGCCAATTGTTCCTTGCCGTCCATCTTTCTAACAGCAGTGATGCCGAAGTGTATGAGAACAGCAATAACGGCAAACGCCAACCAAAGTTTAATCATAGTTCAACTCCAAAAAAATATTATTTGCCCAAGTAGTAGACAACTACAGTGGGACCAATTACACACACAAGGGCCAATAGTTCAATCATGGGTCAACTCCGTGATATTTCAATTGTGGTCTACGCCACACTAACCATCCAATATACAGACCCTGTAGCCATCCAATCGCCAGGCACATTAGTAATAACCAATCATGGTGTGTCATTCTTCAACTCCGAAATTTATCTGCCACTGTGTAGTAGACGTCCATTCCATCATCCATTGCCTGTAGCACTTCATTTAACACATCCTGCACAATCAACTCGGCAAACTTTTTATAGGCTGCTTCAGATTCTTCGGCTGACATGGCTCGCGGCCACGGCGTACCGTCGAGATCCACATACAGTCCGGCCTGTTCAGCAAGTTCTTGAATTCGTTCGTTCATTCTTCAACTCCGAAATGTTGTAAGATATTTTTATGGTCATTTGCTTCTAGACAAATCTCAGCACATTCCCGTACAATCAACTGGGCGAACTTTTCTAGCTTAGTCGGAACGCCTGTTGGATTGTGGACCAGCAGTCCAGCTTCGCGGGCAAGTTCTAAAATTCGTTCGTTCACTTTGCTATCTCCAGCCTAGTCAGTGCTGAATCAAACTTTTTGTCCGCTGTCCAGCCTGCAAGATAACCGTTGTCCTTGTCAAACTGTTGTAAAAATTCAGCTTCAGTAATCACTCTGTGTGACACAATCTGCTCGCCCAGGCACTCCTGGCTGAACTCTACAGCCTGTTCCATGGTCACAGTGTCTCTGGCCCATGATTCTGGCGAGTCTTCTGCCAGTTCCACAGCATACCTCATGCGGTATGATACCAAAGTATCCACCAGCACAATTTTGGTCTTGGGTTTTTTGCTCATGGTCCAGGAACCATCTTCGTTGTCCTTCCACACAACAGTGTCACCAATTCGCCAACCAACTGACTGCAACAGTTCGTCGCTGAGTGGCAGAACTAAATCGCCGTTTTCGTCCTGTTCTAGTCTAACAATCATTTCTTTTTCTCCTCATCATAGTAGGCATGCTGTCCCCAAGGTGGCACAATAGTTGTGGTACCATGCAAGATCCACACAGTGTCTGCATAGTTCTCATCACCCCAGCTACCGTAAGGGTAACCGTCTGTGAACACCACCAGTCGCTTGGGTTCAATGTCGTTCTCTTTCAGGTAGTCAAACACACAATCAAAGTCTGTGCCTCCACCGCCCTTGATCTGGTATTCAGTGATGTCTTCTAAATTTTCTGAATTGTATTGCTGTGGATTGTACACTTCGGTATCAAAACTTGCAACATGGATACGATATGCAGGGAACGATTCCATGATGCCGGCTGTTTCGCTCAGGATGTCTTTGAGCATGTCCTCACCCATGGAACCCGAAGCGTCAATAAACAGTGCAATATCAATCATGGGATCCAGTTTCATGCCCGGCATCACTGCATCCATGTGCCAGCCTTTACGGCTTGCTCGCATCCAGGTGTAGTCACTTTTGATAGTGCTCTCCAATTGCATACGCAACAGTTCGCGCCAGTTCATCTGCGGCTCAGTGAGATCACGAATAATACGCTGTACACCTGCGGGCAAATTGCCAGCACCATCAGCATCTGCTGCCACAGCAGACAACATGGCTTCTTTGATTTCGTCTTTGATTTGCCGACGGTCTTCTTCGCTGAGCTTGGGACGACCATTGCCATCTTTGCCGTCGCCATCGCCATCGCCTTCACCATCCAAGTGCTGGTCGATCATTTTGTCCAGCAATGAACCAATGTCAATCTTGTCTGCGTTTTGGTACAGGATGTCGTACACTTCTTCGGCACTCATGCCTTCGTATTTTTTGTCGTACAGGCAAGGTACACTGGTAATGAACTCGCCAACATTGTGTTTTTTCAAGTCGCCGTTGACACAGTAGTCGTCAGCAATGTTCCATAACTGTGGATCTCTGTCGCCTCTACGGCCGAAGTGATCATATACACAATGCAACACTTCGTGGCCAAACAAGAATTCAACTTCTTTGGGTCGAAGCATTTTGATAAAACGGCTGTTGTAATAGAAATTACGACCGTCTGTTGCGGCAGTAGGGCACCACTTGTCAGCGTTGACCAGTGTAAGGCGAGTTGCCATGTTGCCAAAGAAACTGGCCTTCAGCAACAGTCCGACCCGTGCAGTGATCAAAATCTCACGAACTTCACGATCAATTTTAGGGTCAGTTGGGCCAACAAGATCTTTGAACTTGTCGCTGTCTTTGCTGTCTGCTGTGGTACCTGCTTTGCTCATGGTGTTCCTTTGTTGCGTTATGTGTATATTATAGCACAAATTGAATTAATGGTCAAACGCTTACAAGCTCAGTTCGGCTGCACGTTCGCAGGCAGCATTCAGAGAGTTTTGTGCAAGGTACATTTCGTCACGGTACGACGGACTTGACGCTCCTTGTCCGACCAATCGCTTTTCTGTGCTTCGTGATAAGCAACCAGTTTTTCGGCGTATTGCAGGGCAAGTTCTTGAACGGTGTAAGTCATCTGGGGCTCCTTGTTGCTGTCTATGTGTATATTATAGCAAATCGGGCATTTTTGGTCAACCAAAAAGTGCAACTCAAAAAGTAATACTCAAATACTACCTAAATTTAAGTACTTTAGTTGGAACCAACTCTGTGCAGCCTCACTATAAAAGTCCAAGTGAACCTGGTTCTCATAGTGCATTTTGGGTTCATAAGGACTGTCGACTTCGTGTGGTACTAGTCCTTGATGATGTCGATATACAAACCCCAGCTCGCGCAGCAGTCGAGTCCTTACTGCCATGCCCATACCAAAGTCTTGTAAAATCTTACTGTAGATTTCTGACCAGTCACTGGGCGTGTGAAAGATGATTAGATTCTTTTTAACTGTTACTTTGCACATGAGCCAGCTGAAAAAACGCCAGTTCTTCGTTGCCTTTTAAGTAGATGCGATAGTCTTTGTACACGGTCGAATATGCCCAGTGCAGGTTTATATCTGCATCTTGTAGCACAGCATTACTACGCTTGATCGCAATGCGAGTGTCTACCTCTTGACTCCATCCGTATGTGCGATTCATCCAGCGCCTGGCACGGTCAAAATCCAGCACGCCAGTGCAGTGCCAAACAGATTTGGAAAACTCCAACATGTAGTTAAAACTAGCATGGTGGCTGTGGCGTCGGTCCATATCAGTTACAATGTATTTCATCGTGACCAATTATTCAGCTTGTCATTATACTTTAGTAAAAACCAGTCTAGGTCTTTTCGCTCTTTTACAAAAAAGCGATGATTTCCGTATTTGGATTCAATTTGATAAATCCAGTTACATAACGGGCGAGGATTCAGGGTTTCAAGTGTTTGAATATCAATGCCAGGTCCAAAAGACTGGGTAAAAAAGTCATGCAACTCGGTGAAGTTTTTTCTGCCTTCGTCGTATGAGTTTGGCGAAATAGTAATTCTTTTGCCCCACAGCCATCCTCCTAGCTTTGCTGGTTTTGAATTACCATGGATATCTTCTAACATTAATCTCATTTGGAATCCTTGTATTGTATAAGCAAAAAGGGGGCAGTGTTGCCACTGCCCCCACTGCCAAATTAGGCCGAAGCCTGCAGGATGTACTTGCCAAAACGCTGATGGAACTCGTCAAAGTTCTTCAGCTTGGTGGGCTGGAACGGCAGGTTGTATGTGGTCAGGGCAATACGAGCACCCATCACAGTCAACTCTGTTTCAAAGTTCTTCATCATGTAGCCCAGGAAGTTGTCGGACATGGCATGGAATTCTTTGTCCGGAATCTTACGAGCCACTGCATCCTTGAGTTCGTAGCACATGGAGATCACCAGGCTGTACATGGCACTGACTTCTTTGACATCCAGTGTGGTGACTTTGCCGCTCAAGATATCTTCTGGATTGGGCAGTCTAGCACTGATCTTGCGGTGTGCCATGAACTTCACAGCAAGACCTTCGCCCACAGTGCCTGCAATCAGGTTGGTCAATGTGTCGGCATCGCCGTCATCTTCGCTCAACAGCTCGCTTACAAAAGTCCAGGTACGCGGTGTAGCAAAAGCTCGTGAGCTGGACTTGGAGTCAAAGTCATACAGGTCCTGTTTGGCAAAGCTCAAATAACCCACCACATCCTTGTGGATGTTGTTTTGCACTGCCCAGGTCTGGTACGATGCAAAGTCCACTTTCATTTCCTGGTGAATGAAACGATTTGCCAACGGTGTGGGCATACGATAAGTGACACCTTTGTCGCTTTCCCTATTGCCTGCGGCCACCAAGACCACATTTTTAGGCAGGCGATACTTGCCAATGCGTCGATTCAGAATAAGTTGATAGGCCGCGGCTTGAACACTGGGTGCGGCACTGTTCAGTTCGTCCAAGAACAACACCACAATGGGGTAGTCCCGGGCCATTTCTTCATCGGGCAGTTCAATTGGTGGAGCCCAATCCATCTTGCCCAGTTCTTTGTTGTAGAACGGAATACCACGAATGTCAGTGGGCTCCATCTGGCCCAGGCGCAGATCGATCATGAGTCCGCCCAGTTCTTCAGTGATGCCTTCTACCAATTCGCTTTTGCCAATGCCTGGAGGACCCCACAAGAACAAGGGACGTTTGGCTCGGAATGCTCGTAGCAAACTTTTACGAGCTTGGGTCGAAGTAACAGTGCGTGAATCTGACATGAAAATCCTTTTAAGTGGTTAATGCGTTTATTATAACAAGAAATGTGTTTGCTGTCAATTGGTGTGAACTTTTCGCAACATTAAAAACAAGTGCTTTTTTTTGCGTGGCAACCATTTTGTTGCAGCCGCGCCACATGTTTTATTCCAAGGACTCCTCATTGTTATGGCACTTTGGAAGTATCCTTCTTTGGTCAACCCGATCACTGGATCGTAATCGGGTGGTATCCAACTTTCAGGCAGAGTGCAACTGAACTGTCTGGACGCTTTGATCAGACGTGCCAGCCAATCTACTCGTACATGCTTGCAGTCCTTGCACAGCAATTCCTTGTTGTATTGTTCTTGCCCGTTGCCGGGTAATGCTGATGACATCAATGACTCCTTTTGTTGCGGTATGTGTATATTGTAGCAAAAGAGCAAATATCAGTCAACCGCTCAAAAAGTAGTACTAGTGTATTACATGGTAGTTGATATTGATTTGAACCGTTTGATTGATTCTGATTTGTCCCAAAATCCAATTTGCAATGATTTTCGTGGACCTGTTGTAAACCCTTCAACAGAGTGTAGAGCCTGGGCACATAGCAAGTGCCAACGGCCGCGTTTCAATCGTGCTCGGCCAACTTCTTTAAGATTGTCATATGAAGTAGGAGCGGCCCATTTCATATCATATGAATCAGGGCCCGAAGGGTGGGTGTTTCTGATCACCGGATGATTTCCTTCTTGCCAGTATACAGTGTCGACGGCCTGACCGCCCTCGTCTAGTAACCACATCAATGTCCAGTTGCGACTTTTATCAGTGTGTGGCAGTGCAACGCCGCCCGGTTTTCCATGAAAGCTAATACCAAGATCTGTATAATCCGAACCAATATTTTCTTTAACCCAGTCACAGATTTTTTCACTAACAGGATGCCGCCAATAAGTTGTGTTTGGTATAGACACGCCATCTTTACTAGCAGAACGATCAAACGCTCTGCCCAGTAATTCGTCACGATTGTACGCATCTGCGGTGTCCAGCAATCCGTCGGGTATTGCAGGCAAGGCAGGATAATAAATTAATTGTTCAATCATAGAAGTTTTCCTTATAAAAAATAGGCTGCAACGAGCCTATTTATTTTGTGATACAGAATTATTGTCCCAGACCCAGATGCACTGTTGATGGTCTTTTGGCCAGGAATTCTTTGAAAGCAGTTGATTTTAAAATTTCAGTCAATGCGGACACTGTGTCCTTGGACACTGTGCTCATGCCCCACAGATCTATAGTCACATAGTGATTGGTGTACTTGCTCGGGGCAAACTGTCCCAGGAATGGCAAACCATAATGATTCTTTGCTGTGGATGCTGCAATACATTTACCGCCGGCACTGACCACAGCTTCAACACCATTGGCAATGAAGATCATATCAACATCAGTTCCTGCAATCACAGCAGCTCTTGCAGCAGCATTGGCTTCATATGGAATAGTACGAATATTCAGTTTTGGGGAACTATTAGCCACAAGATTGGTCCACGGTGGCAGGGTAACAGGTCCAGACGTTATGGCCACTTTATAATTTTGTGTGCCAGTAAGATCTGTCAGGGCAATGTTTGTTTTTGCAGGCGAAGTACACAGATAGTGTGTTGTGCTGGCCAGATTAGTGACAAATTTAAATGCGGGATAATCTTTTTGTGCTGGGCAAAGACCTGCTGCATCCTGCATATCTCCGCCACTCATGACAACAAATGAATTTTCTTGAGTTTTTGCCCGGATCAATGCATCATGGCATGACTTGAAAAATTCTTGTTTGACTGTGTGGCCCTTGTTCCGAAGACCTTCGATCACCGGCATTGACCATACTTCAGTGCCGCCACCGGGTGGATAATAGTAATTGAAATGATAGGTGTCGGCCACTGCGGCAGCAGATGCAACAGCAAATGCAATTGCTGTGAAAAACTTAGAAAATTTACTCATAATTTCTCCTTAAAAGTTGAATAATACAAATCGGAAAATTTCCGATGATACTGACGTTGACAAAAGCATGCCAAATATCAGTGCGACGCGAACAGAAAACTCTTTGACAAAAACCCCAACACATACCGACATGGCAGTCAACAACAGATACAGACCCAGTTGGTGGTTGGCCATTCCTTCTGAAACACACACTGCCACGCTTACTGCAATCAGGATGGGATAAATTATCTTGTTCAACCGAATGTAGAGGGAAATCATACTTTGATAAAACATTCCGGCAACCAACCAATTGACCACATTGACCAGTAACAGTATCACAATCAATGGTCCAGCCAGTGATGCTATCAAATTGAAACTGTTGTTGATTCCAAATCCGCTGCGTTCGGCCAAGGCCATGATCACTGCTTCGGATGGAATAATAGGCAATGCTAGAAATATCAATGGTATCAACACAGTGATGGCAGCTGAATTGTTGGCAGCCTCTGCAGAAACCACTATTCGTTGATTGTTGTTGTTGATCTTTTTTTCCACCACTGCTGCAACCATTGACGACACAGATGTTCCTATCATAGGCACCAGGCCCATCACAGCACCTATCACGGATCCACGCAGGGATGACAGCACCGGTGGAAATTTTAATAAATTTGCTAGCCGAGTACGAATACCAAACTCATTCGAATTGATGTCAACACCGGATAAGGTATGCCTTGCATGATGAAATAACTCTGGCAACATTAGAAATCCAATGAACACCGGTACAAACGGAATGCCACTGGGCAGAAAATCTGCTGCGGATAAAAAATGTTCGCGCCTCAAAACATCGTACCCAATGTGTCCAATCGTCAGTCCTATAATTGCAAATGTCAGTGCCAGGATCTTTTGTTTGCTGGCCACACTGATCAACACAACAAGCACAGTTAACAATATCAATCTTGGAGTGTTGTTGATAAAGTACTTCATAAAATCAATGTACTGTGTGGCTGCATAAAAAATCACAACACCCACAACCGATGCTATCAGACTGGATGTGGCCGTGGCGCTTAGTAGTTCTGCACCACGCCCTTGCCTGAATTCATCATGGCCATACTGCACCGCTGGCACACTGGTGATTTCTCCGGCTATGCCATACACAATAGATGGTATGCTGCTGTAGTACTGCACTGAAGACATCATCACTGAATAAAATACAAACAAATCCACCACCGGCAACCCGAGCAAAACAGGATACAAGATCATTATTCCTGATGCAGGTCCTACTCCGGGAAATACGCCGATCACAATGCCGCTGGCTATGCCAAGCAGTATGATTGGTAATAGATACAGTAACTCTATCATCTAATTTTGTACTCCCGCGAACTGACTGCATGATATGACTGCACTGATTGTCGATCTGAAGACAACAGCCCCATCCGCACCATGTAAGATTTTAGAGTCTGGTCCGTTTGCAAAATATGCCAGCCATCGATGTATTTTTTCACAGCCGAAGATTGACGCTGTAGTCCCGACAGCAATGGCAGACTTGTGGAATTTTTTGATAATTGGTGCAATACCAGATCAGAGATTTCTTTTGAAAAATCAATTGATTTTACTATACTGTCGTGCTCGGCATTGATCTGTTTTTCCATTTGACTGATCCCCGGTATCACATCTGGGTCTCGGCCTTGCACTGCACATTTTAAATAGTAATTTTCTGGTTTTTCTAATTCTGCCAAGGTGGTGTTGGTTCGTAAACAATAGTTCAACATCATGTGACACTGTTTGGCATGCAAGGCTGGCAGGTCAGGAGATATAAAAAAGAACTCTAGGTCGCTGCGGTTCAATGACCCAGAAAATACGCGGTCTAAAAATCCAAAGTAATAGCCGTCTTTGCGCTGAATCAAATGCGGTTTTTCAAACCCCACAATGGTGCAATAGTTATAACTGTGGTAGGATTGATCAAAATTGTATTGATGCAGCACAGGCCGGCAGTATTTGATCAACTGATGTCTGAGATTTTTTCCATCGTTTACCATGTAATCTTCCGACGACAGTTGTTGTTCATATCCAAGAATATCGTCGTGAGTATGAATTGATTTTATATTGATTTTTGTAGTCTTGTCTGGATGATTTTCCAACAGCCAGGTCACTGCTTTTTCTGGCATCAAATTGTCGACGCCGGATCGTGCGTAACAAATATAGATCTCGTCTATGTGTATGTTGTTGCGTAAAAAAGTGTTGTATATAGTGACCGAGTCAGTGCCGCCGCTGAACGCCAGTATGAGTTTGTCGTATCTGTTTCTCAGTTGATGTGCTCGTCGGTCACACAGTGTTTGAAAACTTTCTGCTGGTTCTATGGTCCAATCAATGGCAGAAAACTCATGGTCGTAAAAATCAAATTTTGGAAATGTATGTGGATCGTGTATGGACCCGTGCAGGAACGCCGTGAACGGATTGTCAAATCTTATTCCATTGATGTTGTAATAAACCATTGGCAGTTTTACTGTATTCAGGGAGATTGCTTGTAGAAGAACTCTACTTACGGTAGGCGTTCTGTTATATTATAACAGTAAAGACATTGCTATGTCAAGCGTCAATTGGTGATCCGACGTCAACAGATTGTTGGCGTTGCTGATGTTATTTATATCGACTGCACACAAACGGCCAAAAAAAAAGGCTACCGAAGTAGCCTTTGTGTCCAATCGTGTTGGATTAGAACGAGTGTGATACACGAACACGATATGTGTCAGTGTTGTTGGCAGCAGTTGTATTGCTGTTAACTTGTGCCACTGCCAATTGAACCGAAGTTCTCTTGCTCAATGCATACTCAGCACCAACTTCTTTGGCAGTGCCATTGCCGTCGGAATATGCAGCACCCACAGTCACAGCACCCATGGTGTAGGAAGCACCTACCACATAGGAGTCGGCAACATTGAGTTCATTGCGGCTGACACCCGCACCAACTGTGATGCCTTTTACAGTGGCTTTGGCGCTGGCACGAACACGCTCGGTAGTTTGGTTGTAGTCAACAGCACTGCTGATTGGGCCAACTGTGTAAGTTGCACCAAATGAGTTTTTGTTTGTGCCGGTGTTGTTGATGGCTCGAGTGTTGCTGACTTTGAATGCAATTCCCGACACTGTGGGTGTTGTATAGCTGACGGATTGCACATTGGATTTGGCGCCCAATACGACTCCGTCTTGGCCCATAACTGGTGCATCGCCTAGGCCTAGACCAATGATACCATTGGCGGATTCAACTTGACCGACCTTGACTGAACCAACACGAGTTGCAACATCAATATACAGGTCGTTGCCTTCGGTGGCAGTGCCGTTTCCACCAGGTTGAATTTCTGCATAGGCCTTGACAGTGATGCCATTGCCGATGGATTCCGTAGCAGTGAAGTTGATGTTGCTGGTGTCCATTGGGGACATGGTGGTCGATGAGTTGTCGGCCCGCTTGATGTCGTATGCAAGTTTTCCGCCAATTTTGAACTGGGCGTGAGCTGTACCTAATGCAGCCAAAATTGCCACTGCGACTAATGCTTTTTTCATTGTGTATTTCCTTTGTAAGTATGAACGGGCAGAATTGCCACTCAAGTATTTATTGGTGGTCACTGCAACAACTTAGAAAACAAGCAGTTTACACTGGTTTTCTGGCTAAATTGACCGGCAGACACCCAAAAGAAAACCCGCCCGGGGCGGGTTTAGCGAACTGCAACAGTTTTACTTGGCAGCTGGTTTAGCTTCTTCTTTTTTAGCAGCTGGCTTGGCTTCTTCTTTCTTGGCAGCTGGTTTAGCAGCTGGCTTGGCTTCTTCTTTCTTGGCAGCTGGCGCAGCAGCAGCAGGTGCAGCCGCAGGTGCAGCAGCAGGTGTAATATTAGAAGGTGCAGCTGGTTTAGCAGCAGGAGCCTGGGCAAATGCAGTGGCAGCAGCCACGGCAGCGATAATAGCGATAAGTTGTTTCATGAAATTGTCCTTTTGTTTAAAAAAATATATATATCTAACAGTACAACGGATTGTTGTACAACATTATATATGCCGCATTACAAATAAGTCAAAAAAATAGGACCCGAAGGTCCTATTTACTATTTTCTGTTTCTAAGCATAGTTGCTCAAAGCAGTGTTTAGACTGCTAAGGAGTGGCGTTGTGCTGTACGAGCAGAGAACTTGACGTTCTTACCTGAAACAGTTACTTCACCTGTATTTGCGTTTGCATTTACGGTTTTTGTGTCTACGGCCGAAATACTCCGACCCTAACGGCTTCTACATTGCCGGACTGTCCATTTCTTTACTTGTGACCCAATCGATAGCCTGGTCATCCCCACCTAAATATACCTCATACACTTAGGTGGAGATGGTGGGAGTCGAACCCACGTCTTGAATCCTTTTCTGTCTACTTCATACAGTCTTAACTTTTATTTATTTTATATTTGGTCTCAGTAGCAGGAATCGAACCTACGCTCCTTGGTCCCAAACCAAGAGTGATACCATTTCACCATACTGAGAATTAACTGGGAATCATTTTTGGCAAGTAAGGCACTGCCCTGGGTCCATGCCGTTGTTGCAGTAACAAACGAGCTTCTTGTGCATCGTTGGCACCAACCCTGTCCAAGAACTCTCGACCGTTTACTCTTACTGTTGCTTCAAATAGTTTCATACACACCTTTAAAATTGGTACATCCTCACGGTTTCGAACCGCGGACCCTCTCCTTGTAAGGGAGACGCTCTACCCCTGAGCTAAGGATGCAAAAAATGGAGCGGCTAACCGGGTTCGAACCGGTGACGTCTTGCTTGGCAAGCAAGTACTCTACCAACTGAGCTACAGCCGCATATGTTAACTGGTACCAAGAGACGGGATCGAACCGCCCACACACGAATTTTCAATCCGCTGCTCTACCAACTGAGCTATCTTGGTGTGGTGGAAGTAAGTAGATTCGAACTACTGACCCGCAGCGTATGAAGCTGCTGCACTACCGCTGTGCTATACTTCCAGAACTGCTGTGGGGTATAGTATGGAATTCGAATCCATGCTGACGGAATCACAATCCGTAGTGCTGACCGCTGACACTAACTACACCATATAGAAACACACTACGGAGTCGAACCGCCTTGCTAGCTCCTCGCCCGAGGATGGCATTCGAGCAACCCATAACACCCGCCGCTAAACGGGCTCGTCACTCTATGCTAGTGTGTTTTTATATGATCTGACCATATAAGAACACATTCGTTTCCTAGCTTTACGGCGGCATGCCTGCTCTTTGGGATAGCACCTGCGTCCAGTTGCTAGGTATCCACTAACCGTTGAATGTGTTCTTATATGGCGTCGCTACCCTCTGGCGGTCAAGCCTGCTCTTGCGACTTCTTGGCGATTGCCCATCCCCTATGTGTTGTGACTAGCAACCTAGTTGGTCCGGGATCTACCAATACTGACCATAGTTGAATACACTCTCGGCGTAAAGGGCTTTTTCATCGTGCTAGTTAAGCTACTTCGTTGCGTCCGCCCTGCTAACCAAGCAGACTGTCGGGTCAACCAATGATGAATGTATTCAACTATGGCAACTTCTAATTCAAGCAAGGGCGTGTGACCATTGAACTCAAATAGTTTTACCATATAGAAACACACTATTGTTTTACAATAAACTACGCTCCTGAGTTTCTGCTCAGGACCCCATAGGTCTGCCTATGTTTTCTAATGTGTTTTTATATGGTAGGACCACCCGGACTCGAACCGGGAATTGGCAGATTAAAAGTCTGCTGTGATAACCATTTCACTATGATCCCATACTCAGTCGTGAATTGTCTTTCGAGTGCCAATCCAGACCGACATGGGATCTGGGTTGACACTACATTTTAGCTGTTCGCTTCATATAGTCTTTCGTTTAAGTTTTGATTATACAACAATTGCAGAATGTTGTCAACTGTTTTTGGTGCGTCCTGAGAGACTCGAACTCCCGGCCCCCGGCTTCGTAAACCAGTGCTCTGATCCAGCTGAGCTAAAGACGCATTGAGTAGCCCCGGAGGAAGGAATCGAACCTTCATTGGTTGTATACGGACCTGTGTTACCATTACACTACAACCGGGATAAAAAGATGGTGCCCCACGACAGAATCGAACTGCCATCACAGGATTACAAAACCAGTGTACTGCCATTGTACTAGTAGGGCTAAAAATTGGCTCCTCAGGTACGGATCGAACGTACGACATCTTCATTAACAGTGAAGCGCAACTACCGCTGTGCTACTGAGGAATAAACCATTGGTGGAGAATAAGAGATTCGAACTCTTGGAGCCAATTACTTGACCCGACAGGTTAGCAACCTGCTGCCTTCGACCACTCGGCCAACTCTCCGTTATCTCTATTATATAGCAGTTGACCAACAGTGTCAACATATATTTGGTGCCGCCACGTGAACTCGAATCACGGACCTTTCGCTTATCAAGCGAATGCTCTAACCAACTGAGCTATGGAGGCATTATTTTGGCAGAGGGTACTGGGATCGAACCAGTGATGACAGAGTCAAAGTCTGTAGTGTTGCCGCTACACTAACCCCCAATAAATTTGGTGGAGGATATCAGGATCGAACTGATTACCTACTGCTTGCAAAGCAGCCGCTCTCCCAAATGAGCTAATCCCCCGTTTTTTGGCCGGCCCTGAGAGATTCAAACTCCCAACTTCCAGTTTCGAAGACTGGCACTCTATTCGATTGAGTTAAGGACCGATGTTTGGCGTACCGCCAGGGATTCGAACCCCGAACCGCTGGTTTTGGAGACCAGAACTCTGCCAGTTGAGCTAGCGATACATTTTAAAAATTCAATACAAATTGCCAATAAGTACTGGTGACATGAAAAACTTTTTCTTACACCAACTTGTTCATCAAAGACACCCGGAATATCAACCATTGACTTCAGTGTTGCCGATATGCAATGTCAAAAACTCAATGGCAAAAAGTCTAAAGGCACTGTCAAAAATTACATACAACAATGATGATGCCTTCCAGGCGTTTTCGGTCAACAGTAAATATTTTGAACTGATGGCCGAAAATCCAAAAACATTCAATGTAGACAACATACCACCGGAGACACTGAGACAATGGGTGTACGATTCCGAGTTTGACGAATTACTAACAAAAAATTCTCACATGGAAGTAAAATTACAAGACCCAATTCTAAAATTTGTTGTCTCTGAATTTTTGAATGCCATTGGGCTAGATCCGGCTCACCTGGCCGTCAGTCGAGCAAAATTAAACATACAAAAACCTGGTCAAATATTTCCTTTGCATCTGGACCGAGTTCGGCACAATGACTATCATGCTGACGAAAAACAACTTGTGTCGGATCCATCACATGATAGATTTCTAATTTTTTTAGAAGATCAGCAACCGGGACAAATGTTTCAATTTGACATGTGTAACATAACATGGTCAGCCGGAGACGTGTTCACTTGGAATGCCCGAGACACCATGCATGCATCAGCAAATACAGGATATTGGACCAGAAGACTTCTGTTGATTGATGTGGGCAAAAAGACCTGATCTGATTGCCCGTATTTTCTAACACACTGTTGCCAATGTGTGTATTAAAGCACACTCACCCGAATGGACCTTGTCACCTCCGCCTGCTGTCGGAAGTGTGCTTTAATACGCTGTGATTTTTCGCTCCACAAAAGGAGTTTCATCCCACAGGCCGCCCGTTTACAACTTGTTTTAAGTGCGTTGTCAGGACCTCGTTTCCTGGGCATTGCTGCTCTTATTCACACTTTGCGATCTGCGACGGCCCTTGGGCAGTCTCTCGCTGTTTTGCTGCTCGGTGATGCTGTGCGGCACGTTCGACCTTTTTACGGATCAATTGCTTGAACTGTTCTTTAGTCAGTGTATGCGTTGCCGTCCACTCTGCTTGCTTAATCTTTTTATCTGTCATTGTTCCTTGCTAAAATAAAAAAACCCTGGGTTTTTAATCCAGGGTCCTTGAAGTTTGTCGGTTACTGCTGTTATGCGCAACTGCTTTCTTCTCGGACCCTGTGATTCGCTGTAATATTCTTGACACGGCCAAAACCGCGTGACCACGGCTGAGCCTGGGTCGTTACGCGATGCATGGGGCTAAAAATATTAGTGTTCATCATAAATCCTATTGTATGTTATTTATCATTCTGTGTCAACCACCGATGATTTGTTATTGGTAGCGGGACTTGGATTTGAACCAAGGATTGCGAAGGCTTATGAGACCCTGCCGGTGACCGGACCCTTCCCGCGGTAGTTTATTTATCTATTCTGAAACACACTATCTGCGGCATTGCAGCCCGCATCAGCTTAATGTGTTTTAGAATAGTGGAGCACTGAGAATACATGCTTACCCAACAACACCTCGGACATTATTACGATCCTTGCGAGACCGCTTTCTTCCGACTTCCACCAAGACCCTTGCAGGTTTCCTGGTCTGTTGCCAGCATCGCCGTTTTTAAAGACAGGCAGTAGTCTTGTCGCCATATGCTATTCTACGCTTTCTATCCCGTTGACCTTTAGAGCCATTCACTGTCGCTAAACAGTTACGAAACTTCCTGCATAAACAGATTTCACCTTGCGAGTTACGTCTGACTTGATTCTCTTGCGAGCCAAGTATTAGATGCTTTTCACATACGACCGAGTCAGTCTTTGCTTTTTAATAGTTAGATGGATTTGAACCGTCTGCCTACTCCTTAACAGGGAGTTGCTCTACCAATTGAGCTATAACGAACCTACTGCGATGTGCTGACTCAGTTGCTGCATAAAGTTTTGCTCTACACAATACAACACACCACGTTCCTTTTGTCTTGCGAACTACTCAGACGTCTTTTGCGATCTGTGTTGACCCCGCCTTTCGACAGCCTCCACTGACCACTCAAACTGCATACAAGCCCTTGGGTGCAACCCCTCGGACCGATACACTACCCTTTCTCATGCCAATTAACTGGACTGGTTTTGTTGTGAAGTCAGCACCACCTGTTACTTTCCATCTGCTCCGGTTACCCTTGCGGGCCGGTAAGCCGACGTTCTTTCCACAACATCCAGCGTCATTGTTACCTCCACCGGTCTTATCAGTGAAGGGACTCTCGCGAGTCTGAGCAGGCTTGTCTAAACGAACCGTTGCTGGCGGAGTTATGTAGGCATACCTCCTTTGGCTGTGTCACCACAGTTATTCTTCACTAGACAGCAAGCTGCCTAGTAGGACATTAAACTGCCCCGGAATCTTATTGTAACATCAACTGTTGAACTTGTCAACACCTAATTTTACCAAACTTTATATTGTTGAACACACCACTGAAATTGAGTATGAAGGAATCGAACCTTCTTTCACGCCCCACGTACTCGATGCCCGTTTCAGTCAGGCTAATGTGCTCAACAATATCAAGTAAGTATCTATTGTATGACAAACATCTTTGCTTGTCAAATTGTTTTGGATAAACTGATAAAAAGTTTATCCAACACGATCTGGTACCAGCGGAGAGAATCGAACTCTCTCAAAGCCGCTAATCTGGCGGAAAGGGCATATAAGACCCCTCGGACTCCAAGTCTCGCTGGCATATTGAATTTGTTAGAGTAGCAGCACCACGTTATTGCTGCCATTCACCCGAATTAACAAGCTCGAGCGGGAGTCGGTAAGTTACTTGGGATACCGGTCCAGTTGATACGCCGTCATGTATGCCGATCCCACTCAAGCGATCAGCCGGGCATCGAACCCGCAACCTTCTACTGTTTTGGTCCTTCGAAGAAACCTAGACAGCGTGACTTTCTCTTGCTAACACTCTAACAAAACTTGGCGCCCCTAACAGGAATTAAACCTGTCTACGTTCAGCTTCAAATCTGACTCGCAACACAGTCCAGGGCATAACTTGGCGCAGAACATTTCTGTTTTTATCCGTGTCCAGGAATATTACTCCAGACAAAAACTGCAAATTTGGGGCATCATGTGGGATTCGAACCCACGCAAGAAAACCTTGATGATCATTCAAGGTTGAGGCAAACCGCACCCCGTTACATCCTATGACACCATAAACTAATTAAGAGCTTGTAGACCAAACTACAATTTACCGGTTTCTAGACGAACTCTTAAACTTGGTGGTTAGTGCTGTTGCGACACAGCGACATCCCTTGAGCGAGAGCGTAGGAACTTAATCTACGGGTAAACACCTCTTGGGTCGAACAGTCAGGACAATTACTTTTGTAAGGCGTACTAAGCAGCGCCTGTTCAGAGCGCTCCCTTTGGGTTACTTTCATTTCCAACTAACCAAAACTTGGTAGGCCCTCTGTGAGTCGAACACAGCACCAACAGATTATGAGTCTGCTGCTCTAACCAACATGAGCTAAGGGCCTGTTAACTTGGCGATGCGTGGGAGAGTCGAACTCCCGTCTCTGGATAGACAATCCAGGATAATGACCGTTATATGAACGCACCTAAATTTGTGAAAATGTTATGAGGACTCTTACCCCACCGTTGTTTGTATAGGCTGCGCGACCCATACGTCCCGGACACATTTTCTGACCCGGCGGTGTTTACTTTGTGGCTCTTGCTTTCCACTTGATTTCGTTTCCCGGTCGGAACTTCACCGACAATATACTGCAAGCATCTATGCAGCCTTGTTAATTCATCGCCCACAGGATTTGCATTAGGGCTCTGACGAGAAATATTTGGTGGATGAGGTTGGACTTGAACCAACAATGCCATTACGACGGAAGATTTACAGTCTCCTGGGGTTACCAATTTTCCTACACATCCAAAAACATGGTAGAGCATAGCGGAGTCGAACCGCTCTTAGTGGACTGAAAACCCACTGTCCTAACCGATAGACGAATGCTCCAAATTTATTATATTGAAACGCACTCGGCTCCCCTTACAACCTTGTTCCTGTCAATTCAGGATGAACCTGGCTCAAGTCCAGCGGCTCCCCTTGGTTGTTTGTATCTGTCAATTCAGATTGAAAATGTGTTTCAATATAATTTCTTGCCGTAGCAAGAAAAAATATTAGTAAATTTTTAAAGAATTCTCTTCAGCTACTCGATCGTTTGCTGCTGTTATGTGTGTATTATAGCACTGATGCGATTTTGTGTCTACCAGCGCCATAAAAAAACCCGCCTAGTTAGCGGGTCTTTGTGAATGTAGTACTTTTGTTAACTACAATGGCAAAGACCCCTGGGACAATCACGCTCATAGGCTATCTCATAGATGGCCGGCGTGTTGTTAGCAGTGAATGTGATTTGCGTAATCATAGTGTATTATATATGCCTTTTGTTTAAAAGTCAAGAAAAAAGGCTATCAAAGTAGCCTTTTTAACATTGGCGGAAGTGGTAGGATTCGAACCCACGATACCTTGCGATATGACTGATTAGTAATCAGCTGCCTTAGGCCACTCAGCCACACTTCCTAAACTCGTTCATTGACTCGAACACGATGTCGTGCAGTGGCCAATCCTTTGAAGCGATCCGCAGCATAACTGGCAGCAAACGCTTCGGGTTTGACCAATGGTGTTATGTTGCAGGTTCCTTTTATATAGCCAATGGCCTGTGCAATCACACAGCTGGATCCGTGGCGTTCGTCTGGATTGATGTCCAAGTGTACTTCCACTTCTCGGCCGTTCAGCACTTCGCCCAGCCGATGATACATGTCAGAAACTTTGTACACTTCGTTCATCAGTCGCATGCTGGGCCGTGCAGTTTTTTGATCATAGTCACGCTCGCGGCACACTTCGCCAAATATCTTGCATCCGCTGTTGCCGTTGATATGCACCACAATGGCCAGTGTGTAATCGGCCCACCATTCGTTGTTGATTCGGATTCGTTCGCTGTCGCAACCCAAATAGATGCGAGTCATTGGGCCTTGTGCTTCTATGAATTGTTTTACTTTTACAAGATTAATGGTTTGCATAATTTTCTCAAATCGATCAACATAAAAACTGGAGCGGGATGGGGGAATCGAACCCCCGACTTTAGATTGGAAATCTAAGGTAATACCATTTTACGAATCCCGCAATAGTGTACCGATGCTTATACAAGCAGGAGCATTGCTCGGTACCACACAAAGGCAGGATTTAAAAAGAGCCTGCACTCTGACTACTCTATTTACTCTTTAAAATTCAACTGTGAATTAACTGGAGTAGCGGGTGAGATTCGAACTCACGGTTTTAGGGATTTGCAATCCCTTGCATTGGGCCTCTCTGCCACCGCTACTTTAAAATTCCAGGCCTACATTGTAGGACCATTGCCGTTACGAAAACCCACTGACCCACCTTCTGCTTCGATGCGTTTGATCACATCTTCAAACAGTATCGGTGCAAAGTCAGTCTGTTCCACGCATACACAATGATAGCGTGGATCAATCTCGTCGCTGTACAAGATTTCACCAGTTCTAGCATCAACTCCACGGGCTTTGCGTACACGATTTGCGTGAGTATGTCCGTGTATGTTGACGCCAAAACGCCCCAAGCTGTCACTGTGTACAGGAATGTGGCTAAGGATCATGCCGTTCATCACATGGTACGCCCGTAATTCACGAAAGTATTCACGATACTCTTCATCACGGAAGATATCATGGTTGCCACGGATTAACACCTTGTCGCCGTTCAATCTGGCCAGAGTCTTTAATGCTTTGCGGTTTATAACCACATCACCCAAGTGATATACCTTGTCCGTGGGTTTAACTCGTTTGTTCCAGGCCGTGACCATGGCTTCGTCCATTTCCTCAGCACTATCCCACGGGCGTAATTTGGTGACACCATCGTTGCGGGTAAAGCGGCATACACCCATGTGTCCAAAGTGCGTGTCGCTGACTAAAAATACACTAGGCATCTTGCCCTCCTTTTCTTGCGTTGTAACCTATATTATAGCAGATTGTGGCTTTGCAGTCAATCAAACGGCTGTTGTAATTATATCGTACTATAGTTAAATATAGTAAATGAAATATTCTTTGTTGTTTGTGTTGTTGGCAGGCTCTACAGCATTAAATGCTGTGGCACCACCAACGGAAAAATTAGACAAGAATGAACAATGGGTGTGTACACTGTGGAGTTGGTCGGGCCAAGCTCCCAATAGAGAAGTTTGGTGTCGACGCTGGGAAAAGCAATTTAAACCTTATATTCTACGATCATGATTGACCCTGTGACAATTGGCCTGGCATTCACTGCGGCACAGCAAGCAATTGGCGGCATTAAAAAAGCCATTGCCATGGGCAAAGACATCAACAGCTTATACGGACAGTTTAGTTCATTTTTTCAAAATTGCGACAAAGTTTATGTGGCCAATGTCAAGCTGATGAATTCTACTTCTTTGCTGAGCAATGGAGAAATTGCTTCAAGATCTTTGCAAACTGCCATGCACAGCAAAGCACTGCGGGACGCTGAAAAAGAACTTAAAGAAATGCTGATCTGGTCCGGCAACAAAGATGTCTGGGATCAAATGCAGTCCGAGCGAGTGCGTATGTACAAAGAACGAGCAGAAGTTGAAAGAAAAATGGCAGCAGCCAATCGCAAAGCACAAGAAGACATATTACAAACATTTCTTGTGTTTTCTTGTTTTGTGGCCATTGCAATTCCGGCATTTTTTCTCAGCCTGGTAATGCTATCCAGAGCCTAACCCAGTATTACACATGCCAGATTTCAACAAACCCTTCTTCTTCGGTAGGCATTTCAAATTTGATGATCATATCTTGTACTATTTCATCAGGAATGTGCTTGCCCGGACGACTGTTTAATCTGCGAGCATGTTCCGGTGCATCGGGTGTCCGAAATACCACAGCAATGTGCTCATAGTTGGGCAACTCAACAAACTTCTTTCGACGGCTTTTAACTGTGGTGCTGGTCTGATCCCAAACAATATCTAACTGATATGCCGCAGCCATGTTAACATTTATCAGCATCTGTTTGACAGCAGTGGGCATGTATTCCTCAAACACTTCACTGTAGGTTTTGCCTTGATCATTGGCATATCCTTCCACATGCTGATCTGTGGACACATACTTGTGATCTTTTTTATCTTCACCCAACCACTCTTGGTTACGGTACCAAGTGGTTTTGCCCGATGCAGGCACTCCGATCAGTTGATAACATTTTGGCATAGTGTGATTGCTTTTATATACTTGGTGCCCTAGGAGAGACTCGAACTCTCAGCTTACGGCTTCTAAGACCGCTGTGTCTACCAATTTCACCACCAGGGCATATATCTTTACTTGCTATCTGTGCCACGATCCTTGCTGCTTTTGACAACAACACCGCTGCATAGCTGTGCATCAACCATCATGCGCTTGAACGCATTGCGTATGGTTTGATCTTTGAATGGCAGCAAGGTCATCAATGTTTTGTTGCGCTTGCTGAACTTAAAAGTTTTTGTTGGGGTCATGATTGCTTTCTTTAATTTAACTTGATTAACTGACTTATTTAAATGGTGCTCCGAGCCGGAATCGAACCGGCACACCCTTGCGAGCGAGAGATTTTAAGTCTCTTGTGTCTACCTATTTCACCATCAGAGCATTGTTCTATTATAACTTGTTTGTTGATCTTTGTCAACCATTGGTGCCCCCACTGAGATTCGAACTCAGATTTTTTTAAAATACTCCCTTTTGAGGAGAGTGACTTTACCAATTTGTCTATGGGGGCATGTTTGGCGCGGCCAGCAGGAATCGAACCCACATTCACGGTGTAGAAGACCGCTGTATTATCCGTTATACTATGGCCGCAAATTGCATTGGTGGAAGCGGTGAGATTCGAACTCACGGACCCTTTCGAGCCGGCAGTTTTCAAGACTGCTGCAATAAACCGGACTCTGCCACGCTTCCATTGCTTGTATTAACTTATCTAAATTTTATATTAATGAACTGTACAGCAACTACTCGATCGTTTGTTGCCAATTGTCTATTGTAGCACAGTCAGCAATCTGTGTCAACTGCTTTATTGTACATTGTCATGTAACCATTTCCAATATTCTTCTGCGGTCATACAGTTCTCCTTGTAGTGCATAATGAAAAACCCCGGAGTTTTTAGTTCCAGGGTCCTTGAAGTTTGGGTTGTTAAATTATTTTAACTGTGCCAACCATTCGGGATCCGGAACTGTTCTAGTCTCAAAGACGCAGATAGCCCTGTGTTCGAGATACACAAAGAGGACAAGAGTGAGTGAATGGTATTCATTATGATTTATTTATCTTTTATATCAAACAACAATTATAATCCATAAATATTTTATGCTGAGACTTTCTGACATTCGTCAAGTACAAATTGAATTAACTACCCGTTGCAATGCTCGTTGTCCCATGTGTATGCGGAACTATCGTGGTCTGGAGTTTAATTCTGGATATCCAGTTACTGAATTAACCCTGGACAACATTAAACAAATACTTCCTGTGAGTTTCTTACAGCAACTAACATCTGGTGTAAGTTTCAATGGAAATCTCGGGGATTTTGGATTGGCTCGCGATGCTCAAGAAATTGTACACTACTTGGCAGATCTAGCAGTACCAGTTTATATCAACACCAATGGCAGTATGCGTACACCTGACTGGTGGGCTGCGTTGGCACGACCCGGCGTTCGCATTGGATTTGCACTGGATGGGTTAGCCGACACACACAGTCTATACCGCTTGGATACAGATTGGAATCGAGTCATTGAAAACGCCACGGCATTTATTCGTGCTGGCGGCCATGCCATCTGGAGATTTGTTCCATTTGACCATAATCGTCATCAGCAAACAGACTGCAAAAAATTATCCAAAGAGTTGGGATTTGCCAGATTTGAAAACATTGACGAAGGACGCAACCGTGGCCCAGCATTTACTCGTACAGGTGAATTTACTCATCACATCGGCCAACCGTATGATTCAGGCACACCCGACATCAAACCTTTGTTGCAAAGTCATCTCACATGGTTTGATCCTGCCACTGTAAAAATTGATAAAGATTGTCAGCCCTTGAATATCACTTGTCAGCACAACCGACTAAAAGAAATTTATATTGCTGCTGACGCAACAGTGTATCCCTGTTGCTTCCTGGGGTTCTATCCGACCACAATGAATCATCCCGGCAATCAACAGTTGTTGCCCTTGATCAAAGAAAACAATGCACTAGAGCACAGCCTTGAACACTGTATTGAGTGGTTCAATGCAGTGGAAGAAACCTGGAAAAAGGACAGCATTGCCGCCGGCAGACTGTATGGATGTGTCAACAGTTGCGGTGGCCGAACCGTGGTTACACCAACTGCTGTTGCTTGATATAATCAATTAAAAAGCTGTTCAACACCTGGTGGTGCCCGGACTCACGATGTCTCATTGTGTCGGGCACCAGGTGTATGGGGGTATTGCCGTAGTTCATAGCCGGAACACCTTGCATGTGTTGCCATTCAACGGCCAGCCAGGCATAGCCGCCCAAGATGTTAGTAGTTTTCCTGAACAGGTCAAGCCTAGGGTCATGAATGCAATGCTGATACACATCGTCGGCCTGTTGATACACCAGCACACGGTGTCCACGCTGCTTCAAGTCAGCAATCATGGAAACAATTTTATACATCAGATCCTCAGTGCGATCCAGTATGCTGTAGATTTCACTTTTTAATTTGATGTCTACAAATTGATCTGTTTCTGCCGCACCCCAGCCGTACTGCCAGTGTTTGGCAAACTGTTGATTCTGCGGATTGGTCCAACGTCCTTCAAACTCAGACTGATTTTCCAGGATCGGTATTTCCAGTCGGCTTAAGAAAGTCATTCCCAGTACATAAAAGGTCGGCTGTGTTGTCTGGTAACTGTGTTTGAGTGTGGTGCGAATAATACGAGTGTTGGCGCTGCCGCCAATGGCCAAACTTTCCGAAGTGTTCATGCCTAGGCGCTCGGCCAAATCCACATGGCCATTGCCAGCAGCATATGCTTCCATATAACTGCAACCATTCACAACCAAGTGATCAACTGATGCCATGGTCTTGAGTAATACGTCGATACCAATTGTCTGCTATGGCTGCCTGTCCTGCAGGGCTGGTGTGATATCCAGGATCTTCGCCCACAAACGGGTAGCGGCTATAAGCAGCAAGTACACTTTCTGCTTGGTCTAGCATGATGTAATGATCAGGGATCACTTTATTAAATGCATTGCGCCATTGGTGCTCATTGGCATGGTCAAATGGCCACAGCAACACAGGCTGTACTAGAAACTTTAATCCATCGTGATACATTTGTAAAATACCTTCGTGTATGATCCATTCGTCCTGTTGTTTTTTCCAAGCATTGTCGTAGATGCTGTCAATCCAGGCCTGTACGCCGCGTTGTGCATCTCGGCTGATGCGAGCCATTCTGTAAGGATGATCAAAATTTTCTGCCAGGGTAAAGATGGTTTCGCAAATCATATTGCTGGGTTCTTTGCCATAGTTGACATTTTTCAGGCCGTCTTCTCGCCGGTAACCATTGCCGCGTGTACGATCTTGTAGATGCTTTTCCAGTGGTGGGCCTTCGCCACGGCTGGGCGGTTGCGTCCAGTCGTACGGTGCTGAGTTTGCTGGAATCTCCATGCGATCCCAGAATGTGGGAGTGACAATGGCAAAGTCCGGCTGTTGTTTGCGAATCTCTTCCATTTGGATTCTGATGCCGCCGTTGCTACAGCCCTGTCTGGCCAGATTGACCAAGTCCCAGCCCAGTCTAGCTGCCAGTACCTCACTCCAGCTGGTACCGTCGTTGCTTTTTGTTGGCGCACTGAAACTGCAACCTGCTACCATTAATTTCTTTTTCATAAATTATACTCGTTTACATGTATGGTGGGGTGAAAATCAGCAACTATGTCTCGATGCAATGGAAACTCGTTTAGAGAATACACACCCGGTTCTATAGTATATTTAACTGTGCCTTGCCCAGGTCCTGCAAAAGTCACAAGGTTGGGATGAGGGCCAACAGCTTGATTTACAAACACATGGTGAATGTGTCCGTACTCGCCCTGGGCATTGTGAGTCAATACCAAATCATAATCTGCTATAGTTGATTGTATATCAGCACGGGCCGAACCTTCATCAAAGCTGATGTGTTTATTTTCTATATCATGCCAATCGTCTACATATCCTAAAAATTTAGTTTCGCAATTGCGCCTGTTCCAAAAATTTACAAACTCTTGTCCTCGTGGGTCTGTAGCAGTATAGGTAACATAACATATAGTCCAATGATATTCTGGATGATTGTGTATAAAACTATAAGCAAAGATCACACAGTCGTCAGGATGCGCAACCACACATACTGCTTTCATAGAATGCCCCTGCTGGCTAAGAAATTGGTATATTGTGTTTGTTGCACGGGAGTCAATTCGGTCCATGCTCTGCGATGTACACTAACTGTGGTAGCACTGGCCATTGTTTTAAATATACGATCAAAACTGGCCACTTCGCTGTGACAAAGATTACACGGCTGCAGATTGGATTTTGAAACATTGTACAACGAATTAAAATCACCGTACTGATACTGTATCCATCCTGAATACAAAATAAATTCTGTCAGCATGCCTTGACTTTGGAACCAGCTGGCAAATGTCTGTTGAGTGTGGGACTCTATCCACTTGATCATTTCCCGAGCTTGACCATTGTTGATTACGAAAGGAACACCACCGGGCCCTAGTTGTTTTACAAGATCAATTCCAAACAACCGGTTGACTATCTCTTGACTGGGCACAAATACCGGATAAATCTCCAGCTGGCCTACAGCCGGCCTAGATTCCACCTCAGGCATAGGGTTAACAAAAAAAGTTTTAGCATCAAGTATTATGCTCCAATCATTGCTGCTAAAAGTGCTGGTCAACAATTTTAATGCCTGCTGACTTACCCAACCGTTTTGAACCCATGCATCTCCAAATGTATTTCTTGAAATTATTTGAACATGATCATGAAAACGACCCCACCAGGATCGATCAATTTCGGGCACTAGATCTGTGTCTTGATTTATCACTACAAATATAGTACCCAAGTCTTTACCGTAAACTGCTAAACTCCGCGCTTGAGTTTTTAATGTTTCTAATTCGTCTTGAAATACAATTGTGATTGTATCAATCATGTTAATAATTCTTTAAGAACTTTTCCAAATCACCATACAACTGTGCTGTCACTGCTTCGCGGCTGCCAAACATGTATACTCTCACAGGTATGCGTTTTTCAATTTCTATATAGTAAGGAGTTTGTAGTTTGCGATCTAACGCCAACACAATGCGACTGGCTGTTGGCTTGATATCTATTCCGTAATGTGCCAGATCCAACACACGACTAAACACATAGTAACCGTGGTCAGTCAATCTCATGCCGCCGGTCTTGCGAATGTTTGACCACCAGGATCTTGATGCAGATTCCACAGACTCGTTGAACTCTACTGGCAGCTCTGCTACCAATGCTTGAGTCAATTTTAGTTTGTCACGCACCACTGGGCTGAACAGTATCGCCCTGCTTCAACAACACCACAGTGAACTTGTCAGTCTTGAATTGTGCGTTTAACTTCTTTGAAAGATTGTGAGCATGTCCGGGATTGGAGAAAGAAACTTTCTTGTATTTGGGTCCAGGAGTCTGCACCAGCATGTTGCTGGTCTTGAGATTGATCGGAGTGTCATCATAGAATACCGCCCACACGCCGGACGAAGACAACACCTGTTCTGTCTTGTAAGTGGCTTTGTTTGTGAGTTCTAAAAGAACTTTGGGTTTGGGTCTTGACATCATTAAACTCCTACATTTTTATTTATGACAAATATAGGGAGTTATTAGAATGAGCCGCCCCCAACTTCAATGGAAATTTTGTCGTTTTGTTGGGCAGCAACAGTCATTTCGCGCAGTTGATTCACAGTCAACAGTAGTCGTGTGATATCGGCGTGTAGATCTTTGGCATCTTTCATTGACATGGTAAAGTCTTTTGCGGCTCTGGCTTCAAAACCCTGTACACGCTCAATGAATTTTTGAATATGGATACTCATTTTTTAAGATATGTTTTGAGATCTGGCGGAGTCCAACCGGTGGGCTTGAGTACCTTGCCATCTTCACGCTTGCGCACCTTGCCAGTTTCACGATCAATCTTAGCAAAGTTTGTACTCATGACTTCTTTCCAAGCACCTTCACCATCAAAGCCAGCACTGTGAATAGCACCAATTGTCACAACTAAAATATCAATCAAGGCATCCAACTGTTCGGTCATGTCGTCGTCGGCAACTGCTTGTTTGAGTTCAGCATGTTCTTCGTCTATCAGATTCAGATACATGTTGTACTGAGAAATTGCATACGCATCAGTTTTCTGATCGCATGCTCGCATGAACTTTTCTTGGTCTCTAAACGGATTCATTTTACTTCTTCTTTGCTGTGGAATGGGCCTTGATACGGATAGCGTTGTAGTGCAATCAACTTGGGATCCTGTACCAACTTCCATTTACGCCCACGCTTGATAGAATACCATCCGGCAGCAAACCAACTTTTGCTTTTGCGAGTCTTGGTATACAACGGCAAGCGATGTGCCACATCCCATACAGGATTATAACATCTGCCTGACACAGGAAAGCCATGTACCTGGCTGGTGTCTGGTTTGGTTGGCACCGCGCCTTTTTCAAACACAATGTTTGATTCACGAGCCGCAAGTTTAATTGTTTTAAACTGTTTTACTTGATCATGTATGCGAACCTGATAGCCGCCGTTCCATGCTTCGATGTTGCCGACCTTTTGATTGTCGTCTTGCAAAATCCAATATTGTTTATCTGCTATTACTTTAGCCACTAACATTTAGTACTCCTTTATATGTCTCGTTCAACCAACGACCAAAACTGTCGGCACCTTCGCTGCATCGGACCAAATCGTATTTGCCACAGAACTGCATGAATCTCACACCAACTTGACCAATATCTTTGTGCGACACCTGGTCAATGATGGCAAGATCCACAGTGTCTTTGATGGCCTGCGGCTGATGTGTAAGATCGATTAACTGTCTATTGCGCTCGTAGTCGTCCAGCACACGATGTTCTTCGCCGTTGTGGTCAGTCCAACGCTGCAACATGAGATTGTTCCACGAATAGCCTTTGTTTGTACGATCAGCAAATGCTTCTTCTAGGCCCACCTTGTTCTTGGTACCTTTGGTGCGCACTCCTGGATATGCCGAAAACACATTGTCGCTGGTGTCGCCACGCATGCACTTTTCAAACAACAACCACGCAGGGTCTGGAATCTTCTTGGGTTCTTTTGTTTTCTTGTCAACTACAGGTCGGCCTTTGGCATCAAAGATACCGTCAACTGTGATAAGTTCGTCTGTGATACCATTGTATTGTTTTACATTTTGGGCCACCAACTGCACAAAATCTGTGTCGCTGCTGATCACAATGTGTTCGTCTTGGGGATGTAGATTGATCCAGCGAGCAATGATGTCATCGCCTTCGGCAGTGGGGCATCTAATCACACTACAGTTGGTTCGCTCTGACAAGTATTTAGTCAGGTTATCAAATGCTTCCCAGAACATGGCATCTTCTTCGGCTTCGGCCTCGGTCAGTGCTGCGCGAGCCACAGCACGATTGGCCTTGTAAGGTTTGTAGTGATCTTTGCGCCAGCTGCGACCTTCCAGTGCAAATACCACATGATCTGCTTCAAAGCGTTTGACCACTTTGTTGGCACTCATCAAGGTGGTATGCAGTGCTACTCCGACTTTTTCCCAAGGATCACTGGCGCGAAAAGCTGTGTGCCTGGCACGAAAGAACATGTTGGCTGTATCAATTAACACATAACGCATGATAACTCTTTAAACTTTGTTGTTGGCATTGATATATTGTAACATAAAACGATTCCAAAAGCTATGGCCATCGCTGCCAAAATGCCACGATTTGGGCGTAACTGTTTGGATACCTTGTGCTTGTATTCGAGCACTGTAAGTGCCTGCAGGATCATATGGGTCAATATAACTGGTGCCCCAGTCTTTTCGGTCTGTAATTGCACTAAAATCGTTGTTGCCATTGAAGAAGATGTGATTTACACCCAGGCCCTCCAGATCGGTATGCAGTTGCCAAATTTCATTATGTGCTTGTTTGGTTTTTTCTTTCCAATCAACACCAACTACAAATTCCTTGTAGCGTTGTGTATGTTCTTCGGGCACATCGTCCTGTCCGCTGGCACCAATTTGATAGTACACACCGTCAATCAACCATTCTTCGCGTTCCCAGGTACTCCATTGAATCACCATCAACACTTCGTCAAAGTTTCGTATTTTGGTCAGCCAATCTCTGGTTGTTCTGAGTATTCTGGTGTTGCTGCTGGCACTCTCGGCACCGCAGTGGAAACTGGCTCTTAATGCTTTGCTCAAGCGTGTGCCCCAGCTCACTGCTAAATTTTCTGGATGTGGTGCCCGCCCCATGTAAAACAATGGTCCATCGTCCATGGCAAATGCATGTGGATTGACTGCTTCTGCTGCTGCGGTATGGCTGTCGCCGTTTACATACAATATCATAGTAATTTGTATTCTTTAATATAATTAACTAACAACCTTGCCCATTGGGCATGACCGTCGGCGCAATAATGATACCATTGGTCGGCGTTGATACCTTGATTTTTTAAATACCAGTAATAGCTGCTGTCATTGTCATATGGCCCTATATATTGATTGTTCCAGTTGTAAACATTCAATGGACGAAAAAAATCATACATGCAATTAAAAAACAAATGCTTTATATTTTTTTGTTCTAATTCCAAATGAAATTTGTAAATATCTTCGTGCCACTTTTGCGATTTAGCAATTAAACTGTCTGGTGTTTGATCTATTACCCATGTTTTGTACCGGTCTAACAGTGCTGGTGGCAATGCGTCATGCCCGGACGAGTTAACACTGTAATAACTATCTTGATATTTCCATTCTTCGCGTTCCCAGGTAGACCATCCAACCACGATTAAATCCACTGTGTTATTGGCAATGTATTCCTGTGTGGTTCTTAAAATTCGAGCGTTGCTGGCTCCGATTTTTGCTAGATTAACAGTATCAGCATCAAATGCAGCAGATACCAAATTACTAAATCTATCTGCAACAGTTGTATTAGATCCAGCTGTATGGCTGTCACCGTTGAACAAGATCATCAAGACACTTCTGTTCTGCCGTCGCCGATGTCTCGTTGTTTAACCACACGACTAGGATTGTTGGCCATTTCCTGTTCCCAGGTTTCCATGACCACATGCCTGCAAACATTTTGAAACCAGCGATCCACTATGTCGGAATCTTTGTCATCGGGCCGACCTTGATAGCCTGCTCGCACCAGATTGGCCACAAACTTGTCATTCCAGTCCAGTTCAAATGCACCCTGATGCAAGTTGTCAGGATCAATGTCCATGCTCAAGATAGCAACCCAAGGTTGTCCTTTTTCTGTAGCAATTTCTTTTTCAGTTTTGACTGGTGCTTTAGGTTTCTCCGTCCGGGGTTTCGGAGTTTCTGGCGCTGGCTTCTTTTTAAATCTATCAAAAAATCCCATTGTGTTTTCCTTTGTTATGCCAAACTTGTGTATAGATGCTGCTGCAAGTTCAACTTGAACCCATTCTCTATACAAAACTGCCCCACATATTCATGATTGCGTTGGTTGTCAGCCAAGTTCAACAGCCCTGGTTCCCAAAAACTAATCACTTCATCCACAGTGCTGCGTTCAGCCATGGTTATTTGGCCTTTCTCTGCTCGCAACAATTTGATCTTCTGTGGAAAACTGTTGTAGACGTTCATTGGGCTACAGTAAACTTCCTTGTTGGGGTTGCGCTGTTTCCATTCAAATGCCCAGTCTGGAACTGTGTTGTAAGGTGATTCCGCATCGGCAGTTACAACAAACTTCAAACAGTCTGCACGGTCTAAAATAGTTTTACTGGGTGCAAGATACTTGACAGCCTTGCCATTCTTCTCAATGCATTTGGGCGAACACACCAGTGTGACACCAGTAGGCACATCTGTGTCAGGTATGCCGTTGCTTTCAACCTGCACTGCTTTGTAGTGCAACAACTGTCGTTTCATCCATCCCGAGATGTTGTCTTGCAGCAAGGGTTCGCCGCCAGTCATTACCAGAACAACTCCGGGATAGTCGTTGCGATCCCGCACTGCCCACTCAGGCACTGGTTTGCCTTTGCTGACCCAAAAGTCGCGAATAGTTTCATGTGCCTTTTGTTCCAGTTCTGCATAGGTGAACACATCACCGTCATCAAAGAATGTGTCACAGAAACTGCAATCCAAGTTGCATTTGGCCAGTCGAATAAACAGTGCTGGCAAGCCAGCATAGGGTCCTTCACCTTGTAAGGTAAAGAACATACTGGTCACCATCAAGGTGTTTTCTTGTGCGTCTTTAAAGTACTTCTTGCCAATGATTTCGTTTGTTCCGAACATATTATCCTTTACTTAAATCTTCCAAAAATTGCGCCGCTGTTTTGCCTGTATCCATCATTGTGCAAATGTCTATATCCTTGCAGCATTAGAAAAGGAATAGCAGCAGAGCACTTGCCAATGAAAACACCTTCTTGCGGATGATACCAAGTGTCATCACATATGATAATGCTGTTGTCAGTCATCCTGTTCATCAACAAGATTGCCTGCAACAGGTGTGTTTGCTGACTATTTAGGTTGGTCATCTCAATGTTCATTAAATCTCTATACTTCTGTTTGACACCGGCTACAAACCCTTCTTCTGCGCCACCCAACCAGTAATCCCAATCAAAGTTGTCCAGGTATGCCAATGATATTTTAACTGCTGGGTCCAACTGTTGTAAAAATTCTTCGCCCTTGGCCTGTGCTAATTTTACATGATCTGGCAGTGTTCCGTCAACCATTAAATTGCTGGTTGCCCGTTTAATTTGTTCAGCATCCATATCTACACCGTAAAAATCCACCCCACGAGCTTGGCACAGATCCGCAAAGAATCGGGTACTGCCTTCGCCACGGTCCACTCCAATTTCGATCCAATGGCCGTTGTCAATTGTGTCAATGAATTTTGTTATGTTACGGTAATATGTTCCCATTGCCTGTTCCTTCAGTTATTTCCATCCATGTATGGTCACCCATGTATTTTACCTGTGACTGATACACATAATTATCGGGCGGCCCACTACTCCAGTCATTGGGTCCATGATGAACCAGCAGCATTTTTTCTTTGCGGCGGTCCCAGGCTAGCCAGTAACAGTTGCCTATCACCACTTGAAATTGATACTCTGCTGCATGCACTGCATCTGTTACATCCAATCGGCGTTTGATATCCTGCGCTTGCTTTTCCAACACAGCAACCAACTGCATAATTCTATCATGTTCTTGCTGGGCATACATCCTAGCATGATTGATCATTATGTCTTTTTGTTTGGTAACAGGAACCAGTTCAAATTTAGCACCACCTGCTTCAGTGCCATACGGCGTGACATTTCGATTGAAGAACGGAACAATGGCACCATCTATATCTGCATCAAAGCTATTTCTACCTTTGGCAATATTAGATTTTTTTTCTTCGGTCATTGGTGTGTTACATCTATCGCTTGCTTGGTGCTTTGAGTATACCCCAGACTCGGGCTTTTTCCAGCAGGTCTTGCTCCATTTCGCGGTAGCGTTCGCCCAGCTCTTTCAATTCTTTCCACTCTGATTCTAGTTGGGTGTTTGGTTGTAAAATGGCCAATCGTTCGTTTATGGCAGCCAGTGTTTTTGTCAAACTCTGGCCGCCAATCACAATATCAGCACCGGGTTGCATTTCAATACCATTTTCGCTGATGCTCACTGTACCGGTACTGCTTGTACCAGAAACATTTTTCCATGGAGAAGTATTGATTGTAGAAGTATTGATTGTGTAGGGCGTTGTCATGTTACTGTCTAATGTGTACTCTGCCGACGACAGATCGATTGTTGACCAGTCTGAATCTACGGATAAGTTTTTTGGCAATTTCATTTATTAAATCTTTCGTGCTTTGACCAACAGGTGCCAGCCTAGATACTCTCTGACAGCTTCTCTCATTGCAGCAGGCATGGCTTCAAACCACGGCTCCAGTTCATATCGGCCTTGCTTGTATGCTTGTACATTATACATGAAACAATGATCCTGCCGCAACCGCTCAATGTGAAATTGCGATCCCAACAGCACTGCAATATCATCTTTGGTATAGCTTTTGGCATAGGGACACCCGGCCTGTGCTTCGTATTGATCTAGACCTTTATTGATCATGGCCTGTTTCCAACTGTCACGGGCATACACCATAAAACGGAATTCGCCACCGGGCTTGAGAGCTTGATGCACATTGTTGATAATTTTATCAATGGCAGGAAAATGATGTATAACACCGTAACTGTAGATCAAATCAAACTGCGGCAAGCCAATGTACATGTCTCGGTCGCTGGCGTCACCACAGTGGAAATTGCCGTCGAGTTCTTCAACTTCGAATCGTTTACGAGCAAGTTTGACACTTTCTTCACTGTAGTCTATGCCGTAATAGTCAGCACCGTGACGAGCAAACTCCGCAGCATCAGATCCAATACCTGGGCCAATTTCCAAAACCTGTTTGCCCTGCCAGAGATGAAAGCCGGCAAACTCCGGAATATGTGGCTCCACTTGGAATCTACGAGCCGATACTTCTTTAAAGAAATCTAAACTGCCAATTTCATTTCCGCTGTGTCGAATGTTGCAAGGCTGATTGTTCCAGTATTGTTTGATGCGTTGTTCCAGTGTTGATGTCATGACTATTTCGCCCATACAGGTTTCCATTGAGCCATTTGGTTGTTCGTATCATTGGCTTTTAATTTTTCCCACGGATTTTGTTTGCCGGCAAACACTGCTTCGGCAAACGTGCAGTCTAGACCTTGTGATTTCATGTATCCAACCATTTTGATCAAATCTGCCACTCGTCTATCATGCCAGAACTTGTGATGAAAGTCTCTAGGGTCAGTTGGATTACCTTCCAACATGGGCCGCTTTTCAAAAATTTCGTCGTTGTTGTTGCCGGTCAAATCAAATCTGTCGTGCGTTACATTTACTTCAATACGCTTCCATATATCAAGTACATAGGCCTGTTGGCTGATCCATGCGTCACTGATTTGATGTGGACTTAGATATCCAAACATGTCAACCCACTTCCGTGGAACAATGGGAAAAATACTGTAGGGATGATCATTGTGTGTGTGAAATGCCAGCACTTTGAACTCACCGGTATGCGCAGCTATCACAGTGTCCCAGCCCTGGGTTTCCATAACAGCATCATCATTCCAGAAAACCAACCAATCGGCATCGGCATGTCGTGCCAGCCCATTTACATATTCGTTTAGACGAATATATCCCATTGGGGCAAACACATGCGCTTGGTAGTTTACACCAAGTTGTTCCAATTCTGGTTGCAGTTCCGTTGTAAAATAGTCAACTGTTGCTGTGTCGTCATCATCAAATCCTATCAACACTTGAAACGAATCAACGTCATCTGCTGTATCAACTGCGCTGAGAATACTGCGCCTTAGTGCTTCTTTGCGGCCTCTAGTGGGCAACAGCAGTGATATACGGTATTCGCTCATGTTGTTTCTTATTCAAATAAATCTTCATTCCACTCACGATGTCCTTCACGGAACGCCATGTTGGCTTGTGTTTCACGCACTTCCACACGATAGCACCACAAGCGTTTGGATTCTGCCTGACCCCACATGTCTGGAATGTAAACACCATTGACATATTTGTACAGCTGGTCAGCCAGACCTTCGCAGCCTAGTTTGGGCAGAATAGTCAGTTTGGCCAACTTGCGGCGTTCCATTTCTTTGTAAAACGCCAGTTCAGGATCGTCCTCGGCCACCAATAAAGTGTGATCAAATTGACTTTCCAATATACCTTTGAGTTCTTTGAGACCTCCATAATCAGCAGCCCAGTTGCGAGCATCCAGATCATTGGTACCAAAGTAAAACTTCATGTTGAAGCTGTAGCCGTGTATTAGATTACAGTGACTGTCAGCACGCCATTGTCGATAGGCGCAGGGAAAAGAGTCGTGATACTCTTTGGTGCTGGTGTACCTATAGTTCACTGGTCTAGTGTTTTGTAAGTTTTCTTCTAAATGACGGATTAAGTCCACTGATGAGTTTGCCATTATTTTTCTCCTATGTGATTATAGCATAGGTGGCAGAGTTTGTAAAGCGGGAGTGACACCAAGACCGCTATGTTTTTATTTATGGTAGTTGCCCTTGCCAGGAATGGTATTGCGTACACCTCCCACTGGGTCCTCAACATCTCCGTGCCGTCTGGGAATCAAATGAACATGTGGCCACTCGACTGTCTGTCCTGCGGCACTGCCGTAATTCATACCAATATTGAATCCGTCACATTGACCATTCTCAATCATGGTCTGTCCATGTATAATTGCATCGTTGAATGCATCCAGTACCACTGACATAGTATTGTGCTTGGGCACAAACAACAGGTGGCCTGGCGTACACGGATAACGGTCCTCGTACACTGCCACATGGAAGTCTTCTCTTACCAAACTTGTCCATGGAGCAGAACTATCCTCAATTGAACTTGGAATATTTTCCGAAAATATGTGAGTTCTATGTTTCATTATAAAGCAATCTTGTATTTCAAACCAATTTGGCCTGTGCCATCTTGGCCATATGTTGTTGATAAATTTAGGCTGTGATTGCGCACAGGTGCATAGTCAACACTGGCGCCAACAAAACCAGTGCGTTGGTTACGGATCTGATTGGTTGCGTTGCTGTAGTGCATGACTCCATCAGCATCAACACTGGTGGGAACTGTCAAGTTGACTGAGCCACTGGTCACAGTAGGCTTGAAGCCAGCATACAAGTTCACACTGTTGTTCCTCCACCCTGCTACAGCATAGGCACTGCGAATGTCAGACACGCGATTGACCATGGCGTACTGGTATTGGCCCGCAGTGTTCATAACACCTGCCTGTGCCCATGCACCCGAAGCGTCTGGGCTGTACAACATGCTGAATTCAGCAGTGGTGGAGCCTGCACTTTGTCCCCACATGCCAGAGAAGTTGACCCAAGGATTGTGTGCCACTTGTGTGACTGTGGCTTGATACTGCAAGGCTTGCCGATGAAGATCAAATGCTTGGCTGCTGACTCCCACACTGATGTTGGCACCCGTGCCACTGATGGTCACACCTCGGGCTGTGACTGAAGGACCTGCAAATTTACTGCTCCAACTTTGTCCCGCAGTCTGCTGCATGTGTTCCACAGGCTGCACAGTGCTGCCAGCAGCAGATGACAGGTTCACTGTGAAGTCTCGTTCAAAGCTGTCAACAGCCGACACAGCCGACAGCATGCTGGACACTGATGCATCCATCACACCAGCAATGGCCAAACCGCCGCTGAGTGGCCGCGCTGTGCCTGTTCGACCTGTGACTGAAACGCCCAGCGACCCCACTGGCTGTGTGGCCCTGTTGAGATCCAACAGCCCATGGCCCATTTGATCTGCGTTGTAGTTTTTTATGTTTTTATTGGCAGTTTTAAACAGCAGCTGAGCCAGCTGATCACCCTTCATGTAGGGCCACAACTGATGAACCACAGCCACTGCACCAGATATGGCAGGTGCAGCAAAACTGGTGCCGCTGCTGGTTCGATATGCACCGTCTGCACCCACAGTTTCAATGGCCACACTGGGCGCCATCAAGAAGAAGTCTTTGGTGCGATAACTGTCTTGACACACCTGATTCACTGACACTTTGCAAATGTGTCCTGCACCGTTGCCCTCCACTGAGTTGGTGGTGGTGTTCCAGCCACCTGCAATAATCATCTGCCCATTCATCACTAGTCGGCCGTCTCGGCCCACAGCAGACGCAAACACCGCAGGCGACTGCACATAGCCTAGGCCTTGATTGCCTGCGGCCACAACCAGCACCATTTGCTTGCCCAACACCGCAGACCAATCAGTTGGTCGTTCCAAGTTGTAGTAGTTGGTGCCACCGTAGTTGACATGGTTGCTGTAAAAAGTACCGTCAGCCAACCTGTAAACAGATCTGGTGTAGTCAGCGGCATAGTTCACATTGGAACTCAAGTTAGCCACCACAATGTCTGTGTACTGCTGTGCCCACACCAGTGCTTGACGAGCTGATGCCATGCTGACGCTATTACCCGTGCCAATCTTGGCAATGGCCAGATTGGCATCGTAGGCCACACCATGCATGCCTTTGCCGTCACGAGCAGCGGCCGCAATGGCTGCCACCTGGCTGCCGTGACCCACTGTGTCCAATATGCTGGTCTGTGTGTAGTCCACGCTGTATTTGATTTTTCCAGCAAACTCACTGCCAGCCACAGCAATGCCAGTGTCCATCACCATAATGGTCGAGCCCTTGCCAGTCCAGCCACGAGCATAGGCATAGTTGGCACCCGTGGCTGAGATTGTTTTGCCAGCCTCACTGGTCAAATACCAGCTGGGGTCAAAACTGGGCACTGCTGTAGGCGTGCCCATGTTGGGGTTGTTGTAGTAGGTGGCCGCGTTGAAATTGGCATCAAACACTAGCCTGGGCACAGTTGGGATCACCGCTGGAGTCACCGCTGGAGTCACAGTTGGGGTTACAGGCCGCGCAACAGATGCCACGGCGCCAACTGTTGTGGCACTGATTAGGTCCTTGGCTCGAAGCTTGTTGTTGATGTAGGTGTATTTCCATTGTTGGTTAATCACCGTGCCATTGGGTTGTTTTACCATGGCAGTGATATACGCATAGCGAACTACATCAGCTGCTACTGCCAGCCCCATGGTCATTGCCATCACGGCAATTGCAAAAAATTTCAATACTTTGGTCATTGCGGACCTCCTATATGGTTGGTTAAGTATTCATTATAACAAAAGAATATTTTATAGTCAACTGCGATCCAAATGTTCTAATTTATTGGGAACATTTGTCCATTTTTCATGGTCTGGCAGTGGATCTTTTCGTTTGGTTATAGGCGACCATTTTTTTGCCAATTCTGCATTGATATCCACAAATGCTTGTAAGTGTGCCGGAACATCATCCTCGGCATAGATAGCATTGACTGGACACTCGGGCACACACACTGCACAGTCGATACATCCATCCGGGTCGATTGCTAGAAAGTTTGGACCTTCCACAAAACAATCTACCGGACACACCGCAACACAGTCAGTGTGTTTGCAAAGAATACATTCTTCGGTTACAACATAGGTCATTGGTCGATGTACTTCATCACACTCTCGGGGCTAGAAACACCGTAAGGATCTGGATCTGCGGCACTGGAGTCGGGTTCCACAAACATTTTTTCTACTTTGCAGTTGTTGATCACTGCCGCATAACGACGACTGCGCAGGCCAAATCCAATCTCACTCATGTCAACTGTCATGCCCATTCCGTCGGTAAAAGTACCGGCGCCGTCTGGGACGACTTTGATATTTTTAATACCCAGCGATCGAGCCCATTCGTTCATTACAAAGGCATCGTTGACACTGATGCAATAAATCTCATCAATGCCTTTGGCTCGAAATTCTTCAAACTTTTGTTCAAAGCCCGGCAGTTGGTATGTGCTGCAAGTGGGAGTAAATGCTCCGGGCAGACTAAAGACAATCACTTGTTTGTTGGCAAACAAATCCGTGCTTGTTTTAAAAACAAATTCTCCGCCGATCGGGCAACCGCCATCTTCGGGAGCTTCGTCGCCTTCGCGAAATGCAAATTTTACATTGGGTACAGTTTGTGTCATATTATTTTCCTTTAATTTAATTACCGTTTCTTGACTGAAGCAAGATATTGTCAAAGAATTCCTTCTTTGTTCCTTTGTCGTCCTTGAATGCACCTTTGAGCACTGTGGTCTGTGTCAGACTACTGTGCGCCATTATTCCTCTATTGGTGCAGCAGCCATGTTCCGCTTCAAGATACACTGCTACATTGTCGCTTTCAGTTGCTTTGGAGATTTCTCGTGCAATGTCATTGCAGAGTTCTTCCTGTAATGTACCGCGACGGGCACACCACTGAGCAATGCGAGTGTACTTGCTAAGACCAATAAGTTTTTGAGCAGCAATGATTCCGATATAAGCCACACCGGACACAGGCTGATGATGATGACTACACATACTACGAAGCTCACTTCTAACCACCAACATACCTTCGTAACGGTCTGCCGAATCATTTGGGAAAGCGGTTGCATCTGGTGCTGGTTCATATCTACCTGCCATAATTTCATTGAAGTACATTTTAGCAAGGCGGCGTGCTGTACCTTTGCTATTAGGATCATTCTCACGATCAATTAACAGTGCATCGAGTACACCCTCAAACGCTACAGTTGCCTCTTCAATAAGATAGTTCTTGTCAAACTCATCTTTAACATACTCGCTGATGTTATCACCAGCCCAGAAACGCTTGTTGTCGGCTTGCATTCGTTCGCGAAGCACCTGTGCTAAATTTTTACTTGTGTCCATACTTTTTCTCCGATGTTGACGCAGTGGATTGCTTTTGTTGATTGTATAGTATTTAGACTGCAAAGTCAATCTACTATGGTAATAGTTCTTAGGTCTGGGTAAGCGACATGCACAGGCACACAGCCTTGGTCCTTGATTCCTTCCAACATGGCCAGACCTTGAACAGCTTCTTCGGGCGTGGGCTTGTAGTGATATCCAACTTGAAATGTGTGTTGTGCTTGCCAGGGTGATGTATTTAGGTCGCGTCCATCATAGCGTTGACGAATCATGATCTCGTATGCTGCTGGATCATCCAACAAGATGGCACCACCACGACCAATATGCAGGGGTTTACCGTGTCCAAAACTCAAGCACTGCATGGCACCAGGTCGATACATGTTCTTTTCCAGTCGTCTAGCACTGTCCCAGATTCGAGTGTCATGAATGTGATACTCACCGGTCCAGACTTCGTTTTCCAGGCCGTACTTGATGCCCAGTTTGTGCATGGTCATGGCCACACTCAGATAGGTAAATGCTGTAAAACTACAGCTTCGTATCCGGTCATAGCGTAGACAAAGTTCGATGGCATGTGTGCAGCAATCGGTCATGATCACATAAGGTGCGCCGGTGAACTCTGCCAGCGCATGTTCAAATTTTAGAATCTTATCAAACATGGGATCGATTGTACCAGGTCCATGCATGCGAAATCATGTCATGCAAAGTATGTTTTTGCCATGCGCCGTCCACAGCCATTCCAAACTTGGCAGCACTGGCAGTAAGTACGGGTGGATCGCCTGGTCGTGCCTGACTAAGTTGAACGACCGCAGCACTGCCAGTGACCTGTTGTGCTGTATCAATGATTTCTCTGTTGCTGGTTCCGTTGTTGGATCCAAGATTGTATACGCCTGCTGTGACTTTTGAATCCAGCGCCATGACGTGTGCTCGGGCAATATCTTCCACATGCACATAGTCTCGTACACAGGTTCCGTCGGGAGTGGGGTAATCAATGCCGTTGAGCACAAATTCTGTACGGTCCCGAATGCTTTCCAGCACTCGAGCAATGATGTGTGTTGCCCCGGGCTCTTGACCGTGCCGGCCTTGGCTGTCTGCGCCACACGCATTGAAATAGCGAAATGCCACATAGTCTAGACCATATGCACGGTGATAACTTTCCAGGATCTGTTCCACCATCAGTTTGCTTTGACCATAGGGACTTATGGGTTCCTTTGGATCAACTTCATCACACGGAGTCATAACAGGGTCACCGTACACTGCTGCACTGCTGCTAAAGATAAATCTGGTTTGCGGCATTGCAGCCATAACAATGTTCAGCAGGTTGAGAGTCTTGACCACATTGTTGTTGTAGTAATCACTGGGACGCAGAATGCTAGGGCCAACCAAGCTGGTGCCTGCACAGTGTACAATGGCTGCGGGCCGTACAGAAATCAACTTGCGATAAGAGTCGTCGCTGTCAAAGTCTGCTTGTACAAAGTCCATAACGTCTTTGAGATGACTTGACAAGGGTCTGCGATCAATACCAACCACAGTGTGCCCTGCATCTTTCAACAACAGGGCAATTTCGCCACCAATGTAACCAGCAGCACCTGTTACTACAACAGTGCTCATGATTCGATCTTTCTCACATGATATTTGTCTTGTGCCACATGATCACGATATCGATTGCCTGCACGATTCCATTGTTCGCCGCGGCCTTCAATGATATCAACCACACGATCAACTGTGCCGTTGTTCCAGTCGCTGATCAAGCCCATGTTGTGATGTGGTTCACGCAGCAAGTTTTGCATCTTGTGATAAGCATCATCTATGCTCCAGGGAACATAAAGTCGATTAGGATCGTTTGCAAAAGTTTCAGGAAAGCTACGATAAGCAGGATAGAGCACATTAGCTCCAAGAGTGTCAGCTTCCGAGACGGTGTTGCTAACCCAGTCCTGTAAAGCACAATTGAACAATACACGAGTGTCATTGAGATGATCATAATATTCATTCTTGCTTATGTTGTCATAGATTTTTAACTTGCCGGCTGCTTCCATGGCTCTAGCACGGGTCACAAATTCAGGATTGTTGCTGCGCAATGCACCGCCGGAGTAGATGGCAAACTCACAAGGCTCCGTGGTGAGTTCACCGTACATCTCAATCAGATCCATGAAGAAGCCCGGTTGTTTTTCTTGATCAAACCTAGCTGCAAAACCCACTCGACGAGGGCGTTCTTCAAATGGTCGGACTTTTTCCGCACCGCCGATGCGTTCCAGTACTTCTGCCTTGCCGAACGCCAAGCCTGAGATGTTGTAGATAGGAGCAGTCCAGCCTGCAATACGCATGTGAGCAACCATTTCTTCGTTGGTAGCAAGCACACCTGTCACAAACTCATTGACCATTTTTTCATACAGGCCCATCCACTTTTCCATGCCCCATACATGAACAAAATCATCAGGATCAATGGCCTGAGCAAGACAGCGAACATAGATCCTAGGACGCTGATCCGCATCCACTTGATCAAGAATATAAGGCAAGCTCTCGATACCGGGCTGAAACATGTCTTCAAAGTAGATCACATCTTCACTTGTGACTTCTCCTCGGCGCATCATTTGCACAAGATTCATCATTTGGCTCATGCCAAAGTAACTGCGGCCGTGTGCATCCAACACCTGTCCCACGCTGATACTTTGTGTGTTGTCAATGGTGCTGCCTGGAACATAAACTACATCCAACCCTCTACGATCGAACACACGACGGTTCCATTCAGTCAGTTGTAGAGTGTACCTTGCTTCATACGACTCCAAACCACAATAAAATAGTTTTCTCATTCTTCAACTCCAAAAAAATGTTCTCTAATGGCCACATAACTATCAACACCGCATTGGACATATCCACCCCAATGCGTGTCCTTCATCATGACTTCATCTTCCAACACAGGTTTGTATTGTTCTTCAACCTGCCGCAAGCATTCCGTCACAATCAACTCGGCGAACTTTGTATCATAAGATTCCGAATACACTTTCAATGCTTGTTCTCGGTCTGTGATTTTAATCATAGCATCAAGAGCATATTTTTTAGCCTGTTCGGCAAATTGTTTAATCTTCTCGTTCATTTAGTCCTTGTACTCGGTTCAATACATCTCGATCAATTTGCGCGGCCATTGCCTGTGTAGCAGTCATGGCATACTTTTTGTCAGGATAATGGGTGTATGCATATTTTTCAGCCGAATCACTAGATCGACCCATGTTATTGACTTTGTCTTCCATGTCATGCATACGTCTATTTAGATGATTCATGTCTTCGAACAATCTTCTCAGAGGTCCATGGTTGCGACTGTGTTCTGTTTTGATTTCAGGACGAGTCAGTAGCACTATCATCATGAGACCGCGCAGCGCATCCATCACACGCGGATCTTGACTGGTCATAGCTTCGTCGAACATGTCAACAAAACGCTCAAGGTCAAAGTCTGCCAAATCTTTTTCTCTGCTTGCACCCATGTTAGCATTTCTCCAATAAGTTGTAAAGTGTTCTGGAATCTGTTGGAAACGTATCTAGTCCATCACACCGTATTTCGTAACCAACTGCTCGTAGTCTCTGTTGCACAATAGCTTCTGCTATGAGGTTAATGGGTTGCCACTCCAGTGGTTGATTATTAATAGAGCAATCAACTATACGATCTAACAAGTCAAACTCGTCTACAATGTATTGCTGTTTTTTTGTCCAATCAGCAATAAACAAATCAAGATCGCCGGTCGGTGTTAAATTAAGAAATTTAAAAATGCGTTTGAAAGTATTCTTAGTATCATACAGTATATCAGTATTGCACACTTTTAAATATGTATCGGGCGCTTGATGTTGTGACTCAATCCATTCCTGCACCCATGGAACATAAAACAAACTAAACCATTCTCGCAACTCCCATGACTGCATTTGGTCCCAGTGAGTATAATTTTGATTCCAGTTTACAATGTCATGAGTATTATTGTAACAAAAAATATCAAGGCCGAGGTTTAGTTTTTCACCAAACGCTATTTTGTGATATTGAAATAAAATATTAAGTTCGGCTGCTCGTAAGGAATCAGCATGTAGTATTATTGTGTTGTGTATGAGCTTATTGTTCAAAAACGCTTGTAGTATTTCAGGAAAATGTTGTTTTTTAAATGGATATATTGGGGTGGATATATCTACCACAGATTTTGGAGTTATTGATTCCATATCAGTTGGGTGAAACGCTTTTTCAAATGAATGCATAGATCCATCCGACAACACTTCTCCATTGACCTTGTTGAATTTGTCTGTATACGACCTTAGCACAAATTCAACAGTTGATCCAAACATTCCTGGAACAAAAAATATTGTAACCAAGATTTAAATATTTCTGTTTAACCTACGAGCATCTTCGGCCCACATGTCACGAGCGTTTTTACCCTGCGTGAACTTGTTGTATTGCTGCCAGGCATAACTTTTGAAGTTATACAGGTCTGCTTCATTGTAACGATATCCAAAATCGCAACAAAATTCCAGAAAGGTTCCTAGTTCTTCCAGTGCTGCTGTAGACTTGGGGTTGGCTTGTACGAGTTGTTTGGCCATGATGTTTCTTTTTTAAAGGTTGATGAGATTTAAAAATTTTTAAATTTTTAAAGAGAGGTTAGGACGAGAAAGTTCATACTTGATCAAGCAGCCGTTTTCATTGTCTTCGGATACTTCAATCCACACAGCTCTGTCCGGATATCGCTGTGCAATCTGTATATATATGTCATCTGCGATCATCTCGCAACTTTTGTAGTCAAGGCTTAGAACGGAATCCGTATTATTGTTATTGTCGGTATGTTTAGGCCGGAACAGGTTTTCGAGCCAGCGTTTGAATTGGATGAACTCGATGTCCCGGTCATTATGGAACACATCGATCCACACCCTGAAATGAAAGATGTGGCGATGAGGATGGCCCAAAAACGATACATCATATTCATCTCCTGTGGCCAACGCTGGATCTGTCAGCGCCGCAGGGTATTTATGTATGCCTTCTTTTTGGAATGTGACCCAGACTTTGCGTTCGGCCTTTTCCACGATGCGATCTATTGCTTCTCGTTGTGCTTGTATCATTTTTGTAGTAGTTCCATGGTTACAATTTTACCCACACTTTCAGACAAGTTTTCTTCTGGTGTGACAATATATAATTTAGAGCGACGATCCTCTGATTTCCTATGATAATAACTGGTTTCTATCAAGGTGCCGCCCAACACTGTTTGTATTCTAAAGGTTAATGGGTCTGACAATTCAATACTATCATCATCTCTGCTTCCTAGGGCATAGACTACATCGTTTTCTTGTAGATTGTGGTTGAAATCCCAACCCCATTTCATCATTCTTGACCATAACCATCTAATCATTTTACTACCTCGTCTTTGTTGTACTGATCCCAGTCAGTGAATGCTGTGCGACTTTGTAATTTGTGTACACTGTGACACCACACTCCAGGATTGGTAGCAGCAAAGTCTTTGTCGTCCAGTTTGAGTGTGGCGTTGTAGCCCAGCTGGCGTATGTAAGGCAGCTTGACCGATATCATGGGAATGAAGTTGTGATGTTCGGTGAATCCGCTTTCTAACAAGCCTTCCACGGATTTGACATCTATGTCTAGGGTGCATAGATAACCTCGGTCTAGGAATGGTCCAATCATGTTCTCCCAGTCTAGCCAACCACGAGCATTGATGTCATAGTTGGGAAAACTCTGGTTGGCGCCAAAGTAGATGTGTTCGCAGCCTGTTAGGTGTGCAGCAATGTCATCCACTGACTGCACACCCACCACAAACAGAGTTTTCTTTCCCAATGCAGGAGTGTGTTCTACTTCTGTTCCAGTAAAGAACTTTACCGAATCGTCGTGATCTTTTCTAATCATAAACCTAAATCTTCTTGAATTGCAATTCGATCGTCTATTGCTTGTTGTGATTGTACATTATCATCGACCTCGTCGTCAACTGTTTCGAACAATGCGTTGAATTGTGAACGAGCGTTTTTGGCCTTCTTGCCTTTGAATCCGCGAGTGCCGACTATGTCCATCCAATAACGATCGTACTGTTCAATGATGGCTTCTGCTTCTGCTCGATCTGGTGTAGCAAAGATTGCTTCCACAATGTCTTCAAACTTGGTGTAATCGCCATTGGTGTCCCACATCATTTTGGGTCTTGATCCAGCATCAAATTCTCTGTTGGCCCGTTGCACTGATTCCAAATGTAACCACACATTATGACCCATCAACAAAGCATAGCTGAAACTGTCCCAACTTGTTTTGCCTTCTTTGCCAATCTTATTTAGGTCACCGGGTTTGTAATAACAAATATCTTTCATCTGCAGATGTTGGCTGATGGGACTTTCGTCGAATTTATCAACCAGGCCATCTGCCACCACTGCTTGTCCATACGGGCGTGTGTCTGTGCTGTACTTTTTGTCATCCGCAATGGGATTCATTCTGTAACTCCACTTGCCATTGTGTGGCAGCACAATCTCGTGATACACTTGACCATTGGCAGTGGCCAGGAATGGACTGGCACAATCAAAAGAAATGGTAAATTCTGGATTCACATACTTTCTAACTGCTCGCTGAATCACAGTCAGCAGCACGGCCCATTCCAACTTGCTGGTACCCAAAAAGTGCATCCAATCGTGAATACCTGGTTGCAACAAATTGTCATGTCGCAATGCTACCAAACGCTTGAGCACCAAATGCACATCACACATGTTCTGTCCGCCCATGCTCCAGCCGTTGAAGTGAGTGTCTGGATACTTGACAGGATCGCAGTAGTCTTTCATTAGGTCGTACCAGCGATCAGCGTCGGCATGACTGGCACCCTGCAGAACATTCAACACTTTCATGCCACCATTTTTAACACCTTTACGATGTTTCATAAAGTATTCGTTGTTGTATTTGGTAGCGTCAACTGCTTCTTGCAGTGTTTTGATACCGCACTTGTCGCTGGCATTCTTGTCATGAATAACCCAGGTAGGGATATCCAGAGTCATGCCGTATGTGGCAACACCGTCTAGCCATTTGAGAATAGATTCGCGCTTCTTTTGTGCTTTGGCACAGCCCGAGTTGGCTTTCCAATCGCCTTCCCACAGACCTTTGGCAATCTGGAATCCACCCGAGTCGCCTAACACGAGTGTGCCAGGCTCACGATTACGAACCATATCCTCTGACCAGTCTGGTTTGGTAAGATCTAAGTTGGCGTGTCCACCTGAATACAGACTCCACCGATATGGAAACAATGCTTGCTGGCTGTTGAGCCAGTTCAGTTGTTCCATATCAGGAATACCTGCGGGCATACGACCTGGCTCCACATAGGGACCATTTACTGGATCACGCTGCTTGCCTACAAAGGTGGCGTAGAATCCACTAATAGCCGGCAAAAATATGGCGTAATCTTTTTGCTTGGCTGTTAGATTGTCTTGTTCCATCACTTGCTCTGTGCTGGAAGAATGTAGTTATAAACAGCAAGTCCTGAATCCACAGTGATCATTGCTGCACCGTCATCACTGATCCGGACAATCTTGTCGCCAGCAAGATTCATAATGCTGATGAATGTCACAATAGGCCACGACCATGCTCGTTTGAGCTGTCCTGTGATGTTTGGTTGAAACACAAAGTTTCCAGCGTGAGTGCTGTGATCGCCAAAGAAGAACATCAAGTCGGTACCATCGGTTTTTGCTTGAAAGTTGGTTTCTTCGGCGTTGGCCTGTGCTTGCATTTTCAAACGCAGGATACTGGCCACAGTTGGTTCAAACTCAATGTGCCAAGTTGGTGTTTTAAATTTATAGTTCTTGAGCTGGTCGTTCACCATGCCACTGGCCATAAAGCGATAGCTGTTTTTAAAGTCGCCAGCAGCGTTTTCAAATGCAATACCATCTGGTTCGCCTGTGGTCTTGCGTGTGATACTGAGTTTGGCGTTCTCGCGGTATTCCTGAAGATTCAACAAGATTTTTAACTTGTTTAAATTTGGCATGCCAAAGGTACCAACAAAATCTGCCACTGGTCCAGCAAACTTGCCTTCCACTACTACCGAACGGTCTTCTGCCACCGCAGCAATAACTGTTTCTTTGTCGTCGCCTGTGATTTTAACCAAGTCAATTACACCCAAATCGAGTGTGTGTTGAACCAGGTCTAGTAAATGATCTTTCATGTTTTATTTCTCCTATAGTGTATTGTATATGGTTTATTTAGATTTTGCAAGTGGTTTGGGTAATATTTTTGCCAATGTTTGTCCGCCTTTTAGACTAGTGAGTGTTCCAGGTTTACGCAATTCCAGCCAGGTGAGATTCAGCTTGTCGGTCCACATAAACTGCTGTTGATATTTGAGTCGCTTGGCTGCGGCTTTGACACGCCTTCCTGGTGTATAAAAACAGAAGTTTTTTTCAACCAATGCCACACAATGAGCACGATCGCAATCATTGAATGTCATGGCCAGTGTGCCGCCAGGTCTTAGTTTTTTAAATATAATTTCCAAATAGTTTTCTACCACTTCAATCGGTGTGAATTCAAAGAAATTAAATGCCAGACACAGTCCCAGTTGATTGTCTGGTATTGCAGCCAGCACATCAGTTGTGACCGGAGATTCTTCGTATGTTCTTAATCTATTTTGATACTCAGCATTGAATTTACTCCGAGCTGGTGCCAACAATGCATGACTGTAGTCAACAAGATACAATGGATCCAGTGCTACCAAATCATCAATGAAAGTTTCTTTTCCCGGTCTAATGATCAATCCAGCATACTTCCAGTCTACAAAAGATTTTATTCTGTCCAACAGCATCTGTTGAGTTTCTGGACTTATTGCTAGACTACGGTCAATGATTTGTTGGTTGACTTGGGCGTTGGTGCTGTCGGACAAATGACCGTATCTAGTAGACTCTTCGTTGTACTGTGCTGTGCTATCTTTATAGTAGGTCTTTTCAACAGTTTCAATTAAGGAATCCAGTTCTTTTACCAACTCGTCCAGTGTCAATCCAAATTGATTAAAGATGTCAACTAGATTATTTAAATCTTCTTCTATCGACTGCGTGAAAGATCGCGGCTGTATCACACTGTTTTTCACAGTATGCACAACATCGGCCAATTTATGTCGAGCATGATACTGTATATCTGCCACATCATATTCCAGCAGTTGATTGCGGTAGGCAATGAGTTCGCTTAGTTTCATATCTTTACCATTCAAATAAATTTTGGAATGTGTTTTCTGTGTTGGTTGCACTGGGCAAGTCCCACTCCATTACACCCAACAGGTTGTCAATCTTCTGATCCACCACAGTGGCCTCCATCAATCCGTCATCAAACGGCAGTTCCTTGAACCACTCCGGCAAGCGTTGTTCGTCTGTGGGATAGCCAATGCTGGTCCAACCCAGTGCATTGCTCTTGAGTTTGCACACAATTGTTTTCATACCATCCACAATCTGCATTGAATAGTTGTCACTGTTCATGCGTCTCAGATTGTTCCAGTTCATTGCAGCTCTGACATGGCCAGGCATGTTGGCTTTGCCTTGGCGTGTTTCTTCTGCTGCATATTTGGTCAAGTTGTTGACACGCTTGGGCGATCCTTTTTCCCAGCCGGGTCGATCCATGAACTCGTATTTGAATTCACGGATGCGTTCAATGATGCTTTCTTTTTGTGCTCCACTCAACGCAAGATTCAAAATCTCCAACAAGAAGTCTTGAATCACTTTGGGTGTATCACTGCGCTTGAGGTCAAGCCCCATGACTTTTGTCTTGCCCAGCGCACCATTGACGTCCAATCGCTTGCCTTCAAGGTCAATGATGTTTACAGCATAGCGTTTCTTTGTGATGAACAGGCCACGATCTGCCACCAGCTCGCGGCCGGCTTTGATCAACCCGCCCATGTCTCGCGGACAATGGAATGCCTGCTCCATAAAACCCGGGAATGAATCGTTTACTTGATCTGCAATTGAGTCATACAAAGCAATACAAGTTTCCTTGCTCCACTCCATGCGACCTTGCTCTACTTCGGTCTTGATTGCCGGCCAAGCACTGAAGTAACATGAATCAGTGTCGCCGTATATCACAGCATCGCCGGTATGATCATACTTGCCAGTGATACATTCATTGATGTAAGCATCCATGTGTCGGGCAATGGCACGGCCTGTCAGTGTGGTACTCTGACCAATGCGATGGTCAAAGAATCTGCAACCGGGATTCAGCAGGGCTCCGTACAAGCTGTTCAAGTTGATCTTCTTGACCAGTTGCCGCTTGTCCCAGAATGCTTCTTCTTTTTTGTCTTTGGCATCTTTTTTCTTGGCCTGCATTTCTTTGCGTTCACTATACCATCGTTCCAGCAGACCGGGAATGATACCTTTCTTTTCGTAAGTGATAATGGTTCCGTTGGCAGTCAAGATCCATGGACGATTTGAATCAAACACAATGGACCACATCTCAGCCGCTGAATACACATTGGTCTCGCCATCTTGCCAATCCACTGTGAGTTCAGTGCCGCGTTGTTGTTCCATCACCGCAGTGTATTCCAAACTGCCGAACAGGCCCTCCCACGCTGCTGCAAAACTTGCGCCACCGTTCATTTTGTCTTTGATGTAACGATCAGTCATGATGGGTCGCAGTTGACCTATCACAGTTTCTGGACCCATGTTCATGGCACGAATTGCCGATGGATACAGGCTGTTGATGTCAACCGAACCAATCCATTCACTCATGCCCTTCTTGGGATATGCCACATAGGCACCTGCGGCCTGAGTGTTGTCGTCAGTGAGCTGTTGCTTGCGATTGGGCACAACCATGCCACGCTCGTGTGCTTCGTTGATAATGGCCTGGTCAGTCACAGCAACTGCACCCATTGTGGTCTGTAGCAACACAGTGTTGGCATGTGCCAGTGTGTTGGCCAGATCCAAAAACTGTAGTTTCTTGTCCAGCTTGTCCAACAGTGCAGTATCTTGTCTGTTGTAGGCAATGAATGTTCGGAAGTGTTGATTGTACAGTTGATCCAGTGTGCCTTCAAACTGTGTCTTGCGCTCGCCTAACTCGTGTTCGGCAATGGCATCCAGGCTGTAGCTGTGTCGTTCTTCATATGTGTATTTGCGATACAACTGCATATAGTCCATATGCACACGACCGATCAGATCGTATGTTTGTTGTTCAGCACCAAAGCGTTCAAATTGCCTTGGTTTGGGAAACTGCCCCCACAGACAGAACTTGCGTGTGTCGTCTTTGCTGAGTATGCGAGTGATACGATTCACTGTGTAGGGAATGTCGTAGCCCTCTGAATTCCAACCGCTGAGTACATCGGCATCGTCAATCAGGTCCAGAAACATTTTCAGCATGTCTGCTTCGTTGTCAAACAAGAATGTGTTGTCAAATTCAGCAACCAGTTCTTGTGCAGTAGCCATGCTGATACTTTTGGGCGGCACAGCCAATGTGACCAACTGATCCAGCCAGTTCAAATAAACAGAAATGGCAGTGATGGCATTGAACGGATCGTGAGTGGGAGAAAACCCGCGCTCTTTGTCAAAGTCTACTTCAATGTCAAAAAAGGCCGTTTGCAGTTCTGGGGCAACAGCATCTTTGTAGTTTTCTTCAAAGCATCTAAAGATGGGATTGATATCGCTTTCATACAACTGCTTGCCGCCGTGCATGCGAACTTCTTTGCGAAATTCTTTGTTGTTGCGTGTGCTGAATCTTGACACAGGTGTGTCGTAGATGCTGCGGAACTTGCCACGGGCATCATCATAGTAGAAGATGTAGTTGGCTGGATATTCTTTGTAGACTCTCTTGCCGCCTTGGCGTTCTACAACATGGATGCGATCGTGCTCACGATCAAACAGTGCGTCTACATAACTCAATCATTTTCTCCGTTTATGGCCGGTGGGCCGTGATTCATGCTCGTATCGTGAGCGACTCGCTGTTTAAAACAGTACTTATAATGTCTTGCCCACAGTCTCAAGAATTGTTTCCAGCAATTCGTGATCCTGTTTGGCCTTGCCAAATTCAGCTTTGTGTGCCAATTTGATGGCCTTTTTCAACACACCGGGTTTGATCTCAAGTTCTTCTGCAATGGCCTTGATGGTGTCGTTGAGACCGCCGGTGAGTGTTTCAATCTCCTGAGTCACTTGCATGCCCTCATTGATGATTGCTGTCAGTTTGATCTTTTGGTCGCCGTTGAATGTCTTTTGTTGTGTCATAGAATACTCCGATTAAAAAGTTATTATAACATGGATTTTGTTGATGTCAACTCATTTTGGTAATAAGCTCACTTCCAGTAAGCCGAGTAGCGAATTCGGTTCACTGCGCCAGCAGCCGGCGCACACTTATATAACGCAAAGGTCCTAAGGTAGTGTGTTCTGTTATTTTCCTGCCACTGCTAGTGCAGCGCCTTTGTTGAAACTGGGACTCCATGGACTATTGCCCAGCTTTAGTCCTTTGCGTTTGCTCCAGTCATATCCGGCTCTGTGTCCCGAACAGTCTCGGGTGCATTCTGATCCAAGAAAAGTCAATTCGCGCAGTTGATCTCGTGTCCACCGGTCAGGTATCACGCCATGCTTGGCCACAAACGCATCGTGCAATTGTTTGCCGGTGATGCCGTGGTCTCTGGCAATGGTCTGCATCATGTGGTCAATTGCGCTGTAACCCTTAGGATCGTCGAGATCTTTTTCAAGATCCTCCACTGCACCTTCTTTCACAATTGCAAATTCACTAGCTCTCATGGAATCAGTTAACAAGTTTGTTGTATGGGCTAACAGACGCAATGCCCGCTAATCTTTTCATGCCAGCAAGAGAATCTTCCGCCACAGGTGCTGCTGCAATATCATTACCTTGATCATCTAATCCTGCCTGTGCCATCATTGCAGCTAATTTAGGATTTTTAGCCTTCATTGCAGCTATTGCTGCGGCTTCTGGATTTCCACCTGCGGCCATGGCAGTGTTTGCTGCTTGCACAATATCTACTTTCTTACCTGCTGGATTAGTTGCTGGTGAAGTTGTTCGCGGCTGAAACATGCCAGTCGTTGTTGGTGCTGCTGGCGCAGCTACAGGTGCAGCTGGTGCTGCTTTAGCTTTATTTGCTGCTGCTGCTGCTTGGGCAGCTTGTATATCAGCTTTTTCTTTCGCTGCTAATTCTGCGCCGTAAGCAGTTAACTCACCAGTCTTGCCGCTATATCTAGCAGTTGGTGAATCAGGTGTTGGTTCTTTTGCAGCCACAGATGCTGCTGGCGCAGCTACAGGTGCAGCTACAGGTACTGCTGCTGCTGGCGCAGGTGCTGCTGCTTTAGCTTTATTTGCTGCTGCGTAAGCAGCTTCTTTAGATTTATTTGGTGTTAGCAATCCAGGTTTTTTGGGAGCTGCCGCCGCTGCTGTTGTTGTTGGCAATGTAGCTGCTGGCTTATTTCCTGTCCAGATCTGGTTGGAGCGAGGAGCAGCCTCATGTATGGCCCTGATCGGGAGTCCAGCAGACTTCAACATGGATTCTAACTCGTCGCCTGCTGACTCTGACACACCTTCTTTTATCTCAGCGCCTCGTTGTCGTTGAAGCTGCGCCGCAGCCCGATTGATTGAAGCCCACCGACCACCCATATGATGGGTCTGCCCGTGATTTGGTCCAGGAACTCCTAATTTTTTAGCAACTTGTTCAGGAGTCATACCTTTGGCCAGTAATGCCAAGGCCTCAGCATCTTCTTTTCGTGACGCATCGGTTGATCGTGCTTGAGCAGAACCAGCAGCGCCAACGCCAACAGCACCAGCGGCTGCTGCACCTAAGCCTTGTAAGAATCCTCTGCGGCTTAGATCTTCCTCTATGCCATGTTTTTTCATCAATCGACCAATTTGACTGTCTGGATTTGGTCGATTGCCAGATTTTAAAAACGCACGGATCATGCCTAACTCTTGTTGCTTGCGTTCATCAGACCGATCAACTGCAGGTCCAGTACCGGTGTTGTCACTGCTGTCTGACTGGGGTTCATAGTACCAGCCCCGACCCGGGTCGTCGCCGCCAGTTTGAGTTGGCTTATTAAATTTGAAATAGGCGATCTGTTTATCACCCCAGTAGCCTTTGAACACGCCAGTGGCATCATCAAAGTCTTCACGATCAAAATGATCTGCTTCAAATTGACCAAAGTAATCCGCACTGCGACGATATGACTCTGGCGTGGGATACTTGTAAGGATCATCGCCGATGTCGTCGTCGCCACCACCTGAACCGGGAGCAAATTCATTCAGGCCTTGTGCAGCATACTTGGCGTACACATTGCTATTTTCGCCGTAGCCATGTCGTCGAGCCAGTTGTTGCAATTGCTCTCGTGTCTTGCCTTGGAAGTATTCTTTCTTTTCGGCGTCGGACATTTGACGAATTTTTTCTTTGATTCGAATCACTGCCGCTGGCATGGCACCTTCCGCCACAGCTGGTTGTTTTGCTGGTTGTTTGACTGTGGTATTCACACTGGAATATCCAGTAGGGCCACTGAAATTAGGAGTCTTGGCAGGTGCAGGTTTAGCAGCACCTGCAGCTCGCGCAGCTTGACGACGAGCAACTTCTCTACGACCAACATAGCCAGCACCTTGTGGATCCTCACCTGGAAATTTGCCAGCTGCTGCTGCGGGTGCTGTTGGCTTGGTTGTAGTGGCGGTAGCTGTTGTTGGTGTAGCAGTTGTCGGTGCTGTTGGTGTAGCAGTTGTCGGTGCTGTTGGCGTAGCTACTGTTGGTGCTGTTGGTGTAGCTGTTACTGTAGCAGCAGCAACTGGTAGACCCATTTTACTGTAAACTGAAGTTACCACTTCTTGTGGCACGCCTTGTGTGACCAACCAAGCAGCCAATTGATCTGAATCACTGGGTTTTCCCTTTTGATGCCAGTTCATCTTGAGTTTTTCTTTGGTCACGTTGGTAGTAAATTGACGACCAAATGTGCTCAGTGCACCACCTACTTTGCTGAGCCCACGGCTCAGCAGGCCGGGTTTTTTGGCTGCAGGTGCAACTGGAGCACCCGCCATGTCGGGACGATACAATGCCGGGCGTGTGCTTCCAGGCACACCCTTGAGTTCCATGATGGCTTTACGGTATCGGTCAACGTTTTCAAACACTGTGTAGGCGCCAGCAGTGGTTAAGTTCACAGTTTTGCTCTTGCGTCCTATGCTTTCGTTCAATTTCCAATTCAAGATGGTTGTTTTTTTGTCAATCAACTGACTGACCGGCAATCTTATTAACTTGACAGATTCTGTGAATCCTTTTGGTCTTATTGAACCGCTGCCGCCGCTGCCGGGTGTGTAGTTTGATGGATACATGGGCGCTAGGCCTGGTTTGGTAGCTTTCATAGATCCGTCTGGCTGTAGTTCAGCACTTGGAAAACGTTTGGTAAAGTCTGCCTTCCAGGCATCATATGCGGCTGTTTGTCTGGCCAGTTCGTCAGCGGGCAAACCAGCGTTTGGTGGAATAAAACTACCCTTGTCGTTGACAGGAATGCCGTATTCTAATTTTTGTCCCAGTGAGTCAGTGCTGGTTGGTCCTGATTGACTGTAATCAATAGGAGCAGAATATTTTCCTGGATCAGCAGCAGCTTGACTCACATCAGCAGCGTCAACCCCTCCTAGGCGTTCCAGGCTTCCAGTTTGTGTGATAGAACTGTCAGGCACATTGCCTTTGGCAATGTCGGCCATGGTGTTGGCATTGGTACCCACGCCGCCGGCATAAACGTCGGCTCCTGATGCAGGCGGCAAGGTGATTTCTTGTCCAGGAAATATCACATCAGGATTGAGATTCTGGCCACCTACTGCGCCAGCGTCTGCTGCCAATTGTGGATTTAGCCCAACTAGTTCTTGTACCGATACACCGTTTGCTTGAGCAATCTGACTCAGTGTGTCGCCGGCTTGCACAGTGTATGTAGGCAAGTCAGGACCAGGTACAAATGTAGACGCCGCGGCAGCTGGATCGGTACCAGCGGCCGCCGCACCAGCTGCTGGGTCTGCCCCAAACATACCAGCAATAGATTGACCTGCCCAGGCCAATGCTGCTGCACCTGCACCTTTGCCAAACACACTGCTTAGTTTTTCGCCTTTGATTGCTGCGTCCAGGGCATAGGTTAGGCCAGCAATGACTGGAAGACTTGCACCACCTGTGGCCAGGCCTGTAATGGCCACCAATGCTGCTTTGGCAAATCCAGCAGACTTGGGATATTTCTTTACCAGCATGCGATACTTTTTGATCGCCTGCATTACTGCACCTTTTTGTCCGCCGGCCAGGCCAGCCAGGGCATCAGTGGCCTGATCATAAGCAGTGTCAACTGCTGACACAGGCACAGAATTCTGTACACCGCTCAACACCGTGTTGACCGAATCTCTGATACTGGCTGCAAGATCTGTGGCCTTGTCTTTGCCGCGTCCCAGCATGGTACGATTAGTGCCAGTTGCTGTGTTGGTCATTCCTGCTTCTGCGTCGGCAAACACCTGTAGAATTTCTTTTTCGCTCATGCGGCGTTCGGCAAGATAGCGTCCCACTTGCTTGAAACTGCGATAAACAGGATCTTGCAACAGCAAGGATTCGTCAATTCGTATGCGTTTGTTTGGCTCAGTAATTATTGTTTTAGAATTATTATGACCTCCCGCCATGCCCGACTCGTCCAGGCCACGGTCCTGGCGCCATTTGCGAACACTCTTGCCACGATCGCGACCGCTGCCTAGTTTGGGTCTATTATCGCCTAACTTTTCCGCCACACCTTGCTCTCTTAGCGGAGGAAATCTAGCCAGACTACGAATGAGTTGACTGGTCCAGCCCGAAACATCGCTTGACCCAATTTCGTCAACATCGCCTACGAAGTCTGCAATTTCGTCAATGGCCATTCCAACCACATCGGGGCCGTATTTGGCCAACACTTCGGGATGTTGTGTTATGATTCTGCGAGTGATAGCATTGGTCACTGAACTGTACTCACGGTTTTCTGTCACACCTTTGGTATCGTTGGCAAACTGTTTCTTGGTTGCTTTGACAATGCCCTTGAATCTCTTGTTGCCACGAGCATAATCACCGGCCGCATCAGCAGCAGTGGCATCGGCACCAGCAGCTTTTTTGTAACTGGCCAAGGTGTCTGGACTCAACTCGTTTAATTTATACAGCTCATTTAAAATCATTATGCTTCCTCTATATAATCTGCTGACTCGTCTGTTGCTTTGTCACGCCCCAGATACATTTCCAATGCCATGTGTGCTTGGTCTAAATTTTTAAAACGGCTCTTCATTGAACGGCCGTTGTGTCGTATTTCAAATCCACGACGCTCGTCGCCGTGTATTTCGCACACACGACCGTCTTCCAAGGCCAGTGTCTTGACCGGTGCTGATTCTGTGTAGATGGGTTCTTGAACCGGGGCAGTGGGCATCTGAACAACAGGATCTTCTTCTGTTGGATTTTCTGCAACAGCAACAATCTGTTTGGCTATGATGCTGGAGTCTTTGGTATTTTTTTCTTTGATGTCACTGTCATTCTTGACTTTTTCTTTCAAGTCCGTGTCGTGTTTTTCCTCAGCAACACTGTCAAGATACTCGGCAAAAGATTTTTTAACTTTGTCTAACCGGTCTTCGATGGTGACCTCTTCTTCCAACACATCTTCTGGATTGTCTACACCTTCACCTGAGCCGACCATGTAGCTGCTGCCTGGAACTTTTTTATTGGGGTTGCCGCCCAACACAGGACCCTGGCTGGGCATTTTGTACAGGGCCGGCATCTGCGGCACCGACTTTTGTTGAGCATTCAGCCCAGTTTTGACACTGGCAGGAGTAATGCTGCCTTCAATCAAGGCCAGGCGTTGCATTATAGTGTAGATTTCGTCCATGTTACTCCCTAGCGTCCTTTAAGAAACTGCGCAATTGCCAGGCATATTTGTTCTGCTGACTCAATCGTTCAGCCATGAAGTTGGCAATGTCCTGTTTGTTTTCAGCTTCTGCCTCAGCAAAGCAACTGTTTAACAGAGCAATCATTGGTTCACTGTCGGCCAGCAGTTCTTGTATCATCAGTTTGGCCCGTGGCACTTTTGTTTGATCTTGTATGATTGATAATTCAGCATAACGAGCAAGACTGCCCGGGACGTATTCATCTAGACTGCGAATGTATTCGGCTATGGGATCCACGGCGCTGTAGGCATCTTCGTAGATTTTTTGAAAGAATTTGTGTAGTTGTGCAAAGTCTGATCCTTCCACATTCCAGTGAAAGTATTGAGCTTTTAAATAGTAAGCAAATTGGCTTGCAAGCAAGGTTTTTAGTTGTTCAGTTAGCACGGCGTTTCTTTCCTTTTTTCATATAGCTCGGAGTATTGGGTGTTGGATCCGTTGTGTATTTACCAGAAAAGAAACTGCCACCAGTTCTTGTGATCGTTCCACCTAGCGGCATGGCCACAGGGGCAATGGAGCCAGCACTGGTGCTGCCTCCGGAGGCGTCTTCTTTGACGAATTCAGCTGCTCTCATCGGCTGATCCTTAATATATTGTTTTTAATTTTGCCTGTGCCATAATCCACACGCATGTTGTCAGCATGGATGACTGCTGTGTCTGTGTTGTCCAGTTGATATGTGATGGTGTATTCACCGGGCTCAGCTTCAATTTGCAACGCTTCTTCCAGATATTGATCACGCCAGATCCAGGTGCGTTCAGCAAACAATTCGTCGTCCACATACACACGGTACACCGGCGGCGTACCTGTCCAGTCACAACTGACATCACACAATACACGAACAAACTGTTTCATGCTGTATTTAGTAGCAGTTTACTGAACTTGTTTGATTGACCCGATGTGCCAATCTTGAATATTATATTGGGATTTAAAGATATTACGGGCTGTTGCTGCGTTGGGAGCCCAGGTTGTTACATCAACCAAAGAAACATAGCGTGGGTTTTCAATACGGATCTTTGCAGTCCATAGTTTTGCTCCGCTGATGATTTCTTTGGCTTTCATACTGTTACTTATGAGAATCTGCTGCGGCTGTGGGTGTTACAGTGCGCCCCAGGTACCGTCTTCTTTCTGTTGCGGTTTGCCAAGTCCGGTGTCCAGACCCATGCCTTTGGCTCGCATGCCTCTGACAACTATGTTGCCATTGGGCAGGGTGATCTGTCGCTGTCCAAACGGCATGTGATATGCCTGCGGCCCGCGCTGACTCACAATGGTCTTGGTGTCAGGATTGATTTCATACCAGTCGTCGTCGTTAAAATTGGTGGTGTGTGCTGCTTCCATCACATCATACATGGTTTGTACCATACCCGGTGTAAATTTGCGTAGATTGATTCTGCGGGCCTCCAGCCATTTCTGCACATCAGGACGCTGAAAATCAAAAGTCTTGATTTCAGCGCCGCGATACTGTTGTTGTAGATTGGCCAACTGCTGTTCATCTTTTACTCGTGCATATACTTTTGTGCCCTCTGGCAATTTGGCGTAGAACAACATTTCTGGCTCGGTGTTTTCTGTCACACCTTCGTTTTTGGCTCGGCCTGATTTCATGTTGGCCAGCCAGTGTGCCAGTTGTCCCTTGCGTCCACCTTGCTTGGCAGTTTTGCGTAGACTGCTTACACTGGCCTTGGTGTTGATACCGTGACGCTTGGCATCGCCCTTGTCTTGGGGATTTCGCCCATCAGCAAAGTTTTCCGCCACATCGTGTGGCCCCTTGCTGAGCTGTTTATATTGGTCAAGAATACCCTGAATATCAGTTGGTTTGCCGCCCAAGGTGATTTGAATCAAGCTACCGGGTGCTGTCTTTTTGATCTTTTTAATATCTTGTTCAATTGAGTATTTAAGAAAGCCAGGCTCAAGGTTAAACTCTCTAGCATCAAACACTACGCGAGTGTTGTCAATGGGCAAATTGCCTTTGGGATCAATTGCTTGTATTATCACTTGGTTGGCCGGCTTTGACCGCCGCCAGGCTTCTCGTCGAGCCTCATGCGCAGCGATTCCTGCCTGACCCTCTGGAGAAGCATTATAACGGTCAACGTCATTTTTGTATGCAACATGGATATCAGCATCAACATTGAATCCTTGGCCGTCAAGGTATTCATCCATGTCCTCTTGCACCATGGTGTCAACCATGCGGTATGCTTCTCTACCAGCTTCCATTCCACGATTGATAAAAGCATCTGCTACGCTGTTTATTTCTTCGGCATCACTTTGGTTTTGACTTGTTGTGTCCATGCCGCTGACGTCAACTAAATCAAACTCACCTTCAGCATACAATTTTGCCATTTCTTTTAGAGCTATACCATATGCATATGGTCCAGCACCTTCAGCTCCACCTGGTGCGAATTCGTTTAATAAGCCTTCCGCCACACCTTCTGACTTGTTGCCATAGTTGGCAGCACCTTTTTTGCGACACTGAACTAATCGACCGGATGCATAGGCACTGGGCCATACTTTGGCCGATGCCTTGACCTTGTAGTAGCAGGCATCTTTTTTGCCCTCGCCTAGTTCTGAATATTCCACCACAGGTCCACCACAGTGCGGACATTTTTGTTGTGATTCTGTAATGATATCATTTATGTTCATTTTTTCTTTCCTTTTGTACTGACATTTATTGCTGGGCCTGAACGATTGGCGTCGGGATCTTGTCTGCGTTTTCTGGCTGCTGCACTTGCACGACCTTTCTTGCCCAGTGCATGTGCTTTGGACTGTGGCAAACACTTGGGCTTGCCTTCAGATTCTGACCCTCTAGCACAGTCGCCGCGTATCTTACCATCGGGACCAAAGCGTACCCATTTATCTTTGAACCAGTCGCGAAGATTTTCATTGACGTCCACGCCGGAACCGAATGCAAATTCATACAGTCTCATGTCAGCAGTTCCATCTACGGCGTGCTTTGCATATGGCCTTGTCCGGAGTTTTAGCACAGCTGATGCTGTGCATTTTCATTTGACCACGGCTGCGGCTGCAATAGCTCTTACGACGTTTCGACGCCTTCGAACCTTTCTTTAATTTGCTGGGCTTGGTAGTTACAGCAGTCTTTAGTTTGGACCCGGGATTTTCTCTGCGATAAGCGTTGACAGCTTTCTGACTCATGCCGGCAGTACGATCCTTTTTGTTGGCCTTTTGCCAATCTTCCATGATTGGCGTAGTCACTGCAAACACATACAACTCATCATCTGTCAGTGAGTCGAGGTCTTCCCATATTGTCTCTGCATCTACCCCATTGCGATCTGCAAGACTGTCAATGATAGACTCTATTAGATCAAACTCTTCGTTTAGTTCCACGCGATCTGTTGCACTTACTCCTGTGCTGAGTTCCAGTATTCTTGCCAATTCATCTTGATTTTCTGTCATTGCGGTCTCCTTTTCTTCGTTTTTAGGCACACAGTTGGGAACCATTTTGTTGCTTTTTTTCTTCATACCAACTTGTTTGTGTGTGTCCCAGCATGCTTCATCCAAGTTGTCCTGTGAATGATCGCCGTGTGTTTCACACAGGCCACACATTTCACACACCATTTCCATTTCTGCGCTTTCGTTTTGCTTCTTCTTTCCAGCGCAATGGGCCCGCTGACTAAAGCCCTTGGGATGACTGCAATTGATACTTTTTTTGTATTTTTGGCTCCAGCCTTCTGTGGTAAATTCTTTTGTTTTCATGTTCTTGCCAGCACAAATGGTTGATCGCTGCCAATGAACTCAAGATAGTTGTTCAAGGCCGCTGGGTATTTATCGGTGGGCACTAGTTCATATCCCTGTGCATGGCGCCGAATCATTGCGGTGTATGCACTGGATCTGCCGCCACCAGACTTGGCACTGAACGCTAGATACGGTGGTTTATATTTTTTTGCATAGGTGTTGATAGCGTTGATCACAGTGGCCATTACTCGTCCTGCATCACCACGCCCAGTCATTTCATGTGTTCCGCCGCGAGTAAATGCTACATCAGTTACTTCACCATTGCCTGCAGGAGTAAACGATATGCCAATTTCTCTGCCGTCAGCATCTGTGGCCGACGCATGAATTTCACCTTGAGCTGCAAACTGCTGATCCCACTTTAGTGGAAATGCTGTGTCAAGATCAACTACTTCGTTTAAAAGTTCACTGGCTCTCATAGTCCAATCTTTCCTGGGTACATGGGTCCAGATTCAACTCGTTCGCCGCCATCAAAGTAACTGATTTGCACAGGCAGTTCTTTCCAACCCAGGGCAGCAGCAGCCATGATACGATGATTACCTTCGTTGACCCAAGCACTGCCATCGTAGGCCACATTGATAAAAGGCTTGTATTCTTCATTAGTAAAACTATGCAGTGGCAATTTGCCAGTGTCTTTCATTATTTTCATAATGGCTGCTAGATCCGCTTGTCGTACATTTTGCTGTTCGTTTCGCATGCCCGGTAGTCGCTTGAGTATATCCATGGATACCATTGGTTCAGGTCTAACAGTAGCAGTGGTCTTGCCCATGTAGGGCAACCCGTTGCGGTCGGGACTTTTTTGCTTGGCATACGCAATAGCATCGTCAAGCCATTCTTCGTTGGGTACATCAACTCTGAGTTCTTCCGCCAGCTCGGGGCTCCATTGCATTGCTTTGCCACCTTTGACAGTTGGAGAAAAGCCTTGTCCTCGGTAGAATTTGGTCAGTTTACTTTGGCTTACTTGTCCTTTGTCCCAGGGGAATAATGTAAGGCTGATTCCATCTTCTCGGGCCATGGCTTGCAGTTCTTTCATAGCACGACTGCCCACCCCAGACCGTAGCGGATACGCTTGAAACCATTTGACTTCAACTGCGCCACGCCGGCTGAAGCTAGGAGTTAATTCAAACATTGCAAACTGTTGGTCATCTCCCGAGCCCCAGGTCATCACATGATTGTTCTGCATGGTTTGCGGATAACGGGCATACACCTTTTCAATCCAGGTTCGTGCCCGGGCTGCTGCTTCAGCACCACCAATCTTGATTCTTGCTGGTTCGTCTTCGTGTAAAAATTCTAGTGCTCTCACGACGGCTCCATGACTGGCACAACCGCAACTTCGATACCATCTTGGTATCCTGCACGAGCCAGCCATCCTGCTGCAACTCTGTTGGCATCTGCTTGTGAATTGCCAATGCCGCTGAAGGTGTGTAGTGTATTGCCTTGGCTGTCTTTGATTGCCCATGTGCCTCTAAATGTTCCACTAGCGGCAGATTGCTGTGCTGCTTGTTGACGTTGGCGTTGCAGATCCAGGGTGCTACCAGGAACAAAGTTCTGTTCTACATCTGGCTCAATGTCAATGACGCCGGGCACAGGTGTTGTGGCCACAGGACCTTGAATTGGTGTGTCAATTGGTGCGTATCTAAAGTCATCTCTGCCGCCAGCTTCGGGACTCATCAACCAGTCAGTGAATTCAGCATTGGCCTGTGCTTGATCAGCAGCATAGAATGTGCCCACTGTTCTACCATCAGAGATTTGATAGATCTTGTAGTTGCTTTGTCCGGGCGTGAGTTCAGCATAGGTATCTTTGACCTTGTTGCGTTCCAGTTGTGCTTGTTTGATAAAACTCTTTAGTGCAGCCTTGGGCAATTCACCAGCAGCAAATTTAGCAAAATAACTCAAGGTATCATTTTGGTCTTTAGGCTTGAGTACAGTGTACAGCTTCTTCAGGTATTCGTCGCGATACTTTGCCGGATCCATGGCAGCATCTAATGCCACTACAAATCTCAACAGCGTGGTTTCAATCTTGTCAAAGTTTTCATTTAGCCAATCGCCGCCGGGACTGCGAAACTCAATGTATCCAGTCTTGGTATTGATACTGGTATACTTGCTGGTCGTGCCGCTGTGTATAACTTTGGTGGCCAGTTCGCCCAGGCCTGTTTTCATTTTTTGCAACATGGCAGCAGCATCTTCGGGACGCTGAGCGATTCGCTCTTTGATCATGCCCATGGCGCTTTTGGCATAGGTGTTGCCGGTGCGTCCAAATTGATCCAGCACATACTGGTCACCCAGCAGCAGAGCTAGTTTAACATAGTCCAGTTTGTCGTTGTCAAAGCCCGGCACACTCACATTGATGTGCAGGCCGGTTGAATCATTGGTGTAGCAGCCTCGTTGTTTGGCCCAGGCCCGGACCTTGTTTAGATCACTAATCATGTCGTCAACAGGCAAGGGCGGGCTCACAAACTCCAGTCCAGAATCGTTGCTGTCATCTGGTTCCAGGCTGCCGTCAGGCTCAACCACATAAGCATCGGGTTCGCGGCGGCCACCATGATAGTTGGCAGACCAGTTTACCTTGCGACCAATGGCCTCACGGAATTCATCAGCAACTTCTTCAATGCTGGCGCCTTCGCTGCCAGGAGTGCTCCAATAGGGCCAGGAAATATCGTACTGACTCGAAACATCGCTCATTGAGCGAATGCCTTCACTTCTCAGCCAATCCTCTTCATGATCATCATTGTAATAGTCTTCTTGTGCATCTTCCTGCGCATCATTCAGCCAGGGATCCAAACCGTCTTCAATGACTTTTTCGGCAGCGTCCATGTAATCTTCAGGGCTTGCTCCACGATTTTCCAACGCTTCTGCTGCGGCTTCGTCCAGGCCCAATATTTCAGCAATGTCTGCCTCTGACCAATTTTCTTTGCCGTATCTAAACACAATGGTGTTTTTGTAGGTTTCAAAATACTCCATCCATGCATCGCCTAGCCATGTCTGATAATCTTCGCTCATGCTGTCACGCAGGCGTTGAATGTCTCTTCGACCGTTGAAGTCACCGTCAAAAAAGAACTGCGCTGCATCTTCGATGCTCATGACATTTTCGTCGGCGTCGTAGTCGGGTTCCATATCCGCAGCATCGTCGCCGCCATCAGCACCGGGCACAATCATCTCAAATTCCATGCCAGCCATGGCGCCTGTTTGTGCTGCCAGTTTCTTTAGATTTGTGGGACTCATGTTGATTTCAAACAGGTCCTGATCTTCATACAGTTTCAGTTCACGACTCAGGCGGTTGACTATATCACGGTGTTCAGTGTCATCTTCGGCCAGGTGTTGCTTCAACACATTCATCTGTTCGATGCCGCCCCGGCTCAACTGAAACCCATTCATCCTGGCTCGTTCAATTCGTGTCTTTTGGCTGGGGTGACTGCTGGTAGGTGACTGTGTCAGAACATCCAACAGTTGCAATTCTGCTTCGTTCTTGGCAATGAATTTGAATACTTCGGCCTTGTTGTAGCCCAGTGTCTTGCACAGGCGCACTGCGAACTCGTCTGCGTCTAGTTCGCCTTGCCGATACTGTGCAGCCACTCGTACTTGAGTCTTGTAGTCCGCTGACGCATCATCGGTACCAGTGGCATGTTCCAGGGCAATGTGTCCCAGCTCATGTGCTATGGTAAATGCCAAGGCCGCATCTGGAGCATCCCAGAACACCGAAAGATCAATAGTGATGGTGCGCGAAATTGCACTGGCCTGTGCATAATTTTCACTTGAGACTACACGAATGGTAGTGCCTTTCAACAGCGGCGCCCATTTGGGGCCTGCTGCTGCAATCAATTGGCGCAGGATGTCTTGGCATCGAGTAGTGAGTTCTTTGTACCTGGGCACCCATACTTTGTTGAACTGGTCAGGATTGGTGTTTCCTAGGGCAGCAACATCCACAAAAGGTCCGGCTTTGGCCACGCCCGGTACCGCAGCAGCCATTGCGCCTGCACCCAACGCTTTTAACGCAGCCCGGCGATCAACTTCGGACAAGTCATCTTCAGCCACATTGTATGTGGGGTCAGTCCGTTGCCGCTGCATGCGATCTTCACGCAGGTTGGCAGTCTTCATCAACAGTGCCGGCTTGCCTTGCGTGTCTGTGCGAAGGTTTAATTTGTTGGCTTCTCGACCTGTGGCACCAGGTTGTACATCTTTTGTAAGAGCCATGCTAAAGCGTGGATCTCTAGCTTGTTTTTTTGTTGGAATATAACCAGAACTTTCATTGGCATTTGCACCACGGCGCAGCACATTCTTAAGTTCTTGTTTTGCTCCGTGTTCCAACCCAGCACGAGTCAATTGGCTGGCTCGCACAGCAGCCTTCACAGCGTCAGCGCCAGTGTTGATCGGAGTGGTTGTGGCGCAGCCTGGTGAACCAGCAACACATGCTGCCAATGCAGCCGTGGCTAACTTGTCCCGGATACCTTCTTCTAACCCGTCATCGTTGAAAAACTCCGGATGCTGTTCGGCATAGTCACGCATCAGCACACCGGCCTGGGCGTTGGCTTGATTTTCCCATCGGCTACCAGTGGCGCCGGCAGTGTCTGGCACTGTTTCTATTTCGTGTTGTCTGGTGTGGGTGAGTTCATGTGCCACTGTGCGCAATATGTCCATCACATGGCGTCCAGCTAGGCTCACTTCCAATAGATTATGGTCAGAATTGTAACGGCCAAAAGTTTTGTTACGAGCGCTCCACTGCGGATCCTTCTTGAACTTCACTTGAGGCGGTTGCTCAATGCCCAACTGCTCCACACAGTAATCAATGAACGATGACACAATGTCAACGACACTGGCTGCGGGCTTTTCGCTTAAGAACATTTTTGTTTCGGGGCTCACACCACTGGGATTGCTGCTGACATCTTCAGTTTTGAATCCGTATGTGAATGGTCGTTTAACAACTATTTCACGCTCACGCAGGCTCAACTCCCGGTCTCTGGCAGCGTTTCTAGCGTCAATCAATCGTTTGATAGCGCCTTGGTTGCGCAGCATTTTGAATGCTAGATTATCTGCACCAAACTCGCCATGCTGATTCAGTCCGGCTTGTCGCATGGCTTTGATTTTGCTCATCAATTTGGCCATGTCATCATGATCACCAGATGCAACAGCACTATCAATTCGTGCAGCCAAATCTTCGTATTTGCTGCGAGTGGATATGTCATCTACTCCAGCATCTCTACGCTTGGGCACATCAATCCATTGATTGTTCAACACACTGTAAATGCCTTGACTCACATGTGTTTTATTAGCATCTTGTACATACAGTTCCACAGGATGACTGCCAATGGTGATGTTGTGCTGTTGGTTGTATTGAAACTTTTTAGCATCAAACAGTTCGCGATACACTTCGCTGTTGTCAGCTTCGGGCAAATCAACCACCAGGTGTAGATCGATGTCAGAATTGGGAGTGTATGTGTACGCAGCATTGGATCCGCTGATGGTTATATCTTTGAGATCGTATCCGCTTACTCCTAAAAACTCGCGGAAATCATCAGCTATTTGCAGCAAATGATCATGCACTTCGGGCCGTAACTGTTCGTTGTTGTCCCACAGACGCGGATTCAAACGCTGGTTAAACTTAACAGCGTCGGCCAAATTGTAGGAATCAAGTTCAAGAATATTCATTATGTAATATTTAGCGCAAATGGAAAAGCCACTGTTAAAGTGGCTTTGTGGAGTGTTGCAGTTTGTTTTATTTCTTTTTCTTGCTGGCAGCAATAACTTTGGTTTCTGCCACAGCAGGTGTAGCAGTTGCAACCTGGGCTGCCAGGGCCGATTGTTTTGCCAGCACATTGGGCGTAAATGCGTCAATCAGCGTTTCTTGTGCTTCGTGAGCAAAAGTATATGTGCCTGTATGGCGCAACAACACACGCTTGTCTACCCAGACCTTACCACCTAGATCACGCCAGTTTTCACAGAATGTCCAGTCTTCACTATAGTAGCGATTCTCACGCACTGCTGTGTCAAAGTAGGTTTTCATGTAGGGGTTGAGTTCTGCAGACAAGCCAATGTCATTGATAAATGGTTTAGTAGCAGGGTGTGCATTTAGTTTTTCAAAAACATCACGCTTGATCAACAAGAATCCTGTACCAGTTTTGCTCACTTCCTGCAGGCCGTCGGTGCCTTCTTCTCCGCCTTCGATGCCGTTTACACACCATTTGATGGGCAGGCTCTTCATTGGATACAGGCCGCCGATCACATCAACTTGTCGGTTCAACAACACCAAAATATGCCAGGGTTCAAAGCCAATGTCAGCATCAATAAACAACAGGTGTGTGCTGTCTTTGTTGTGCAAAAACTTAGCAGTGAGTGTGTTACGGGCACGACTGATCAAACTTTCGTTTGTGAGCGTTTCCATGGTCCAATCAATGCCCAACTGGCGTGCAGTGTTGCTCCATTTGATATAGCTCATGAATGTGCTTTCAGTTAACTGACCGCCATAGCATGGCATACAGATGTGTACTCGCGTGGTTTTCAAGTAGTCAATGTTTACTTGGATTTGTTGTTGCCCGCCGACGGGAGTTGAGGGCAATTCTGTTGTTGGTTGTGCGTCAGCCATGTTTTCCTTAAAGTTGGTTAGCAATATTTAATATGTGTTGTGCCACTGGCAAAATTTCTTTGCCAATCACACTTCCACTGTGAGCAGTTTGAAATCACTGGCAGCAGGTTCGTGATTGATGTAGCCGCGTGGATTGCATAACACTCTGGTTTTGCCAATTGTGTAGTCAAATGGGTGATGTGTGTGCCCGTGCGTCCACAGTCGAATCTGCGGATGATCTTCAATAAACGCATCCAGCTCAGAACTGTAGGCACCGTTCATCAAAGTCGCATTGGCATACTGTGCATGTGTGCTGAGTCTGCTGGGTGCATGATGCCCTGCCACCACAAACTTTTGATCTGCTCGACCTTCGACACAGTGCTGAATGTAGGCCACAGATTGACGATGTTGTTCTACAGAATCCTCTGGGCTGAATCTAGCTGGCCGAGTTTTAAAAGTTGGTTTGTCGGGATTGTCAACATCATCAAAGGTTCTATAATTGACATTTCTGGTGCTGTTGCTGATGATCCTAAAATCGTTCATCATGCTGCTCATGTGGTACAGTGTGAGTGAGTCTTCACGATTCATGTCGGTCCACAGTGTGCCGCCAATGAAAGTGATGTCATCAATGACCACTGTTTCTTTTTCCAACACATGCACATTTTTGAGGTAGCCCAACACATCTTTTAGGTGTTTTTCTGTTGTGGCAAAGTCTCCGTTGTAGTGCTCATGATTGCCCATGATGTAGATCACATGCGGAAACTGTGCAGAGCAGCGTTGCATAAAGTCATGATAACGATTGCTGCGATATTCTGGACCCATTATTCCATACGGATCCTGTTGCGTAATGTCCCGGGCCACAAGGATGTCGCCGGACAATATCAAGACTTGTGCGTTTTGGTCATTGACGATTTCCAAGTCACCGAACTCTAGGTGAATGTCACTTGCTACTGCTATCTTCATGTTTGTTGTGCGTTAACGATTATAAGTTTTTTCGTCTATATAATCTGGGTTGATGTGGGAAAAATCAAGATCAATACTGTTTGCTTGTTTTTCTAATTGTAACACATTTTGCATCCATTCTGCAAGCTGAGTTTTACCAAACTGTCTGCCAGCGCCAACACTGCGGCGTGCTTCGTTGATCTGCTGTTGTATCTGCTCACCAATGCCTAACTTTTTATCAAACATTGCTCGAATTGCCGGATCTGGTTGTCCGTACAGATCAGCAATGACCTGATCCTTGTCATGGTCATTGCCTTTGATATACATGCTGCGTATTTCACTGGCACTGTTGGCATCTACTCCGTTTACTTGGAAGTTGATGGTGGGAGTGATGGCCACATAACCGTGTTTGGTCATGGGCTTTACGCCTTTGCCAGTCTTGGGCAGTGGTTGCAAATAACCTGGCGTGCCGTCTTTTTTTGGAGCAAAGTTGAAGCGTTCAGCGTCTTTGGCACTGACTGCAAATACCAATGCTGTTTTGTTTTTTTCGTCGTCGGACAGATTACCAGTGATTTCTGTTGCTTGATAAGGATTCTTCACATTGGCAATGTGGCTAGCCGGAACACCCAACTTGGTCATCATCATCACTTTGTCACTGTAATTGAACGGACTGGTGATGGGTGCCTGCACATTGCTGGTGGCAATATACACGCTATTTTCTCCAAACTTTTTAGTCAGCCAATCATAACTGGCCATATGACCGCGGTGAAATGGATGAAAACGACCAGGGTAGATTACAAGATAATTCATTGTAGCATATTTATGCTTACATGTTTTCCAACAACCATAGGAAAAGCGGAGTAGAGAATTTTAAACTCACATATCCATTGCAACCCATAACACCAAAAAACTTGTCCTTAACAAACAATTGAGATCCATTGGTGTCATGATGATAGACTGTTTGTTCAAAGAACATGTGTCCCAGCTTGATCTCGTCCATTGCTACATTGGCAATTGACAACACAGCATCACTGATGATGTTGCCGTTTTCGTCAATAACGGTGTGATCTTGTGTTTTATTTTTCAGCACAAATTTAAGTTCATGCTCGCCTTCGTCATCGGCAATGTTGATCTCAACAGCGGTGGGTTGTGTAACATGCTCTGTGGCAAACACAACCGTGTCGTTTAACAACACTTCAAACGCCAATCGAGCAGTGTAATCAGTGCTGTCTAGGTCAAATGTGATTGATGTTGTGTTCATATCAGTAAGTGACAGCCACTGTGTTGATCTCGGCCACCGTGGATCCGTCGTTTTCAAACCCAGTGACCACTGCTTTGAGCCATGTGTAATTGCCAGTCAAGTTTACAGGCAAACGAAATTCTGTTGAATCGTCAGTGAGATCATACACGTCAAACCAGTGGGCAGTGACTGGATCAAAATCCAATGTTGCCTGAAATTTCATTGAACCGGGAAAGTTGGTTACTGTTACAAATATAGTTTGTAAACTGCCCTGACCCTGATAATAGCCCACCCCTTTGACTGGGTCACTTTCAAAGAATGTGGTGCTGCCATCGTAATTGCCGTTGGGAGTGCCCACAACTACATTGCTCAACAAGGTCAGTGTGGTCATAGACATGTTATGCTCTCACAACTTCCACCACAATGCCTGCGCCCAGCAGTTCTTCGGTTACACTTTGCAGGGCTGCCACAATGTCGTTGCTGACAATTTCCGTGCCAGTATCGCTATCTTTGACCAACTTGCTCAGTGTGATCACAACTGTTTCTTCGTGTATTTTTGCCATAGTGTATTACTTATCCTTGTACGATGGTATTTGTCTTTTTTATCAAACGAGAGTTGATCAAGCTCAACATGGTCAAACAAGCAGCGTCATTATGATCAATGAAATAGTAAGGTTCTGTCCATTTGAACGGCTGTGTTGTCCAATCGGCCAAACAGGGACTCAGTCTGAAATCAGCACGGTTATTGTTTAAGAACTGCACAATCGATTGCTTTTGCTGATCGGTCAGTTTTGCTCTTGCAAAATAGCTGCGATACTGATGTTGTGGATTCTTCAATGTCACAGTGTCTCGCACACGATCAATCACGGCCTGTTTATAATTGACCCATGCAAAATGACCCACAGCCAACAACTGATCAAACAACACAGCATCGTTTGTGTACAGACGAATGTTGCCCCATTCCACTAGCAATTTGAAAGGATATGCAGTGTCTATCAGCAGTTGACAAATTTTGTGTAAATTGTCAATTACATCAGCGGGCATGCCGGGGTTTCTGGCAGACAGCAGGGGGGTGTGATAGGTGCGGCGCATCTGTACCACTTCATCTATCCACTTGTGTGTGAGCCGTCGCAGACAAGTGGCTTCGCTAAGGCCAGCGGTCATGCAATACCTGTATTGATCGAAAAATAAGCGATCTCTACTGACGGATTGAAATTCAGACAGCAGGGGCATCGAGTAAAATATATCCTTTTCCGTCCACAATTGGCAGGGGACCAGTCAGCGGTTTGGTCACAAACATCAGCTCGTCAGCAACCATGATGGCCAATATAGAACAGTCTTTGATCTGATCAAACAGTATGCGCTTGCTGAGCGGAACACGAATCAGTTCGTCAATCTTGCGACTCAGCGGTCTAGCACCCATCTTGGGATCGTATCCTTTTTCCGACAGCATGTTGATAACACTTTCATCAAACATCAGCTTGATGTTCTTGGCGTACAGGCTCTGCTGTAGTTCTCGTGTGAACTTGACCACAACTTTCTTGATGGCCAATGGATCCAACTTGTTGAACTTGCACACAGCATCAATGCGGTTACGCAGTTCCGGCTTGAAGAAGTCTTTCATTGCACGATCTTCTTCGCCGTATTTTTCCAACGATTTGCCAAAGCCAATGTTGTTGTTTTCATTGTCTCTGGCACCTAAATTACTGGTCATGATGATGATGCAGTTTTTAACATCAACTGATTTGCCACTGCTGCCAGTAATTTTGGCTTCGTCCAGCATCTGCAACATGATGTTGACCACGTCAGGATGTGCCTTTTCAATTTCATCAAACAGCAGCACACTGAATGGGTTCTTGGATATGTCACTGATCAATTTGCCGCCGCCCACATTGCCGTCATCAAAGCCCACATAGCCCGGCGGTGCACCAATCAAGCTGGCAATGCTGTGCTTTTCCTGAAACTCGCTCATGTCATATTTCAGCAGGTGCATGTCAAGATTCTCTGCCAGCAGCTTGGCCAATTCTGTTTTGCCTGTGCCAGTTGGACCCAGGAACAAAAAGCTGGCCACCGGCTTTTTGGGATTGCCAATGCCAGAGAAGTTGATGTACACTCGTTCCAGCACAGTGTCAATTGCTGCATCCTGCCCGTACAGGAATTGTTTGACATTGCTTTCAAGTTCGGTAATTTTGATACTGCGTTCGTTTTGCAAGCGGTCCAGTGGAATACTGGTCACACGGCTGACCTGTGCCATGATCATGTGTTTGTTCACTGTGACTGTGCCTTGATCCAACACTCGCTGTGCAGCACAGGCACCGTCCAGCAGATCAATTGACTTGTCAGGATTCTTACGATCGTGTATGTAGCGTCCACTCAGTTCCACTGCTGCACACATGGCGTCTGTGTCAATCATCACATTGTGGAATGATTCCAGTCTAGGGCTGATGCCAATCAGGATCTGCTCAGTGGTGGCAGCATCCGGCTCACCAATGGTGACTCTGTGAAAACGGCGCATTAGCGCACGATCACGCTCGAATGATTCGTAGTATTCTTCCCAGGTGGTACTGGCAATCACTTTCAAGTTGCCACTGGTGATGGCCGGTTTGATCATGTTGGCAAAGTCCAGACTGCTGGATCCACTGGCACCCGCACCCATCATGGTGTGTGCTTCGTCAATGAACAGCACACAGTTCTTCTTGGTTTTCAATGCTGTGATAACATCTTTGAACTTTTCTTCAAACTCGCCGCGATACTTGCTGCCAGCCAACAGGGATCCAATTTCCAGTCCCCAAACTTCTGCACCTTTGAGAAACTCTGGCACAGAGCCAGCATGAATTTCTTGTGCCAGTCCGTCAATGATGGCAGTTTTGCCCACACCCGGATCGCCCACCATCAGCACATTGGCCTTGAACTTGCGGGCCAGCACAGTGATCATTTCTTCCAGTTCGGCTGTGCGCCCAATCATGGGTTCAAGTTGACCTTCGGCTGCTCTGCGACTCAAATTGACACAGTGTTCTTCAAGAATTTCGTCGGCCTTGGCGCTGGTCAATTCCACATCAGTGATGTTGTAATTCTTTTGGAAGAATTCAGCAAATTCTGTTTTGCGAACATTATACTTCAACAAGTAGTAATGTGCATGGCTGTTGGTTTCAGACATCATGGCCAAATACAAGTCCAACAAGGTAATTGTTCTACGGCCCGTGAACAGTACCTGTGTCAGCGCCCGATTAAACACTCGCTCCAGTGCATTGGTTTTGCGTGGGGGATCTGTGCGGTCTGTCAACAGGCTGGTTTGACTCTGCAGGTAGTTGTGCAATTCAGATTCTAGTTGTTCAACTGGTGTTCCGTATTTTTCTAGTATTTTGCGGAACGATGGATACTGTACCATGGCCAGCAGCACATGTTCTGTCAGCACATATCCGTGTTTGTGTCCCACAGCAATGGCAGTGGCGTTGTTGACTACAGCATCGATTTCTGGATTATTTTGCATTGTGTCTTTCGTGAGTATTCAATTAAAGTATTATACTACGATCTAAACTTTAGATCAACCAACAGTTGTTCGTTTTTGTTCTATCATATTTAACAAATCTTCGGGTATGTGATCGGGAATAACAGCCTGTACCTGCACAATTATATCGCCTGGGCCAGTTTTGCTGGGCAGTCCACGACCCCTTAACCGTAATCTACTACCGGGCTGTGTGCCCCGCGGTATTAGAATGGTTATCTCTTCGTTGAACAGGTCCCGGACCACAGATTCACCACCCACAATCAGATCCCAAATATTCACCAACTGTTCGGTATGTAAATTTGCTCCTTGCCGTTGCCATTTGGGATCGTCGCGAACGCTGAATGTTATTATCAAATCTCCACCACCCGGAGCAATGCCTTTGTACTGCACACTATCGCCTTGATTGATACCTGCGGGTATGTCTATTTCGATAGTGTTGGCTTGCCCGTGGCCCAGCCCAATGGTGCGTTTGCCACCAGTGGCCACGTCAGTTAGACTGATGGTCAGTCCTACTCTGCTGATGACTGTTTGTGGTCGCTGCCTAGTGCTCTGAGTAAACCTAGTGCCAAACACATCAAATATAGTGTCAAAGTCAAACTGTTGTCCGCCCGGATGCGGGTGTTGTCCAAAATTGGGCCTAGGGTTATCGTATTGCTGTCGTTTGGCAGGATCGCTTAGGGTGTCGTAAGCAGTTTGTAGTTCTTGAAACTTGGCAGTGTTGCCACCTTTGTCGGGATGATGCTGAGAAGCCAGCTTGCGATAGGCTTTTTTTATTTCATCCGGAGTGGCAGTACGGGCAACATCAAGTGTTTTGTAGTGATCCATATTTAAGTCGTAAAAAAGCAGTCAACACAATAGTTATGCTGACTGCTGAGTTAGTTGTTACTTTTTAGACTTTTTGTCAGGAACAGCAGTGCCTTCGTATTTTTTGTGTATCTTAATTTGTTTACATTGTTTTTTAAATTTGCCTGTCTTGCTGTCTTTGACTTCTTTGCATACAAATTTAGTTTTTGGTGCTTCGTCTGCTGCCATAACTGGCATTGCAAATGCCGAGGCTAATACTAATGTTAATAATGTTTTCATGTTATGCTCCCTTCTTGGCTATCATGGCTTGAATTTTTTCTTGAATAATCTTTGCCCAGAAAGGCTGCGGAAAATTCCATCCTACGAATGCTCCTACTGCTATCCAAAATAATGTATCTAACATATTAAGTTCCTTTTAAAGTTCAGGTTTTTGTGCAGGCGCCGGCCCAGATCCAAATGTCTGTGATGGTGCTGTTGAGACCGGAGTTGTACCCCAGCTAGGGGCTGGTGCAAAACTTGTGCTGGGTGCATGAGGGCCAAAGCCCCCAGTAGTGGCACCAAATCCTGTTGATGGTGTGCTGGTTGTTGTAAGCCCAGGCGAAAAGCCTGTTGGTGGTGTTTGTATTCCGCCATTGTTGGCTCCACCAAGTTTTTCTTGTGTACGACCATATGCAGCAACCCCTAGCACCGCGCCCATGGCCAGGTGAAATAGTCCTGCACCTTGCAGTGTCAATGGACTCCACTGAGTAACAGGTTGTTTGAGTAAGGTCTGCAGCAGGCTCCACAGAATTGGGAATATTACAAAGTCAGTCACACAGGTCAGCATGTACATCCAACCCATGGCTGGACGCCATTTTGAGTTCATCCAGTCTTCTTTTTTTGTTTCGCTTGCGCTTTTTAGTTCTTCACTCATTTTGCTGCCTTTTCAAAAATATTTTTTTGTATTTTATACCAATCATTCCAGGCATCGACTTTGACTGCACATTCATAGTATGTGGTATAGTTGATGGTGATTGTTTTAGATACTTCGCTTAGTTTGGGATCCTGCGGTAGTTGCTGTAATGCAGGGCATGTTTGTGTTGCAATCGCGCCCGGGGCGTCGGGAAATTTTGCAGAGACTGGCACTGTTGTGCCACAGGCCTGTAATAGTACTACTGATAGTAATAATAGATATTTCATTTCTTTGCCTCAACCGGAGTAGCAGAGTCATTGTGTGCTTTGACAAATTCTTTAGGTATTTCACATACACCACCAGGTAAAAATTTTGTATCATACTTGACAACTTCTCGATCAATATATTGAACAACATCTTGACCACGCCGCTGAACAACTTCGGTTTTCTTGACAACTCGTTCTACAATTTTTACAGTTTCTTTTTTGCTTTCAGCTTCGGCCGCAGCTAACTTGGCTTCTACTTCTTTTACCTTGTCACGCCAGATCATTTCAGTAGTGTAGCCACCTTTAAAGTACACGCCAGCCAACAGCACAACTATACTGCCAATTTGCAATGCTTTGTAGTATGGCGCCAATGGCGGAAAAAATTGTAAAATCTTATTGAGAAAGAAACAGAATAAAACTGTGCTAACGGCGCCAGTTATTAATACTGCATTGACTACGAACTGTAAAAAACTGTCTGAAAAGAAATGCAGTAACCACATGTTATAGTCCTAGTACATGCAGTGCGTGTTCGTAGTGCTTGATGCGATCTTCTAGACCAATGGTGCCGCCGTTGATGCGTTTGGTCAGTGTAACAATATCGCCCTTGTCAGCCCATTGGTTTAGATTATTTGTTTCCCAGAACCAACAGGCACTTTGCACTGCACCTTCAAATGTGGCCAGATATGCTGGCACATCTTCCACAGCCATTTCTACACTTTCGGCAAATGCTTGATAGTTGTCTTTGCCTGTGAGCTGAATTAGGCCACGACCGCAATAGCGATATCCGTCACCAGATGCTTCGTCACCATTGCCCATTCTGTTGGCATACACACGGTTGGCAATCATGGATTCTTTGTGTGCATACTGTTCGGCCACTGAATCACTGGTGAAATATTTGGCAAAAACACGGCGTAGAGATTCTTTGCGATAGTTTAAATTTTCACTCAGCGCAGTAAACCCTGCACTTTCATGGGCGCATTGTGCTAAGAATCCGCTGACTCGCTGCGGAGTATCTATGCCGTAGTCGGGTAAGATTTTGTTTAGTGCTTCGGTCCATTGCGAAACATATGGATTGCTGGGTATGATTTGTTGCAGTTGTGCAGTGCTGATTTGCATAGTGTTGACACCTTGTTAGATACTGGTATTTATCCAGGCAACAAAAATGTGCAGTCGTAGAAAAACCCAAGCGTGCCAGGATGATCAGTCCGCAGAGGCTTGGGCCGTGTTAAGTTTATTTAGCAGCTTATCTGCCGCGCCCTGTAGTTCTTGTGGTGGGCTTGTTGGTGGTGACCTGTGACTTGGGTGTTTTCTTTGTTTGCTGTATAGTTGCAGCAGTTTCAGGTGAAATTTTGGTTTTAATTGCCTGTGCTGCTTTGATTGCCTGTATAAAAGTTGGTTTGTTTTCCGACATAATAAGCTCTTTCTAATAGTGTATCTCAGTTATTTAACACAATTGCGGTTATGCTTCCGGGAATATTCTGCCAGTCAGACTGAATCTCGTCTGCCCTGACTCAACACCGTCAACACTGTGATAGCTGTCTGCTTTGAGCAAATGCCAACGATTGCATTCAATTTTATAACTGTGTGTGAGATTTTTGTCATCATCATAAAATCTAGTGTAAACATTGTCGCCGCCTGTGTTGATCAAGTAAATTAACTTGGTCAGTGTGACATTATCTTTGTGCATTGGTTGATCTCCAGTCATGATCTGAAACCCCCAATACATAGTGTCGCATATATTTTGTTGACACCAGCGGTTAACTTCTTCGTTAAAATCGTCACTCCACACATAGACTTTATTCAATGGATTGGCCTTTGTTTTATATTGACCAAAGTCTCGATTTAACCGAGACATGATATCAACAGGGATAGCAGGAAGATTTAAATATCGAATCACGACAGTCCCATACTTTTTCTGATATTTGTAGCGCTGATGCTGGTTACTGTTTCGTCAAATGTTTCTTCACCTGATGTGTAGCCTACTCCGCGGCCCCAGCCAATGTGTACAATGTTGGGCACCACTTGTATTTCATATTGTCCTTGGAACAATGGATCTAGATCACGCCGTATAAAATTCTTGACCTGTTCGATTGCAAACGGATTAGATCCTTGCCAACCTTGCACATCACGCACTTGAATAACAACCTGTCCTGTTCGAGCAATTAGTCTTTCAAACAGGGCTCGATGCCCGGCATGCCACGGTTGCCAGCGGCCCAGCATCTGCACCGTTTCTCGTTGCCAGTCAAACCGCGGTCTCCTACGATTATACAAAATGTGATCGCCTACAAACTCTGCCCATTTTTCAGCATGTTGTTCTGTGATTCTAAAATCGTACTGTTCAGGTGGAACAAATGCCTTATTAGTATCTTCAAACCGGCCAGCATCAATAGTGTCCATCCATATGGTCCAGTCAGCTTTGAAGTTGTTCCTCATCTCCACCAGCGGTGCCACAAAGTCACAGATTACAAAGTCTCCGGAACATCGCACAGCAAAATCAAACATTCTAATACTTTGTCTAATACGGCCTTCGCGACTGAAGTCCCAGTCGTTGTATTGTTTGCGAATTTCGTCTGCGTTGAACCAGTCAACTTTGCTAGTGTATGTCAATGGTGGGTGTTCTAAATTTACCATACGACTCACTGGCATAGTAAGTGTATTAGAATTTTCTTCTAAATATTTTTTAAGTGCGGTTGCAAAGAATGTTTTGCCCGAACCTGGTAAGCCCATTACTAATATGCGTTGTGTCATGTTAACTCCTTTGATAATTGTCTTTTCATACTGGATATGTTACCAGTGGTCCTGCTAATTTGAACATTTCTCGAGTCTTGTCTGTTTTGAGTCCGGTAACTTGCAATACTGGACGCATACTGCGACTGGCATTGGCAGTGGCATGCGGAACATTGGCCCAGTCAAACACATGCACATCGCCTGCTCGCCATCTTGAGTAGGTTGTTGTACCATACAAGTAAAACTGTCCGGGTTCCCAATCTGTCAGCATAACACTCATACGGATAACACGCTCGGGATTGTCGGGACAGCGTTCTTGCAACTTGTCAATATGCAAATTAAACATTTGACCCGGCTGCTGAAAGTGCATGCGAATTTTGGGATCTTCTATTCCAAAATAATTGCTCATCTTTGTCAGTGTGGGAAATGCACTGATGTCAAATACTGCATCGGTCAATTGCAGATCAACTGGTGCACCTGTGTCGCGCAAATCGTTTTGCTCCTGTGCCAACATGGGACTAACTGTGTCATCATCATTACTGTAGAATTTACGAGTGGCCCAGGTAATGGGCTGGCCTTGTGCCTGCTGTACTTCGTCTGTCCAATTACCTACAAAGCGTCCCAGCACTTGAAACCATTCGCCAGTTTTTTCAACTCGACGATTGTCAAAGTGATAATTGCTGTGGTCAACACACCATTGCCAACTGCTGTTGTATTCGGCTTGATTTTTCATATTACTGTTACTGTTATGTCCGATGCTGCATAATTTTGCCAATGTTCTTCTGGCGGCAGTGCAATGCCCAAGGTCTTGCATAATTGCTGATTGTTTGAAACCTGTTGCGGATTGTGACTATCAGCTATGACCTGGTCAATGCAGTGATTCTGCTGTTTGATTTGTACTGCCATGTTTTTTAAATCAACATAGTAGTTATCATACCGGGGGTATGTGATGTTAAAATGACCGCATTTGACCCACCATCCTAGGCAGGCATCATTACTGCGTTGCACCAATACTATGGGTGATTCGGGAAATATGGCTCGTAGAAAATCAATGTGGTTGCAAAAGATATGGCTCTTGATAATTCGTATTCCGGTTGCATTTTTATCAAACGGATAGTCAAAACTTTCTTCAAGCTGCGGACGGCTCAACACAGTGAGATCTTCGGGCAGTGGGCATGCCATGCCAGGATCCCAGTATGCTCCCAGGTGCATGAGTTCACGCTGGCCCGATGCATCATGCCAATAGGTCCATTCATCACGATAGTCCGAGCGATCGATACTGGCGCTGTAGTAGATGTTTTTGCTCACGCTGCTCCATTTAGAACCCGGCGCACCAGCTAGAAAAATATACTTCATTCGGGTTTGATCCGTCGAGCAACTGGTTGCCAGGTCTGTTGTAGTCGTGCCATACTGGCACGGACACCAGCCGGTGTATGTTCAACAGGGGTTGTGTACATCATGTTTTCTCGAAACTTGGCCGCAGCTTCGGCTGATCGTATAGCAGGAACAAAATTATCTTGATACCATGTTTGTATTTCTTGAGGAGTACCGGGTGGTAATACCATGTTCCAGCAGCCATGAATACTGAGCCCTGGTGCAGCCTTGCTCATTAGTGGAATATTTTCCAATCCTGCTAGTGGTTGAGTATCAGCAATTCCAATGAATTTGAGTTTGCCTGCTTTGACCAGCGGGTATCCCACAGCCACAGGAGTTACACCAAACTCCACATGCCCGCCCATGACATCTAGCAAGGCCTGTGCAGGACCTTTGTACATTATAGTTTGCAGGTTGTCACTGCCGGGTACACTTACTTTGTCCACAAGATATTCCACTGCCAGTTTGTGACCGCCACCTCCTATAGCCACTGACATTTTTTGCCGATTGCGAATGGCTGCAACAAATTCTTCAGGGGTGTTAATCTTGCTCGAAGGATGCGCCCAGAATGCCAAGGGACTGCGAGCAATGTTGGCAATGGGTTCTAGGTCCATGGGATTGTACTTGATCATGTTGAGATACCATACTTCGGGTGTGACCCAGTTTGACTGGCAAGCTGGCACTGCAATGGTATGTCCGTCTCGCGGCACTGTTACAAAGTGATTGATAGCAATGTTGCCATCCGCACCTGGCCGGTGTTCTGCCTTGAATACGATACCGGTCTTTCTTTCCACAATGTCAGCCACAATACGGAATGATATTTCATTGCCGGCACCGGGTCCATTGGGGTAGACAACTGTGACGGGCTTGGTGGGTTGCCAAGCTGCCGCCATTAGCGGGGCCAGCAGAAGTGATACTAGTAATTTTTTCATGATCGGTCCTTTGATTAAATAGTTATGATGAATTACAGCAAGATAAGAAATTTTTTATCTCCTTGTAATTTTATTTATCAAACAACGGAAAAATTTAATGAATACCAAGATTTTTAATCTAATTAAAGAAAATTTAGAGATTGCCTTTAATCTAGCCAAGTACTCCAAAATTTGTGCAGACATTACAGAAAACACAGTAGTGGATCAATTGCCATGGACACCAGTCCGCTACAGAAAATTCAAAGATGCTGTGGAAGCAAAACTGGCCATGGAAGATTGCGATTTCACCGGCACCTTGATCAGCATTGTGGACACACTGAGTGAACGTTATACCAATCGATTTTTTAGAGAAATTTGGCGCCCGCGCACCGGTGACTACGACTATACAGGCTGGGCGCTGGCAGAAGAAATTCAAAAGCAAAATCCCAAATCTGTACTGGATGTGGGCTGCGGTTATCATCCGTTCAAGGGCCGCATTGACAATTTAATTGGCATCGATCCGTACAATCATGCTGCGGACTTTGAAGTAGATATTTTAGATTACCGAGTCAAACCCAGCAGTCATGATCATATTATTGCACTGGGATCTATCAATTTCAACAGCCGGGATGAGATCGAAGCACGATTTGCTCACTGTGTGAACTTGCTCATGCCTGCAGGCAAATTTTACTTGAGAGCCAATCCCGGCATCACACACAAAACAGGACCGTATGTGGATATATTCCCATGGAACTTTGAAATAGCCAATGAGTTTGCTGAAAAATACAATCTAAAATTGTTGGAGTTCAAACGCGATGCTAATGATCGTTTGTATTTTGTGTATCAAAAACTTTAATCATTAACTGGCCAGCTGCTGCATGTGCCTGCTCCAATGGATGTCCTACACTAGTGATAGGGTATCCATTTTTTTTGCTCCATTGTTGTAGGGTCAGGCCGTCAAATTGGGTCATGTGCGGACGAATATAGTCTTGTATATCTGTTATTGCTGGAGTAGTATGCCACCGTTTATCAAACATCAAGTCGTCCATGTATGTCATTATAAATGGACAATTTTTTTGTTTAAGTGTGTCCACCACTAACTTGACGCTCATCAAAGTTGTTAGTTTATCACGAAGCTCTGAATGCAACTGTTTGTAATAAATTTTTGATATATCCGTTTCGTCGATAGGCATAAGCGTAGCCCATTCATTCCATTCATTGTCATAAAATTTATTTGGATTGTCTAGCATGAAATAGTCAAACCGGTCAATGAACGACCAATTTATAACAAACAATGCCTGTTCATTGGTGGCCAAATGCGTTAGTGCTCGTTCAGCAATTTGTAAATTACCTGCGCCTGGCCTTGCGTAGCACAAATAATTATAGTTCAAATGGCGTGCTAGGTGTGCTGGCCATGTTGATTTACTGTGTTTTGGGTTGCGGCCAACAGTTTTATCCCACAAAACTTCGTCACTCAATTCACTGCCATAGATAAAACTACAGCCAAAACTTTTTAGATTCATAGATAATTATATACCTGCTTTATGCAGTGTGTGTTGGATTAACGCAGGCCAGCGGCCATTTGTAGGGATTTTAATTCAGCGTCAGTTTCGTAGATCTGCTTGTAGTGTAGGCCAGCGGCCACACGCACTTCGTTGAGATCCTTTTCGTAGCGTTCTCTGTAGGCTTTGGGACTCAGTGGCACTGTGTTGTCAAATGCGTCTCTGCTGAACGGCTGCGAGTTGCCTTTGTAGTGCATGGTCCAGTCGTCTGGCTCGTATTCGGTCAGTGTGTCTAGATCTTTTATCAATGTTTCCACATGCTGGCCTGCTGTGCTGCGTCTGCGTAGTTCCACATACACCAGATAGCGATTGGGCTTGATTTCGCCTGGGCTTTTGTCAGCATCCAACACAAAGTCATAGCCCTTTTCGAACCAGGCCATCAGATCCTTGGCCGCAGTGGCATCGCGCACAAAGAAGCTGACCACAATGATATCATCATCGTCGCCCATTTTGGAACTGAATTCGTCCACATGAACTGTGGGCTTCATCAAGCCCTCCATGTCTTTAAAGCTGAGGCTTTCAGACAGCTGGTTGTTGGAGAAGATTTGCTTGTGCATCTTGTGCTTGTCCGTCATTTTGGTATTCTTCTTGATCTAGATCCTGCTCGTAGGCGTCATCTAGATCTGCTAGGTCAATATCTTGATCTTCCATTTCAATTGAACCTGTGCGAATATCGCTCATCAAACTCTTTGGCATGGTGATTTCAACCAACCAAATTTTTTGTGTCATCATTCTTGCTTTGTGTGTGCCAGGCCGGTAATCCGACGGTTCTTCGATGCGCATGGGAATATTCATTGTGGTTTTCTTGAACTTTACAGTGCAATCAAACGGCAACAATCTAAGGGCGCCACGCGGATCCGGCATGCGCTTTTCCGGCCACATAAACACACAAGTCACCATGTATTTGCCAATGTCGGGACCGGAAACCAGTTCGCCAATCTGCCAGTTTTGAAATGCATACATGTCCAGTTCGTCCAGTACCCGTTCAAAGTCCAGCAGGGTCAACAGGCTACCTTCGCTCATGTAAATGTCGCGAATATTGTCGGCCACTTGCCAATAATCTGCACCGTCTTTGAATATTTTTTCGTCGCTTAAATCCATACTGTTATTTAGTCAAATTCCGCACTGTAACCAAAAACTCACCAAATTGAACAGTGACTTATTTCTTTTCAAAAACCCATAGATCTTCAAAATTTCCACCCACAGTTTTCTTGGCCTGTCTAGTACCGCTGATGGCGCTCCATTGCACTCTGTACTGCGAGCTCAGCGGCAAATGTTTGAGCACTACATCTCGCATGTCTTGGCTGATCTGCACTTCTTGTTTGGCTTTGTTTCGATAGTTGGAAATGACAAAGCCAAACTTGGCACCGGGTCGCAGCACTTCGCAGCACAGTTTAACTGTTTCTTCCCAATAGCCTGTTAGCCAATCCTGGTAGTTGGGAAAGTTAGCAAAACTTTGATCTTTGCTGTCGTAGATTTCCAAATCAAAATACGGTGGCGAAAACAACACTGCATCAACTTGATTTTTATACTTGACATCAAACTGGTGCCGGCTGGCCAATTGTTCACTGGGACACAGGTATAAATCTACTGTTTTTTCTGGCAGTTCAAACATGCTGTTGTTTCTAATACTGTTGTATTCAGTGTGCAACAAATTGCCGTTGTGAACCACACCAGGAATAACATCAGTGGCAACAAAATTCTTCCAGTTGGTGCTGTAAAATCCCAGCTGATAAGCATTCCACCCCATCACCGGAGCAAATACAGTATCACCACGGAATACATTTTCCATTATGCCTTTGTAGGTGGCTGGATTAAAGATGCTGGCCCTGTTGGCGCCGATCATAAAGTCCAAACAGAATTGTCCGTAGTCATCGTCAATTTTGCAAATATGATCAAAAAAAGCCGGTGCTGCCAGACTGTTTCGTATCTTGAACTGTTCAAACATTATTTTCAGCAGTCCAAAACAAAATTCACTATCGTTGTTGTAGAGTTTTTTGGTATTGTAAAATGTTTCAAAATTGATATTTTTACAAACTCTGCCGTATTTGCTGTTTGTTCTTCCGCTGAAAGTGGTTCCGTTGAATATGTTGTTGTTGGGAATGTCAAAGTAAAATTTCAAATCGTTGGTCATTGATCCATAACGACGGAACCATTCTGCCAGTGCTTTTTCTGGCTCCAGCACCAGCATCCGGTACATTTTTTGTTTGTACAAATCCAGTCGTTGTTTACGATTGTCTTTCTTTGCCACACGATCAATGAATGTGTCAATATCGCTTCTCACTGCAAAATTGCCAGTTTTGTCACTGATGTCCAACACCGACAGTTGTTTGCAAAAATCCTCGTAAGAAATCTGTTTGTTGAATGTAAACAGCGCTAGAAAATCATCCAGTGTAAAAATTAATTGTTGTGTCATAATGTATGTTGTTGAAATTGTATTTACGTCAATTCCAACCTATTGTATCAAAATTGAATGGCAGTGTCTTGATACACAACAAATTTTGTGGGCCAGTTGCTGTGCAAATGAAACTGAGGACAATGATTATATCCGCCCGGTGGGCCACCAGAATTTTTCATTTGCATAAAAAAGATAGGCCGACCCAGCTTTCCTTCTTTTTTGCTGGGCATTGCACACCTCAATACTGTGCCCCGCGGCATTGTGACCCAGGTGCAAGTTTCCACAATCCAGTCCACCAGTTGATTTACATCCACTGCTTGAAAGCCGCCCTTTCGCTTGTTGGCCCAGATAAGCCACGGTGCTTTTTCTTCTTCCTTTACGCTTTGCAACAGCAGTACAGCAATCTTTCGACTGTTGGCATTGAACCATGCAGGTACTTCATGCCAATTTGCAATGTTGACACTGTTTAATCGTTTGTATTTGATTTCGTCGGTTGACAGTTTCAATCCAGTAGACCATTCTGCCCATTGCACTGCATCATTTGTACCCAAAAAACGATCCAGCTTGTGGTAGATGTTGAGTGGCATATCCAATTGTTGAGATAAACTGTGCAAGGTGGGCAGATGTACTTGGGTGTTGCTGCCCGAAGCATATTTTACGCTGATGTGAGTGCGTTGGTCACCATTGATGCCGATCATGTCACCTTTGGTTCCAGTGCCGCCGTCGGCGTCTACTCGTTCAAAACTGAATATCCTAGCAATGGTTTCTTGAAGAACCTGGTTCTTTTCTAAGTTGCGGCCAGCCCAATATTCGTTACTGCCCATTGTCAATCCCGGTTGTTATCATATGCGTTAATTATAGCAAAACACACAGCAATTGTCAACAGTGAACGACCAGCCAAGTCTAATACTTATGCTGTGGATTTCAAATATCAATACCACTAGAATTCCTGTAGTTAATGCCTAAATACTTGTGACAGCATGTTGCTGTTATTCTAAAAATCCTCAACTTTGGAGAAACACTTTGAGCAGACAACGATCAGCAAAAGCACAAAAACGCATGGCACAAGTAGAAAACACCATTGATTTCTCTCAGGAACGACACTATCATCGTCCCAAAGCGATCACGCTGGTTCCGCGAACACGAAATCAAGAACGGTTGGTGTTGGCATTGCTTGATGCAAATCAACACATAATAGTGACTGCTGGGCCTGCGGGCACCGGCAAAACCTATTTGGCCATGCAAGCCGCAGTCAAAGCCCTTAAGGAAGGCTCTTGCGAACGCATAGTACTAACACGCCCGGCGGTGGGTGTAGAAGATGAATCACACGGATTCTTGCCAGGAGACCTAAACCAAAAGATGGAACCTTGGACAAGACCCTTAATAGATGTGCTGCGAGAAACTTACCGCGCACAGGACATAGCTGCTATGATAGAAAATCAGTTGATAGAAATATCACCGCTAGCGTTCATGCGTGGGCGAACATTCAAGCACAGTTGGATCATTGCTGACGAAATGCAGAATGCCACACCAAATCAAATGAAAATGCTGATGACTCGTATCGGAGTGGGCAGCAAGATTGTGGTCACAGGTGATGTGGAACAAACTGATCGCCCGGGCAGCAACAACGGACTAATGGATCTGTGTCTACGGCTAGACCGTCTGGCAGTTGAGGGCATTGCAGTATGCCCACTGGAAGCAAGGGATGTTCAGCGTCATGCCATTATTGGCAATGTGCTACGACTTTATTCTTGACTTGTAATCAACTGGTAAATTTCTTTCCAGTTTTTGACTATCCTAACGCCTCCGTGGTAGAAATGCATGTTGTGTCCATGTTCTACCAGGAGGCTGCGTAGTCCTGCTCTGTGTCCTACAACAGCATTTTCAGGTTTGTCTTCGATCCAGTAACAGCCGGTGTCTTGGTATTCCATCAGGGCATCAACTTTGTCTGCACCGGTATCCAAGCACACAATTCGTTCAAACGCCTGTTTGCCAAACAACTTGTGCAGATTCATTTCGCGTAGTTTGCCGGCATTGGGATCAAGACTCAAACTGGTGATACAGTGAAACACATATCCGTGTTCTTCGTGTAGTCTTTTGACATAGTACATGGCATCACGCAGAGCTGGCAAGAACCCAATGGCAGCACTTTCGTTAAAGATACGAATCAATTTGGTAACTTGCTCTTTTGGAATGCCATAGCGCACTGACATATCATAGTTGAGTTTGCTGCCAGGAACTTCTTCAAAGCCGTGTTCTTGCATCCAAACATTAAAAGCCCACTCCCAATCCAACAACACGCCGTCAACATCTGTTAAGATTACCTTGTTGCAAGGTGCTTTTATTAGGACTACATTGTTGAGATTTTTGTATTTCATGACATAATTATACTACAAAATTCACATGTCGTCAAGTGGCTTTTGGGCAGCCGTAGCATCCACTTTGATATCAATTGGATGTCCGTTTTCTTCAAACAATCGTTCAATGATATTGGCGTAGTGTTGATAGTAATAGCTGACAACTGTGTCCCATACCTTAGGAACTTGTACGCCATTCATGCTGCACTTTTCTACTTTTTGCAGTTTGAAATCTAAAATGACGCTGGCCAATTGCCAGTCTGATGTTTTTAAATTTTTAGCAACAGCCATAACTTCGTCGATTTGACCATTGGCTTTTTTATAGTAAGTCAGTGTTAGATATCTCATAGTCTTGCCAGTTCACAAATTGTTGCACTTAGATTGATTTCTTGATCTGCCACCAGCGGAATATTTGCTATGCCATTGCGAATAATAATAATTGCTTGGTCTTGCTTTTCCACGTCTTTACTCCACAGATCAAGATTGTCATACATCCAACGGAAAGTAACATCTGCTTCTTCTGGAGTGCTTTGCTGACACAACAAGGTTCTAGCTTCGCGGATTTTGCCACGCTTGAACATGTCCACACAATCCAGCTTCCAATCACCCACTGCACGATCGTTGGCATTGGGTGCCAACAATACGCCAGACTGACTGTTTTGCTGTGTCAAGTTCAAGCACTTGCGCAGGTCTGGATAGGTTGCCTTCACATAGCTGTCTAAGGTATCAATGTCAAATTCAATGCCTTCTGTTACCAACACAGTGGCTGCTCTTGCTGTGAATTCTGTATGATCTGTTTTGGGAATAGCAATATGCTGACAACGACTGTGTATCGGTGGGAGAATTTTGTTGGGATAGTTACAGGTCAAAATAAATCTCACACTGTGACTGTAGTCTTCCATCAAGTTGCGCAGAGCTGGTTGTACCGAGTTGGGATTCATGTAGTCGGCTTCATCAATTAGTACTACTTTAAATGCACCAAACGGCATTGTCTGACAGAAACTGATCAGCTTGTCTACCCATTCGACCTTCCTGGCTTCTTTACTACCGTTAGCATACATGACATCGTAGTCATCGATTCCCAACTCGTTGATCAACAGTTTGGCCAAAGTAGTTTTACCAGTGCCGGGACCGCCCGAAAACATTAAATGCGGAATGGTGCCGTCTCGGATCCAAGCTGCCACTTGTTGCCGGTGATTATCGTCCACAAACACATATCCGTCTACTGTGTCTGGACGATATTTTTCTACCCAAAGTTTGGCTATTGCCATACGATTTCTTTCTTGTTTAATGCTAATAACATATTATACACTGGCCAACCTCCAGTTGTCAACGCCATTGGTTGTGTTATTTCTTGGCTCGAGCCGTGCGTGTATCAGGCTCTATTGTGGGTTCTATTTTGGGTGCTGCGGTGGGTTCTGCGGCGTCAGCAAATCTGGAATTTAGACCTTTTTCCAGTGCTTGCGAATTGGGAAACATGTGTTTGGACACATCTATAGGTTTCCAAAATTTAACAAATAAGTTGTTGATGACCAACACCATAATAATCAACACAATTGTGCCAAGTCCGACCAAGATGCTTGATGCCAAAAACAGTGCAGACTGTTCAATATTCATTTGAGTTTTCCGTTGAGTTAATTAAATTATTTTGCCAGCAATACTTTTTCATTTTCGGCAGCCACCACACGCCTGCGCAGGCTTGAACTGGAGAATGAATGATCTCGTCCGTTGAATACCAGTTCAATTCCTCGCATGGCACCTTGATCTCGACCAGTAAAATCCTTTTCTTCGTATTCGACACCGAGAATACGCACATCTACAGGAAGAATCAACAGCAGGTCCACAAGATCTCGTTCAGTTTGATACACTACAACTTCATCCACATAGCGGCATGCACTCAATTGTATCTGTCGTTCCACAATGCTTTGTATGGGTGCATTTTTGGTGCCAGGTCGATCAATTGTGGGATCAGTTTGCAAGCCACATATCAAATAGTCACAGTGATTCTTGGCTTCTGACAGCATGGCAATGTGGCCTGCATGCAACATGTCAAAGGTGGAAAAGGTGATGCCAATCTTTTTGCCATCGGCCTTGAGCTGTTTGATGTGATTAAAAATCATGTTCACCCAAATCTGTGTTTGGATTCCACATGTTCCGCAGTGCTCATGGTATCGTCATCGGGCTTTTCATCCGACACCAGTAAAATGTCGTCAGTGTCAACTCGGCGAATACTGGTTTTAACGCCGTTGTCTTCGATGTCAATACCGCGAGTCCAACGACCGTGTGCCACACAAATCCAGTCTCCGGGCTTGACATCCTGTTGTTGCGGACCTACTGCCCAGACCTTGCCCCACCGTGGACGAATACCTAATCCAGTGCCATTGTCATTTAACAGTACTAGACCAGATGATAGTTTGCGTTCTGAGAAATCCATGTCAGCTACAATAACAAAATCTCTAAGAGGTTTTACATTGGCTGCTGTGAGTTCATAGTGCCCGTAGGCTGTTTTTTTAAGTTGATTCATATTTAAATTTTATTAACACCAGGCTTGTTTTGAGCAAGCTGGCGTGGGGTTTTCATTAATTCTTGTTTGACTGACTGTGTTCGTGCTATGGCCGCTGCCAGTCCTCCGCGGGGAACCGCAACTTTTTCCGGCACCACTACAGGGTCCTCTGTCAGTTCAGGAATAGCAGCTTCAAACTCAGTCAATTCGTCCATTGATTCAATATCTGGCGCATCCTCACCTGCTTGCATCTTGTCATAGTTGGAAACCAATCGTTCATCGTTGTACGCATCTAACACAGATTCGTTGACAACTTTCACAGCACGAGGTTTGACAGGTGCGGGTGTGTCTTTTGCAACTTTTTCTTTGGCAGCTTTTTTTTGACTTTGTTGTTTTTTAGCAGCGATGGTGCTGGTGGTTGGCAAATGATTGGCCGGAGCAGCCACTTGTCGTTGATAATGTTTGGCAACCTGTCTGTTTTTGGTTTCCACTACACGATTGCCACTGTCCAGCACATCGCCACGGGCGTTGACATTCATGTTGCCTACTGCTCGAGTGTTTTCGTTTTCCAACATCAATGCGCCCATGTCAACCACTCGACCCATTGCTGATTTATATACTTTTGTTGCCATGTTTATCCCCTTGAAATATACAGCTATTTAACGCAGAAATTCTTCTACATCTAATTTATAATACATGCTGTTGATCCGGTGTACTTTTAATTTGTAAAGAACATAACTTGCCACACTTGATCCGCGCCCCACACCCCAAATGATCTTGTGTTCAGTCATGACATCTACCATGTACACCATATACCGCAACAGATCAAAAAGATTGCGTTCTTGATACAACAGCAGTTCGTGCCCACAGCGTTGTAATTCTTCTTCTGTTGTGCATAGCGATAACACATGTGCGGCAATATCCATTGTTTGATACTGTTCGGGCATGTGCCATACACTCTGTTGTTGCCGATGCCATTGTTCAACTGAGCAATTGTGATTGTGTTGTTGATAAAACTCCGGCGCAGGATCCAATAAATTGTTCATGACATCCAATGCCACGCTGGAATCCACTATCATGCCTGACAGGTCAGCAGGTTGATGACCCTTCATTAAAAGATCACAAATATCTGCCTGATTGAATATCAACTGTCCAAATTCAGTTTGTGTTATCTTTACCAAAATTACCAAACACTATGGTGTTGCCGGTGTTCTGAGAATTGTCAATTTCGTCTTCGGGCCAATGCAGATCTAATTCTCTCCAAGATGCAATGGTGCTGAGGCTTACAATGTTTTCAGTTTCTGTTATTTTACTATGGTAATGAATCAAATTAGCATCGTTCCACCAACCAGCTTGATCGTATGGTCCAATGGGTTCGTCCTCGCCATGCATGTAAGTAACTTCGCCGCCCAGCTCACTGCGTACTTCTACTTCACCAATGATCATTCTATCTTCGCAGATTGCATTTAGTTTACAGTATAACATAATGCCAACCAGCTGGTCAACTGGTTCATCGGGCAGTGTGATGATCTTAACACCGGCCGTGGCCAGCAGTTTACATTGTTCTTGATTGTCTTTGTTGATAAACACACCAGAATCCAACGACTGTCCAATAAAGTATTTGATACGATCAAATGCGATATTATGACTTTCGCTATCTGTGGTAGCAGTCATCATCCATAAACGGATCTTGTAGTTATTCATCCTCAACATGTCATTGAAGAAAAAGCCAGCGGTAAAGTCAACTTCGTATTGTAATCTTACATTCATGATATGTCTATTATTTGGTCAAAGTTTGTATCTTTGCCGTCTTGAGATTTGTTAAAGAGTGCAGCAGCTTTTTCTGCATACTTGTTTTGATGTGTTTCAATGGCCATTTGAATCTGACGGCAAAGATCGTTATTGCCCAATCGTCGAGCAATGCCCATTTTCTTATTGAGTTCTGATATTTTTGAGCCTAGCTCGTCAATGGTCAACGAGTCTACACTGCCTACCAACGGATGTTCCATGCATTAATTATACAGCAGGTTAACCGTAAAGTCAACCTGTTTGGTTAAGCAAATACAGGGCCGTTGTTTCCGGTGCAGAACCATTTGCTGGCAATGTACTGTAAGGTACATGCTTGGCCAATTGCAGAAAAGGTAATTGTTCCAGTGCCAGATGTTTTCCATCCAGCATTGGTCACTGTGATCACCATGTCGCCACCGTCAGCAACCATGGCAAAAGTTTTGATCTGTCCATCAACGCCAGCGGCCAGTGTGGCTGTTTCAGCAGCACTGGTTGTAAAATAGCTGGTGGCAAGGGTCAAACTGGCCGCGGCCGATGCAGCTAAATCTTCACTGGACGACACAAACAATGGATTGACGAATCTATTGCGTGGACGAGTCAGTTCACTTAGGTAAACAGTTGAACCGCCATCTTCAGTATGGAATTGGAATTCGTATGTGCCTGTTTCGGTAAAAGTAATGACATTGCTTGCAATACCTTGGATACCTGAAACGCTGGCAGCAGAAGATCCTGTGCCCACTGCTGCTGGTAATGTTAGAGTGTGTGCTGTACTGGACACAGTAACTCGCACAATCACAAAGCTCAGTGTGCCTGCTGCTGAAAAATTACTGAATGCCAAACTGATGCTGCCACCAGTTGTCACAGTTTGATAGTGTCCGTTGGCATAGTTGACGCCAACTGAACCGGTGAGTGTTCCCAACGCTGCCCGTGTTTGGGAAAAATCTTGTATCTGAGCATTGCTCAACAAGGATCCGTTCATGTTGTTGTCCAGCACAGTTCCTGTGAGTGCTGCTTTTAACACAACTTTGCTTTGCAGGTCGTTGATTTCATCAGCAGCATACTGGAAATTGGTTTTGGTATTTGTGAAGTTATCACGAAAACCTTGCGAATTGTTATCTTGCCCGGCAACTGGGTAAGCGCCGTCGATGTTGTTTGGGTTAATTGCACTGGTCATAATATGTCCTAAGTTATCTTTAAATATTTATCAAAACTGTATTCTGCTTAAAAAATACTGAATTTTAAGCGTAGTAGCTGATTGTTATGCGCCCAGCAGTGCCAGCGCCGCCATTGGCGCCACCGCCATTTGTGCCTGGAATTTGTGTACCACCGAGTGGAACCAAGCTATTACCGTTTTCCCCAGAATATGCGCCATTATCGCCGGCAACCACGTCTCCGCCTAGACCGCCATTATAACCGCCACCACCACCGCCACCACCACCACCGTCACCAGATTTGTTAGTGCCGTTGCCGCCGTTGACTGTGCCAGCCTGGCCAATTACGCCATTGGCTCTTCCGTCAGATTGTACCCCGGCACCTCCACCACCACCGCCACCATTGGCCACAGCTTTGGAAACTCCGTTGACCTGTAACACTGTTGCGCCCCCACCGCCACCACCTGATCCGGAACTACCTCCGGCTCCGGAACTTCCACCAACGCCTCCATTATAACCAACAGATGAAGACCCGCCGCCGCCGCCAGGTCGACCGCCGCCATTTAAGCCTCCTCCACCTCCGCCACCAATGGAAATAATCACAGTATCTCCTCCTGCAGCACCGGTTACATTTCCTGCAATAATTCGACCAGGAGATCCGGGATAGCCATTTCTAGCAGCGTCATTTCCGCCACCTCCGCCACCACCTCCGAGCATATCAGTAACAACAATGTTTCCGGCAAACGTCAGTGGTAGAGTGATTGTGATGTCGGTAGTATAAGTGAAAGTGTATAGTGAAAGTTTACGGGCACCGTAAAAGTTGCTGATTGATATTGGCCCAGATGTGGGCACATTAGGTGCAAAACTACTACTGGGCACATAGATGCCGCCTTTGTAATACTCGCCAAGACCAACAGGGGCTGATCCTCCAAACTCGGCTTGGATGTCAGTGAGACTGAGAGGGCCCGAACTAGGCAACGTCATTATATTGATCCAAATGCAGTGACATTGCCTTTGGCTGTGAAGTTTCCGGCGCTGTCCAAGGTAGCAATGGTAGTGTTGTTATAGCTGAAATATAAAATTCCACTAGACTCATTGATGGTAAAGCCGCCAGCACTTACACTGTTTGCAACCAATGCATTTCCGCAATTGCCCACAATTAAACCGGCAGCAATGCCAGTTAGTCCGGATCCAGACCCGTTGAAAGCAGAAGCTGTAACTGGCCCCACTGAGACAATATTTGCAGCAGTAATGCTTCCTGTTGCAGTGATTGATGCAGCGCTGACATTTCCTGTGGCGCTTACTTGTCCACCAGTACGGATATTGCCACCAGTGATATTGCCAGTGGCCACCACGGTACTTCCAGTTGAGAAGCCGCCACCGGTGACAGTGCCCACTGCAACAATACCCCCTGTAAGAAAAGCATTGGCAATATATGCTGATCCCCAATAGTTACTAGTACCACCTAAACTTAGTGTGCCATTGGCTGTGGGAGTAATTGCAATATTACTTTGCCAACTGGTGGTCAAATTATTAAATTGCCATTTGGCTATGTTACTAGAACCAACTAGTAACCCGCCATTGTTCAATGCTGACCCAGTGCTTTGATTGTTACCAACTGTGATAGTTAAATCATTTGTAGTAATTGTGTTTGAATTTTGTGAAGTGGTGGTGCCTTGCACTACCAAATCTCCAATGATCAATCCGTCGCCGGCTATGAATAAATTGCCACCGCTGATATTTCCAGTGCCACTTACTATACCGGCGCCAAAATTTACATTCCCAACAAAAGTGTTGCCACTGACATTTCCTGTGGCGCTTACTTGTCCAGCGGTTCGTAGATTTGCGCCGTTGACATTGCCCGTGACGCTAAGAGAAGATAGTATACCAACGCTGGTAATATTGGCCTGTGCAGCATCCGCCACGGTATTGGCCAAAGTAGTGCTGGCTTTACAGCTGGCAAAGTTTGCATCTAATTCACTCAGTGGTATAGGACCAACTTGGCCTGCAAAAAGGTAAGGAACTGTAGCCATTAAGTGGTCTTCCTATTGGGGTTAATTTTATGATTTGTCATATTTTACTCTAAAATATTGCGTTTGGGAAATACAAGGTATTTATCGTAGTCTGTATAGCCGGTAGTGGTTGCGTACATGTCTACTGGTGCTATAAACTGCATGCTGCCGCCATCAAACTCTGTGCCAGGCGCAGCAGTGGTCCACGAGGACACAAAAGCTGGGCCTGTTTGACCAAAGTTACTATTGTACCACGGCAGTGTTTGTCCCAAACTGTTGACCCAGGAAACTATTACACCAGTCTGGTCAAAAGTAGTATAACTTGGTGGGGTTGGAATCCAATGTGCTTTGGAATTTACAGTGCCGCCTGACACATAAATGCCAAGTGTTTTGCCTTGGGGTATTCTCAGTACCACTTGTGTGGTTGTGCATGACACCACATAATAACTGCCGTTATAGGTTGACGAATTTGCACCAGTAATGGTTACATTTTCACCAGCAACAAATGGCGCGGTGGGTTCTGTACCATAGGTTACAACCAGTGTTCCTGCACCGACGGTGACGGTGGCGATGTCCAGGCTAAATGTATCCGGATCCCAATGCTTAGTTAATGCTCGATCTAGCTCGTATCGGTCAACTTCAAAGTCAACCAAGTTTAGTTGTTGTCCAAATTGTGTACGGATGTTGTAGGCAATCTGTCCACTGTTGCCCGGTGTCACATAGGCAATCACCCAGGCCGGAGTAAATCCCAACACACGCCCATTGGCCTGCGGAGACAACATCCAGCGTGGTAGCAAGTTACTGACTTGTCCCACAGTGTCAATGACTTGATTACGCATGTTTATCAAACTGTTTGGAAATACTGTGTCAATTTCTGTGCTGTCATTGGCATTGATAGGATATGGTAACACCACTTCTTTGCTGACACTTTCGCCACGGTCATTGACCAAATTGTCAATGATACGACTATAAACAACTTCATATATGACATTGCCAGCATCATCTGTTGCCTGTGCTGTTTCAATGCTGCCTAATACTAGATTTTTCCAATAATGGTTTTCGTACAAACTTGAAACATAATCAGCATAGGTAGCAGCCGTTAATCCAAATGCGTGATCGTAAACAACTTGGGTTGCACGACCAAAATTTGGGTCGTCCTCGCGATATAACAAAGTAGGCGCAATGATGGTTGAATCTTGCAACAGACTGTTGACCAAGTCTCGGTCATTCTGCGGAGGCATTGCTTGAATATACAGATTCTCATAAGGCTGGTTGTACTGTCTATCAACTCGGATTGAAAATACTTTGTCAACTCTGACCTGAGTGTTGGTGCTGAAGGCTTCCACTGTGAATACAAATGTAAGATCAAAGGTAGTTGGTGAACTTACGCCTTGATTGTTGCTGGCCACATCAAATACTGTGGCTCCGCCATCCAGTGCAAATGTGTTAAAACTGCATCGCCCAGCAATATTACCCGACGGCAACAGCGTCAACCCTTGTGGTAAACTGCTGTTGCTGCCTGATTTCAACTGGTATTCCAACACAATTCCTGAAGCATTTACTGCTTGCACATACAATATGCTGGTAGAACCGTTGACAATGGTACCCAATGGACTTGGCACCAAGGCCCGATCTGCAGGGGATGCCGGAGTGAGCCAAGTTATTTCTGTATCTATAGGCCCTTGTACAGTTAAAGAAAAATCTGACCAGACACTGCTGACATCAGGTTCTCCGGCTTGGTATACTCGAACTTGAAAATCATATATGTTTTCTTGCAGGCCTTGGCTGGGAATATAACCGTACAACCACCCAGTTCCAGGATCCAACTCCAATCCAATTGATGCTAATTCTACCGCACTATCTGACACATAAACAATTGGATATCCGTCGGCCTGTACTGCATTGAATTTGAATGCAAAATAATTGTCACTGCGAACAGTGCCAACACTGCCGGGCAGTGTCAACAATACAGGAACTCTGATTGGTGTACCATCTGCTGTTACAAAAGTATTGTCGGCTGTGATGTCCGTGGTGTCGGCTGTTAGGCTGTTACGACTCAGCACTTGAATATTAAATGTTCTCAATGCACTGGCTTTGCCATCTGTCAACTCAAGCACAAACTCGTAGGTTGCATTGTTGCTCTGTGTGGGGAAATCAAACGGAAATTGTGAAAATCCCTGACCGTCTCTGCTGAATCCAGCTGTTGCTGAGTTTGGTGCCACTGGTTGAACAAAGCCTGTGATCAGGCCAGTCAATGAAATGCTAGTGCCCGGCGGCAATGTGCCTGCTGCCAATTTTACAATTGTAATATCAGTAGCGTCCGAATCCACATATTGAATTTGTAAATCTGTTATTAGGGTTCCGTCAAACACTGTGGCAATGGTGCCTGATGGTGTAACAAATTCCGGAGCATCTTGTCCAGCAACAGTGATACTAAATGTTCTATCTGCCAACCGATTGATTACGGTGACATTTCCAATGGTTGTTGTGGTGTATGCTCGCACAGCAAATCTACTAGTGACATCACGGGCAACTTCTGATGGAACACCCTGCACATTGGCAATGGCTTTTGGTATACCAACAATCAGTCCATTGGCAGCAACTTGCACACCATTGGGCAGTTCACCTGCAATGACCTGATACAGTACAGGAGTACCCAACTCTGGCTCTTCGGCCAGCAACGGAAACTGAAAAAACACACCTTCGGGGTATGTTCCTAAATTACCAGCAGGAGTAAGCCAAACCGGTTGTGCCATTTATAGTCTTCCTACAACAACTTCAATAATGTTATCGCCCACAGATTCCTCCAGGGCCTTGCCAATGATGGTGCCTGTAATGGGATCTTGTTTTGGTCTAGCATAGCCGTCACCAGCACTCACCAACATGTCACCTTTGCGGACGGTGCCGCGTACTCGAACTGGCACACGGCCGATCAGTGCCACTGCTACCACATGTTCGCCAGTCAAATGACTGTTCATCAAATGTGCTGGATGGGTAGACACAACCCCAGCTATGCGCCGGGTTTCATCTGATGCGATGGTAACTTCTGCTGTGCCGCCAAATTCAACCACAGTACCAGGAGCATACGCAGCATCAGCTAGATAATTTTCTGCTAGATCAGCGTATTGTGCGGAAGTTGCAACACCAACAAACGATGTACCAGTTACTGTACCACTGACACTGACACTTGCGCCAGCAATGATACCAGGAGTTGTAATGTTGCCGCCTGCTACATTGCCAGTGGCATATATAGCAGCAGTTGAATTGACATTGCCGCCTTGCACATTGCCGGTGGTAACAATCTGGCCAGCGGATGTAATGTTGCCGCCTGTGACATTGCCAACTGCTAAGAATCTTCCTGACAAGTAGATGTTGGCAGCATTGACATTTCCAGTGGCAGATACTACGCCAGCATTGACATTGCCACTGTCAACATTGCCAGTGATGCTGGCAGCAGGTCCACTGAAGATTCCCACTGCCACTATGTTGCCGCCGCGCACATTGCCTGTAACAGAAGCAACGCCACCAGTGACCAAATTAGCACCAGTCACATTTCCAGATGTGCTGATTTCACTATTAATAACACTGTTGCCAGTGGTTAAATTGGTGCCAGTTATATTGCCATATGTAAAAATGTTACCGCCTCTGACATTTCCAGTGGCACTGATTAATCCACCAGTCAGCACATTGCCGCCGGTGATGTTGCCAACAGCCGACATTTGTTGTCCAGCATTGACATTGGTACCTTGCACATTTGCAGTGGATACCAGCAGTCCACCAGTGGTGATATTGCCGCCTGTGACATTGCCAGCTGCTATAAATCGTCCTGTTAGATAAGCGTTTGCTGAATTCACATTTCCTGTGATGTTGGCATTGCCGGTTAGTTCTAATCCAGCTGGGTTGACTATCATCAAGTTTGCAGTGCCGTCAACGTCCATGACAATGTTGCCAGCAGATACGGGAATTTTTAAAAGGGTTGTGCCGTTTTGAATTTGTGTCACAGCCACATTGCTGACCACAGTGACATTGCTTAAGAATCCGCCGTCGCCGATGATAAAATTACCCGAGACATTGCCAGCGGCACTGACTGATCCTGTGGCAGATATTGCACTCAGTGCTATGAGATTGCCAGTTATGGTATTTCCCACAACACTTAGACTGGTCAGCGCACCAACTGAAGTGATATTGGCCTGAGCTGCTGTGGTCACTGTGGCTGCTGTGGTGGCTGTGACTGCTGTGGTTGCATTGCCCACAGTCAACGATGCCGCAGTTCCTGTTAGACCAGTGCCGGGCCCCGAAAAAGCTGCCGCAACAATGTTACCACTGGCCGACACAATGCCGGTGACGTTGACGCCTGCTGTGGTAAACACTGCTACATTGCCGGTGCCTGCAACAGAAATGTTGGCGTTGCCACTGCCGGCTGTGGTTATGTTTGTGGTGCCATTGATCAAGGCCACAGGCGCAGATGCAACGACGCCAGTTAACAAACTGCCATTGCCAATAAAAAATGAGTTGCTGGTTATGTTTCCCGTGGCAGACAGCACAGCTACATTGGCCACTGCTGCATTTGGAACTTCTCTCCAAATTATGCTGGAACCGTCGTAGTTTTCAAAACAGTAATAAAAGTATTCTTGATCGTACGCCGTCATGCCTGCTAGGTCACCAACAGCACCTACCAATGTGGTGGGCGCAGTGGGTTGCGATCTAGCAAAAAGCTCACTAAAATTAGTGTTGGTTTTGATAAATGCAGTGCGTATAGGATCGCCCAACCCGTCATTGGGAGTAGCGCCTACATTGATAATTAATTGAGCCATTTAGAATCCTCTGGTATTGTATTTACCAGATTACTCACGCTCGTGGGTTTGTGTTAGCCTGGACTAAAACTGCTGCCGCAACCGCAGGTAGATACTGCGTCGGGATTGTTGATAGAAAAACTGGCGCCCATTGGGCCTTCTTCGTAGCGTATGCTGGCCTTTTCCAAGTATTGATAGCTGATGCTGTCTACCAACACCTGTATTGAGTCATATTCAAAGTCAAAATCATCATCGTTTTGCTCTTCATCCATTGTGAACCCGTAGCTCATTCCTGAACAGCCGCCGCCTTGCACAAACACTCGTAGTTTGAGGTTGGGATTGCGTTCTTCCGCAATCAAGTCTTTGAGTTTTGCTATTGCTGTATCTTCTAATATCATTATAGTCTTTCGTTACAAACGTCCCAGTTGATAATTTTCCAGATGTTGTCAAGGTATGCTTCTTTGTCCCACTGGTAATCAGTAGCCCACACATGTTCCCACCAATCAATAAGTACGCATATATCTGTACGAACTGCATGGTTGGCAATTGTTTTGATTTCGCCGCTGGTGCTCAAATATACCCAACCTGATCCTTGGATTTTCATTGCGGCTTCTTTCACAGCCGCTTTAAAATCTTCGTATGTTTTGAACTTTTCTTCTATCAGTGCAAGTACTGCACCGCGGGGACGATTGGCGCCTTTGGGAGCCCTAAGCTGAGGGAAAAACTTGTTGTGTAGAAAACTGCCAGCACGATTGAAATCTGCATTGCCTTCGCCAGCGTTGTAGCGTTTGGCATAGCCTTTGGCCAGATGCCCGTAATGATAGTTGATGCTGTCTGCACTCAACACAGGCATCAGATCTTTTTCGCCGTAGGGCAAGGGAGTAGTTTCCAGCTTGGCCGGTCTAGTGCTGGCTTCTATTAGGTCAATTTGTTCACGCATGCCAATATTTAGTCCAACGCTTGTGCATATCTATCTATCCACAACTCACAAGCTGCAATATGTGCATCTTCAAGCGGATGCAGGCCAACTTTGGTAACCTCAAATCCCTTGTTATAACTCCAGTCAATAAAATTTTGACCTTCAAACAGTTCTAAGTTTGGTTTGACCAATGCTTGTAATTCTTTTACATAGTCAGGAGAATGAATATCATATTCTTGGTCAAACATCATATAATCCATATATGTTTGTATACTGTTGATATTTTTACTTTTTAAATATGATTGCACAGCAAATATGGTCTGTAAGTTTCTAAACTTGTTCCACAGAATACTACTGTTAGCACGATGTTTATAAAAATCTATCATGTCTTCTGCCTGCGTGTGTGATACAAGATCTTTTAGTTTTTCCGGAACACAAGTTGGGCCCAGTGTAATCCATGTTTCGGCTTGTCCAATGTAAAAGTCCCATCGGCTACACCAGGTCCAATTAATTACTGCCAGTGTGTCCTCCACCGGATTATTTGCAACATATGAATATATCTGTCGAGCAATATGATCGTTGCCACACCCGGGAATAGAAAATGTTTTGTACGCAACACCTAGTCTAGTTGCAGCTCTGCCAATCCATCCCAACGACCCATCATTGTTGTGTTGTTGCTCGGATCCGAACACAAAACTGTCACCAAAACTTACTATTTTTTTATCTGACAGATTAAACATTATATTAAATTTCTAACAGCTTCTAGTTCAGGAATGTAATCAGCCAAGCGAACTCCTCTTGCTCGATCCAATTGGTCGTTGTAATTAAAAAATGCTCGAAGTTCATTGATATTGCAAGTTGGATTACCAGAGTAGTGCGTATATATGCTGTCTATTGCAGTTTTACAACTTTTTCCATTGGACAGATAAGTTGAAGTATTCATACATCGCTGCATAGACTCCATCACTAGGGCTGCGTTGGGATGATTGTATACCGATTGCCAGGGCAAATAATTTATTTGCAAATAAACAGCAGTGAACGGGAATTCACGATCCAAGAACTCAAACAACAGATGTAGATTGGTCACATTGTATATTCCTGGCACTGTGTTTATGCTGATAAAGTGTCCCTGCGACTGCAACAACTTTGCATTGGCTATGACTGTGTCCCATTGACTTCCGGATCTCCAATAGTCATTTACATGAGCAAATCCGTCAATGCTGAAACTGAAATTTGTGTTGGAAAAATTAGAAACCAACTTTAGAAACTTATCTGATATTTTGACACCATTGGTACACATGGACAGTTGAAAATCTGTTTTATTTTTCTCCACACAGCGTTGCATAAATTCCAACACCTCGGGCATGATTGTGGGCTCGCCACCTTGAAAATACACTTGACTTTTCTTGTCTAGCTTGTTGATGTCAATTTGATCTATGGATGGAGTAGCAGGATCCCACTGAAGTCTGGCCGGAGGTACAATGTTGAACTTTTTTGATTCGATTCCAATTGGATTACTAAACACTGGCTGGCATCCTCTACATTTGATGTTGCAGTGATTTCCCAATGATATTTCATAATAATAAGGTCGCTCAATTTTCTTCAAGTCATCAACAGAGTCAAGGTCCAGTTGCGAAACCCAATCCAAAGTTTCAAACTGTCTGTAGCTTTCAATACCAAGATCCTCGTATTTGTAACAGACACTGCAATGTTCCGGCAGCCGAGTGCCTTCCGACATCAGGTCACGAATGACATTATAGTTGGGGTCTGAGGACCAGTCTTGCAACTGTTCTACTGTGGTTACTTTTTTTGAAGATCGCGCACACAACACCATTTTGTCGCCAGTGTTGTTGAAATTGATCCAAGGATAGATACAAAAACTTTTATTTTTATTGTAAACTAAATCTTCCCAGTAGAATATTTTCTTTGAATTGGCATTTTCTCTAAAAATGGTAACTTTTTTTAATTCTTCCAACTGCACCATTAGCTTAAATGTAGCCGACAAGCATTTCCAATGCGTCCACTGTGCCTGCGGTTGATCCAACATCACAATAATATCAAACTGTTGAGCAAATACTAACAATTTTCCAAAAGGTATATCCGACACTGAGGTGTGATAGTATCCGGGGTCATTGGGTACAACTTCAGGATCAGTCAACAAGCCGTGATTGACAATGCTGTTATGTACGCCCAAACCGGATACTTCATGGTCAGTTGACTCGTCGTTGTTGCCTAAAAATAATATTTTTTTTGATTGATCTTGCAATTCAACAAATTGATTCATACTCAATGCCGCCGGGTAATTCGACCGCGGGTTAGATCGTACTGACTAAATTCCAATTCTACTTCGTCGCCCAGCAGTACTTTGATGTTGTTTTGTCGCATGCGGCCGTTTAGCACAGCCAGTACAGGATTTTCGAAATTTTCTAATTTGACTCGATACATGGTGTTGGGTAATACATCAACAATTTTACCTTCGAGCTTGATTGGTTCTTCTTTTGCCATTCGAGTATTTATTGAAAGTCCACTGTGGCGGAAATCTTGCGTAACCTATCGTATCTGAAACTGCGCCAGGCTGCTGCTTCAATGTCATATACTCGAACAGCAGTAGCTTCTTTGTATTCTGCTGAATCTTCCGTAACAGTGCTTTTGCGGTCAATCCCGTCAACCGACTGCGCTGTGTTGTTTTTTATTGGTGATGGCTCTGGTGAGACTGGAATGTATCTGGAATTAAGAGTACACTGCATTTGACGCACAGATCCGTCGGCCTTGACAAATTCCACAGTGACCAGACCCTGCTGCAACATGTTGGATACCCAGTGACGGATAACAGCCCGTTCTTTATTGTTGCTTTCTTGATATTGCGTACCTGGTTGCGATTTTAACAATCTCATCACTTCATTTTGTTCCCATGTATCGTGTGTCAATTCCATTGCCTGCTCCTGTTTGATATAAAAATTACTCAGTGATTCCGCTGTACTGCATTGCAAACCAAGTGGCAAGTGCTTGGTTGTAGAATTTAAAATTCACATGCTGTGTTTCATTGGTGAAGTTGCTGGCCCACCCGGGATGGTATGCAAAATCAAAATCCACATGTTGTTGCAGTCCTTGAGCAGTCAGTTTAGAAACTATGGTCAACACAGCGTCTATCTTGATTGCGTTTAATCTCACTACTGTCATGTACAACTATAACAAAATTGATATTACGAGTCAACTCAGTTTGCATACCGGAATAGGCGTCATCTTGTGCAGGTTTCTGGCGCGAATCTCACGATACTGTTTGAGCTTTTTCTTTTCTGCTGTGGTAGCATACAGTTCTAATTCTGAGTATGTGTCTTGACGCATGGCCAGTTCCAGTTCAGGATAGGTCATGCCCAGTTGACTTTCGTCGGTACGACCGTCTGCCCAGAGTCCGTCAGTGGGTGGTGCGTCAATGATCTCTTGTGGTATGCCCAGCTCTGCTGCCATGGCCCAGACTTGTGTTTTCATGCAGTCACCAATGGGGCTGATGTCTACACCACCATCACCATACTTGGTAAAGAATCCCACACCAAAGTCTTCTACCCGATTGCCGGTGCCCACCACCAGGCCATTATGCGCCTGTGCAATTTGATACAGAGTCATCATTCTCAATCTGGCTCGACTGTTGGCAAATGCCAGTTCAGACGTGCTGGTATAATCACCGTTGTCAGCGGCACAAAATGGACTGAGCTTGGTGTCAAATGCATTGAAAATACGGGTCAAGTCCATGTTCATGTGTGTGACATTTGAGTAGCGTTCCAGCAACCACCCAGCTTGCAGTGAGCTACGATTGTTGAGTTTTTTGGCTTGACGAATCGGCATCTGTACCACAATGGTTCGCAGTCCTGTAAGAGCGCACAGTGCGCTGACCACGCTGCTATCAATACCGCCTGAGATTCCTACCACAAAAGTGGTAATTTTGGCACTCCGGGCATACTGCTTCAACCACTTGACAATGTGATTGATTTGTTTTTTTGGTGTCATGTTTACTTGAATAAAATACCGGCCATTATCGCAGCTTGTAGTATGAACCCTATGCCAATGGTCAAGATATTGAGTATGTCTTTGAGTACCACTGCTCGTATGAACAACAACAACAATCCGGTCCATAAAAACAACACAATATCCAATCCTGGAGTACGATCAGTTACACCTTTCAACAAGGCCAACAGTGTGGGAATGGTTGAAAAATGAATCAAGATTGCAGCCAGCCAGCCCAGAGTATCTGCTGTGATCCTGCTGAGTTGAATGGTCACAAACGATTGCACCTGTTCACGAATTTTGTTCATTACATTTTCAGACATCATGTTTTTTGTGCCTTTTCAGAATAAAAAATATGGCGTCCAATTTTGGCAACCTTGGGTTTGCCCCATTGCGGATTTACATAGTCGGCGTGATAATACACTGCTGTGGTAAGACTAGGCAGTCTAAAGTTTTCCAACAGCACCCGCTTGGCTACTTCGTAACTTTCATTCCACGCTGCGGCGTGTATGGGTTTGTGTACCGATGTGCCATCACAGAACCAAGAGAACTGGCAAATGACCCGTTGGTAAACTACATTTTTTTCATAGACCACACCGCATACTGTGTTGGCAAAGTTTCCACTTTCCACACGATTCAGCGTGACCTGAGCCACAGCGACCTTGCCCTCAAACGGTTCTGAGGCTGCTTCATAGTAAATATTGCGTGTTAGGCACTCCAGCTGTTTGGCCCGATCACTGGCCGAAACAAACTCGTATCGAGAAGACTCCAGTCCAAACGACAACATGTCCAACTTCCAAGATGTAACTGCTACCAATGCAAAAACTACACCGACTAAACTGATAATTTTAATTACCCAATTGCTGTAACTAAAATTATGATCTGCTACTGCTATCATATTTTCTCCTTTGTGGTCTGACCACATTAGACGAACAAAGGTTCGTTAGATACTTAGTACCAACAACCCTGTTCTGCTCATTTGATTAGAATAACGGCATGTTTTTGCCGTTATCTGCGCAGTTTACTTGGCAACAGCCATTGCTTCTTTTTCGGCAGTGATTTCTTTGCGGCGTTCTTTGATGCCTTTGCTCATTTCCTGTAGAGCTTTTCTAGCCCGAGCAGCCGCAGCTTTTACACCTTTGGTGGTGAACTTCTCGTTTTCAGAGATGTAAGATTCATAAGCGGCTACGATTGTTTCGTGTTGTGTCATTTTGATTTTCCTTTATAAAGTTTGTGTTTTACTTAACACTGTTCACAGTATACCTGATTTTTTCACAGAAGTCAAGTCAATTCAAATAGATATGTCGCCGATTCCAACAGTCCCAAATGGTAATGTTGCTGATGTTGTGTGACCAAGTTACGGTAAAAAGATTCAGGGTGTTTTGGTCATAAATTTGTAGGCGATGATCCTCAACTTTGGCACTGGCATTGCGATTGCTGGCCAGCCATTGGTTGAGTTTTTCTTTAGCGTTATCATCTCTCACTGCTATGATATAAATTGCCGTGGTGCTTTTGTATGATGGTATGGTCATTAATGTAGAAATTGGCCGGTATTTTGTTGCGACTGCATGTCGCTCATATACTTAGCAAAGTTCTCATCTAGACACAACACCCGATCGTCCCACTGCAATGACAGGTCATCTGGCACTCCCAAAATGCGCAACAGCCCGCCCATGTGTACTTCGGCAATGCCGTGTTCATAAAGTACATACATTAGTCCAAGCATTTGGATTTTTAAATCGTCAGTTAGGTCTGTGTCATCTTCTAGCATAGCATTAGTTATCAGTTTGAACAAAATAAAAAAGCGACCGAAGCCGCTTTTTTATGTACCCAGTGTCTGCTTAGGCGCTGGCTTGTTCCAGCAACTGTTCAGCAGTGAGCTTGGACTTGACAGCCTTGACAGGTTTGCCAGTCATTTTGACTTCGCCACGCTTGGCGATTTTTGTCTTTTCAGACAGCTTGTTGGCTACTGCATAGCCGGCGTCGCCCGCCACGCCTTGTGCGGTCAGAAACTGTAGAGCTTCCAACTTGGTCATTGCGTGTGGCAGTTCTTGCAGGTTGATATCCGTGCAGCCTGCTTTGTTCAAAATCTTGATACGAGATACCAAGTCATTTGCAAAACGGGCCTTGACAGTACCGTCTGCGTTTTTTGCTGTACCAACTACCGTGAATGTCTTTTCGTTTGTCATAAATTGCCTTTAAAGTTGCCTATCTAAGTTTAAAAATATGTTAAGACTCATTTCCTAACACATATACATATTATAGTTGATTTGTAATAAATGGTCAACCATAATTTGTATTCCGGTTTGCCAAAATCACTTGGCTAAAATATCCACTTGGGTCTTGGCCCGTTCAACCGAGTTGTCCAGAATTTTGGCAATTCCACCAAATCCAACTTGGCTCACAACCATACCCAACACAAATCCCGTAATAAGTTTGATCATTGTTCGTCCTTGTCTGTTACTAGTCCTTGGTCCAGCATGTATTCAACTGCACTGCGGTAGGTGTGAAAGCGGGCCAAGATTGATCCGGTGCGACCCACTGGATCGGCTGTCCACGATACCACATGATACATGTCGGTCTCTTCGTCCTGCTCAATGGTGTATTTTGACATGGGCATTACCAACTTGAGTTGTAAAACACTCGCAGGCCCAGAAACAGTTCTGCACGAGCAGCCTTGATAAATTCAAGATCTTTTTCTCGATAATGTTCATCAGCATCGCGGCCAAAAAAGAACCCACCAGTGCCCGGCAATTGCTTATGCGTCACTGCCTGCTCCAGTGCATCAATGTCTGCCCAGGTCAGTTCTAGTTCAACGCCGTTAAATGAGCCGTACTGTAGATTTTTTGATTTAGCGAGTTGTTCCATCCAGCCATGCAGATTAGGATGCTTGCGCCAGTAGGCCAGTTCTCGCGAGCTGGCCTCTTGATCGGGTCCACTGGCCACATACGCATTCATGTCTAGTCCCATTTTGTCTCCTGTTTAGTTCAATGAAAAATTGTCACTGCTCTTTTTGCACTACTGTTTCACCGCGCACACGACTCAAGGTGTGTTTATTGCGCTGGTCTTGTTCTTTACGATCTCGTTTTTTGCTGGTCGATACTCCCAACATAAGATCGTATTCACGAGCCCACGCAACTCCCTTTAGCCAATGTTCTACCCCCTCCAAACTTCCGGCATATATCGAAGCATCTCTGCTGTATATAGGCAACGATTCTGTGTCTTTGGGCATAAGGCTAAGTGCGTTGTGATTTTCGGTCCAGTCACCGTGTGGGTATCTGGCAAATTTAAGTCCGAGCTTATCAACTTCTTGCTCAAGTCTGCGAACTTTTTCAATTGTAGTCCATCCGTTCATAGTGCTTGAATCCTTTTGATAACTGCCTGAGCCGCAGTCAGGTCAGTTATGGGCAACTCCCAAGGAGTCCAGGCTGTGTAAGGTTGAGTCCAACTTATGGTATACAATGTCATTCTTCAATTCCGTATTCTGCTTTTAATGCATCCATTGCTGCTCGAACTTTTTCAGCCACAGGACGATATTTCACAGGATGAATAGGATGATAGCTCCATTCCTGGCCACCCCAGATCTTGCTACCGTTCAATAGTTTGTCCATTTCTGCCAGGATTTCAAACCTAGGATCAGCCCAGAACTTGAATTTATTATCAGTCACGATGGGCATGACATTTACAGGACCGCATGGGTGAGCTGTGTCGCCTGTGCCCAGGTCATCGTGTCCGCATCGATTGCACTTCATTTTTGGACTCTCAAGCAAATTCGTAAAACTTAACTGAAGGGTCCAGCTTCTGGAGTTCTTTGGCGGCGGCTGTCAAGGCACGGTAGCGAGTCTGAACTTGACTGCGGCTCAGTTCACCATCGCAGGTCAAATTCTCTGGGCTTAGGTCAGCATCAATGCTGTCTGCAATACGCTGACGATCTGTGGCGTTCTGCAGGCTCAGGGCTCGCTGTCCAAACAGTTTGGCAAAAGAATTTTTACGATCCAGGTAAGTGTTCAGTGCTGACATAGTGACTCCTTGTTGCTGTTTAAGTGTTAATTATAGCAGAATGGCAATTATTGGTCAACCAAAATCAGTCATATTATTTTTTTAACATTTTAACAACGGTCTTAGAAACTTGGTTAGCAGTTCTAATAGCTTGACTCTGCGTTTGACTATGAATCCTTGCTTCATTTCTTTGAGCTCGGAGTTCTCTTCGAATTTCTTGAGGACTCAACCCTTCGTTATCTAATTCATGCTCGGTCATGGGCGCTGGAGATTTGTGTGTGTCTTTCAGAAGAAACCAAACAAGCCCTGCAAATACTATAATGCATACTACAATAGTCATATTTTTTCCTTTTGTAAATTAGCTTTGATTAATTTTAAACGTCTGCTTACAATTAGTCGACACAATGTCATCTTTGAGGGTACTGGTACACTCTAGTGTAGTAAGTTCTTTTGTAAATATCTTTTGAACAAGTGTAGTGTCATTATTTGCAATAACTTCGGACCTCAAGAATGTTAACTTATTTTGTTCAAGAATTTGTTTGGTTAACTTAGTTGCAGTTGTTTCCATGTTGGCGGATTTATTGTAATGATTATAAATCCCTAACCCGCCAAAGTACAACCCAAAGAATAAGATTACAGATAAAATCCCACCTAAGTCTTGCAGTTTAGCAAACTTTGATTGGAGTGATCCAACAATTCCTGCTGAAATAAAATGTGACAAAATTGCTACTGCTGCAAAGATTGCGAATTCCATATCTAACTCCTGTTTTGTTTCTGTATGTGTTAATTATAACGGTTTTGGCAATTACTGTCAACCGTTTTACATTGACCAGTAAGTTTCTGACGCAGGGTTGCACGACCAAGGAGTGTCTGCATCAATTTCCACAGGTGCGCCAGTCATCAAATTCTTCACAGTCATCTTGGGAGTCCGGTAAGTGTCACGGCTCACAATGTTCAGTTGGTCCACAGTCCAACCTGCTTTGCGGCAAAGACGAGTGCGGGTGGCGTGAGCCGCAGGGAAAGTTTTGTATGCACGGGTTCGGTTGGGACCGTCTGTTACGATAAGACCGGTAGCTTTTGCGACGATGTAAAACATTCTGACTCCTGTTTGCTGTTTATGTGTATATTATAGCATTTTGGGCATTTGGGGTCAACCTTTTTCGCACATAAAAAAAGTACTACTTTACGGTGCAAAAAGTAGTACTAAAGTACTATAGAATTATACAGTTGTTCTACGGGTACACTGTGTGATTGATAGCCCTCCAGCACCAGGTCAAAATATCGATTGATGGGTGCAGCATCCGGGTGTCCTGGCTGCATCCGATAAGTCAGTGCATGATAGGTCCTTGACTCATGCACCACTTCAAGAGCACAGCGATCGTAATAGCTGGGATATCCTTCCAACTGGTCCAGTGCCTCAAGATTCTCCGGAGTGATTTCCCATAGTACTCCGTCAACATAGCTGCCTTCACATGCTTCAACATCAGCATGAAACGCAAAACGAAACACATGATCAATCAGGCGAGCATGACCCATGCTTCGGGCACCAGGGCAACGGCGTGTCATCTCATCCTGATTGGTATTCATCCCGTATGCAAACATTAAAAGTTGTGGTTTTACCATATTTGTATTCATGTTATTCCTCCACAACATTAAAAAAACGATAGTGGTCTTCTAACGTCCAAGTGTCAAGATTGTCTATTGACTTGCCGTTAAAAGTTTTAATTTCAATATCTGGTGCAATTAGCTGGTAGCGTTTGAAAAAAGTCCATCCGTCTGGAGTGCTATCATGCAAACTGGCTTCACGCAAGGCTTTGTCGACTTTTTTGCTCACCCGACAGGTAGGCATGTTGATAGCCTGCTGAATAGTTATTTTGCCATCAATTAAGAGATCACGAACCACACAAAGTGGAATTACATGCTCAAACGTCACATCCTTGGCAGCTAAACTGACCCCACTTTGGTTGTAGTGGCTTTTGATTCGTCCCTGAATAGCATACTCCTGATAACGACGAATAGCTTTGTCCATATCATCACGCCATAAACGAGCTTGCATATCTTCTTCAACGACATTGTTACGATATAACTTTAATAGGCGTTCAAGGGCTACAACTGCCCATTCCTCGCACTGACGATATGCCTTGTCGTTACGCTTGACCCTAGTATAATTTTTAACACGCATGTTCTGCATGCTTTCTTGTAGTGTAGGCATATTAATATAAATCCTTTCGAGCAGGTATAAATGGAACGCTACTGTTCAAGGCAGGAATGCGTCCACCTGTCCACGTTTTGGACAATTGATGCCACAAAAATGTACCACCTGTATTCCAATTTTTAGCCACCTTGATGTGTTTGGGTTGATGCTGTACCGGCATATTTGCATAGTATTTTTTATGCCAATTCTCATAAGCCTTGCGCACCTTTACCCAAAAATCACTTGATTCGTAAAAGTCTGACCCAAATAATTGATGCAAGTGATCTCCTAGACTAACAATTTCATCATCGGTGTAGTCTATTCCATCTTCTTTGGCCATGTTAAACCATGCACACATGATCTCAATCTCCTGCGAAACAATATTCCGCGGAGTAGGAATGGTGGTAGTGTACATACAGAATTTACGAATAGTGTCACTGGTGTATTTGTCGATTTCTGTCATACGACTGATAGCACCTGACATATGTGTGTCTCCAAACTTTTCCGCTGTAACAAACAATCCTGCTTGTTCTAGGTATTGTTGTTTTAGCTCGGCTTCAACCCATTCACTCTTTTTACTGCCATCAAGTCGAACACCTAGCACCATCTGACGGTACAAGTCAATACTGTCTAAACGCAATTTACCAATGTCACTATTGCCACTCACAAAGTTTTCACGAATATCTGCACGATTTTTTATTTTGTAAAGAATACTGGGAACCATAACCTTACGAGGATCTTGATTAAAAATCATAACTGCAATAATCCAATACACAATTGCTGTGTGTTGGGCGTCCCAACTTGCAAATAATTTAGTGCCCACAGGATATAATTTGGCTAAATCTCCGCCGCCTGTGACCTCATATAGTTTAATAGGATCAGCTTGCACCTCGCGGAAGTTTCTAAGTATTTCAATTACCCAGGTTAGGTTAAGAATTCGTTGGATTGTGATGTCGATCAAAATGTCCGACATGGGAGTAAGACCAGCCACGCATAGTTGCAAGTCTTCAAAACATTTAACAAGTGGATTGTTTTTTTGGAATACCGCAATGGCATTCTTGAGTTGACTTCGAACTCCTGAGGACTTCATGGACAGAAGAGTGGAGAGTGTGTCATTGAAACGCTGTTTTAGGTCAACGAATTTAGAACCACTGTGATTGTACTGTGCGTTCTGTTGATCCGCATAACTCTGCGGTACAGCGGGTGAAATAAAGTTTGTTGTCATTTCTAAATACCTTTTTAAATTGTGATTTTCTCCGGCGTAGCCAGTGGCATGTCCATCGATAATTGAAATTGTATGTTAACATAAAAATTAATTTGTGTCAACTATAACTTGAAACTGGTAATAATTTATGGAGATATCATACAATCACCTCTTTCTTGATTTGTCTATCACTGTAGTGCTTGTGACCAATGCGCCGAATGGTGTCGGCTGCTGTTTGTGGATCAGCTTCGAACATGTCACGAATGTCATCTTCAGTGATACCCGGTTGTGCAGTAATGACGTAGATTTCGTAGTGGCGTTGGCTATTGTATCTAGCTCGCAATTCCCAATGCATGATGTTGGGCGGCCTTGGTGGTTCAACACCCTTTAACAGTGCAAATGTACGGTCAGCCGGATTGGGCACACGAACCACAGCTTCCAGTCCATTGCAGTTCCACATGATGGCAAACATGGTTGGCCGTTCGTCAATTTCTTCAGTCACAATAAATTCGCCTATTGAGGTTGTTTGAAAAAATCCTGCACTCTCAACACTGCTTCGTCCCAGCTGGGTGCTACCACTGTGACAAAAGCTTCGCCGGCCACAATGTTCATGTCAAACGGCACCACTCCAGAAAACCTAAATCCTTCCGGAATAGTGATCTGAACCTGATACTCTGTCAGGCTCTTGATGTCACGCATCACATGTTCGATTGTTCGGCCGTCTTGGTTCATAACCGAAATTGTTGCAGCACTGAACGGGCTTCAGCACAGTTGCCCAGAGTTTCTTCCATGGCCTCAAGAATCACCAAGCGTTGTAGCACATCGGCACAGCATTGCTCTTCGGCTGTGAGCTGTTCGTACCAGTCCAGGTATTCTGATTCGCTGTCAAGATGCCACATTGTGTCCAGCATTTCGACCTGGTACGGAGTGAGATTTGTAAGGTGAATATCCATGGTGTTTCCTAGTGAGTGAGCTTGTATTATAGCTGATCTAGGGTTTGGAGTCAAGTACAGCAAAAGTACTAACACCATTGCAGCGAAAATGCTGCACAATCGCGATCTGAATCAAAGTAAAAAATATATTGTCCCGGACTTATATCCGAACTGACTGTTACCAATTCCCAGCGCCACTCACCGGTGCATTCGCTTTTACACCAGTTGATCACAGAGTCCAGCGCCCCAAACGGTTTGGAAATTTTTCGGGTGTGTTGAAAACTCTCAGCTGCTCGCAGTTCGAAACTGAAAGTTTTAGATCGTTTTGCAACAGCGGTTGACATGGACATAATTTATCTTGACACAGTGACCAAATTCAAACTGAATATTTTTTCAGTGTGGCATTGTATTTGGTCATGTCAGCACAGGTGTACTTTTGATATGAATCTTTAAGTATATCCGGCATGGGCACAGTGGTGATCGGCACTCCGTATTGTTTCGCCACCTCCATAAAACTCTGTGGCTTACCAGTGCCCACATTCCATATGCCACTTTCAGGAATTGACATGAACCGCAGGTGTGTGTCAACGATCTTGCTCACATGCACAAAGTCTCGATGATACAATTCACTGTTTTCAAACACCTTGATAGTGCCAGTGGTTTCGGCCTGTCGCCGAAACTGGCTGTGCGGACTGGCCTGATTGCCTTTGTGGTCTTCACCTTGAGATCCGTACACATTGAAATAGCGGAACCCTTGTGCTGTGTTGCCACCTTGATGTCGGGCATGATGTCGCTCAAACAAATACTTGCTCCAGGCGTAAGGAGTTTTGGGATCAACTGGACTGTGTTCAGCAAAGTCACTGATCAGGCCATACACACTGGCCGAACTGGCGTACTGAAAGTTCACACCAAATCGTTTGCATTCGTCAAACAGTTCCGCAGAAAATTCATAGTTCTGACGCAGTACTCGGTCAACATCACGCTCTGTGGTACTGCTGATGGCACCCAGGTGTATGACCCAATCTTGATCGATCACACCGGGTCTGGCACCGTCGTTCCAGTCGTATGTGGTCACTTCGTGATTTGCGTTTTTTAACGCAGTCAACATGTGACTGCCAATAAAACCTTTATGACCTGTAAGTAAAATTTTCATAAATTTAAAATTTCTTGTAATGTTTTGTCAATGTCTCCACGATGTTGTATAGCAACACCACCAGCATTCTGCCATTCTTCACAGTTGCTGGTACGGTCGTCAATTAAAACATCACCTGGGTTACAATGCACATGTTTATCATGACTATATGGTCCAAACATTACAGGAATATCCGGGTAGTGAATGGTGGCCCAATGCACTTTATCATAGAAGGCCCACTTAACATCATTGCCTTTGGGTACTGCTGTTAAAAACATCAAATTCCAATTATTGGATTTGCATTTTTCTTTGCAAGCCGTAACAATAGTGTCCGCTTCTGCTGTTTTATCTAAGTCTCTATACAGACGTGGATTATCCCGTAGTCGTGTCCACTCCTTGTGTTCCCAGCGTTCGTCATCTTGTTTTTTACGCAACACACTGATTGCATAGGCGTTGAAGTCTGCAATTACATCATCCATATCTAAATATACTGTTCTCATTTTTGGCTGTCACCCTTGCCCACACGGTAATTGTCTGCTATACTGTCGGCAGTGCTTACTTCAATGATGGTTCCGGCTTCCAAACAGATCACCTGGTGCGGTTGCAATGGTCTATTGCGCCAGACGCAGCCTGCTGTCAGTTCTGTTTCGTGCTGGCTGGCATCGCGTGTTTCAATAAACTTGACAACAAACTTTCCATCCAGCACATACCACGACTCATCTTTTTCTGCATGAAAGTGCATGCTGAATTTGGCATCCTTGTTGAATTTCAACAGCTTGCCGCAGTACTTGTCCGTGGTGGCCCATATCAGTTCTGAACCCCAGCCTTTTTCTACAAAACCTTCTAATCTCAACATTGAATTTCCTCTAGTGTTGGTGCATACACACCGGTGTGTTGCACAGTGACGGCTGCTGCCCGATTGGCAAAATCTATGGATTTCTTCATGCAGCCTGTATTTAAAAATTCTACAACCAGTGCAGACAAAAAGGTATCACCGGCACCACACACATCTGTCACTTCGACCAGTGGTGTTTGATAACTGTTTCCTTTGTATTTTGCGCCGTCTTTGCCGCTGGTCACAATCAGTTCACTGCATTCGGATTTCAACAAACTGTGTTCCAGTGCGTTGATTTTTACAATGCATCCTTCCAATCTTGCCAACTCAGTTTTTTTTGTATCAACAAAGATCGGGCCACGAAACTCTTTGCGTACCCATTCAATTGCTTCGTAACTTACAAAGCCTTTGTTGTAGTCCGAAATCACAATGGCATCGTAGTTGTTGATGCCCACGGGCCATGATCCGGCTTGTATGCCTGATGATTGTGTATCGTTGTCTATTCTAACAATGTGCTGTTTGCTTCGTGCATCGATCAATCTGGTTTTGGTACTGGGCGGGCCGTCTGTGATGTACTTTACATTGCAACCCAGTGCTATCAAATTGTCATTGACATTGCCGGCCATGCCGGGGCGTGACAGTTCGTAAAGAAGCTTGAACACCGGCACCGGCGCTTCGGGACTGATGCGATCTATAGACCCGTACTGGTAAACGTCTACACAGTCATCGCCCAGCAATAATATGTTGAATTTTTTCTGTTGTGGAGTAGCCATTGATCCTGTCAAACCATTCTGTTTGTTTGCAGTATTCTTGTCCAATGTAGCCGTGAGCTTTCCAGTCACTGCCTTTGACCATGATGTCTGCGTTGTACTCTTTTAAAATATCAATCAAGTCTTGATCAGTGTTGAAGATTTTTACTTGATCCACTGCTCTAAGACTTTGCAACAATTCTTGGCGTTCTTGTTGGGAGTTTATTGGTCGGTCTAGGCCTTTGATCGTTTTTACTCTGCTGTCCGAATCAATACACACCAGCACATGATCGCCTAGCGTACTGGCGTGCGCCAACATGCGCAGATGTCCCACATGCACAATGTCAAATGTCCCATTCAATACAATCTTCATTTGATATAGTGTTTTTGTATGTATTCATCGGCCCTGACAGGGTCTCGCGTGTAACACAATATATAGTCAACAATGTCGAAGTGGTTGCAAAAATCATCGCCGTAGGCCACACCAAATTTTATTGCGTTAAAGATGTGATCTTTACGCCATTTTTGGTAGTCCCGTTTGGAAACTGCTGTTGTTCGATTTTGTACAGCCACGGCAGTGAACACACTGTAGCCACGCTGCATTGTCATTTTTTCAATGCCTCGGACGCTGGGTTATCAAACAGATCAAATTGTCGATGTTGGTCACTGCTGGGTTCCGTCCAGTATTCACACTCGCACACATATCGATTTTCAGTGTGTGACGCATTCCTTAAAAATCCATGTGGCGCATCCGGATGAGTTTTACAAGCTGGTTGATGCATGATCTAATTCCACCTCATTGCTGCTATTGTGGCATATTTGGCATGCTTGCGTCTAATCTTTATGGTCAGATAATTCTTTGTCTCATCTATAGACGGCCCCACGGTCCAGTCCCAGTCCCAGCCTTGACGACCCACATGTTGTTCTATCCAAGGTCTGTAATGATCATTGGGGTCTGCTGACTCAAAAGTCACATAGGCTGCACCGCCCAAATCATACCAGAATGGATCTTCGGGCCCGGGCCCTGCTACGATCGCACCTGTTGGCCAGCGAACATTGATCACAACTCCGGGCATGAATCGCCACCAAAGTTTTCTTTTAATATTCATAACCATTTTAGAAAAAACACAAGATATTTTTTTTCATCCACAATGTCATAGGTGTCTGTTATGCTGCCGCCTGCGTCTTCATGCAGTTGTATTCCATAAGTTTCTTCGATATAATTTTTAAAATCACGCTCATCAAATTTTTTTCCCAACGGAATCAAGCTGTTCATGTATTCCAGGCGTGTCGTTTTCAGGCCCTGCCAATACTTCCAACGTCGGCGACGAAACTCAATGTCAGGATCACTGTCGTCAAAATCTTGAAATGGAACAATGCTGGCCACGGTGGTGTCATGCCCACTTCAATGCAAAGGCCACTGCCTGTTTGGGATCATCAAACTCCACATCATAAAAGCTAGTGCCCACGGTGCCTCTTGGTGCTACTTGTCTATGTGAGGTGCCGCGTCTCATATGCCATCCTTCGCCGTGCCACATCATGATAGGCCGGCAGTGCAACAAATTGCCCACATGCTGTTGCAAGTAACTCAGCACTTCGGCCCAGGGCTGATAGGTTCTCACTGTGTGTTTAGCCGCGGCGCATGGTTGCGATGTCATGTGCTTCTTCCGAGCTGAACACCGGAACTGCATTGCTCTTGTGCATGGTGCCAATACCGAGAATTTTTGTGCCAGTGTATTTGGGAATGTCTTTGGTGCGTAATGCACCCGAATGTCCTGTGTCCAGACTGGGAATATGCCTGGTGTTGGCACGATCATTTGAGGATGAGAGATTGTACTGCAAGGGTTCTGCTCGCATGGCTCTAGCCCGGCGTTTTTCTTCCGCTGCCACACCTTGAGATTTTAAGATCTCTTTCCAGCTGGCATCAAGTTCTCGTGCTCGTTGTGCTTCGGCAGCGTTGCGAAACTTGACCTTGCCCTTGCGTTTGCCTGTCAGACTGAGGGCAGGATGGTGTAGGTGCATGCTCATTTTTTCAATAACTCCCAGGTATATTCAGAATCTTGCATGTAGGCAACAGGTTTGATCCAGCCGTAGTTGATACAATCTGCAAGGATCATTCGATATTCTTTTGGACATTTTTCACTGATTTCAAAACCAGCACGTGGCACCAAAGTAAATTCATTGGGGCTGAAATGCCAGTCAGGATCGCCAGACTTGATTGTTCGAAAGGGTCGACCAGAAGTAATCTTTATCATGCTGTTATTATAACACAATTGGGATTAATGGTCAAGCAAGATCAACCTGTGTCATTTTGATGTAAACTCTGTCCCGATAATGGCCGCGATGATGTTTGAAGTGCGTTGTGCCCGCGGAAAACATCTGCGGCTGTTGAGTCAGGGTGTCAAACAACTTGTACAGCACATTGTCATTCTTGATTTCTACCAAGTATGGCTCTGGAGAATTGTTGCGCACAAACCAAAACTGCCAATGAGATCCGGCCCCAGCACGACTGCAAAATATTTTCTTCACAAGGGTAAACTTTCCTGCAATCTTTGCTGTGGCAGCGGCGGTCATTGATGCTGACTGTGTCTGACTCATCACATGATCAAGGCCAGTGTCTTCAGCATAAAAGTATGGCAGTCGATACAGCAGACCTTCTTCAGATTTCTTCAGTTGATAGTTGCCAGTGACCACACCATACAGCTTGCGTCTAAATTCACTCATGACACCTTTGGACTTGAGTGCTGTCATCAACAGTCGATCAGCATAGTATCGGCGAATGTCAACTGCTGTGTCGCGATCCTGAGGGTCTACTGTTACTGAGTGCAGATCCAACCAGGCAAATCCACCTTCTTGCGACAATCTATAGCTGGCGCAGGCCATGGCAATTGGATCATCTTTGAACACAATTGGTCCTTCAGGAGGCTCGTTGTCAGTGGTGAGAAAATCGTCCCAGTTGATTGTACGCAGTGCAGTTGTCATGTCAATCCCAAAGATTTTGATAGTATTTTCCAAACAGAGCAAAACCGGTTTGGATTCGTTTTTCGTAGGCCATGCGACCTTTCATGTCAATCTCAAATGTGTCTTTTGGACCTTTGATCATTTCACTATTGCCATTTTCCAGTTTCTTCCATTGAAGGTCATGTTCACCGGAGTGAAACTGATCTTCCCAACTGTCGTCAACCTTGCTGTTGAACGCAAAAATCATTTCGTCCAGGACCCATTCCCAACGAGCAAAATGATTGGAATCTGTGTCCCATTCATTTTCTTTGGGCTCTGCAGATGTGCTACGCAGTTCTTTGGGAACATCTTTGTCGTCAACACTGCCAGCGCCGTGTTGCTGTTCCTTCAGTTGTCGCAGCATGGGCAACACAATCAACGCCAGTGTATGATCCATGTTCCAAGTATCCCACGGGTCAATTTCGACTTTGATTGTACGCTGTTGTCGACTGTGAATCCAAGTCAGGAATTTACTCAGCACAGTGTCCGGACGATTGTGATTCCAACGGGTAATCTCGCCCACTTGGGGTTCAGGCGCTATGCTGCCGTGCGCCAGCCATTCGCCAAACTGGTGTACCCAATGCGGCTTGCTTTTGATGCCGTATTCGCCTTCTTGTTCTTTGACCCAGAAGCAAAGTAGTTCGGCCAGTTGGTAAGGACCGAAATAATTTGTGTGTGGTCCAATTTTTACTTTCATAATTTGTTCACCTTTGAAATTTCCGGCTCACTGCAGAGAGATTGCACTGCGGTAGCATCAGCAGAAGAAATCAACGCCCGCATTCCGGGATAACGAGAATGGAACTGTTCGTCCAGCTCAGGAATACTTTTGCCCTGACACACAAACTCACCGGTTGTGGTATTGTAGCAGTAGTATTGATCTTGAAATTTTTCTATATTCAACAACACAACATCCGGAGTTTCTGACTCCAACTCCGGGTCTGCGGATCGCAGTTGGTGAAGCTGTGTCATCAATCTATACACTATGTATTGTTGGACAACAAAAAATAATAGTTTACCAACAAAATAAATCGTCACAAGCACAGTGAGAAAGTTTACAAATTCACTCATACAATCCTTAAAATGGGTCCGGGTCTACAGTCCGACTTATTATACAACATATTTCTCAAATGATCAACGGACTTTTTTTCTTTCAAGTTCCAATCTGGCAGTGAGTTCTCTTTGTAGATTCTGATCAGCTTTGGTTGCCCGGGTCAGGATGGCCATCAGGTATCCTGCGGTGTAAGTGGCGCCGCGCTGTTTTATCAGACACTGAACCAGCTCGTTCCATTCTTGTCCTGGATCCAGGTGAATCATATCACAATTTCCTTACATTAATCCAAATTCACTCCGGGCATGAGTTTCTTACCGGTCCAGTGATCGTTGGTTACACAAATGCCCCGCAAGAAATATTTATTGTTGGCAGTGACAGTTTCCAATGCTTTGGATCGTGCCGTACAGTCCTGCTGGGTGTCGTGGCGTTCGGTATATTGATGTTGCCACACACCAGCCGGATTGAATATTGCAATAATTAACACCCAACTGTTCATCTCATGCTCCAGAATAGGCACAGCCACGAACGTCAGTATTCAAGTTTGGCTGATGCAGTTTGATCAGTTCACGCTCACGAGCATGTGCTTCAGCCTTGCCACGAACCACATCCACGATCACCTGCACAAACGAATCAGCACCACGCTCACGCATGGCTTGGTAAAGAGTCCAACTTTTGTTCTCACTGCGCGAGCGGTAGATGTGCTTGTTGAAGCGGGTTGCCAAACTCTTGTCCACAGTGCTTTCGGTCTTGGCAGTTACGCCAATGTAGAAGTCCGCACCAGATTGCAGCATGTAGATCACATGCGTACGATCTGATCGTTTTTTACGGGGTGTGTTTCTTGCTTCCATGTGTATATTATAGCATTTCGAGCATTAATGGTCAACCGTTGTTTTTATGCTACATTTTTACGCTTTTTTCCTACGCAAATCAAAGAATTCCACATTGGCTATCCATTTATTGTCAACCAAAAATCCCCAATCTCTTTGCTGTGGGCCCGGCATAAACAAGGTCCATGGCGTGACGCCCGGTTCCAATTCCACACGATGATAGGTGTTTGCACCCGCAGTTCTAAACGAACCCGGTGCCCGCCAATGTCTGGTTTCGCCAACCATCTTACCCTCAGCATCAAATTCTGGAACCCACTCCCAGTAGCCACCACGCAGTATCAGCGTGGCATAGGGCCACGGATGATCATGCACCACATCTGGATCGCTTTTTAAAAACTTGTGTACAAAGATGTTGAACGGAAAACGTTTACGATCCTTGAGAAATACATAATATCGTTCCAGATAGGGTTCTTCTGCGGTGCGATCCAAAATTACTCGGTGTCGACCCCAGCGTTGAAACAGTTGTTTTATCATTGTTGTAGTATACGCTAACCAGGAATTTTAGTCAAGAAAAAAGGCTACCAGGGCGGCAGCCTTTTTGCATGTGTTCAGTTTGAGTTGAACAGCGAGGGGATTTAGACCAGGCCTAAAGACATGGCTTTGTAACCAGCAGCAATCAACTTGCGGCTTGGTGTGCCAATCGCGTACTCAGTGACCTGAACGCCATTGCCAGCTTTGCGGCTGTTTGCATATACTGCAAAACCGCTTTGGCGAATCCGGCTCACTTCGGCCGAGATGTTCTTGATGCCAAAACGCTTGGCAGCTTGGCTGGCAGTCACTGTTTCACCGGAGTGAAGAGCAGAGAACAATTTGTAAGTCTTTGTTTCAGTGTTAAAACGCATATAAATGTTACCTTTCTTTGATAATAAACATTAGCTGTTAAACTACAGCATGTATCTAGTATACAACAATTTTGCGCATCAAGCAAGCGGTTTTGAATAGCATTTAGCCATAAATAATACAAACGGCAAACAAGGATTCCAAAATGGCTCAAATAATTATAGATACTGGTGCGGCAGCAAATGACGGAACGGGCGATCCATTACGCACAGCATTTACTGATACCAATACAAATTTCACAGAAATCTACACCGCAGGCCCAGTGGCTTCAAATGTGCAGATTGCCAACAACACCATCTTGACCATCAACACCAATGGAAACTTGGTGTTGGCGCCCAACGGCGTGGGCGTGGTGCAGAGCAATGTGAATATTGTTCCAAATTCTTCAAACATTCGCAACTTAGGATCCAGCACACAGCGTTGGAGTTCGTTGTATGTGCAATATGCCAACATTTCTGGAAACTTAGAGCTGGCCGGCACATTGGGTGTGGGCGACTTGACGGTAACTGGCAATCTAACAGTGACTGGCAACACCATTCAAATTGGTAATCTTGTTACCGATTCTAAAACTATTCAATTGTCCAACACAGCCAGCACTGCCAATGCGGCCAATGGATCCGGTGTCACAGTGGGTGCCAGTGACAACATAGCCACACTGCTGTACAACGCCACCGGCAATGTATGGACCACAAACATTGGCCTAAGTTCTGTGGGCAATGTCACAGCACCGTACTTCATTGGCAATGGATCACAACTAACCGGATTACCAGTACCGTACGGCAACGCCAATGTGGTTACCTTGTTGTCTGGATTTGGATCAAACACAATCACGACCACTGGCAATATTTCGGGCGGATACTTCATTGGCAACGGATCCACATTGACCAGTTTGACAGGTGCCAATGTAACTGGCACAGTGGCCAATGCCACTTCGGCTGTGTCAGCAACAACAGCCGGCACAGTGACCACAGCCGCACAAGGCAACATTACCAGTGTTGGTGTGCTGACATCATTGAGCGCAAGTGGTAATATCACCAGTGGTAATTTATTAACAGGTGGACTGATTTCAGCTACCGGTAACGTCACCGGCAACTATATCTTTGGTAATGGTAGTCAGTTGACTGGTATCTCGGGTAACATAGCCAACATCACAGCCAATGTGATCTCTTTCAACACCGCAGCCGGTATCAATGTAGCAGCCGGGCAAATGGCCTGGAATAGTTCCGATGGCACCTTGGACATTGGTTTAAGCTATGCCGACGTGGTGTTACAGGTAGGACAAGAAACACACTATGTGGTTCGCAACGACACCGGCAACATTATCGAAAACGGTACTGCTGTATATTGTTCAGGAGTCACTGCTGGATCCGGTCGTATTGAAGCCAGTCCTATGACAGGATCAACAGACCCTATAAAATTCTTGGGCTTGGCCACACAAGATATCAGCAACGGTGTCAACGGTGTGATCACATACTTTGGTTATGTGCGTGGATTAGATACCAGAGGCACAGCCAACACAGCCATATCAGTGGGCGACGAAACCTGGGCAGTGGGTGATCAGTTGTATGTTCACCCTACTGCGGTTGGTAAACTGACCAATGTAGAACCTGCCGCACCCAATGTGAAGATCTGCGTGGCCTCTATCATGACCCGCAATCAAACCTCAGGTGTGTTGTTTGTGCGACCCACTACCAATCTTAACATGACAGATCTCAGTGATGTGCAAATTACCACACCTGCGACCAACCAGTTTTTGGTCTATGTCGGCAATCGTTGGGAAAACACAGCCCTGGACATCAGTTTGGCCACCACACCTACCTTGGGTGGCAACTTGGCCGGTGCTGGATTCAACGTCAGCAACGTGGGTAACATCAGTGCAACGGGCAACATCACAGCACAAAACTTCACAGGTAACATCAACATCACTGGCAATGTCCAAGGAACCACGGCCAATGTGACCTTGGTTGCTGGTGCGTATTCAACTGTGTTTGACAACACTGGCAATCTAACACTACCCGGCAATACTTTTGCAGTTAACTATGCCAACAACACACCAGTGGATGTGATTACAAGGGTCGAAGGGGCTTGGACGGTGACTGCAGGTACCAACAACTACAGTTTCACAGTGCCGATCAACAACACATATCAACTATGGGTCAACAGCAACATACCCAACGGTATCATAGTCTACAATGCCACGGTCAGTGTGTCCAATACCAACGTGCCAGTGATAGGTCAACAGTTTGCCTGGAACTATACAGGCGGTGGCAACATATTGATGTTTACCAGCATCCCTGCTCAAATCATAGGCACAGCCGGCGCTATCAGCAATGCCTCTCCTGCGGTGGCCAATAC